TTCATTGGCGCTTGGTGTTGTTGTTTGAGTACTGAGATGAGTACGGCGAGTGCTCGCTTTCGAGATAGAGGCGGACGAGGCGCTTTTGGCTTTCGCTGGCCCCGGAGTAGCTGTGAATCGTCACCGGGGACAGCGCCTCCTCCAACGTCTCGATCCGCTCCTTTGCGTCTGCGACCTTTTTTGGAAGCGTTACCTCCAGGTCCATCGCCTCGTTGTAAAGGTCGTCTTCGACGTCCGACCGGCTGTGGGAGTAGGAGGAAATCGAGACCGAATTGGTCAAGAACGTCTCTTTCATGAGCTGCACGTCGCTCTCTACGTCCGGCACGTCCATCTCGTCAATGACGGTCGTGGACGTGTACATCGGCGGGGCCTCCCGCTCCGAAAGCGCAATCTCCCGCAGGAGGTCTTCTATTACATCGGCGTCTTCGACGTGCGTCCAGGTATCCGGGAGTTGCCCTGCCCGAGACTTCGCGACGCGGGCGACGACAAAATCCTCTTCGCGCCCGGTCACCTCGGCGGCCACCCCCAGGCGCTTCAGCGCCGACAGGTCTGCCTGGTGGCCGTACACGGCCGTTTTCTCTTCCCCGATTGTCTCCAGCTCGCGGGGAAGCCGCTGGCGCCGGTCGAGGGTGCCCTCCTCGATTTCGTAGTAGAGAACCTTCTCTCCCGCTTCGGGGATGGAGACGTCCTCCTTTACGTCAACCTCGCTGTAAAGGGGAAGCGGGCCGCCGGACCGGAAGTCCTCAAGCATCGCCTCAATTCCATTGGCCAGGGCCACCCCCTCTGTCTGGGAGGGCACGATCCGGATGATGTAGTCCCGGTTGTGCTTCTCAAAGAGCGTGGCGTTGACCGCCGCGTCGTTGTCCGCGTCTCCGAAATACACGTAATCGGCGCTTTCTTTGAGCGCCCGCTGAACCCGGTCTTCCGTGGCTTTCTTGCGGGTGGTCTTGTACCCGCCGGAGTGATTCTTCGACCGGGTCACTTTCTCGTGCTGAAGGAACTCCGAGAACGGATTTGTGGTGAAGTGCACCTCAAAATCCGTAATCGTGCTTCTGTTAATCGTCGGCGCGAAGCTTACCTTCGGCTCCGAGAGGTCCGTCCGGTACGGGTCTTCTGCCGCCTGTGCCAGCTTTTGGACCCGGAAGTACCGCTCGACCGGCGGCGTCGCGGCGACCGAGCGGAGCGCCCCGGAGAAGAAGTGGTCCCGCGCATCGTCCCGCACCTCCGAGAGGGCCTTTTCTAGGGTTTTCTGGGTCTTCTCGGTGGTTTTGATGTTTTCCCGGGCCCCGTCCAGGTCGATGCTCCCGATTGGGAGAAGAAGCGTCATGTGGGTCGGCAGGTCGTAGTCCTCAAAGTGGACGAAGTCCTTCGGCACCTGGTACAAAACGCCTCCGACCGACACGCTGCGCATGGCAGGGCGCTGCCCTATGGCTCCGCCATGTAGGTGGTAGTAGACGTTTTTCGGGGCGGGGTCGTAGTGAAACCGCGTAATCAAGGACCCGAAGTGCCCGCTGTCTTTGATTTCGTTTTTGCTAAACAGAGAGAGGTCTCGGCCCTCGGCCCGCACTGGCATCACGTGGGGCATGTAGTACATCGATTCTCGAATAATCGAGTAGACGTCGTCTTCGGTCTTGCCGTTTAGCGGAATGTGGACCTCCGTCCCGTTTGGCTGGGCGGTCTGGGCGTTTACTTCCGTTTTGTAGAAGCGGTCGCCCTCTTCGTGCTTCTTTGCGATGCGGACGTTCTTGAGGCCGCCGTGCACCGTTTTGACGGCAAACCGGTCGGCGTGGGCAAACGGCACCTTCGCGCCGTTTCCGTAGCCGCCGATCATCCGGTTATCCTCGTCTTTCGTCGAGCGGTGGTACACCGGAAACACGTTGTCGAGCTTGTGCTTGCTCATGCCGGTGCCGTGGTCTTTGATCACGACCGCCCGCTCCCCCAGCTCCGAGGAGCGCCCGACCCGGATGTCAACTGCCTTTTTCGTTCCGTCGTCCAGGTGGGCGTCCACCGCGTTGCATAAGGTCTCCCGGATCGCGGACTCAAAGGCGCGGGAGTAGATCGCGTCTTGGATGAAGCGCTGTTGCTTGGCAAGAGATTCTGGGCTGTCCCCCGCTTTGAACTGCTCGAAGTCGTGGTGCTCGATCGAATGGTCGCGGTTGTATTCTTTTGGTTTGTCTTTCATATCGGTCTTGAGTCTGGAGAGTAAGAATAAAAAAAGACAAGAGGCCCGCAGCTCGCGCCACGGGCCCCTTGTCTATTTTAGGTTATCGCTGCCCGATCCCGACACCAATCCAGAACTCTCTCTCTATCTCCTCAAGCGTGTCCTGGAGAAAGAAGTCTCGGATCTGTTCTTTGAGGTTATTCCAAGACTTCTGTTGTTCTTGTCGGGACTGTTTCGCAGTTTCCGCTCCTAGTTCGCGAGCGTCCTTTTTGACGTCTTGAGGACGCGCGCTCAGCGTCAAGTCAGCATAAGTCCCTGACTCGTCAACATCGAGATTCGGATCCGGCCTGCTAGTGACTATCATAGTCGTTCAGGTTTTTGGTGGAGAGTATAAAAAAGACAAGTTATGCCCCTCGTCTACTTCTATGGTGCGCATTTGGCCGCTATTTTTGCGCCAAATGGCCTGATCCGGTTGGCCACCAGGAGGCATCAGTGGCGGGCGTAGAGGTCGTCGATTACGGCCTTGAACTCCTTCTCCGGGAGGGGCGGGTCGTTGGACTGATTCCAGTGGTGAAGAAGCGGGAGCGCCGCGTCTTTCGGCACGTTCCAGGTGCCGGCGAGCTTCCCGACCAGGTGGCAAAGCGCGTCCCGCCGCCCGGCGATGTCCATGATGCTCTGCCCCTCTTCCATGCCGCCGACCAGGACCTTTTTGGTTTTCTCCGCGTCGACGGCAAAGCGGCCGAACCCCGGCTTGTCCAGTCCGGCCAGGTCCCCAGACGTAAGGGGCGCCCCGCCGCTCACGTCGCCGTAAACGCTCGACTCCCGGCGAAACTTCAGGCCCTCGCCCCCGATGCGCTCCCGGATGGTGTCCCCGAGGCCTTCGGTCCGGCGGTTCGGGTTTGGGTCCGGGCGGTACGGCGGGCGCCACTCCCCGGCCGCCTCCTGAACGCGCTCGGCCGCTTTACCGGGCGGCCCGTTCATCAGCTCCTCCTCCCGCACCGGAATCTTCCAGAGCTGGGAGTCTTGGTGCACGGTGCAGGGCATCCGGAGCATGTGGAGGCGGGAAAACACCCCGAGGTCCACGTGGTCGCTCGTGACGGCGGGGCCGCTTCCCTCGGTGTCGATCTCGCGGATCACGCCGGTGCCGACAAAAAGCTCCGCGACCAGCTCGAAAAGCACGTCGTGAAACCGCTCATGCGGCTGAAACGCCCCGAAGTGCTCGGTTGGAATCAAGAGATGAAAGCCCCGCCGGCCGCTGTAATACACCGCGAGATCCTCGTAGCTGAGGCCCCACTTTTCCTTCAGGGCCGCGATGGCCGAGCGGGCCGTCTCGACGCCCTTGCCAAGCTCCTCCCGGCTCGGGCCGTCGATTTCGAGGGGGATGTAGTCGGCGTACGCCGGCCCCCGGTAGCCTTTGACGCTATGGCCGTTTTCCTCCCAGTACGTCTCGATTTGAGAGTCGTACCGGAAAATTGAGATGTGCACGTTTTCCGGGCGGCGGGGGAGCCGCTCCATTTCTTGTTCGATTAGCTTCACGGGGACGAGCGTCCGGGCCCGCTGGCCGACGGCGCGGAACTCGACCCAGTGAAAGTCGGGATGAAGCATTCATCTGTATAGTAGGTTGGTTCTGAAGGGGATGAACAGGCGGAGCTAATCCGCCTGGCTGTGCTCCCGGACCGACGAGAGAAGCCGGCGGAGCGTCCCGGCCCGAAACACGACAAGGTCGCTGTCGGGCTTGTAGTCCTCCCGGATGATTTGCCCGTGGACGACCTCGTCGGGGGCCCACTGGTTGCCGACCGTGTGGCGGGAGCTGCGCTGAACCTCCGGGCTGATCGGCTCCAGTTGGAGCATCCGCATGACATGCGGCTTGAGCCAAAGCACCGCGTAGTCGGTGCCTTCCTTTTCGTCGGTGATGAGGGAGGCGCTCGACGCGTCGGGCGGGTACAGATACGAGGGCACGTCCGCCGGGCGCTTGAGCTGGAAGTGAAGCACGCCGTGGACCACGAGGTCCACCTCTTCGTCCAGCCCTCGGCTGCGCCCGTCGGAGCCCCAGGTCCGCTCCGCTTCGACGCTTGCGGTGCCGAGCTTATCGACCACCTCTCGCTCGTAGTCTTTTCCCTTTCGGGCACTTGGATGGCTCATAGAGAAATAGGGATTAACTAGCGGCTACGCCGTCTGGTAGGCGCCGACCGCAACGTCGTCTATTGTAGCGAAAACGTTCGTTTGGCGGACCATCCGTAGCGTCTCGCCCGCGCCCGGAAAGTCCCGGCCCGATCCGCCGTGGAAGAGCACGCGGTCCCCTTCTTCGAGCTGCATGTCTCGGGACCGCCCTTTGTATCCGGAGCCGGCGGAGAGGACCGTACCGGTGACACAGGTATTTTTTGCTTCGCCGGGGATGTAAAGCCCTTCATCCGTCTGGTCGGGGTCTTTGTCCTGGTCGATGAGCACATAGTTCTGAATAGGCCGAAAGTCAGAAACGTCCATTGCAATAACGGGGGTTAAAATGGGTGGGGGCAGGCGGGCCCTACTCCGCCTGCGAGCCCCGTTTGGACAAGGTTTCCAGGGTTTCCGAAAGAATGGGCCTCGCCCCAGCTGAGTCCCAGCTGGGACTGGCGCCCGTTGGCGCCCAGCGGGCCTAGAAGTCGATCAAGACCGTTCCGTCGGCGCGCTCGTAGAAGGTCACCTTCTTGGAGCCGAGCTTCTCGATGCCCTGGTGGCTGTCGTCGTCCAGCACCTCACGGGCCATGTCGGTCCCCTGCTCCAGCTTGGTCTGGATCTGGCCGAGGTTCTCGGCGGCCTTCTCCGAGTTCTGGGCATTGACCATGATGGCCGGCCCGTTGATGGCCCGGTCGTTCAGCTCCTCGGTGATGGTGCTGTCCTTCTCGTCCTTGAACTTCTGAATCTCCTCCTTGAAGTCCTCGGAGAGCATGTTCAGGGACTTCTTCATCAGCTCCATCGCCTGGGCGGAGTCGATCTTGCCCTGGTCGTAAATGCCCGCGACCTTCTCGACGTCGGTGAAGTTGAGCTTGTTGCGGAGGCTGTTCCGCTGGCGGGTCTCCTCCTCCAGAACGTTTCCGTTTTCGTCGGTCACCTCAACCTTCTCCAGGTCGGTCTCCTCGTAGAAGCGGTCGTCGAACTCCTCCTCGCCGATCGGAAACTCGTCCATAAACGAGCCGACCCGCTTGTAGCGGTAGGCCGCCGAGCGGCTGATATTCTCCACCTCGTTGGAGCGGAAGAACGACGAGAAGTTCTCGTAGCCGTACAGCTCCCACATCTCCTCCTCGACCACCTCGGTAATGAGGTCGGACTGGTCAAACCCAATCGCGCTTCGGGTCTGCTCCATAACCTCAATCTGGTCGATGATGTTGGAGGCCCGGAGAATCGTCTCCTCCGATGCGTTTGGCGAGGCCTTCTGCGCCTTCTGCATCAGCTCCTTCGAGCGGCTTTCCTGCACCTGCACCTGCGGCCGGTTGTCCTCGGTGCTGTCGGTGCCGGTCTCCTCCTCGCTCGTCTGCCCGGTGAACTCCTCAAGCAGCTGCTCGCCTTCGGACTTCTCCTCGCCCGAGCTTCCGTTCTCGCTTGAGCCCTCGCTTGAGGGATCGCTTGAAGGATCGTCCCCCTCGAAAATCTCCTCCGGGGGCGTAACGCCTGGGTCGCCGGCGTCCTCCTCCGGGCTGCCGCCCGTGGCGCCGTCGCCACCGGGGGCGTCGCCAGAGGCCGACTCCTCCTCGGCGCCGCTGTCCAGATCCAAAATGTCGCGAATGTCTTCCTCAGAAGTACCCATAGTGAAAGGGTGGTTTGCCTATCAAAGAGATAAAGAAGGAACCCAAAACGGGCGTCGTCATTGTCAAGAGCGCAGCTTCCGGCGGGCTTTCGCCGGAGCCGTCTGCCAGAGGCCGGGCCGGGCCTTTCAGCGCCGACCGTCCTCGCTTGCGGCGCGTTTTTCGGCAAGGCCAGGCCGTTAGGTTGCGAGGCGCCTACGCATAAGGGACGGCCCCTGGCAGTCGTCGGCTGCGGTTGTGTAAGGGCTGCCGCATGCCAACCTTGGCGCCCGGCAGGCAAACGCCTGCCTGGGCGTCTTTTTTTTGCTTAAAGGCGCGAGGCGATTTGTAAAGTACAAGGCTTACACGTTGAAAATGTCTTCGGCATCTTCGGCCGACCCGGTCTCAACCTCGTCGTCCTCGGAGGGGCCCCGGCCTGCGCCGGCGAGCATCGCGTCTCCGGCCTCGCTTTCCTCCGGCTCCTGGTCGACGAATTGCATCGTCGGGCCGTGGAAGTACTTTTCGAAGGTCCCCTCCTTGCCCTCCCGGTTTTTGTCGAGGCCGATTACCGCCCATCCTTCCCGGATGCCCATGCTCCGAAGCTCGTCGACGGACATGTGCGGGTTTCGCATGTCGGGGCGGTCGATGGTGATGGCCCGGTCGAAGTCCTGCTCCAACTGGCCGGTACCCTTCGCGTCCTTGATGCGGGGCGGCCGGTTTTGGTCTACGCAGTTCCGGTTGACCTGCGAGAGCAGAAACACCGGCGACTCGCAGTCGAGTGTAAGGTCCTTGATCAGGCTGGAGGCCTCCTCCATCTGCTCTCTCTGGACCACCTTTCCGAAGCTCTGAAAGTTGTCGATAAAGACAGAGAGGTGGTCGTTTTCGGCTGCTGCGTCGCGGGTCGTGTTTGCGCGGATGATCTGGCAGACCTGTCGCGGGGTCATCGATCCGGTGTAGATGCGGAGCTCCCCCTCCCACCCGGCGACCCGCTCTGCCGCGCTCCGGACCGCCTGTTTCTCCTCCCCGCCGATCTCGTCGGGGTCTCGCATGACGCGTTTGACCGTCTGGTACGGCACGCCGGAGATCTGCGACACGATGCGGTAGGTCATTCGCTGCTCGCTCATCTCCATCGAGAACACGTCGATGTGGCCCTCCGGGTAGATGAGCTTCTGCCCGACGATCATCTGGACCATAAACGAGGTTTTCCCCCACTTCGGCCGGGCCAAGATGCCGACCAGGTCCGTGTCCATCACCCCGTCGATCAGATTATCCAGCTCCGGCATGCCGGTTTTCAGGTTGCCCGGCATGTAGCCGACCTGCTTCCCGTCGAGGCGGTCTAGCATCGAGACGGCGACGTTTGAGGCTCGGGCCGGCTCCGCGATGGAGTGGCGCTCGGCCATCGCGTCGGTCATCTCTTTCTGGATGGAGTCGAGGTCCGCTTCCGGGTCTTCGATCATGCTTTTGACCCGTGGCAGAAGCGCCCGCAGGTCCCGCCTGTTTTTCAGGCCGAGCAACTCCTCGGCCCAGCCCTCGACGTTTCCCGCATGCTCTTGGAGCTGAACGATCCGGGCCAGGCGCTCTTTGGCCGTGTCTTTCGTAAGGTAGCCCCGCTGAGAGACGTGGCTCATAAGCGAGGTCGGGTCCGGTGCCGGGCCGTTTTCCGCCGCATACATGTCGAGGATGCCCTTCCAAAGCTGGCGGTTTGTATCCTCGTCCATCAGATCCGGATCGTCGCACACCGACACGGCCTCCGGGATGGACTCCGGGTTGTGCAAAAGGGCAGAAAGAAGGCTTTCTTCGATGTCGTGCTTGCTTAGAGTAGCCATAAAAGATGGTCAGTAGTAAAGGTAGAGAAAGCGATTTGGGTGTTTCCCGAGGCGCTACGCGCCGCTGTCGGAGGTTTTCTCGTAGGCCTTGCGGGCCTGCCGGTGGGACGGGCCGGTCATTTTCTTGACGCAACTGGGCGGCTCTAGAATCCGGGTCACCGCAGGGGTGCCCAGCCGCTCCGGGTCCATAAGCTCTTCCGGCGTTAGGTTGGCGCTCATCATCAAAATGCCCCGGTTCCGGTACACCGAGTCGACGATTTCGAAGATGTACTCCCGGATGTCGTTGGAGAAGCACATCTCGTTTATGTCCTGCAAGATGAGGACATCCGGCTCCTTCATCGCCTCGATAATTTGCTGGACGGTGCCGATTTCCTGGTCGTGCGGCTCCGAGTAGGTCGCCCAGACCCGCGTCACAAGGCTGGTCATGTGCCAGGACGAGGCGGTAAGGCCGGCGCCGATGAGCTTGCGGGTCGCGGCGGCCAGAAGGTGGGTTTTGCCCAGCCCGTTGGGGCCAAACAAAAACACCGTCCCTTCCTTCTCCCGCTTCATGTCTTGGGTAAAGCGCTGTAGGCTGGACTTTGCGTCCTGAATCGTCTCGATATCCTCCTCCGTTACGGCCGGGCCGGAGCCGCCTTTTGCCTCCCGGATCTTCCGGGCAATCCGCCGGAAGTACTCTGGGTCGGTCCGGAAGGTCGAGAAGGTCGCGTCCCGAAACTTCTTGCCAAAGAGGCTTTCGATTCGGTCTTCGACGCTGACGTCGCTGGAGCTGGCCCGGAGGCGCTTTGCCTCCTGGTGGTGGCTCAAGCAGAAAAAGAGGCGCCGCTTTTCGCCGTCCTTGTTGACAATAAGCGGATAGTCCCCCGGTTCTGAGCAGTTCGGGTGTTGACACTCCATAGGGCGTGGGGTCGGTCGGTGAGCAGGTTGCGAAAAGGGCCTTTGCGGGCTAAGGAGGGCACTTAGTACACCGCCGTTCGCTGGTTGGCGTCGCTGGCGGGGTCGACCTCGCCTTTGAGGGCCGCAATTAGGTATTTTCTGTACACCCGCCGCCGCTTTTTCCAGTCCCCTTGGCGGAGCTTCTCGAACCCGTCGTGGCGGTAGATGTCCAGCACGGTGCCGATTACCGTCTCTGCCCCGTACGTCCCTTTTAGCTTGCCGATAAAGCCGTAGTCCCAGGTCTTGGCCCAGTACCGGACCTGGTGGCCCGCGTCGACAACGGCCCCCTGGTCGGTAGAGAGCTGCTTCCGCTTTTCTTTTACGGCCACCTCCAGCGCCTTCGCGACCTTGAGGGCCGAGAAGATGCGCTCCTGCTCCGGAAAGTCGTAGCTCTCGAAGTCGGGGTGGACCCCGGAGATGTCTTGCTCCAGCTTCTCGACGATGTTTTCGACGCGCTTTTTGGACTTTTGAGGCGGGGAGAGCGGGTAGAGGGCCTCTCGGGACGGCATCGCCCCCTTTTCGATCAGGGTGTCTAGCGCCTCTTCGTAGGCGTCCTCACGGATTTGCTTTCCGTAGAGGCGGTAGTACATCTTGCGAATTGTGCCGTGGCCCTCTCGGAGCGCGCCGCTTGGGGCGGCGCTTTGCATGAGGGCCACGTACACCGCAAGCGTCTCTAGGTCGATGTCTTGAAAGGTTAAAAGCGAAGTCCATGCGGTCATTTGACGTTTTGATTTGTGTAAACTGAAAAAGAAGCCCGGCCCAGGGGCGAAGCGCAAGGCGCGCCCCCAGGCCTGCTTCTTGCTATCTGCCTGCGGCGGCAAACCCGCTTGAAGCAGGAGCTAAAAGCGCCGCTTAGAAGGGAAGGTCGTCATCCTCTTCCGGCTGAAACGCCTCGTCGTCCGACGCGCCGCTTCCGGCGTACTGCTCCTGGCCGTTGTCGTCGAACTTCTCCTTCGCCCGCTTGGAGGCCTTGTCCTCCCCGGCGTGAAGCGGCTCGCGCTCCGGGGTAATCTCCCCCTTGACCGGGTGGTCGAACGTCGTCTGGTCGGACTGGTCGACCGTAACGCCGTACCACGGGTAGAAGGACGGCCACTCTTCGCTGGTGTCCTCTACTTCCGCGATGAAGTCCCGCCCCAGAAGCGCGGAGCAGTTCACGTGCATCTCGTCGACGAGGGGTCCGAGCTCGTACTGGCTCTCCGCCCCCTGGCCGTCGACGCGGTACTGCTCCAGAAGCTCCTCGTCCGGCCGGTCGTCCCGCGGGGAGCCGGCAATCGCGTTGAGGAGTTTCATGTGGCCCTCCAAGAGGCTGGAGTTGCCGTCTCGGGCGAGAAAAATGGAGATGCGGGAGATGTTGCCCACCTGGTCCTTGCGCCGCTCGAAGTCCTCTTCGAGCTCCTGGTAGTCCCCGCGGGTGTCGCGGATGGGCTTGACGACCTTTATCCGCATCGAAATGCGACGTGGGCGGTTCGGGTCGTCCTTGTCCTCGGGGTTGACCTTGTAGGTGTCAAACGCGGAGATCACCTTCAGCCAGTACAGGCCGTCCTCGGTGATCTCCCCGGCGCCGCCGCCGCTCAGCTCGTCTTCGTCGAAGGTCCCAAAAATAGACATACGTTGTTTTCAGTTGTGAAAGGAAAAAGAGGCCCAGTCCCAGCTGGGACTGAGAGGTTGTGAAGGGTTTTCAGGCTTTCTTTTTGTATGGGCGAGACAAGCCCGCCTGCCGCTACTAACTCTCCTCCTGGCTGCCCTGCGGGCCGCCTTGGCGCTCGGAAGAGGGCGGGTTTTCACCGCGCCGCTCGCGGCTGTTCTGGTCGACGTGCTCGCTGATCTGTTCTTCGGAGTATTCGGAGAGGACCTCGTCGAGCAGGCTGGACCACTTGTCGATATTGTCCTTTGTGATCCGGTCTTTGTTGTCGGTAAACGCCTCGTACCGCTTTGGCGGGAGGCGGCGGGCGCGGGTAAAGAGCTCGCGCCGCTTCCACTCGTAGGCGCCCTCGCTTTCGGCGCCGGTCTCCTCTCCCTCACTGTGCCCCTCGTCGGCTACGGAGACCGCGTCGGGCTGCTCTTGAATGTCGGTCTCGACGCCCTCCTCCTTGAGGCGCTCCTGGTGCTCCTCCGGGTTAAACTCCGAGGCCCAGCGGCGCCGCTCCTCTTCATCGGGCAGGCCCTCGTTGGGAATATCCGTGGGGTCTCGCTTCGGGCCGCCGTCCCCGCTTGGCCCGGTGTCGACGCCCGGCACCATGCTGTTCATCGACCGGTAGTCGTCAAGGGTCTCAAGCATGTCTTCGATCACCGGGCGGTACTTGTCCAGCAGGTGCTCGCTGGTGGACAGGGTCGTCCGCTCGACCTTCGTCGGGATCCGGCCGTCCTCGTAGCGGCCCCCGCTTCGCTCGGTTTTCTCCCGGAGAATCTCCAGCTTCATCGGCACAAACGAGATCCGGCCGAACTTCTGCTTGATGCCGGTATCGGGGTTCAGAAGGCTCTCGTGGTACTTCTCGATCACCTTCGAGCTGGTGGTCTCCAGCTTGAAGTACCGGCCGAGGCTAAAGTCTCCGTCCTCGTTCAAGATGTTGAAGTAGAAGCTGCCGGTGAAGTCGCAGTCCTGCTTCCCGTCCTGGTCGTACTCCCGGTACGGGCAGAGCTGCTGCTCCTCCGGCTTCCGGGCCTCGTGGATCGCCTTGATCTCCTCGGGGGTGCACTCGAAGATCGTATCTTTGTCCACCCCGGCCCGGTCGGCCAGCTCCGAGAACGGCACCGTGTTGTCCCCCCAGTGAAACGGGGCGCAGTTGATGTCGACGTCCCCGCCGGTGTAGGCGTGGTTTTCGTAGTGGTCCGTCAGGTCGTCGCCGTTTATGCGCTGGCGGGTCGCCTCCTCCCCGTCTGCGGAGGAGCAAAACACCTGGCTCCGCGACCGGTCGTAGTTCAGAAGCCGGGTCTGGATCACCTGGTCGATGTTCTCCGACGTCAGCATGATCGGAATTTCAGTCAGGCCCGGGCCCGGGTCCAGCCCGTACTTGTCGTAGAGCTTCGGGTCCTCAACGTAGCCTTCGCTAATGTTGGAGTTGCGGAGGACGCGGAAGTAGTTGAGGGTCCGCGGAAAGCGGCCCCGGTGGACGTGCACCTCCCGGATGCCGGCCTCCTGCATCTTTTCGATGTGGTGCTCTTGCAGGGTTTTGCCGGACGGGATCTTCGTGTTGCCGAAGGTCACGTCGGAGACGAGCTTTTTCCCCTCCGCGTGCTCGACGAGCATCGGCTCGTCGGCTGGAATCCCGATGGAGACTTTGCCGATGATGGGGCTTTCGGTTTTCCCCCCGCGTGGGGACTCGTCGTGGTCCATTCTGCTTCCGATAATTGACATGGTAGCGTTTCGCTTTTGAAAAAGTGAGTGGGGCGTGTAAAAGCGCCGAAAAGAGGGTTCAAAGGAGCCTCAAGACGTGTCCGGCTTGTGCGCGTAGGTGTGGTCGATCTCTTGGTTTTCGTGGCACACCCGGAAATAGTCGCAGAGCCGGCACGGCATGCGGCCGGGGTCGTACTTGACAAAGCTGTCGGCCGAGTCGTACGGGTCGTCGTAAAACTCCTCCATTGCCCGGTAGGCCCGCCGGATGTACTTCTCCAGGGGGCCGGGGTCCGGGCGCCACGGCACGAGCACGGCCCGGCGGTAGGGCGTCCGGGCGCGGCTGTAGTACCCGTCTATCGCCTCTTTTTGCTCGGCCAAGGAGTCGTAGTTTTCAGCCTTTCGGTACTTGGACGGGGCCTTCCGGTAGGACGTGTGGACGATCCCCTCGACCGGGGTGCCCGCTTTTTTCAGGGCCCACCAGTACAAGTGGGTCTGGAGATCCTCCTGCGTCTGCTTCTCGTAGTCGGTGCCGGGAAAGGTCGACGTCGAGCGGGTTTTCTCCTCGCCGATAAGCCGGAGGTAGTCCCGGTTCTCCTCCGCGAGCTGGTCGATGGCCCAGTCCGGAAGGCCGCCGTCCGGGCTGAACTCTTCCTTGAAGTCCTCGACGCTGATCCGGTAGAGCCGGTCGGCCATCCCGCGCATCGGAACGTCCGCGAGCGTCTCCTGGAAGGCCACCTCCGTGTCTACGATTTCGAACGGTTCGTCCGGGCGCACCTGCTCTTGAAATACGCCGATAAGGTTTTTTGCCACCCGGCGCTTGACCCGGAACTCCCGGAACCGGAAATCAAGAAGGTCGTCCTTGATGCGGTTTTTCTCCGCTCCGGCCACGGCTTTAAACGCCTGCTCCGGGTCGTGGCCCCGGTAGATGCGCTCGATTGTGTCGTGCACGAGATTCCCGATGATAAAAAACTTGTTGTCCTCCCACGTCCGGGAGCGGGTCTGCATGAAGTAGCGGTAGAAGTGCTGAAGACGGCACCGATTCCAAAACGTCTTCAGCTCCGAGTACGAATGTGCATTTCGTTTCATGGGGGCATAGGGTTTAAGGCAGGGCCTGTGAGCATGTCTGTTTATTGAACCGGCCGCTTGCGCGCAAGAGCGCGGACGATCTTTTTCCGGCGGCGCACAAACCGTTTGAGGTGGCGGCGCTCGTCCTCCTCGGACAGAACCTCTTTTGAGCTACTGGTTTCTTCAGGAGGCTCTTTTTCTGAATGTTCGTTTTCCGCGGAGGGAGGCGCGCTATCGCCGCCGGATTGTCGGGCCGTTTCTGGGTCCATACGAAGATCGGTTGGGATTGGAAGAAGACTGTGACGAGTGGTTTTGGAGACTGATCAGGACAGACCGGTAGCTTTGCCGGACCGCTTCCGCTCGCTTTTTCGCGTCGCTGAGGCGGGAGCACGACACGCCGTGGGCGCCGAAGACGGCCTCGCACACGGCGTTTCGGTCGTAGGGCCCGGCGGCCCGGACCGTCTCGCGAACCGCGCTCTTGTCGCCGAACATCGACCCGCGAGCCGACACGTCGAGGGTGGCCTGAAGAAGGCCGCCGACGTTCCGCGTCATGCTCGCGTCGACCGCGCTTGTTTTCTGGACGGCCTTGCGGAGAAAAGGGGCGTCGGTGCCTGCGTCAAAGCAAAACAGGCGCGACTCCCCGAGCCCGGGGCCGGCCTTGTCCGCAAGAGAGGCAAAATGGGGCCACACTGTCTCCGGGCCGCCCCAGTATTCAGAGCGGTTCTTAAGCTCCTCGACCGACCGAATGTCCTGGCGGGCCAGGTACGAGAGATCGGACTTTTCGGGATAGCGTGGCGTGATGTAGCAGGAAAACTCCTGCCACACCGACGAGAGATCGTCCGGGCAAAAAAGAGCCCCGACCTGAAACACCTCGTGGGTGAAGAGGTCGGGGCCCGTTGGGTCTTGGCTCAAAACGATTGTCATAGAAAAAAGAGAGTTTGGGGCCTCCGTGCATCTATGTGGTGGGCACTTCCCGTCCGTTTTTGCACGCAGGGCTTAGTCCTCCTCCAGAAGTCCGATGGTTTTCCGGGCCTTTCCCAAGACGTACTCCACAAGACCGTCCAAAAAGTCGCCGGGGTCTTCCTGGCGAAACGCCTCGTACAGCTGGCCCTCTTCGGCCGCGTCTTCGAGGTCGTCAAGAAGGATGCCGGTTGCCATTTTCTGTACCGAATGGTTCTCCGACCGGCGGCGCACTTCCCGAATCGCGTTTGCGAGAAACACGATGCCATGTGTAGCGGGGGCTTTTTGCGCCGGGCCCCAACTCACCTCATGATCGGCAAACCGGTTGCGAACCTTCTCCGGCGGGCCGGTCGTGCCCGGCGGGTCGACGCGCTCGCGGAGCTCATCGGCATATTCGTCGTTGACGCCAAGGTCTTCGCTTGAGTTGCTCATAGAAACAGCGGAGTTTAGAAACAAAGAAGCTGAAGCGAGGAGATTTTCTGGTTTTCAAGCGCGCCCGTTATAGCGCTATGACGGGACCGCCGGCTCGACGTGGACGACTTCGTCGGCGTAGCCCCCGTCGATAAACCCGGGATATACGTCTCGGCGGTGATCGCTTTTCTCCTCGGTCATGATGACAAGAATCCACTCAAGACTCCCCCGGCGGGCAAGCGGGCCGATCAAGTCGGGGTCGATTTCGTCCATGTCATCTGTAAGAACGCAAATCCGGGAGTGGCCATTGTCGCGTGCATCCCGGATTACGGCGTCGAAATTGGTCCCGCGTCCCGTGACCGAAGACTGGACCTCCCCGTTGTTGACCAGCTTGTGGAACCGGGCAACGGGCACCGGCTGGACCTTCGTGGTAAAGAGGTTGACCTCCCGGTCTGCAATGTGGCGCTTGTTTTCCAGCACGATCTGGTTGCAGGCAGGGATGTACTGAGTTTGGCTCCCGGACACGTCGTAGTAAAAAGCCACGCGCTTGCTGTCGGCCGCGTTGCGGTGCTTGTAGCTCGCGACAAAGCCGCCGAGCTTGCGCTGGATCCGGGCGTCGTGGTCGTCCCGGAAGTTCGGCACCGGAGAGCGGCGGATCGCCCGGCCGACCTCGTCGTCAATCTTTTCGGCCACTTTTGAGTGGAAGCTCGTGTGGCTTCCGGCGTCCTGCATCTTCTGGCCGACTTCCGGGTTTCGCTCCTGAGAAACCTCAGGGGTCTCGGCCCACTCCCCGACCGACTGGCCGTCCATGCCGGAACTGGACTCGCTTTCGACGGCTTCTTTTATCGCTTCAATCATCTCCTGGGCCTCTTCTTCGGCCCCCTCTTCCACCCCGCTTTCCGAGTGGATCATCGCGGTTTGGATGTCGGACTGAGTCGGGCTGCTGTCTCCGGAGCCCTCTCCGGACTCTTCCTCAGAGCCTTCTCCAGACCCTTCCCCGGAGCCCTCTTCGGACCCTCCTTCGCCGGAGGCGGAATCCCCGTCGCCGTTTTCGCTAGAGCCACTCTCGCCAGAACCGCTTTCGCCCTCGCCGTCTTCGCTACCGTCGCCAGAGCTGTTGTCGCCTTCGCCGCTTTCTCCGGCGTCCTCGCCTGAACCGTCCTCATTTTCGCCGTCGGGGCCGCCTTCTTCAGGCTCATCTTCGCCGGACTCTCCTTCGCCGGACTCCCCTTCCTCGGATTCGCTTTCTTCAGTTTCGCCTTCTCCAGAATCTTCCTTCTCAGAGCCGTTTTCCCCGGAGGTGCTTTCGCCGTCCTCGTCGCTTTCGCCGGGCCCGCTTGGGGGGTCTAGCGGGTTCCGGTCTTCCGACCGGCTTTGCAGGAGAAGGCGGGCCTCAACGGGAGAGAAGCGCCCGTCGGAAAATACGCTTTTGTGGAGGCCTCGGTACAGGGGGTCTTCAATGCCCTCGGCGTGGCGGTAAAAGATGCGGTAGGACTCCTGATCGACCCCACCGTAGCTCTTTTTGTTCATCCGGTGCCACCGGTCGTCCTCAAAGAGAAGATGCTCCATGTGCTTGATCTCCAGCTCTTGGGCGTATTGGAGCAGCTTCCACTCCTCACGCTCTTCTTCAGAGAGGGCTTGAACCTCATCCTGGCGGGCCTCAATCATCGACTCGTAGTCCCCCATCAAGCTGTCGTCTCGGAACTGCGAGCGGATGTGCTCTAGGTTTTGGTGGCCCTCCAAGATGTGCAGCATCTCGTGAAAGACCAGGAAGGCAAGGTCCTTGTGGTCGTCGGCCATCTCGTTAATCAGAGGCCGGGAAAACTCAAAGCGCGGGCCGTCTTCGGTAATGCGGACCGACGCGGCGGCCGAGTGGCTCTCGTTTAGTTTTTTGGTGCCGTTCATCATCATAGCCCGGATCTGGCGGGTACTCGTTGGCAGCTCCGCCACGATCCGGCCCAGGTCGATGTCCTCTACAGATTCTATGTTCATAGCAGAAGTGTCTTTTTAGGGGGCTGATGCAACTTCCGGAAGTCACTCGAAGAGGTTCTCCAGCTCCACGAGGCGAACCTTTTCCGTCTCCATCGGGGCGCTGGGGCGCTTCTCCGCCCGGACGTGCCCGTTGACCGACGCGCCGCCAAGGGCCTGCACGCCTGTTTCTGAGCAGCCTATTTCGAGCGTGTCGTTTAAGGACGTCGGCGCCTCCAGCCTGTAGGCCTCCTCGTCCGATTCGGTAAGCGCCAGCATCGGAGACGTGTCCCTTAGCTTGGGCGCGACGGACTGCGCCCCAATTTCGAGCACGTCTAGGTCGGAGCTTTCCTCCTCGTCGGCAACGTACGTGTAGCAGGACCCGATCGGCGCCCCCTCGACGCGAATCGGAAATTCGTCGTTCATAACGACCCGGCGGGCCCCCTGCACGGTTTGGCCGAGGTCGTGGGTAACCGGGTCCTGCACCGACAGAAACTCGTCGGTGTCGTCGTCAAACAGGGCGAGCTGGCGGTCGCCGTTGTTCTTTGCGCCGCCTCCCTGGGTGGACCAGTCGACGATGGCGGCTCGGACGTTCCGGCCGTTAATCCCGGTCTTAAAGGTCGTGTACCCGCCCTCTACGTTTGAGACCTGGCACACAGAATTATTGAAGGTCATCTTGTTGGGGTTGTTGTTATGCCCGGGGTAGCCGTCGATGACCTTGATGTCGCTTAGGGACCCGTCGGAAAGGCCCATCGCCTCTTCGACGTCGCGCCGGGCCTGAGTCTCGCTCATCGACGCGTCTGAAGCGGTGTAGATCACCGATACGCCAAACGGGGCGCCCTCAAAGTCGGAAACGTCGTTGTCCTCGCTTGTCGGGTCGACGACCTTCACCATTGAGGCCATTTCCTCGACCTGGTTGGTCCCGACCATCGAGACGCGCCAGTCCCGAGGCGTCTGGATGTAGGTCGAGAGGTCCGACGCGGTGGCCGGAGACAGGCGGGCCACCTTGATATCGTCGGTGGGGTCGTCAATTCGAAATACGTGAATCGAGCTTGTGTCTATGTCGGTGCTCATGTCGGAAAGTAGTTTTGCAGAGAAAAAGCAAGAGATACAGAAAGAGCCGGGGCCGGCCCGAGTCCCAGCTGGGACCGGGCGGCCGGCTCAAATCTGGATTTCAGCTCAAGTGCAGATTTCAAAACGTCAGGCTCAGTTAAGCGCCCGAGAGTCTCGGCTGAGGTCCGTGAAAACGTCGATCATCTCTTCGACGTTGTTTTCTGCGGTTTCAACCGAGCTGTTCAGGCCGGTGTACTTCCGGGCCGCGACCGTCGCCCCGGACATGACGTTCGCGCTGTCGGAGTCGGTTTCCCGCCGGGCATGCTCCGCAATTGCAAGCGTGAGGCGCCCCTCGGCGGTTTGGCGAAGGCGGTCTACTGCCCCGATAAAGTCCCCGATTGCCCCGATGGCCTCGTGGTCCGGGTGCACGGCCCGGTCGGTAAACTCCATCGTTTCCGCGACGGAGATCAGGTCCCGCACGTCCGACACCAGAAGGTCCAGCTTCGAGTCGGTGACCATGCTCGCAAGCTCGTCATCTCCGTGCTGGAGCTTGTTAAACAGGACCCAAGAGAAGCTCTTGCGCTTAATTTCGTCGTTGGAAAGCTCGCTGTGGGCCTCGTGGATGTAGGCGGACACGTCCTCCTGCGGAAGCCGAAGCTGAAACGCCTTCGCGACCCGCTCAACCGGGTCCTCAAGGCCTTCAACCAAAGAACGGACGCGGGCCTGCTCGCTTTTGAGAACGCCCTTGTGGAGGTCGTGCGCCCCCTCCAGAAGGCGGGTGGGCACCGGGTCGTCCGCGTGCAGGTCGTGCACGAGCGAGGAGGAAAGCGCCTCGGAGGCGCACTTCGCGAGCGTGTCGGTCTCCCCACGCACGGTCCGGACCGCGTGCAGGGCAAACATATTGTCCATAATAATGCCGGCCCGCCGGGAGCCAATGTCCGACGTCGTCCGGTTCGGGTCGATGTCCACGCTAATGTCGGCCTGGTGGATCTCGCCGTTGAGCCCCTTGTCGATCAGACTCACGGCGTTTACCACGTAGTCCGACACCTTCGGGAGGTTGTTCTGCTTCGTTTGCGTGTACGCCCGGCCTGCCTCCCGCACAAAGGAGACAAGGTCCTTCGCCGCCCCCAGGTCCGGCTCCGAGTCGTTTAGGTCCGTGGCCTGGGCCTTGACCGCCTTTTTGCGCTCGGCTTTCGGCATGTCCAGAAACGACGGGGCCTGGACCCGAACGCGCCAGCGGTCGGCAAACGCCTCGTCCATGACCTCCGTGCCGGAGTAGCTGACCGGGTTGGCCGCCCCGATAATTTGCTCAACGGCCAGCTCTCGGCCCTCGACTACCCCCTCTTCAAGCATCCCGAGGTACCGGTTCTGCATGTTGGGGGGAATCCGGGTCACCTCGTCAATCACGACGCCCTTGCACCCGGCAATTGTGTTGGGGGAAAGGGCAATTAGCATTTCGGGAGACTCGCCGTTTTCAATTGCCTTCCGCACCTGTTCGTCGTCGGGCGGGAACGGGTAGCCGACCAGGTCCTGCGGGTTGGCGGCGTGGCCGTCGAGCTGGGCAACCGGAAACGTGCCGCTGCCCTCGTCCCGGAGCACAAGATCGACTGCCTGCATAATCCGGGTCGCGAGCCACGTCTTTCCCTGGCCCTTTTCGCCGATAATGAGCATGTTCGCGTTCAGGACGAGCGCGGCCAGCACGAGGTCTTCGACCTCTTGCCAGCCGTACACGTCGATGTTAGATAACAGATTTCTTGACGCAGAGCTTGACATAGAAAAAAGAAATTCGTTCGATTTAGCGTATGAACCAACAAAAAAAGCCCCAGACGCCCGGTCAAGCCGGGCGCCTGAAGCTCAGTTGAAGTCTTCGTTGAGTGCCGACAGGAACGGCGCTAGAGCAAATTCAGGTACTCCTTGCTGCCGACGCCGTAGTCCTCAACCGCGTCCCCGGCCCCGATGCCGGAGGGGCGCTCGAAGCCAGGTTGCTTGAGGGTGTGCCGGAAGGCGTTCTGGCTCACGTTTTCGGTCTCGTCGCCGAGGTGGATAATATTCTCGGCGTCCCGTCGGAGCTGGTAGGTCTGGTCCCAGAGCTTCTGGGCCCGCGTCTCTTGGACCTTGTGGGAGGAGAGGTAGTGCTCCAGCTCCTCGTCGACAAATTCGGCCAGCTCCATCGGGGTCATCCCCTTCAGGGCCGGCTGGCCGACGGAGTTGTAGTCGGGGAACTGCTTCAGGATGCGTCCTGCCTCCTTCCGCAGTTCCTGGACGTCGGTGATGAGCTCCCCCTTCCGGGTTTTGACCGTATCGATTCCGTCCTGGGACTTGTTGTCCAGGTCCATCTTCGGGACGTTTCTCGACCGGTTGATGTCGTTGGCCAGGAGGTCGATGTCTACCCCCATATCCTCCAGTTCCGGGTCAATCGACCAGATGTCGTTTGCCGCGTGGACGTTCTCCTCCGGGCGCTTTTCGCTCGGGTTCATCTGGCGCTTGTCCACGTACGGGCTGGAGGCATACTCCATGCGCTCTCCGAGAAGCGTCTCGTCCATTTCAGGAAGCCGCTCCTCCCGGTAGAACTGGATGCTGCCGAGCTGCCCGCGGTTCGACCCTGGGCGGTAGCCCTGGTCGTACTGGGCGATCACCGCCCGCTCGCCGCCGAAGTCCGGCTCGCCGTGGGGGTTTCGCACCGCCTCGACGCGGTGCAAGTTATGGTTGGCCTCGCCGATCTCGCCTCGGCGGTTGGCATCTTCAGCCATGTGCTGAACATCTTCTTTCAGCTTCTGAAAACTAATGTCGTCGTTTACCTCTACTGGATTAGGCATAGAGCTATGGTATCTGTTGTTAGCGTTGAGATTAGGAAATCTGAACCTACAGGCCCAGAGCATCTTCGATGTTCGGGTACGCGTTGAAGAAGCCAGTTTGCGCCGCCTGCTGCTCCATCATCTGCCAGAGCTGCGGGAAAGTGTACTGGCCTGCTGCCTTCCGGTAGCATGGAATCGCGACCTCGTCGGCGAACTCCTCCCAGCGGTCCGTGTGGCGGTTTTTCCCGCCGTAGATCCGGCGGACCCACTCGGGGAGGCCCTTCGAGCGCTGCCGCCGGATGAACTTCGCCATGCGACGCCTTGTCATTTTGGCGTTTTTCTGCGGCACAGTTTGCTGGGGCGCGGTGCCTTGGCTTCCCGGAACCCGGCGGTAGCCGGACTGCTGGCCTGACTGCCTTCCTGATCGCCGGGTGGACTGCTGGCCTGACCGGCGGGTGGACCGGCGGGTAGATTGCCCGCTGGCGGCTGGGGCCTGCGCGCCGCCCGCCGCCCGGGCTGGGACCTGGGGCCCAGGTACTTGTGGGCCCGGTACTTGCGGGCCGACCGCCTGCGCGCCTCCGGCAGCCGGAGCCTGCATCGGCGCTTGGCCGACCGGGTTTTGCTGGGCGTGCTGCACAAATGCCCGGCTTACCTGCCCGATCTTGTCGAGCGCGCTTCCGATGTCGTCGTTGGCGCGGGACAGATCGTCCGGCTCGTAGGCCTTCGGCTCTTGGACTCGGCGGATGTCCCCGCCGGAGCCCTGGATGCCGAGGGCCTCCCACCGGCCTTGCGGGTCGGTGTAGAGCCCGATCTTCGCCGTAAGCCACGGGCTGCCCTCCGGGTCGCGAAGCAGAAGCGGCACCTGCGTTGTCTCCCCGCGGGGAAGGGAGAGCGGGCCGGCAAGCGTCGCGCCGATGCTTCGCAGCTGGTTTGGCAGCTGGGCCAGCCGCTCCTTCGCGCCGCTTTCCCGCAACTGGGCCCGGATCTCATCAAAGGTCCGCACCTCGCTTGCCACAGACTGGGCAAACGTTTGGCCCATCTGCTCTTGCAGCTGGGCTAGGTAAGGAGTATTTTTGTATAGCTGCATGATAAGTAATCACTCTATGTGAAAGTTGCGGAGATGAGGGGGAAGCTCCTCTTCGGCATCGCCCTCGCCCGAATCGGGACCCGCGTCGCCGCTTTGGCCGCCTTGTTCTTCTGGCAGGTCCGGCGGCGAGGGGACGTTGTCGGGGCCGCTGGCCGGCGGGGAAATTCCGCCTTCCGGCGCCTCCTCTTGGGGCGGGGCCTCGCCCGGAAGCGGCTCGTTCCCGCCGAGGGGTGAGGGGCCGGGGCTGTATTCCAGGTTTCCCCCTGACGGCTCTCTGCCGGAATCCGCCGCGGGCGGCTGGATCTGCGAGGCGCCTTGCTGGCTGGAGGAGGTGCCCGCGCCTTCGCTCATCGCGTCCCCGACCGTGTCCATGAGAGACATATAGCCTTTCGAGTCCATGATAATCTGGACATCGCTTCCGCAATGGACACACTGAAAATTGGGCTTGTTTTCAGTGACCTTCTCCATCACGAGGTCCATTACCGCAGACGGGTCCTCCCTCAAGTCAATTCGCTCTTTCGCGGCCTGCCGGATCTCGGTGTGGAGCTTCAGGCCTCGGGCGTCGAGGTTGCCTTGCCGGCAGGGCCCGTCCCGTTGGCATCCGTTAATGATATTTAGTTCGACCATACCGATTATCGTTTACTAGAGAAAGACATCTGCGAGGAAGCCGACGAGCCGCAGGCCGTCGGACATGTTTTGCCGCCGCATTTGCCGCTTGGCTTGGCGGCGCCGCTCCACCATGTCGTCCACGGCCAGGCCCGTTTGCAGCGCCGTCTCGCCAGCTTTGAGGACCTGGCGGCTGGTTTCCCGGACCGACTGGCGGCTGACGCTGAATTTGTAGTAGACCCCGTCGTCCTGTTGTTGGTGGTGGCCATTGGTCTTTGGGCCGCCCATCTGCGGATTCGCTTGACCGGAGATCTCTTGCTCTTTGATCTCCTCGTCCACGTGCTCGGAGAAGCTTTGGTACTGATCGTTTTGCATAGATGAAGCTGTAATTTCTATTGGATGATAGTTAGTTGTGCGCTTCGAGAGTCTCGGCCACTTCGCTGATCGCGCCGATGCCCTCCACGACCCGATCAGCGATACGGTCGTACCGCTTGGTCGTGAAGTAGTAATCGGCGGCCGACCAGATCAGGCCGCCCAGGCCGATGGCGGCGGCAAGGCCCGCCAGAAAGAAAAAGACGTGCTCCCGCTTGACCTGGACCTCGGTCCGGTCGAGCGCTTCTTCCGACGGACTGAAGCCGTGTGGCATCTGGCCCTGTTGTTGGGCCTGGCCTTGCGGCTCGCCCTCTTCCGATTCAGAATTATCTGCCATAGCAACTAGCGTTGAAAAAAAGATTATATTGAAAGACGCGACACAACGCCCTCGCGCCATAGTTATGGTGCGCAAATGTCTGCAATACTTGCATGCCGCCCAATTCCATCGAACAAAATCAGGCCGATTTCTCCGGGCGCTACACGCCCATCGACAGCCCGCAGTACCAGCAGGTCCAGGCCCAGGCCTACTACGAGCGGATGCGCGCTCACGTCAACGAGCGCAGCCAAAGCCTCATGTCCGGCGGTCAAGGCCGGATCACCACCGGCCGGGAAAGCGCCCGCGGGCTCGTAACCGGCGGGATGTACGACCCCTCTCGCCGCTCCTACCGGTCCCGCTCCCGCCAGCAGCGAGCCGATGCTCAGGACATCACCGAGCGGGCCATGCAGCTCCCCATGAACGCTTTCGACGCGTTTAACATTTTGGGGTCAATGACGCTGGTAGAAAACCCCATTGAAGAAGGTGTGGGAAACATGCTCTACCGGGGAAGTGGCACTGGAGGCACGCTCGGGTTCTTTGGGTCTAGCGCCGCCGGATTTACGGCAGGGGCCGTCGGAGGAACGGCAGCGATTGCCGCCAGTGAAGGGGCACTTCGGTACACTGGCACCAGAGATGCCTTTAATCAATTTGAGGACATCCGCGACCTCCAGCAGGTCAGCCGCCCGATGACAGCGGGCACGGCAAGCGGGCCCCGTGGCCGCATGAGCCGGGAGATGGCCCAAGAGGTAACCGCCGACATGGCCGAGCAGGGGCGGCTCTCCACGATGATGGCCGACGGGGAGTCCTTCAGCGAAATGCAAGAGCAGGCGGGCATCTTGGCCGACTACAAGCTCATGGAGGGGGTCCGCGACGCCGACGAGTTTGAGCGGAAGTTCAGCGAGCTCAAAGAAGGGGTCAAGCGCGTAATGGAGGTGCTCGGCACGACTTTTGAGGAGGGGGCCAGCCTACTTAGCGACTTTCGGAACGTTGGCATCACGCCGGGAACCGGGGTGGATCTTCTGGATCAGGCCCGCATGACGAGCGCCCAATTTGGAACCAACTTCCGGCAGACCCACGCCGCCGGAATGAAATCCGCGATGGCGATGCAGGGGACCGGAATGTCGATGGCCGCCGGGTATCAAATGGGCCAGCAGGCCCAAGGGATGGCCCAAACCATCTACGAGGGGCGCTACCTCGACGAGAACACAATTTACAACATGGGCGGGCAGCAGGGCATCCGGATGAACCTCCAGCGCGGCCAGATGCGGTTTATGGAGGGCCCCTCGTTTACTGCCATGATGATGGGGGCAAGCCGGGACGGCCAGTTCGACGGCCAAAACATCCTTCAAACCCTGGCAGGGGAGCGCACGCCGCAGCAAAACGCAAATGCGGCGGGCCAGAGCATCGACTCCCTTGAAGACGTCTATTCGTACCGAGACAACTCGCGGGAGGCGATCAGCAGCCTCATTGAGGACAATCCCGCAATTATGCAGGGCCTTCAGGTCCGGACTGTGATGCAGCAAGCCCGGGCCGCCGGCATGAACCCCGAAGAAATGACGCGGGGGGAGCTCGGGCAGTTTGCCGCCGACGCGACGCCGATGAACGCGCAGGAGTTTGAGGCCGCCGCCGCGGCGGTTGAGTCCTTGCCTGAAACCTACGGCCGGCGGGCCCAAGAGGAGCGCCGCACCGCCGAGTCGCGGGCAGACGATCGGTACACCACTGGTCCGCTGGAGCAGACGATGGAGGGCCTCCGGGAGCTTCCGCTCTTTCGCGGGGCAGTATCTGAAAGCGCAGACATTGCCCGCCGCACCCGAGACGCGGTGTACAACATGTCGACCGCCATCAGCCAAGAAGTGAACGAGACGTTTACAGGCCAAAAAACCGTGACCGTCTCCGGGGGCACCCAGCGGTTCTTTAGCCAGGAGGCGCTTGCGGGGATGAGCCAAGAGGCGCGGCAGCGAATGGGCGTAAATGAGGAGGGAGAAGTAACGGGAGAAAACGTTGCAACGTACTACGAAGACGAGGGAAGCGACCTGTTTGGGTCAACCGAGGCGGCAGACGTGGTTGAAGAGCGGGCTCGGTCTGACGAGGACTTCAACCCGATGAAGGTCTCTCAGAACACCTTTGAGCGGCGGGATGGACGGGTCACGCTGTCTCCAGATCAAATCTCGCAGCTGGAATCTCAAAGCGACCAAGTAAACGGGCTGGGCGAGCTTGGGGAGCCGGTTCGGGGCGGAGAGGGGCGGTCCTTTAGCTACCAAGAGCTTGCAAGCGCGGGCGTGACGGCGTCGGAGGCAGATATGGGCCCGACAGCTCAAGACGTCATGTCGGACTTTAGTTTAATGCGCCCGGGCCAAAACTCCATGGCTCTGGAGAAGGCAACGGTCAACGCGCTTGACCCGGCAAGCGACGACGCGGTCTACCTCATGAACCCGGAGCAAACCGGCCAGGTGCAAAGCACTGGGAAAGCCGCAGCTCAGCTTATGGACGAGGCGCTAAGCCGGGCTCCCGAGCGGTTCAGCGACCTTAGCACACAAGAATCTGAAAGCGGAGAGAGCGCCCGTGACGTCTACATGGACGTGAAAGACCGGATGCAGCAGGTTAGCGAAAGCCGCCGCAACCGAATTCTAAACACGTCCGGCGGGAACGCCGCCCGAGAGGTCCGAAAGCTCCAGCGAGACGTTCTTCAAGAGGGGCTTGACATCGATCCTGATTTGGAAGGAGAAGCCTTAGATAAAGCTATATCTGAGAAGCTCAGCAACATTGAAGGTGGAAAAGGTGCGGTCGGAAAAGTCTTCAAAGACGCAACCGGCCAACAGCTGTCATCCCTGATCCAACGGTATGGCCCGGAGTACGGCACGCTTAGTGAAATAAGCCCCAGCGAACAGGAAAATATAATGGATCAGCGGACGGAAATGATCGACGAAAACCTTGAAGCGATGGGGGAAGGCGGCACGTTCTACGACACCGAAGAGGCCGATTACCTCCAGGAGATGGAATCGGAGGTTATGATCATGGCCCACGCAAAGTCTATTGGAAGGGAGAACTTGTCCGACGCTCAGCTTGACGCTCTCGAAAAGGCGGAAAACACGATTGCAAGCCGCGCTCCAGACGCGATGGACGAGGCGAAGAAGCTAACGTCTCGCCTCGCAAATCAGTCAACGCAGCAAGAGCTCGTTAACCAAGCCCGAGTTGCTCAATCCGACCTTGCCGGCTCCGGAAGTGACGAACAGGCAAGCGGCACGGGAGCACAAGTCCAGACCGCTTCGAGCGACCAGGAAGCCCGAGACATGATTAAAAACAAGATGATTCAGCTTGCACAAGTCATCGAAGAGCTTCAAAGCAACCAGAAAGAAATTATCGACCTTGCGGATCCGGGAAGCGGGTCGAAAGGCGGCACAGGAGGCGGGACGGGGCGCGGAAGCGCAGGCGGGGCTCTAGGGCTCGGAATTATCGATTAGGGGGTTGGAGCCAGGGAAAAAGAAACCATGGGCAAAAAGGGTTGTATAGATAAATCCCTTACGACTTCTCACAACCGAGCCCTTCCCTTATGGATTATCTGATCAGCGAAGGCCTCCGCGCTGTAATCGAAAACTTCGACGACGAATCCCTCATTCAAAGCTCCGCCGCGCTTGGGGTGTCTCTGGCCGGCGTGGCCCATTTTGGAGTTAAGGTCTACGAGAACCTCGACTAAGCGCCCTCTGTTAGCGTCTTATTGAACCGCACATTTGAGCCCCACCGACAAAAAAGAGCGGCCTGCCTCCCGGCGGGCCGCTTTTTTGTTTAGCCCCCTTCCACCAGCGAGTGGAAGCGGAACTGATCATCGACGGCATACTCTGGTGCCCGCCCCTTCGCCCACTCCGGCTTGGCCCCAGACCGGGGCGACCAGAAGTGGTCAACCCCTTTAAGGGGCCGGTACTTTTCCGGCAGCGTAAGCATCATCCACGCCGTCCGGACCGAGAGATGCCACTTCAGATTGTCTTCCCCGTAATCGCTCAGATCGAGGGTATCGACCTCTTGAGCTTCACGGGTAATCCCCTCGAAGGCCCATCGCTGCTGGACGACCCGAGGCACCGTATCGGGAAAGCGTTCGAGCCGTTTTCGCTCGATTACGACTGAGCCCACGTACGACATCAGCCGCATCGTCGGGGCTTCGGTGTACATCACGCGAGCCATGTGGAGAAGCTCCCGGTCGGTCGGCCGGTCGACCCGGGCCTTCTGGAGCTGCGCCTCTTTGTGCTGCAAAAGGTGCCCGAGGGCTTTTGCCCGAACGCGAGCGGGAAAGCCGCACATCTTCAGCGACTCCCGCGGCTGATGCGCAACAGAGCACGTCTCTGAGCCGTAACGCACAAGCTCTTTTTCAAGGTCGATGTCCAGACCTTCGCTCCCACAGCCGGTGAGGGCGAAAAGCAAAAAGGCGAGCACGAACGTGAGTCCAATTGTGTAAAGTCCTCCTCGTCTCATGGCGGTATTGAAATTGGTAAGCAGAGCAAAAAGAAAAAGCCCCCTCTCGGGGGCCAGATGACGGCTCATCTCACTTCTCAGCGAGATGACGCAGCCGCCAATCTCTGTCCTTCTCCCTTGCTCTCTGCCTCTTGCGGTGGCGTGTGGTCGGCGGGCTTTCCGCCGAACGGTTGAATGAAAAGCTGTCGTCGCTCTCGCGACGGTCGTCGATATTTTTGATTGCAGAAGCAGAAGTAGCCATGGTATCATATCCAAGTGAGAGAGTAAGCGGAAGCAAGCATGTCCCTCGCTTCATTACTATGGTGCTCACTTGGGCGCCACTTTTGCACAAATACTTGTGCAAGGGAGGCTACTCCTCGGCCAGGCACACGTCCTCGACCACCCGGTCGATAGCGCGGCCTAAGCGGCGAAGCCACCCCTCGTACGGGGTCATCCCCGTCGGCTCCGGTTCCGCCTCCGACAGCGGCGACAAGGCCGGGTTAGAGAGCTGCGTGCTGCGGGCCCGCTCGTAGAAGCTGGGCGGCACCTGGAGGTAGAGGTAGTAGTAACAGGTTTGGTCAATCCATTTCATGTTCGACCCGGCCGGGGACACCTCGTCGTAGGCCAAAATCTCCTCGACTTGAAACCGGTCGTCTCGGCTCGTTAGGTCAAACTGCATGAGCAGAAGCCGCTGGTCGTCCCCCGCGTCCCCCTCGACGTCGAAGGAGGCCCGGACCCGCTCCCGCTCGGAGGGGTTCAGCATCTGCTGAGCCGCCTGGTTGAAGGCCCGCTCCTGGGTGTCTTTAAACTCCTCTGCCGTATCCGGCGGGTCCTCCTGCATTTGCTCAAGAAGCTCCTCGGGGCTAGGCATGGTCGTAAGGGGCTTTGTCGCCAAAGATCAAACCAGTTGATACCTGAGGCGCCTGAACCGGATCGGCGTTGAGCGTCTTCCAAACCCGGTCGGACACCTCAAGGTGCGAGGGAATCCCGGGGACAGTCCTCCCCTCCTCCAGGCGCATAATTATCCGTGCGTTCAGCCGGAGGTGCTTTAGGGTATCGACGTTGTGGATGTGGTAGTCCCAGCCCTCCCAGCCGTCCATCGCGGTTTCCGACGCGTGGTCGTCATCGCGGAGGTCCTCCCCGCTCCACTCTTCCCGCATTTCTCTGGGGGCGCGCACCTCGACGCAGGTGGCCCCGAAGTGCTCGCGCAGAAACTCTGCCTCGTCGGGGAAGCGCAGGTCGGTAAACACATATTTCCCATGTTGCCCACGGTTTTGCCGCTCGATTAGCTCTCGGCACTCAGCGCGGGCCCAAATCTGGCCGTCAAACTGTTCGGGGAACTCCTCTTGAAGCCCCTTCCGGAAGAGCTCGGTGCCGACGACCTGAAAAATCTCCCCCGGCGACACGCCCCAGTAGTCGTCTACCGCGCCCTTTTCGCCCCCGTGACACTGCTCGCCGGAAAACCCGAACACCCCCTTCCCGATCGCCTCTTTGATGGGGTTGGCAAATGCGCGCTTTTCGTAGCCCGCGTCGGCGAGGGCGCCGCCCGCCGCGTCTTTCCCGCTGTGCTTTTTGTAGCCAAATGCGATTACGGTGTGGCCCTCTAGCTCAGGGTCTTTCTTTTGAATCGCGGGGTCTTTCTTTTCGATTGTGCTCATAGAGCTGCTTTCGGCTGATCCGACAGGTTCGTGAAAGGTCGCGCGCGCTTTGTTGCTTGCAGTATCTAGTATAAGTAGTGCTTGCTAACGCATTGGACTAGTAGCTCAAACGCTGCTAGTTACAGTGGAATAGGACCGCGTGTTATTAAGACAGTAACGCCAGTTATTAAATAGCGTTTGCTGTTATCAAATTACTGTTATTACCAGTATTATTAGTAATAACTAAGCGCACGTGCGCGTGGGGCGTGTAGGCTTCTTTGTAGACAGCCCCATGTAAGCTAACCTACAAGTTTTGCGGCGGCTGCTGCGTCGCCTCGCTTTCCTCGCCCCCAATTGTTTTGCCGGCGCGCTGGCCGGAGGACTGGCGCGTGCTGTCCTCGGGCATGCCCATCGACACGGGGCTGCTTCCGCCCTGGTTGTCCTCGGTGGGGTCGGGGCTCGCGGTCGGCGCCTCCATGGAGGGCACCTCTCCTTGCTGCCGGTCCATTTGCTGGCGAACGAGCTTGTAGGCCTGCGGGTACTTTTTCTTTGCCCGCCGGAGGAGCTGCTTTCCCTTCTTGGGGCTTTGCTTGATCTTCTGCATGAGCTTTTTGGCGACGCGGCGGGGGTCGGGGCCTCCTTCCTCTTTCTGGGCTTCCTCCATGTCGTCTTGAAGCTCCATTTTCTTCCGCTGGACGATCTCCTGCCCCTCGGCCTTGGCGCGGGCCTGGGCCTCCCCGCGTATCTCCTTGATTTTGCCCATGCGCTTTGCGTCCTCCTCCATTTTTTGCCACTCGGACTCCGGGTCCAGGCCCTGGTCTTCGAAGAAGGTCGAGAGGCTGAGCATGTTGTTCATCGCCGCCTGCGCCCGGGTCTTCTTTCGCTTCTGGTCGTCGGGCCCCTCGTAGTCTTTGAGGTGCATGTTCATCGAGGACGGGAACTGCTCCTCCCCAAGGTTGGCGACGACCTGGTCCTGGAAAAAGTCGAGGGCCTCGTTGAACCGCTCGGCGTGCAGGCCGGTCTGGGCGGAGAAGAGGCGCTGCTGGACGGCCATCCCCGAGTATTTCCCGCCGCCGAAGAGGAGCTCGTAGGGGATGCCCATGGCGGTGGTGATCATCCGGAAAATCGGCTGAAGCTCCTCGGTAATCAGCTGCATTCGCCCCTTGCCGAACGCCTTCACGTTGCCGACCGGAATCGGGCTGACGCCCACGAAGTTCGGGTCGTCCCGCCAGTTTTTGAGGATCGACTTGACGTTTTTCTTAAACGAGGAGCCGGGCATCGCCGCCACCGGGTCGAGCATCCCAGACTGGCTTTGCGGAAAAAGAATGTCGAGGTCTTGAATCTTTCCCCGGGCGACCTGCTCGTTGGACCGGAGCAGGGTCATGTAGTAAAAGATGAGCTTAAAGGCGGAGTAGAGCCGGGGGATGCCCCACCCGTTGAAAGCCCCGCTCACCTTCACGTTGGAAAGGTGGTGCAGGCGCTCCTCTTTGATGCGGACGTTGCGGTCCTCGCGGGCGGCCTTGATGTACTCCCACGGGTCGTTGTTGAGGTGCCACCGGTTGTTGTCCTTGATCAGCTCCTTGGTGTCGTGCTGGAGCTGGTAGTAATACCGGTTCTCCCCGGTTACCTCGTTGTGGTGGATCTCGATCTGGTTCGGGTCCCACTTCTTGATCGAGAGGTTCTGGGCGGAGGGGTAGTAGCGGTCCTGGCGCTCGAAGATGACCTCTTTGCCGGTTTTGGGGCACTTGCCCTTAAAACGGCCGTCGCCGGTCATCGACCAGTTTATGTTTTTTGCCTTGTAGCGGTCCGGGAGCTGGTGCCCGTTGGTGGGCTCCTCGGCGTTTTCGGCTACCTTTTGGTCGAGCTCCGCTTCCGGGCGCTGTCCCTTCCGGACCTGCTCGGCCTGCTTTTTCAGCTCGTTTTTGGCAATTTCCGACGTCCCGTTTGCGTTGGGGCTGATCAGGTACCGCTGCACCGGGACGCGAAGCGAAAGGAAAGCGTTGGAGTACACCGCAAGGTCGATCCCCGCTTCTAAAAACTTCTCTCGGACGTTTAGCTGCTGCTCGAAAAGCTCCTGGTACTTGTTTTTGACCGGCTCGGACTCGTGCTCGTAGACGACCTGCGTGACCGGGGCCTCTGCCATTTTGTGAACCGCTCCCGACACGATGGGGTCGGACATCACCAGGTACCGGCAAAACCGGAAAATCTCCTTGATGTTGTCCGGCATGTGGTAGTCCGCCATCGAAAATAGCTTCGACGGATAAAAGTCGTCCGCCTCGTCTTCGGTGAGGGAGCCTTCGATGCCTCGCGTGTGGTTGACCATAGGTGAACGTGGATTGGGGGCTCAGTCCCAGCTGGGACTCAGCGTCAGCAAGTGGGAAATAAAAATGCCTGGAAAGGGTGGGCGGCCGTTTTCAAATTCCGGTAGCGCTAGCCGTCTTCGCCAAACGGGTTTTCTTCCGGGGCCGCGTCCCGGCGGTAGAGGTCCGCCCAAATCGAGGCGAGGCGCACGACGTGACGGTAAACAATTTCTTTTTGGCCCTCTGCCTCATCTTCAGGGCCGAGCCGGGTTTTGACCGCCCGGAAAAGAGCGCGGGGCGTCTCCGGCCCCTCGGCCATAAGCGCTTCCCAGTGGCTTTCGGCTTTATCCTGCACCTCCGGCATGTGCATGAGGCGGCGCAGGTTTTCTTCGGCGGGGTGAAACCCGAACCACTCGGTCGGCACGCAAAGCGGCTCTCTCGCGAGCGTGGTTGCCATGTACGCCTCAACCTCCTCCCCGACCGCGTCTTGCCGGAGCGGGCCCGGCCCCACGAGCTTCCGCATCGAATACAGCCCATAGGCCATCTGCGCCGCGTCGACGGGCTGCCACATCTCCGGCGTCATCTCCAGCCCGCAAAATGCCCGCGTCACGTTTTCGAAAAGCAGGGGGTTGAACGCAAACCGGTCGGCCCGGAGCACCTCTCGGGTCGCTTCGACCCGCTCAAGCTGCTTCTCATCCGGGTCGAGGCCAAACTTCTCCCGGAGGGTCAGCTCCATGACCTGCGGGGCCCACCCGAGCCATTCCTGGTCGTAGTAGAAGGAAAAGGTCTTTGCAAGCTGTCGGGGCGCGTCTACGTTCATTATCGTTGCGTTGGGATCATAGAGCTGAGGATCTCCGCATCCGGCACTTCGCCGGACGAGGGGGGCCTGAACATGACCATGAGAGAGCTTTCAGACAGTGGCGATATCGAGTGAGATTGGCCCCTGGGAATCGTTACGGCGGCGCCGGGCCGCAAGGTCTGGGTATCTCCGCCTTTTAAGCTGAACGTAAGGGCGCCGGACATGACCCAAATGTACTGGTCATGCATTGGGTGGTAGTGCTCCGGCAAGTCGTGGCCCGGAGCGCAGGCGACGGCGTAGACGTCGAAATCGTCTTGGTGGACAATTTTTTTCTCGGCCCACCCCTCGTTGTTTTTGAGGGCGAGGGACGGGGGGGTTGCTTTTCCGTCGCTCGGGTCGAAGGCGCTTCGAAGCGCGGCCCGGCTGCTCCGGAGGTGCGTCAGCTCTTTCGCTGGCGCTGCTTCAGCTCCTGATAGAGATCGTCCATCAGGTCCCCCTGCTCCTGAAACTCGTCCATCGTCTCCTGATGCTTGTCGAGGGTCCGTTCCTTCCATTCATCTCTCTCGTTTCTTAGCCGCTCGATCTGCTGTTCGAGCCGGCGGTTCCAGTAGTACATCGCAGTTACGGCAATCCCATAGGCGCCGAACTGCTTTAGAAAGACCGATATAATTTCTTCAAAGCCCATCTGATAATTTGTTCGTAGAACGCGAATCTAAGGAGACTACGCTCCCTGAACTGCATCCCGAAAAAGCTCCCGCTCGGCGCTGGAAAGCGCCTTCAGGGCGTCTTCGCCTTCTTTTTCATACCGGTCGGCAAACCCCTCGCCAAAAATCTCCGCCACCTTGCTAAGGTCCCGTTCTTGCTTTGGCGTTTCGCTTTTGGGAAACACCACCTTGTGGGCCGTCGGCTCAACCTTGCTGGCCATTTTCTCCCCGTCCATCGGGGCCAGGCCCGCGACCTCGTCTAGCGACCGCAGCTTCCGGGCTAGCTCCGGGAGGTCGGTGTTGCTCGCCTGCTTCTTCAGCTCCTGGTACATCGGCTGAAGTTTTTCGGGGGCGCGTGCCTTGCGGGCATCGACGTGCTCTTCAAACCGGACCGGCACCGAGGAGCGGCCGAACCGGGACACGGACGGTTCGCTGATTTCGGCCCCGGTTTTCTCCGCCTGCTTCAAAATCGGCCGCGCCTTCTCGCACTTCTTCCGGGGCGGCATCGGGGCGGCGCCCAGCATCTTGGCGGCGGCCTTGACGTGATCCTTTGTGTCGAGGGGGTACTCCATGCCGTCGATCTCGACGGCCGTCTCCACCGCCGACGCGCTTGCCCGTTTTTCCTGCCAGGCCTGCTTGTCGATCGACCCGACGTAGACGATGTTTGTCGCCTGCGGGTCCGGGCGCTCCTCGAAAGCGGGCTCCGCAATTTTTTCCCGGGCGTGCTGGTCGATAAAGTACGCGGCGGTCTTGACGACCTCGTCCGGCATCTCCCCGCGAGACTTATCGAGCGCCTCCTTGCTCATGCGGATGTCCATTTCCGTCTGTACCGGAAACTTCGGCCGCTTCTCCCGCCCGTCGTCTAGCACGACGGCAAAGTCGTCGTGCGAGGCTTCTTTCAGCGCCTCTTTTCGGTCCGCAAGCTGGCTGGCCAGTTTTTCGGCCTCCTCGCGCCCCCGGTCGAACTGGTCGTTTACATGTCGAAGAAATTGTTGTAGCATTCTGAGTCAGGTTTATTGCGCGCCTACGACAAGACCGTGATCGATACGGTGCCCGGCACGAACGTCTCGACGTTGCTTCGAGAAACTGAGAAATCGGTTGTTGATGTCCTGTTGCCGTCTCGGGAAAGGCGGCGGGCCGAAAGCGTGGCGGAATCGGTGTTTACGCTCTCGGCGCCGCGGTTTTGAAGGGCCGCCGCTAGGACCGATACGTCGATGAACTCTTTCTGGCGGTTCCGAATCCACTCGCGGATCATCGGCTCGACCTGCCCGCTAAACGTCCCGCGCACCTCGGCCGAAAAGTCGATCCACACCGGCCGGCGGTGGCGCGGAAGCAGGTCTGCGTCAATTTTTCGCTTCGGTGACGTATTCATAAAATCATGAACGGCGGCCACCTCGTTGTGGACGCGGGCCTCGGCGGTAATGGTCGTGCTCACGATGCCGGTATCAACCGGCATGTATACCGTCTCCTCCATCGACCCGCGGCGGCCGTCCCCGGCCCAGAAGTACCGGTACTCCGACCCCTCTTGGAGAGCAACTCCCTCTGGGCTTGACCCGGCGTATACGTTTGTAATCTCCGCAACTGGCCCACCGAAGTCCTCCGGCCGAAGGGTGTTGACCGCGTCCGCGGACTGGATCGTCGTTGACCGCGTGACGCTGGGCCGGTTGTCGCTTCCGGTGTCCTGGGTGAAGAACACGTCGGCCATGCCGCCAAGGTCGGTTTTGCCCTGGTAGCTCCGCCCGGTAATCTGGTCGACGTCCAGCTCCGCTACGACCGGGGAGGCGGCCGGGCCTTCATGCGGGTGCGCGCTCGTGATGAGCATCCGGACGTGGCCGGAGCTGGTGCGGTAGCTGCCGACCTCGACCTCCAGCTGGCTGCTCCAAAACGAAAAGGAGTCGTAGCGCGGAGCCTTCGCTTCGGTCCACTCCTGGTTGCTTGGGTCCCAGAGGTAGATGTCGTGGCCGTAGGTTTCGGCGCCGTCGTGGCCTTTCCCGCGGGCAATTACGTCAATCTCGACCCGCCCAGAGAGGCCGGTTACGTCCACCTCCGAAATCACCTGCGGGTAGGACTGCTGGACGTTTTCGACCCGGAAGCCGTTGAACGTCCAGTACTCGGTCCCGCCCGTAGAGCTGACGCCCAGGCCGACGTGGGTGGCGTTGATCGGGTTTTCCTGCGGGGTCGTAATGTCGTCGGGGCCCGGCTGCAACAGCTCCTCGCGCCGGTTTTCCGGCACGTAGGCCCCGTACTCCAGCGTTGGCGTGCCGGGCCGGGGCTGCCCGTCCGGCCAGAGGCGAACGGTCATTGTCATCCCGTTTTCCCCCTCCGCCGGGCTCCCGACCATAAGCTCGTACTGGTAGGTCGTCCCGGTGTCAACGGGCATGGAGGTCTGGGAAAGCGTGTTAAACTCCAGGGTCCCGCCGACGTGCTTCTCCCCGACGACGCTCATCTGGCGGGCCGCCGACGCGTTGTCGGTAATAAAGACGTTGGGGCGCCCTCCGTCCCCTGCTTTTACGATTGCGCCGTACCCCTCGAACCACCGGAACTTCGGGGCGCCCCGCCCGACCTGGGAAAGCGCGTCGGGGTTTTCGGTGCGGGCCATGCTGATGCAGGCCGGACGCTCCGGATCGGTCGTCTGGAAGCTCCCCCGCATGCGAAAGCCATAGGGCTGGGGGACTTTCCGTTGAAGCACCGGCGAGGTGTTGTTTTCGATGCCGCGGTACCCTTCCGACGGGTACTCGCGGGGCCGGGTAATTTCCTGCACGATGTCTTGCCGGACCTCCGAAGAGACGCCCTCCTCCCGCAAGCGCTGGTTGACCGCCTCCGCCCGGGCCTGGTCCTCCGACGTGGTCGAGAGGGTAAAAACCGGTAGGGTCAGGTCGGGGAAGCTATCCGACGGGTTCGGCAGCTCCTCCTCCCGCTTTTGCCGCAGGTTTCGGGGGCCTAACACGAGGCTGCCGTCGTTTACGAAAATGCCGCTTGCGCTGTCTTTTTCGCGCCACCGCTCGCCGGTGTTGCCCGCGATCCAGCCGTTTCCGATTGCGGTCTTAAAGGACTGGTCGCGGCTGAAATTGTCCTCAAACAGCACATCGGTCGACACCGACAGGGTTTCCAGGTCCGTGCTCGTTACGCTGTTGTAGCTCTCCTGCGGGACCTCTCCGTCAAAGGAGCTTGGCGGCTTTTGCTTCGACCGCGTGGTCCGGTAGTACAGCGCGCTGTTGTTGGGGATCGAGCGCCCCTTGGTTTTGTTGGCGTACCCAATTTCTTGCACCTCCTCGTAGGTGCGGACCGTGTTTCGCTCGATTTCCGGGTCCCCCGGCTCGGCAACAAACACGTTTTGGACCGCGTCCCCGAACTGCTCGCCCAGCTGAAACTGAAGCCCGTCTTCGGTGTCCAGGGCGCGGGAGCTAACCGCCTGTTGGAGCCGAGAGCGAAGCCGCTCGTCCCCCTCTGATACCGAGGCGCTGGTGGTCGGCTCCGGGTTGTACGTCCCGACGAGATTGTCGATAATAAACCCCGGCGTCTGGATCGCATCGGCCCCTACCTCGTGGCTCGGGCCTTCTTCGGCGGCTTCAACCGGCACGTCCGGGGTCTCGTAAAGGGTCTGGTCGTTTCGGGTGACCTCCGTGAGCTGAGAGGCGGGGAACCGGACCGCCCGGGTTGTTTGGTATTCCAGGTCCTGAGCAAAAACAGACGACCCCTCCGGAAGATTGACTTCCGTGGGGGTCGTAAACAGAAGCCGGACGTCTGCGGTGGCCCGGCTCCCGCCCTGCCGCTCGGTTAGAAAACGGGCCGCTTGCGCCTCAAGCACGTCTCCGGTCGCGCCCGGGCCGGGCGGGTTGTTCTGCTGAATAAGCGTTTCGGCCTCGGAGAACACCGGCTCCATAATCATCGAAAGCGGGTTGATCACCTGGTCGACGATCACCGACCCCTCCCGCACCGCTCCGTCGCTGTCGCTGGAGCTGTACTCGCGGAAAAGCGACTCAAAAAGTGCCTTTACGTCTTGTTTGTCCATAACAGAGTTGCGCTGGTAAGGCTACGTTTCGGGAGCTATGTCCTGGCGTTCTACACGCGAGTTGTCACACCTGTATTTCTGCGTTCTGCCCGGCCGCCGACCGGACCGTGATAAATATATCGAGTTGGCTCGGGTCGTCGCTGTTGCGGTTGACGCCGCTGACCGACATTGAGGCAAGGGTTTCGTCCGGTGGCAGGTCCAGCTCTTGCTGCTCGTTTTTCATCTCGACGGCCAGCTCGTCGACCCGGCTTTTGATCTCTTCGCGGAGGTCGGAGGAGTTGGTGCGGTACCGGCGGGTCAGGTCCCCGAGTCCGGCCCCGCGGTTTGGGCTCAGGGCGTCGCTTCCGGGGGTGGTCAAGAGGTTGTTGACCACCGCCTGCGCGAGGCTTACGATGCCTTCGGCCCGGAGGGGCACCTCGCCGGGAATTTTATACGTCACCGCCCCGTCCGACGGAATTTGAAGAAGTCGAATGTCGGCCATTGCAAACGTTAGCTTGGCAGCTCAGCCATTTTCTGAGCGTCGGCGTCGTTGCTTTCGGAAATTGCGGTGATCGCCCCGCGGGCAAGCCGGGCCCGCTCTCTGGTTTTCCGTTTGGCTTCGAGGTACGCCCGCTCTTTGTCGGCGGGAAGCGTGCCGGTTGGTTCCGGGCACGTGTCGGCCTGCTGGACCGGGAGCAGAGACGTGGCTCCCGCAAACACGGTTTTGATCTCCCGCGAAAACTGCCCGCGCAGGATGCTCTCGATTGGGTTTTCGATTCCGGCGCTTCCAAGCAGCTCCGCAACCACCGACACGGTCGAGCTGGACTGTTCGTACAGCCCGGACAAGGCCTGGGCTTCTTGAAGCGCGCTTTCGGTTTCTTGAAGCGTCGTACTTGCGGCCTGCACCGGGTCTTCGGTTTTTGGCTCCAGCCCGACGAGACCGGTGGCCTGGTCGGCAAGCCGGCCGAACACCTCCAGGCGCTGAATGGGGCTTTGCCCGGACTGGCCCCGGAAAAACGGGCGATCAAAAAACGAAACCGCCCGGCTGTACCACTTCTCTTCGCTAATGGGGCGGTCGTCTCCGATCTGCGAGAGCAGCCCGAGCTTGCGGGCGAGCTCTTGTAGCTCCGAGGCAATTTCGGCCCGCCGCTCTGCCTCCTCCGGCCGGAGGGCTTCGATCTCGCTTTGCAGGCGCTCTGTCTCTCCTTCAATGTAGCGAATCTGCTGGCCTGCCTTGACGAGCTGAGCCACGCCGTAGACCGGTCCGACCGTGTCGCTCATCGTCCGGGCAAGACTGCTCCAGGTAAGCACCTGCCCGTATAGAGACGCAATAGGGCTCGCGCCCAGACTTGAAATCGCGTCTCTGGCTTCCTGAAGCGCGTTTCGGCTCCGGCCGGCCCCGCCGATTGCAGAGCGGAGAAGCGCCGTCGCCCGGCTGGAGGCCAGAAGACGGCTTGCGTCAGATAAGTCCGTGCCGGCGGCCTCCAGGGCCGGCTCGTTGACCGAGCTGCTTTCCTCGTACTGCGAGCGGGCGACTTCCAGGTTCCGGTGGGCGGTTTCGGTGCGACGGGCCGCCTCCTCGATCCGGGGGCCACCTGCTCCAGACAAGGCCGACCGGGCCCGACGAGCCGCCGCGGCCCCGCGCCGTATCGACCGGACCCGAGAGCGGAACCGAACAAGCCGGTTTCGCATCCGGCGCAGGTCCCGCTCGGTCCGCCGGACCAAAAGCCCCATGACGCCCCGGAAAAAGGCGCTTTTGCTGCTTGAAACGATGTCAAGGGCGGCGACTGCCGCCTTCCGGGCGCGCTTTCCCTTCCGGCGCACAGCCCGGGCGGTTCCCTCCCCAAAGGTTCGGTCGAGCCCCTCGCTTACGGCCCGGTCAATTTTCTGGTTGGCAAGCTCCCCGATCTCTCCTGTCGACGTGCCGAGCCCGGCGGCAAGCGACTCCTCGGCCAGGCGCCGCGAGGCGTCGGAGAAGGTCGTTTCCGTGTTTTCCGCGGCGCTTGCGGCCTCCTGCTTTAGCTGCTTGTAGAGGCTGTCAACGCGGGACTGGACCTGCGACACGATCGACGAGGACACCGGCTCAAGCCGCTTCCGGTTGCTCCGAATCGCGCTTCTTACGTCCCGAGCCTTCTCAAGCGCGGCGGAAACGCACTCCTCCGACGCGGAGCGGACGTCCGCGAACCGCCGGGCACGCCTCTTGGCGTTTTCGGCTACTTCTTTGGCCTGCTCGGTAACTTGTGCCGTAAGGCTGTCTTCTAAAATCATGCTTTGGGCGCGCAGCGCGCAGCCTCGTGAAAGGCGGTGTCGCTCATGAGATGCGGTCGATTTCTTCTATGATTTTGTCTTTGTCGCGGCTGATGGTGGAGGAGCTGACGCCGGTTTTGTCTGCGACGGTGTCGATCAGTCCCTTGTTCATGCCAATCGGGTTTTTGGGCGCCCCGTCCAAAATGCCGGGAAACATGTGCTCCATAAGTACCTGCCGGCGGTTGCTCGCGTCGGCGTATACAAGGTGAATTGCCTCCTTCTTGTCCGCGAGCCGGTCGGGGACCAGGTCCTCCTCGTCGATGGTCTGCTCCATGTCGTATTCGTCGGCCACTCCCATCAGGGCTTTGCCCGCCTTGTCTTTCGACACGGAGAACTGCTCCGCAAACTCCGCCCGCGTGGGGCGCCGGTTTTTCTGCTCTTTGACCTCGTCTATATAGTCTTTAATTTTGCCCAGGTTATCGCCAATGTCGCCGCTGCCGGGGGTGTTTGCGTCTCCGAACATTCGCACGACTTCGCCGAGGCCCTGATACACGTAGTTTCCGACGTGGGTTGAAAGTTTGGCGTTGCCCTCCCTCGGGTCGTAGTTGTCGATTGCTTTCAAGGCCTCTCCACGCCTGTTGGTGATAACGGCCGGCTTGGTCACGGCCTCGTCTTCGATTTTGTGAACCGCGTCCATCGTCATGTTTTTTACCGTCTGAAAGACCCGGCCCCTCATTCTCGGGTCGCCCCGCTCGGTCTCTTTGGTCCCAAATTTCCAGGCCCGCCAGAGGTTGTGCTGCTGGTCGTCTGGAAGGTTCTTGGCGGCTTCCCACATCTCGCTATCTACGTCTTCAGGAGCGTCTTCCTCCATCTCGAAACTGGGGAGCCCGTAGCGCTCCGGGTTGGCGCTGGAGGGGCGGGCGCCTTTGTCTTTTAGAACGTTCATCTCCCCCTCGTAGGAGAGGTCGCTGTTTTGCAGCACTTCGGTGGCGTCGGCGTCCCCATCGTAGTTTTCAAACACCTCTTTTCGGACCGGGGTGTCCCGGAAGAAGTCCGCCCCGTCGTCCCCGTCAAACAAGTCGTTTTCGTCAAGTGCGTCCATCGGTCGTGGTAATTTGGTAGGCGCGTGTTCTTTGCTTTGGCCTTGTCGTTTTTAGTCCCAGCTGGGACTAGCGCGCCAGCAGACTTTATCCGGTCTCGTCGGCAAAGGTGGCGTCGATTGCATTGTTTTCGTCTTGGATTTCGCTTCGGTAGTTGCGGGCCCAGTCCGCACGCTCTTTCATAAACGCCTGGTCCCGGCTTGCCATTTCAAACACGCGGTAGGGCGCCGACCAGTCGGTCCCGCTGTTTGCCTGCTCCGCCCCCAGCACGCCTTTGAAAAACTCCTCTTCGGTTGCAACCGGCCGACTGGTATTCCGGCGCACCCAGCTGCGCGGCTCGTTTGCGTTTTTGTAGGCCCGGTGCAGGACCTGAAGAGCATCGGCAACGCTCATGGAATCTCCCTCAGAAGCGTCTTCAGAAGTGTCTTCAGAACTGTCGCCGGAAAGCTCGTTGGCCCAGTCGATGACCGACCCGACCTCCAAGAGGTCCTGGTACATCTCGTCCCCGATGGACTGGTCGCTAAATCGGTCCTCGAAAAAGATCGGGTTCCGGGGGTACCCGGCCTCGTTCATCTTGTGGCCGTCGGCGGAGTTGGCCATTTCGATGTGCTCGCGCACCGGGTTTTCCCGGTCGGTGTGGAAGGTGCAGTGGCTCATCGAAATCTCGGTGCTTGCCGACTCTTCCCGCACGCTCACCCGGTCGGTGATCTTTTCGATTGTGCCGGTTGTCCACCCGAGCGCCGGGTGGTGGACCGCCGCCGGAAAGCCTGCCGCAAGGCTTGTGTTCAGCGGCAGGCTGACGCTAAAGACCCGGCTGCTTTTTCGCAGCATCGAGAGCTTGTAATTAGCCCAGATCGAATCGGCGGTCAGAGATTCGGTGTCCTCCTCGTAGTTGTTGAGGGCGTCTTTCCGGGCCTCCATCGCCTCCTGCACGACCTCGTTTGTCAGGGGCGTGAGGCTCGAAATAATGTCCTCGTTTGTCTGGATCGCGTCGCTTATATCCTGCTTAATTTCAGGAACGGCCCCGTCTGTCCCTAGCTTCGGAAAGGGAAACTTTCCGATGCTCGGCTGCACGCCTCGAAGCAGCTCCTCCATCGTGTAGAGGCTCAGCATGTGACTCGGGAGCGCGCTGTTTCCGTTTTGAATGGCGGACATCATGTCATTGAGCGCGGCGGCGGCCGTCTCCTCATGGGCGGCTCGCTTCTTTTCGATCGACTCGGAGAGCTCCTGAAACGAACCCGGCACGTCTTCCGCCTCTGCTTCCTGGACCCGCTCTCGGAACGACTCTTTCTCCGACTCGCTCATCACGTCGGGAATTTCGCCGCCGTCTTTGAGCTGGCTAATGAGATACGCGATCTTTCGGGGGGCGTAGGCCCGTTTGCTTGCAATTTCCTTTGCGGCGGGGGACCTGCCGGTCAGCTGGCTCAAGATGCCGAGTTCCCGCCGCATCATAAGGCGGGTCGGCGTTCCGGTAAAGCGCTCCTGCGCGCTTATGCTCTCGATTTGGTTGTCAAACAGAACGTTGCAGCGGGGCGGCGGGGCTTCCCGTATAGTTGGTTTGATGAGGTGGGTTGGGAGGGTCTCCGGCGCCGTTTTCATTGCGCCCGGGGGCCGCCCGTCAACGGTAGGCGCAGGGGCGGAGTACCCCTCTTCAATTTGCCGCTTTTCGAAGGTGTCGTAGTAGTCTCGCAGGTCCTCGTGGGTGAGGTCCGGCGACCGGAGCGCGTCGAGCGGGGAGGTGCCCGAGCGGTCCGGAATCGAGGCCCACCGCTGGGCGGCGCGGTGGTTTGCCTCTTTGATGTTTCCGTTCAGGATCGGCTCGATGGCGCCCTCCTTTTTCAAAAGTGCAATCGCGGCGTAGTCTTGTTCTTGCTTTGAAAAACCGCTTAGGTACTGGCCGTACTCCTCGCTCCGAACCTGGTCCCAAGTGGTCGCTGTTATTTGATACCGGCCCGCTGCGGAGGTTTTCTTCCCGTCTCCGCGGTCGGCGTAAACCCGGGGGTGGCGCATGAGACCAGTCATGTTTTGGAACTCTCGCCCGCCATAGAGCGTCTGGTACTGCTGTTCTTTCGAGTACCCGAGCCCGTTGAACTCCGCCTGCGCGATGGTGTCGAGGTAGGCCCGGACCCGCGGGTCTTTTCGGAGCTGAGGAAGGGACATGTCCGGGGTGGTGTCTGGAATCTCTCCGCTGCCTACAGTGAGCTTTTCTTTTTTCTTGTTTGGCTTAGACTGAGTCTCGCTTCGCTTTGGCTTCCGAAACGGAGCGCTCGGCAGGGTAACCATCTCGTGGAAGCTTTCCCGCAGCACAAGGCGCACCACGTCCATAAGCGTGGCGCTCGCGGGCAGCTCCCGGAAGCGGCGCCGAAAGAAGTCCAGTGTGTTGTCTTTCTGGAGCCACTTTGTGATCCGCTTGTTTTCGACGTACCCGATCCGGGAGTCGGTGCCGAGGGCGTTGTAGTTGCGGCGAAAAATTGGGCTGAGGCTCCCCATCGACCCCAAGATGGAGACAATCGCTTGCACCGGCCCCTCTTTTTCGATGAATTGGTCCAGAGCAAACTTGTAGGAGAAAAACCGGGAGCCGCCTTTGCTGCTTTTGTCGGCCATCTGGGCCCCGCGGGCCCCTTCGACCCCATCAAATATTTCCTCGTCCTCCGCCGAGGAGAGCCCGTAGAAAAAGTGGGCCTCCTTTTCGGAGACAAACCCCCGGTTCTGGTCTACGTCAAACCCCATGCTCGTTTCGTTCCAGTCCCCGTCGATGCCCTCACACCGAATCCGCGTGGCGAGCCGCCCCTTCGAGGAGCGGAGGGCCCGGTTTTTGACCCGCCCCTCCGCAAAAAGCGCCCAGGGCTCCTCCCCCTCCTTGACAAACGCGTGGACGACAGTGTCCGGCAGGACGCGAAACGCAGACGGGGTCGGCGGCAGCCGGACGGTAAACTCCAGCGGCGCCCCCACTTGCTGCGTGCGGGTAATGCCGTATGCGGGGATTCGGACCCCCTCGGCGTAGACGCGAAGGTCGTAGGACCGGTCTTCCATAAAGCTATTTTGTTGGGCGTATTAGCATATAACTTCTATGTGCCTTGAAGCCCCGCGATTTCGGACTGCTCGGCCTCCTCTTCCGGAGCGGCGGGCACGTCGGCGGCCAGCTCCCGGGAGGCGGGCGTGAACCGGAACGAGGCGCTTTCGATGTCGAAGCTCCGGACGTACATCGAAAACTGGAACCGGGCCATCGCCGGGTCCATCTTCTCGCTTTGCGTGGTGCTGAAGTTGAGGATATACCCCCGGAGCGACAGGTCCCCAATCCGGAACCGGACAAACTCGTTGTTGCGCATCATCTTGGTCGGGCGCAGTCGCTGGCGGTAAAACATCTCCATCGCCTTTCGCCACTGGGTTTCGCCGGTCCCGCTTCGCAGAATGCCATTGAACCCCCATATTTTCGGCTTCTCCCCGAAGGAGTGGGCAATTTCCGGGGCGTCCCCGAACGTCGACCGGACGGAGAACCGCTCTGCGTTTTTGAAGCTCGTGTTCGTGATAATAAACCGGTACTCTTGGAGGGGCGTCCCGTTTTGGGTCACCCGCTCGGAGCGAGGGACTTCCTTTCCGCCTCGCTGCTGCACCACGCTGCGGTAGATGTCGATGTGGGCCTGCGTGCCGCTTTTTCCGCCCCGCCCGCTCTCGACGGCCGAAAACAAGCGCTTGGCAAGCTGGTCCGAAACGCTCGTGTCCGGGGCCTCCGCCGCGGCCCGCTCCGCGTCGTCGCGGGTGGCGGCCGCGTCGATCTCGTTTGCCGGGCTGTCAAATAAGTTTTTTACTGCTCGGGTAACGCCTGCAAATGGCATATTCAGCTATATTTATCGAGTTACGCCCACCGGGCTTCAATGGGGCCGAAGTCTTGGATGGGCCGGTTTTTGTAGTCGCGGAGGTTTCCGTCTTCGTATCGGGCGCGAACCGGCGTGCCGCTTTCCGCGCCGGGCAGCTCGACAATAAGGGTGTCCTTGTTGCGCGGGTCCCGCACCACGTCCGGGCGGCGGGCGTCCCGGCCGACGCGGGCGGTGACCCCGTCGACTTGGTAGGTGCACAGGTCTGTCGAAAAGGTAAGGAGCCCCTCCGCCGCCGTTGATCCGCGGCCCTCCGACACGACAAACGACTCGGGGGCCGCCGGGCTGGGCTCCTCTTTCACCTCCCCGCACTCGAAGCTGTCGGCCCGCAAGCTGTATTCGCTCGTGTCTGCAACGCCGCCGTATTGAGGATTCTCTTCGTCTTGGCGGCGTTCCTGCCGCTCTAAAATTACGAAGCCTGACTGTACCACCGCCTGGTACACGTCGTCCTGCTCGGTGCCTTGGCGGGCGGGCTGGGGGGCCTGCATCTTTGGTTTCATCATGCCGAAAATGCCCCGGCGCCCCAGGTCCTTTCGTGCCAGGTCGATCAGGCGCCGCACCCGGTCGCCCAGCGCGTTGGCCTCGGCGGCCTCCTCCGCCGTGCAGATAAACATCACCTGCGCCTGGTCCGCGTAGACGTGCCGCCGGACCGCCTTTGTCCATTTGTTGAGGTTGTTGATCGAGCCCTCGTATTCGGAAATCGGGCCAATCCGTACCTCGATGCGGGGAAAGGACGCCTGGTCCTCGTTTGAAAGCGCGGACCGGACCCCAAGGCGACGCTCGCTTGGGTCTTCGCTGTAGGGAAACGTCTCGTGGCCCAGAAACGCGGCCCGGACCATTTCTATAAACGTCCGTTCGGCCTTTGCGCGGAGGCCATCGGTTAGGGGGGCGGTTGTGCCCTGGGCCGGGCCTAAATCGGGGTCAAATTGGCTATCAGTCATCGGGATCGGAAGGCGGGTGAGCCCGCCTGATCTCGCCTTTCCAGTCGTGGAGGCGAGCAGGGGGCACGGTCTGAAGCGAGCATGGAACGGCGTGTCCGTTTTCGGTGGCCCGCCATTCGGTTCGTTCGGTCACGATCGGGGCGGGCTTTCCATTGGTAAAAGCCCCGAATGGCAAGATTCCCCATTCCGTGTCCGGGGGCGTTGTTGCCGAAAACACGAGCGCGGCAGCGCCCGCATCGGCCATCGTTCCCCCGTCTTTGAGCCGCCCGAGCAGACGGGGCGGCGTTTCTTTCGTCCACACCCCCTCTAACACGCCGGAGGACCGCTGGAGAACGATCGGAGCAACGTCCATCTGCGCGCTGGCCTACTTCGTTTTTTGCTTGGGGCAGCTGCTTAAAACTCAAATTTTATTGGTACGGCGTGTCGACCCGAGGGGTGACCTGGACGGACGTGTGGTCGGTGTCGGACACGCCCCCGACGGTGACCGTCACGCGGAGCCGAAGCGTTTTAACGCGGACCGAGGGGCTCTCGTAGTCGAACACGTCGTTTTCGCGGTAGAGCGGGCCTTCGTATTCGGTGCGCCCGATTTCATCGTCGGGTCGGAGCCGCTCCAGCTCCGTCGTGTCCCCGAAGAGATTCGACCAGTCGACGGTCACCGACACCTGCGTCGTCGAAGTGCCGGGGACCACCGTTTTGTTGGTAATCGGAAGCGTGGTGCCGCCGACCCACCCAATGTTTTTGCTGTCGATGCTTCCCTTGTTGACCTCGTAGTTTATCGTAAGCGACTCGTCCCGGTGGACGATCACCTGCGAGGGGCCGGTAATCTCGACGTTCTTCTGTGCCGCTTCCCCAATGGAGGTCACCCGTATTACCGGGTAGACGCTTCCTCCGATTTCAACCTCTCGGCTCATCACGATACCGGTAGCTGTCAGGTCCGTCCCAGCTGGGACTGACACCGACCCGCTTTGGTCGACCAGGTATTCGGTTCCACCGTGGCTTACGACAACGCGCTCGTTGTCGGTTTCGCCGGTCACGTAGCGGTCGACGGTAAGGGCCCCGTCGCCGTTTCCGGAAAAGTCCCGCGCCTTCTTGTAGCGAGCAACATAAACGACGCTCCCGGACCCGCTGTCTTTGACCTGGGTACGCCCCTGGATGTGCGTTCCCCCCGGTCCGGCGGCGGGCTCGCGGCGCTCCCCGCTGATCGCCTGGGTGTTCGGCGGAAGCGACGACCGGTTTTTCTCAAACGTGTTTGCCCGCCGGCGCCACTCGTCAAAAATGTAGTTGTCTCCGCTTTCGCCAGTGGCCTCGATGGGGGCCTGCACGTCAAGGTCCGCCCCTTCGACCAGACCCCGAGAGAACGGCGGCTTGCGGCGCGCTGAGTCCGGCGGGGTGTTGTACCCAAGCTCCGGGGGCGCGCCCGCAAGGTCTGCCTCGTTTCCGTCGGCGGCGGCATCTACGATAAACCGGCTCTCGATGCGGTCGACTCGGGACTGGCTTTGCGGGTCGGACTGGACGGTGAAGGTGTGGCGCCCGAACTCGATGGTTTCGGACTTCATCCAGGCCTTCGCCCCGCTTTCGTTGAGGTCGCAGACGTAGGGCTGGTTCTCCGCGCCGTTGTAGTAGTAGTCTCCCACCGAGGCGCCTCCGACCGGCGGGGCGCTTTCGAAGCGGCCCCGGTTTTTGAGAACAAGCCCTTTTCCGTCGTGCAGGTCCCCGCCGGCAAGGCTTGAGGGGTAAAACACGTATTCAATCGCGAAGCTCGTTTCGATCCACAGGTTTGTCGCCCGGCTCGGGACGAGCACCTCAACGCCGTTGTTCGTGTGCTGAAGCGCGTAGTAGTAGGGGTCCCCGACCTGATTGCCAAACCGGGAGGCACCCTTGTAGGCAATCTGCGGCACAAGCCGCTCTTCCGGCAGCCGGCGGATCCGGATGTCCAAGACGTCGGACGGCACCATCTTTTTGGCCCGAAGCTGAAGCGCCCGGACCTCCTCGGTTTCTTCGACCGGGTGCTGCGGCGCGCTTGGGTCGCTGGCCATCTCGAAATTCGCGTCCAGCCCGTACCCGTCCAGCGCCTCGTCGGAGGCCGCGGCCCAGGGCTCCTCGAAAATCCCGGACTTTGCGTCGGAAGACTCTTTTTTCGGCCAGCGCTTCGGAAACGGCCCATAGGGGGTTGGCTCCTGGGCCTCCCCGACCCGGGAGTCGTAGCGCCAGTAAGAGGCAGTGTTGCCGTAGGTCGTGCTTTCGGTAATCGAAGAGACGCGCTCTTCTTTAAACGAAAGCACGTTGGGGCCGACCACCGAGGGCTGGCTCTGTTCGTACCGGACGGCGAAGAAGTCCGACCCCCGCGCCCCGGCGTTAAACTCCAGCGTCACGACCGGCGCCTCCTCCTTCGACAGCTGCTCGATATTGGGGAGGTTTTTGATCGCGACTTGCGGGTCGCCCTGCCCAACAAGCACCTTAAAGTTCGCCTCTTCGGTAATCTCTTCTCGGGTGGAGTTTTCGTCGCTCTCGCCCGGCGGGGTGTAGCGCATAAACACCTTCTGCACGCTCCCCAGATTCCGGCCGGAAAAGCGGGTCACGCCCGGCTGCCTCGGCACGTCGAATGGACCGCTCACCTTCGGCGGCGTGCCGTAGAGAGACGCCTGGTCGATAATCTTTCGGATCTCGTTCAGGCGGTTTTCCAGGTACTCGTTGAACGTTTCCGGATCGATGGTCTCCATCATCTCCTGGTACCCGGAGTAGATGTCGTTGATCGCCCGGTGGAGGTCAAACCCAAGCTGCGCGTTGAACTTGTCCCGCAGCTCCTTAGTGCGAAGGGTCGTTTTCTCTCCGTTTTGCCCGTCTTCCCCGACCGGCTGTACGGTTACCCGGTAGTCGGTCCCGCCCTTGATGCCGTTTAGATTGACGTTCATGGTGTCCCCCTGAAACGAGCCGCGGCTTACGTCGACCTGGATCCAGTACCCTTCGTTGTCGCTGTACGGGAAGGTCTGAATCGGGTCTCCATTTTCGTCGGTAAGGCTGCTTGCCTGGTCGGCCCGCATCTTTGGCTCGTAGCGCCAGTACCCGTTGTTTTCCGCGTTGCTGTCGCTCGCGACGTGGACGACGTCGTTTTCTTTCAGTGGGCGATCGCTGTCGGTCGTAACGTCGAGGCGGCCCATGTTGTGAGACAGGTTCGTCAGGTCCTGCTTCTCCGAGACGCTGCCCCGGTAGCGGTCGCTCATAAGATCAATCCAGGTCAGCTCCCGCATCAGCTCGGTCGTCGATCGGTACACCACCGTTTCCCGCTCGGTTTGCCAGCCCTCTCCGGTAAGCATTTCGACGGCCAGCTTGTACCCGACGGTCATTGACTGCTTCGTCTCGCTTCGGGTGCGGGACTGCGGCGTGATTTCGATCCGGAGGTTGACCTCCTGCTCCTGGATTCGCTTTAGCTCCTCCCGGATCCGGTCGATGTACCGGTCGAGGTCCTCCTGGTTGACCTTTGGCTCCCCCCGCTGATCGACCTCGATGTTGTTGAACGGGTTTGCCGGGATCGTGTCGCCGTCCTCTTCGGTGGCCGGCTCGACCTGCTCGCCGGAGAGGTCAATGGAGGCGGGGGCCCGCGGGGCGATCAGCTCCGGAATTTCGACGCTGTGGGTCGTGGTGGCGCGGGCGTCTTGGCTTTTGCTTTGAATAATGACGTTCCACGCGCCGGGCTCAAGGCTCAGCTGCCCGACCGGCGCCCGCGAGTCGCTCTCGACGGCGAAGTCCTTGCTTCCCTTTCCTTTGCGGAACCACTTGAGGCTCGGCTCCGCGACGACTTGAAACTCCTCGGCCCCGTTTGTAATCGCGGCGTTCGGGTCCTCGGTCGCGCTGCTTTCAATCTCTGTCTTCAAGGAAACGGTGTTGGGCCCGGGGAACCCTTCGATCGGATAGAGGTCCCCGTCAAACCGGAGCTGAAGCGGCACGTCCGGGCTTTGGTAATTGATGGACCCGAAGTTCTGCTCGGTGCGGATCTCCACGCTTTTCGGGCCGGTCTTTGTCGCCAAAACCCCGTAGAGGTTCCACTCCACCTCTACAACCCGCGCCGGGTCCGGCCGGATCTCCAGCTCCGCGTCGATTGTGTTCATGTCCCGCAGGGTTTTCCGGACGGCCGGCTCGTTTCGGGTCCGGACAAAGACCGGCTCAGCCGCCTCTTTCAGCCGGGTCACGACCCGCTCGCCGTTTAGCATCTGGTCGTCAAACAGGGCGTGGATGTCCTCGACGATGCCGTCTCGGCCAAACACTTCCTCGACGTCGCCGACCAGGGCCGGGTCCACCATTTTCTCCCGGAGCGTCTGGTCGGCCCGGAGGCGGGCGGCGTGGCTCGCCCGCACGTCCTCAACGTACGGCTCTCCGAGCCCGCTTGGCGTCACGCGGCCGACCGGCACGCCCTCTTCGATGGCCGGGGCCGACTCCGTTAGGATAAGCCTGTATCCGGGGACGACTCGAAGCTCGACCTCTCCGTTTCCGTAGGGCACAATGTCAACGGGGGTGTCTCGCGTCTCCTCGTACATCAAGCTGAGGTAGGCGTCCTCGCTTGTAGAAAAAAGCGGCTCAGACCACTCTCCGTCCTTGCGGATCCGGACCTCACCGCCGCTTTGAAACCGCTCGCGGTCTACCACGAGAGAGGTGGTCGACTGGACGCGCACGACGCCCTTGCCAACGACGGCAAAGCCGGGGCGCACCGCGAGCTCGACGCCGCTATCGACGTTGGCCTCGCTGGCCTGTGGCTCTAGCTCGTCGGTATGCGGGGCCGTCACGCCTCTTTTTTCAAAAAGCGCGTCGGCAAGGGCTTGCAGGTTTTCGTTGGCGTACCGCTGGCTGAGCTCGGCAATCTCGTACGGGTGGCCCATGACCACCCCGTCTTCAATGTTTAGCTTTTTTATCATCGGTAGGTTAGGTTAAGTGTGGCGCGCCTGCCAAGAGCTAAAAATCAGAGAGCTAAAAATCAGAGAGCTAAAAATTAGAGAGGTCAACTTCCTTTGTCGTCGTGTTCACGGCGCCGGAGCTGTCTTTCACCCCGAGCCGAACGGTAAATTTCGTGCTCCGGCTCCCCCGCGACCCGCTTCGAAAGCGGTTGAACGTTTTGGTTTTTTGGGCAGCGTCCTTGTTGTATTCGGTATTCCATTTGCCGTCGTTGATCCAGTCCCACCGGTACTTCAGGTCGTCACCGTCGGGGTGGGAGCTTTCCGATGCGTCAAATTTAATTGTAGAGCGCTCCCGCCCGTCTCGGTTCCGGTTGATTGTGGTCGACACGCTGGCGGTCGGGAAGGTTACGTCGGTGGTCTCGCTGTATACGTCCCGGTCGGCCTCCGGCACCTCCGGATTTGTGGTGCGGCCCTCAAACGTGACGGTTTTCGTGCCCCCGCTATTGACGGCCCGCTCAAAGACGCTTACGCTTTGCCACCCGGTAAAGCCGTTTCCGTCGTGCCAGTCAACGCGAAACTCCCATTTGTACCCCTCGGGGGAGAAGTTCGCCCCCGGGGTTACGACCCGGATCTTCTGGCCGGGCGTCAAAATATCGGGGGCTTTTCCGGGGGACTCCTCTCCTCCGTTTTCGCTTACGAGAAGCGTGTTTGCCGTATCGGTGTCGACCGAATCGTTTTCGTCTCGGGCCTCCGCCTCGACGCGAACCTCGTTGATCGTGACGTTTTCATTTTCGCTTGGCGGGCGGTTTAGGTCCCGCTGCGGGCCGCCCCACGCGGTCCACTCCCCAAAATCGCGCTCCCCGTTTGCAACCCGAAAGCGGTACTCAAGCCCTCCGCTTGCGGTGGTGGAGCTTCCGGAGGCGTCGACGCTGAGGGTGCTCGTGCTTGCGGTATAGTAAAACGAGGATATTGTGGCGGTAACGAAGGACACCGACACGCCTACGTTGGTCGTCGCCCCCAGGGCAGTTTGCGCCTCGACGTTAATGGGCTGGGAGGCGCTGGTGTCGCTGTAGTTATAAGAAATCTCTTTGCTGGTTGTCGGCCCGGCGTCCAAGGACCCGTCGCCGGTCCAGTCGACCGAGTAGCTGAACTCGACGCCCTCGACGTCGGGCGGGTCGATTTGCAGGGTCGCGACGCTTCCCCGGGCTTTCACCGACGCGTTCGCGTCGTCGAAATTCGGAAAGTAGATTTCCTTGGTGCCCTCGTCTTTCGCCTCCCGGCCGTCCCGGACCTCCAGGGCTACCTGGTAGAACCGCCCTGGCGTGCCGTCGGGCAAGGAAAACTGCTTTTCGGCCGTGGGGCTCTCCTTCCAGCTTAGCTTCGCCCAACCGCTTGTAAGCTCTCCGTCGAGCCCGACCGGCGGGGTGCCTTCTGGCACGCTTGTCGTGGTCTTGTAGATCGTCTCTGTTTCCGGGTAGTACACCCGCGCCCCGCTCTCGTAGCCGGAGCTGCTTGACCAGGTCTGAAAGGCCATCCGGTACTCCAGGGGGAACGACGGGTTGCGGACGCTTTCCGACCCGTCTAGCGTGGCGGTTTTGTCCTCGAACGTAACCCGCGGAATTGCCTTCGGCAAAATAATTGTGTCGGTCGCCTCGTCGGTCGCGTCGACCTCGTCGACCGCCTGAACGCGAATGGTCTTCGTGCCGCCGTCTTCAAAAACGTGTTCGATGGTCTCCTGCTCTCCAAGGGCCGTGTTCCAGGCCCCGTCCTCGCTCCAGTCGAACCGGTAGCGGTTGTCCAGCCCGTTGGGGTGACCGCTCTCCGAGGCGCTGATCTGGACCCGCTTTCCGCCGAGGGCCTCGGTCTTGAGGCGGGCGTTGGGGGCCTTAAATTCCTCAAGCGGGACCTCCTCGGGGCTTTTCTTCTCGACGATGGACTCGGCCTCCCCCTCCAAGGGGTCGATTTTGCTGTCGGCCTTGTCGTAAAACCGGACGATGTCTTTGCTGGCCGGCTTGGCAGACTGCTCGGCAAGGGTCGAAAACCGCTCCCCCAGATTGGGGTGCGCTTCAAACCCTCCTCCCGACGGCTGGGCCGGCTGGTCGGTTTCTGCGGTGTGGACCGACCGCCCCATCTCGTCGATAAAGGAGATCTCGATGCGCCGTTTGTGCGAGGAGGAGTACCGCCCGAGATCCACGATGCCGGACTTCACGTCTGAGTCCGGGTCGCTTTGAAGCATCCACCGCAGGGTCGCGGCCGAAAACGGCCGGAAGGTCGGCTCGTTGTAGCGCCACTCCCCGCTCGACCGGGTGGCCACGCGGTGGCGAAGCCCCAGAAGCACGGCGTCGCTGTCGGGGTGGGGCACCTCCACGTTTGCCACGAGCGTGTTCATCGTGCGGTTGAGGCCCCGCTCGGTGCCGGGGTTCCCGACCGGGGACCCGTCGCGGTACCCGGTGCCTTTGACCCGCCCGGTGTCTGGGCGAGAAACGGTCACCTCCAGGCTGTCGGACTGGCGGGCGGACTGGTCCTGGCGCCGGGCCTTGACCACGATTTCGTGCGGGCCGGGCATCGCCTCTGCGCTCAGCACCGGGGTCGGCCGCCCGGTCGTCGTGTTTTCCGCCCGGTCTTTCGCCCGCTCCCTGCTTCCGGACTCCGGGTCCGAGATCATAAGCAGCCGAGAGGCGCCGTTGTAAATGGCCCCGTTTTGCGGGCCGCTAAAGCGAAGGTCCGTCCCCAGCTCCAAGACGCTTCCCTCGATGTCGACAATGGGGTAGTCGGTTCCGTCGACGTCGAGATAGTAGGTGTGAGCGCCGACCGCCTCCCGAAGGGCCTCCACCGCCGTCTGGTCGGAGTCTCCCCCTTGCGGGCCTGCAACACGCTTGACGCGGACGCTGCGCCGCCCCGACGGGGTGACGTACACGCCGGGCCACCCGACCGTCACAATGAGGCGGGCCTTCGGCGCCGGGCGGATTTCGGGCCGCTCGTTTCCCTCCTCGATCAGCCCCTCCAAGCGCTCGCGGATGGCCGGTTCCGTGGCGTAACGAACCGCGCCGATCGGGGCCATCTCCTGGTCGACGGTTTGAACTTCCCTGCCGCCGAGCTTGCCCTCGCTGAAAAGAAGATCGATCTCCTGCGGGAGCGACCCGCGGTCGAAGGCCCGCTCGACCCGCTCGACGAGCCCCGGGTTGATGATTCGGGGCCGCAGGTGATGCAAGCGCGGGCGGGGCGCGGCGGGCTGTCGGAGGTTTTGGGTCGGCATGCGCCGATGCGGTTTAGCAGGCCGCCCGTCCGGGCAGCCGGGAACAACACGTTAACAAACTAACGGGCCGGGCGCGGGCCGTTGACGCCCAGCGGTCTTTCGGCCTTCTTTTTGGCCGCAGGATTTGCGGCCCTGTCGACAAAAAAAAGACCCCACCCCCTTTAGAGAGGGGCGGGGCCTAGGCGCCAGTCCCAGCTGGGACTCAGCTGAGCTTAAGCCTGCGCCGCTTCGGCGGGCTCGTCCGCCTCGCCGTTCTCTGCGGCATCCGACGTCTGATCCTCTTCATCTTCTTGGAGGGCGGCAATCGTCTCCTCCGCCGCCTCAATAACCTGGTCGCGGCTTTCGTTTTGGATGATTGCCCTCACGAGAGAGGGCCGGGCGTTTTCGAGGCCCTGAACACTGACGATTATACTTCTCGCCACAGACTCGTCCAGAGCGCGGCTCCGAATATCCCAAAGCTCGGGAATCTCTCTCAAGTCGCCAATCCGAGACATAATCGCGTTCTCCAGCGACTGGATTGGCTCGTACCCACTGCCCAGCTCATCGACGTCTTCAACGCCGACCGCGTCGGCGATTTGCTCCATCGCCAATCGGGTTTTTCTCTGCTCTCTTCGAAGAATGCGCTGGGCTTCCTCCGAGTCTACCTCATCCTGCACGTACGGCAGGTCAATTTCGACCTGCTCTTTCGGACGCATAATCCCGTGCAGCTTCTTGCCAGCAGCGGTGCCGCCGGTTATACCCGCAGCAAGGCACAGCCCTTCGACAGTGTCGTCGCTCAGGCCTTCGGTGGCAGCGTCAAGCTGCCCCAATATTACGTTTTCGGAGCCCTTGCTCTGAAGGGCATCTCGCAGAGCTAAACCTGCTCCTGCGCCGAACAAGGTTGAGCCGAGGAACGTGGCGTGTGCTGAATAGCGCCGTACTGTCCGGCGGAATTCTTCTTGGTCGTCAGGGGTAAGAAAATTCTTCGTTGAGTTCCAGGCGTTCTGAATTGAATTTAGCATGGTAGGCACCATGGCTCTTTATTTATGTAGAGTGAAAGCAACAGACACACACCGCCCGTTGCATAACTATGGTGCCGACTTGCCTGCTATATTTGCACGGTTTACCGGAGGCGGCTGGGCACCCCCATCGTACGGTGGGTTTTGGAAGGTAGACCTGTTTCTTGCGCGCCGTTTTGTTTTGGGGCTTGGCCTCCTTTGGAGCGGCCGTTTTCTTTTGCGGCGCATTCTGCAATTCCGCTTCCCGCAGCCCCGTCTCCCAAAGGCGGAAGGTCGTGCTCGTTTACCGACCCGCGAGCGAGAGCGCGGAGAAATGACGCGTTGGCGTCACCTTTCATGAGATAGGCCTGGACCATCCCCTCGATGGTCTGCTCGATCTGGTCGACTATTGTGCGCTCCAAGGCGTCGTTTTCCGGAACCAGCGCCTCGATCTGCCGCTGAAGCGGGGCAAGCTGGAGGTGGCACATCTCGTGCAGAAGCGCCTCCGTGCGCCTCGGTCGCGAGAGGCCTGCCGCCGGCGGAGCGGCCCAAATGACCGCCCGGCGGTACCGGGTAATTGGGCGGCACTCAAACGGGCGCTCCACCCCCAGCTCCGGGTCTTCGGTCGGCGCCTCGCGCCAAGAGATAAGCAGCTCGGTGCACCAGTGGGGGATGATGTTGATGTGCTTCCGGATCACCGGGCGGATCTGCCGAAGCAGAAATGGAGGGATGTCTTCTTCAAACCCGACCTTTCGCTGGCCGTTTGTCGCCGGGTCTTGGCCGTGAGAACTGAGCTTCCGGAACATCTCTCCGCACTGGCTAAAGCCGTAAAACTCCATTGGCCGACTAAATTGGTGCACTTAAAGACAAGCAAAGTAGCGAACGGGCTTCTTTTAGACCAGCTTTATAGAAATGTTTTTGTCTATCGCCCAAATAAAAAGTGAATGCTGAACTTATTCGTTACTTCATGCCACGTGCCGAAAAAGAAGCGCCCGCCCGCTTTCCGGCGGGGTCGGGCTCGCCCAGATCCTTGTTTTGTAGGCCCGCTCGACAAGGCGGGATTGGGAGCGGTCCCGGCCCGCGTAGATTGCCCGCTCTTTCGACCCGGACGCAAACCGCGTCGCGTACGCCGTGAGGCGCCCCGCCGACAGGCTCGCCCGAAACGCCGTTGGCGACTGCAAAACAAGAGCCTGGCCGTCCTCGCTCGTGCCCCGCCCGCTGGTCACGTGCACAAACGCGGTTCCGTCTGGAAGGGGGACAGCGCCTCCTGCAAAGCCGTGCCGTTTCCGGGTTACAACCGGCCGGGCAACCATGCTGGTGCCACCGAGGCCGATCTCCAGGTTGGGGCCCTCGTCCTGGTAGCCAATTCGCCCGCTTGGGGCGAGCACGACGCGCCAGGGGCTCCACCCGCTTCCGCTTACAGGCTGATCCCCGCTTGCCCACGTCGTTTTTTGGTCCCCGCTCCCCGTCGTTAGCGCGGCGGAGACGGTCCCGCTTCCTTTCGCGGCCCCGAACACGACCAGCGCCGCGTCGCTTCGAACCGACTCTGTAGAGAGAGGGGCCTTCACTTCATTGGAGGCGACATAGTACTCCGCCGTTACGCTCGCCTGCGTCTCTGTTTTCACGTTAGACACCGACACGTCTCTCCCGCTCTGGTAGGGGTAAGGCCACCGGTTTGCCCGCAGAAACGCCCCGACGCGGGGGTTCTTGCGGGCAGGGGGGGCTTGGCCTATTGGCTCGACGCGCCCGTTTCGGTAGGCCTTATACGCGTGCTCTGGGCCGGAGAGCTCGACGTACTCTTTTTCGGATACTCCGGTGCTTCCGGCCGAAAACGGGCCGCCCGCGGCCATGAGGTCCTCCCCGCTGCCTGGAACGCGCCCGGACACCGACGCCCCGACCAAATCGGCCCGCGCCTCCGTCAGGCGAAGGAGCCCGGGAAGCTCCGCGCCATTGAAAATAATGTCTTCTTCTGGCTTCTCGAACTGTCGGATCATGAGGCGGATTGCATCGAAATGGTAGCCGGCGCGCCCGGCGGCAGGGACCGCTTAATTTCCTCTCGGATGCGGCGTTTCGGGGCGCCGCGCTCGTAGGGACTGTCTAGCTGAATCGACCAGTTTTTCGCGCCGGTGGCCCGCCCCTCTACAGGCACGAGGTAGGCGACGTCCTCCCCGCCCATCGGCGGGACCTCCCCGACGACCGACGTTACCGTGCCCGGCGACTCGACCCGAAGGGTGCGGTCGAAGTCTTGGGTCAAAACGCGGAGCTCCGCCACTTGGCCGGCGGAAAGCCCAGGCGGGTCGTGAAACTGGATTTCGTTGTCGGCGGGAACCGTATCTTTGACCTCGACTGGCGCCCCCGCCGAGCGGCCGCTTCCGCCGGGGGAGCCGACCGACGCCTCCGTAATGCAAAGCGGCTCGAAGCGCTCGACCGACGTGCCGGGCGCTTTGAGCGGGAGGGACCCCATTACGCTCAGGTCTTCTTCGACCACCGAATAGGCCCCGCCCAGCGACGCGTCCTCCGGCACAAAAGAGCCGTACTCGGTTCCGCCCTCATCTTCGATTACCGCAAGCCCCACGCCGCCTTTCCGGCGGTAATCGGTAATTATCCCGCCCCCGTAGGCAAAGGGGACGCCCAAAAGCGCCTGCCCAAGGCGAAGAATTGTCTTCGGGCGCGCCCCCTCTTGGCGGGCCTTCTCGACAAGTTCGGTCACGTAGCTGAGGTGCGGCGGCGGGTACTTTGGGAAGTGCTCGGCCCGAAGCCCGTGGGACTGGCTTAGGTGGTTTTCCACGTAGGGGTTCGCGAAGCGCATCTCGACAACCCAGGCGCCCCCGTCGTACCCAGTGTAGTTCCCAATTGGGTTTAGCGTGCCGCCGTCGCTGTCGTACTGAAACGGAATCTGCCCGCCCTCGACGGTTTCTTGCACGGAAACGACCCGGTAGGGCGCGGGGGTTAGGTCTGCCTCCCCGCCGGAAAAGTCCACCCGGACCCAGGACTCGGAAAAGAAGGGAATCGCCTCCCCGGGCGTAAGCGACGAGAAAAGCGTAGAGAGGCGAAGAGTCGCGTCGATGCCCAATACCTTGACTCCTTCCCGGATGGCCTCCAGGCGGCGCAGTGTTTCCTCGGTTGCGGCCTGCTGGTAGGCGTCCGACACGATCGAGCCGGTATCGATGCCGTCCCCCCGGACTTGCCGAAGGCGGCGGTCTTCGTCCAAGACGTGAAGCTGTGCAGACATAAAGGCCCTTCGGTGTTAGTGGGCGGCGATGTCCCCGAACTGCTCCTGCGCTTTTTTCTCTTCTTGGCGCTCTTTGAGAATTTCGGGGTCGAGCTGGAAGTGCTCCGACCAGTCCACGTCTCGGAGGGAGCGGAGGTACTCCGCCTGCTTTTGCTGGCGGGTTTCGTCTCGCCCCTTGTGGCCGGGCAGAAGCATTTCAAAGACTGTTTCGAGGGTGTCCTCAGGGCTTTCCAGCTCGGAGGCCCCGCCGGCGAACGCCGCCTTCTTGTACTCGATCTGCCGGCACCGCTGCTCGTGAAAAAGAAGCGCCACCTCCCGAATCGTGCCCGGATGCACCTCGATGTCGTAAAGCCCCCGCTTCATGAGGCTAAGCCGGTGCCAGCGAAGGGGGGCCGTTAAAAATTTGCGATGCTCCGGTTGGTGGCGTCTTTCACCCGCTCGCGGAAGGCGTTGACCCGCTCCCCGATTGCATCTAAAACCGGCGTCGGCACCTCCATGCACTCCCGAAACCGCGCTTTCAGGGCGTCGGTGCTGGAAAAAGACTCCCCTGGCGCTGCGCCCGGCATCTGCTCCCCCCGGAAATACGAAAGATGCTGGCTTACCAGCATCGGCCCCCGCACCGCTTGCGTGATCGGCTCGTCCTCCCCTAAGGTGTCCTGCAAGACGCGCACGACGTTGTGCGTGACGTTCGGGTCGGCGGTCCGGAGGCGAAAGGACGTGGCCCCGAGCTCAAACTCCCGCTCGTAGTGGCCCTCCATGATGAGCCCGTCTAGGATCTTTTCATCTAGCTCGTTGGGCTCCCGCTCCTCCCCTTCTTTCATCTCCTCCATGATCTCGCGGGGGGTAAAGCCCGCGTCGGTCTCGGCGATCCGGTAGGTGTCGGCAAACGCCTCCAGGGAGCTGAGGTCCGTTTCCGGGCCCTGCGGGCCCCCGTCCTCCTGTTCAGGTTCGCCCTGAACAGACTCTTCCTCGCCGTCGGCAGCGCCGCTGGCGGTTTCGCCGGAGGCGCTTTGGGGGCCCTCCCCGTCGTACTCGTCAAGCGGATTGGGGGGCTCGCCAAACGAGCCGCTGTTTTCATCGGGAGGTCCAAGTTCGGGCATCTGCTAAAAGAGGTCTATTTCAGGTTTGCTGTGAGATCGCCGTGTCTGCCGGGCCGTTACTGCGGCTGGACGGGAAGCATCTGGTCGAAGAGCAGCTGCACCCCCTCCCCGATAAACGGGCTGTTGGAGGACACCTGCATGTTGTGCGAGACGATAAACGTTCGCTCGAAGAACACGACGCCGACCGGCTCGTCCTCCAGGTCGCGAAAGACGGCAAACAGGCCGACCGGCTTCGAGAAGAGGCTCGACCCGAGGTTGATCATAAAGTCGCCGTAGCCCGGCTTGTCGCGGCGCTCGAAGTCCTCGACCGCCTGGCCCTCCTGCCCGAGCTGCGGGGAGAGGACGTTCAAGAGGCTCTCTCCGTCGAAGAGGACCCGGCTGATGTTCATCGAGTCGTTCGTCCGGCTGGAGGAGATGGTGTAGCGCTGGTTCGACCCGACCTCGTGGACCTGGACGACTTGCCGCTGCTGATTAAACGACATGTCCTGGGTCAGCGCCACGGCGCGGGCTTGCTGAAGCGCGCTTGGGTTGTAGGTCGGCTCCGGGCTGATCAAAAGCAGCGTCGACTCGCTGGTGACGAAGTCCTGGCCCGCGACGTCGGTCGCGAGCTTGTTGCCGCGAAAGTCCCAGTCTTGGTAGTTGGTTGGCATGCTCAAAAAGGGTCAAAGTGGCCGCCTATGCGGCGGCGAAAGGCATCAATGGGTTGAGGCAGCGCAGGGCGCTCGAAGCGCAGGGTGCTACGTAACGATCGTGGCCTCGACCTCCCCGCGGTTGTACGGGTAGAGGTGGCGAGCGGTCACTTCGTAGATCACGGTGTCCGGGTTCTCCTCGCTCTGCCGCACGTCCTCGACCGAGACGTTCTGGTAGCGGTAGTGCTCGGACTGGGGATCCGACAGGGTCGTCGCGATCTCCGAGGCCTGAAGCCCCAGCAGGTCGAGGGTCCGGCCGCTGATCCGGAAGTCGCGGAGGCCCTCGCTCAATTCGTTCCGGAAGAACCGGGAGAGGTAGTCCCGCTCCACAACCAGAATGGCCTCCATGCGCTCCACGGCCGAGGCGTCGGTCGTGACCGTCCGGAGCGTGTTGACCGGCTCGCCGTCGCGGTCGTTGGCTAGGATGGTCCACCCGGCGGACACAATCTCCTCCAGCTCACTCGGGGTAAAGAAGCCGGAGCTCCGGAAGACCTGTTCCGTCGAGTCTCGGAGCTGGAAAAACGGCTCGACGCCGGGGGCGGCGCCGGCCGGCTCTTCCCCGGTGCGGCAAAACTCCGCCGCAAGCTGGGCGGCGGCGTAGTGGCTCGGAACGTCGATCCCCGCGTCCATATCGCCAACGAAGTTCGGCATGACCAGCACCACGCGCTCGTTTTCGATCGAACGGGCCTTTGCCTTGTGCAGGTCAATAAATTCGGTCCGCTCGGTGGCCGGGTCGATAACGCGAATGGCCTGCCAGGGGCGACTGTCTACCGGGTTGGCGCCGCCGGCATCGACCTCAATCACGTTTTCGTGCTGGGGGATCGGAAGCGCCTGAATCGTGGCCTCAACGGTCGAGCCGTCGTCGGCCTGAAACTCAATTCGGTCGTCGCTCTCCAGGGCGCGGGTCGGCGGGGAGATTGCGCTCTCCTCCAGCCCGATCAAAAAGAGGCCGTTGAAGCTAACCGAATAGCTGGTGCCCCCGAGCGTGACCGTCTCGGCGGTCCCGCTTCCCGAGGGCACGAGCCCCTGGACGTAATACGTCCCGTCGGCGGTTTTCACGATCGTGTATCCGCCGCGCTCGATCGTGTCGCCGGCCGCCTTGTTGGAGAAGGAGTCGGCCAGGTCGGTGCTCGTGTCGTCCGTGATCGGATACCACGGGGTAAAGCCCCGCCCGCGGCGCACGACGTCTTCTCCGTCGATTCGGGGCGCGAGCACGGTGAGGCGCTCTTGGTTCCCCCCGGTCGGGTTGCTCATTCGGTTGACGTGGTTTTCGACCAGGGAGTGCACCAGCTCGTTGGGCGTGAGCGGCACGACCGTGTAGACGTCCTCTGTCTCCAGGAACTGAAGCACCTCCGAATACGCCCCGGTTACGTTTTGGACCTGGGCGCTGTACTGCCCCTGCCCGCCGTCGGTTGGGTTCGTGACCGCGACGCCCGCGGCCGCCAGCCCGGAGTACTCCATCGACTGGTACATCGCGTAGCCAAGCGGGTTGGCCGGCCCGATGCCCGCCTCGCTAAAGAGGCTGGTCAGCTCCTCAAACGATGAAGCGGTGAGAAGCTCCCGCTCGGTTCCGGCGTACTTGTCGTGCCGGGCGCGGTAGGAGACGTACAGGGCGCCGCTAAACGGGAAGGCGCCCCCGATGTCGAAGTCGCTGGCTGTGACGTTCATCTCGGAGGTCACGTCCTGCTGGGTCCCGTCTTCGGCCACGAGGGTAAAGGTCGGCGCAAACCGGGAGGTGGTGTCCACCGACAGCTTTTGCGACGGGTCGTTTTCGGAGCTGGGCAGCCCCGGGTACGGCCACGGGCCGGTGTCGCCCGGCGAAACGTTGGCCACAAACTCTTCCTGAGCGACGTGGTAGTGCTCCCCAATGACGCACGGCGTAAGCGCGGGGCTCGTGACCGTAGGCGTCGGCTCCGGGATGTCTACCGAGACAAATACGTCGGGAATTGCAAGGCTCATAAAGTCGTGTAGTCGAGGTAGCCGGGGGGCCGGCGTATCGGTAGGTGCAAGTGGCCGCCGTGAAGACGGCATTGAAAAGGTAGTGGCTACATTTCCACTACCGGTGTTCCCCGCCCTGTGTCCTTATAAAGAAGACTGTGCCACAAAAGGGCTACGTGCCGCCCAGCCAGGCAAACACGCCCAGCACGCGGACGACCCCGTAGGCGCACTGGCGGAGCCACTTCGGGTCTTCCGGGTCCGCGGCAATCGCCGCGTCGGCCACGACCCGCGGCACCGCGTCTTCGGGGCGGTCTTCGATTTCGTCGTAGAGGTAGTCGTGCAGGGCCATCGCCCGGTGGAGGGCGTAGGGCCGCCCGAGAAGCGAAAGAATCAAGATCGTCTCCGACCACACGCCCGGCTTGCACCGGTAGCCCTCCGGAATCGTGCGCCGGTAGGTCACGCCCTGATACGTCCACGCGACGGTCGTCTCCTCGTCTACGACTAGGTACTTTCGGTCGTCGGAAATGCGAAACGAGAGGCCTAGCTTTGAGGGCATTTGAAGAAGCCTAGACGGTTTTAATCAGAGGACTCCGCGTCCTCAAGGGCGCGCCGTACGGTAACCCGGTCTTCGTTTTCGAAAAACCCGTCCGGCCACACCCCGCTTCCGTATTCCCCGATGAGCTTCCGGAGCGGCTTGGCGTTCATGTCGCTGGAGGTCTCGACACCGTCTTCAACCGCGCCCATTTCCTGAAGGGTAGCTAAGATGTTTTCTTGCTCGGCGCCGCCCTCTTCCGAGGCCTCTTCCGCCGAAGCGTTTTCGGCGCCGGCGCTTTCAGTAGAGGCGCCCTGGCTCTCGTCTTCTTCGGTCGCCGTTTCCTCGGCATCAGACTTTTCAATGTCAGTATCCTCGGCATCAGTCTCCTCGGTAGCAGCCTCTTCAGTAACAGCTTCCTCAGTAGCACCCTCTTCAGAAACCGCCTCTTCCTCGCCCTGACTTGTTTCGGGGGCCGTTTCTACAAGGCCAAGCACCTCTTCTTTCTTTCGGACCCGGCCGTCTACGTTGCTTGTCACGGACGTTTGCGTGCTGCTTTCGATTTTGAGGCCCCGCTCCCGCAGGGTGCGCTCGGTCACCATCGCTCCGCTCTCCCGGTGCACGCGAAGGTCCCCGGACCGGATGCCCTTCAGCACATCGGAGGTCAGCTCCTCGACCTGCATCGTGTCGGTCGGGTAGAGGCGGGTGCCGCTGACGTTTAGCACGCGCCGGTCCGAGGGGCTACCGGGCGTGGAGGCTTGGGTCGTGTTTTGAACGGTAAACATATCAGGTCGTAAGGGGTCGTGATTTGTTCACGTGAGCCGCCGAGTCCCAGCTGGGACTGGCGTTTGTTTCTGTTTTTTAACCTATGAAGCCCTCGCCCGGCCGTTGATGCGCTTTGGGCGCGGGCTTTCGGCCCCGCCTCCTTCAGCTCACCTTATCCGCCACGGCGCGGGCGGAGGACCCCTGCTCGACAAACTTTAGGATCAGGTTCTGCCGCAGGTCGTGGCCCTTTCGCTTCGTGGGCCGCCGCTTGACGACGCGAAACACCTCCCGGTCTCGGTCCCGGACCAGGTGGTCTCCGATGTCGACTTCGGGGTAGGCGCCGGTCCATGCCTTGAGCTGAAGGGTCTCGATTTCCCCGCCCTGCGTTTCTTTTGGCTCCGGCTCCCCGGCCCCGATGCACGCCCGAAAAGAAATAGGCGCGGACCACCCGCCGATGTATCCGTTGCCCCCGCACGTGTCGCAATCCGACCGCTTGCGCACCCGGCGCACCTCGTCCCAGCAATCCGGGCAGCGCTCCCCCTCTTTTTCCTCGAAGAGATGCATCTTTTCCCCGACCCGCCGGAGGTGGCGCTCCGTTTGGCGGCGGATGTGGGCGGTCTTGTGGCCGACCGGCGGCCCCGGCGCGACCGGCCCAAGGGTTTTTCCCTGAGCCTCGACTTGGTAGTAGGTTTCGTCCCGCCGGCCTTTTTTTGGCGGGGTGTCTACGTACCGGCTTACGTTTTGCAGGCTGGCAATCTCCTCAAACCCGCCGGACTGCCGCGCCGAGCGCTTTACAACCGCGTCTGTGACGGCGCCCCACCGCAGGACGATGCGGCGGCGGTCTAAAACCTGCGCGTCGAGATCGAGGCCAGGCACGTCGCTCCGTGAAAGCTAGTAGCCGGGCGTCCCGGCAAAGAGGCGTGCAAAGAAGAGGCGGTGCAGAAGGGGTTAGTGGAGGTGGTCCCCAAACGCTCCGTTGCCGTAGCGCTCGTCGATGGACATCCCGCCCCAATAGCGCTGGGCGTTGGAGGCGGCTTTGTACTTCTGCTTTTTCTTCTCGTACTCCGCGTTGAGGCGCTGGGCGAACTGCATAAAGGCCGGGGCGTGGGAGTTCTCCTCCGCCGAGAAGCCCTGGTCGGAGTAGCTGTATTGGTTTCGCCCCTCGGATTGGGCGGCAGACCGGAGCGTCTCAACCGCCGTCTTTTGGTAGAGAAGCCGCCGGGCCTCGACCGGGAACTGGTCTAGGTCGTGGCTGGTGTGGGGCTGGGTGGAGTTCCAGTCCGAGAGGGCCGAGCGGACCGCCCGGCGCATGTCATCGAAACTCGACTGAAGCTCCCCGAAGTTCAGCTCGTTGTCCGAGGGCCGGTCCCGGAGAAACTGCCGGGCCATAAACGCGGCGCGCCGCATCGAGAGGTCCTCCGGCTCCGCGTAGATGTCGCCTACTGGCAGGGTGTATCCCCGCTTGAGCACAAGCCCGTCGCTGGTGTCGATGGTGGCGGTTACGCGGTAAAACGTCCCGCTCTCCCCAGCCCCAACGATGGCCTCTGTAGACCCGCCGGCGGCCGATACAGACCCGAAAGAAAGGTCTCCGGCGGGGTCTCCGGCCCAGCTGGCCGAGCTGATCTGGTCGGTGTCCGCCAATCGGTCGGAGAAGTCGATCTCGTGGCGGACCTTTTCGTCGGGGTCTTTGCGGGGCGCGTGGGCCCAGTTCGAAAACTCTTCGCCTCCAAATACAGCGGGCATTGTATAGGAAAACCTAATTCGTTAGTCCCAGCTGGGACTGAGCCCCGTTTCGGGGGAGTTACTCAAACACAGGAAGGTCGCCAGCAGGCCTCGCGTCGAGAACGGTAATGCCGCTTAGGCCCTCCAGCACCGACGGGTCCTCGGTCCGGATCGCCCCGACTTTTCGTCCGTCGAGCGTGCCGCCGGTAAAAGCCTCCTCCTGCTCGTCGTAGGTGGGCGGGTCGCTGTAAAACTCCCCGATCCAGTGCACGCCGTTGTCGTACAGAAGCGTGGGCTCGCCGTCAATCTCTTCTTCGTGGGCCAGTCCTACTTCCTTCATTGCGCCGTTGAAGTCCGCCTGGGTGCTGGCTTTGACCCAGACGGTCTGGTAGTCCGGAAGGGCTCCGGGGCCGGGCGTGTTGTCCTCCAGAGTAACTTCATGGGTCCGCTCTACCTCTTCTCCACTGGAATCGAGCCACTTCCGCGTAACCGTGTACCCTTCCTTGTGCTTCGTGGACCACGTGTCGATGCGGATCGCCTGGGTCCAGTTCTTGTCCAGGTCCAGACCAAACTCCGGCAACGCTTCGCTCCAGGGAAGCCCCTGATCGGAGGGCGCCTCGTTCCAGTTGTCCGCGGCCGCTTCGGTTCCGCCCTGGGGCAAGTCCCCGTGGGAAATGATTCCCTGCCACGCCCGGCCATACTCCTCAAAATAGGAGCGTTGGCCTTGCTTGATGGCGTCGAAGTGATTTTGGAAGCGGTCGTCTTGAATTGCCATAGTAAGTTGAACTTTGTACCGCGCTCAGCGAGCGCAGGAGATTACACGCTAGAGGTAATCACGTCATTCCACGAGAAGCCGTTGCCGCTGTTGTACGGATCAGCAGACGGCCACTGGAGGGATTCACCCTTGGAGGGGTCTGCATACTCAACAACAATTTGATGCACGACAACGTCACCGGGGTCCTCCCCCTTCCCGATGCAAAATCGTTGGCCCGTATCGAGCATGCTGTCATTTGTCGTTTGGGTGTTCGCACTGCCCCCATCAAGCCGAGCGTGCATCTCCTTGTTGCTGTTCGTAAACCACCCTTCAATGAACACAGTCTCTCCTGTCGAAAAAATTGAAGGGGCTACAGCTGCTCTTTGGGCACCAGCATCGTGCTTTAGAAAAATTACATCACCAGTATCGCTCGTTCGAAGGCCCCAGCCGCTCTCCTCGAAGCTCGACTTCTGGACGATATTTACTCTGGCAAACGTATTCACCGTAATCCAGGCAGCAGCGTACACATCTCTGCCTTCGTGCGAGGGAAACGGCTCCCTAGCGTGCTCCTCGCTATTCGCCCCGAGATACTGGCCGCTCTGCAACCCAAACTTCGAATCACTCGTAGACGCCTGTACGCTATTCACGTCCCCAAACTCGTCGGCCCACGTCCCCCGAACCCGATTCGGCAGCGGCTCTCCCGCCGACCAGTTGTTGTAGTCCACGAACACCTCCAGGTTGCGGAGGAGTTTCGGCTTCTGTTCGAGGTGGTTCTTCTGGCTGGTGGAGAGGGGCGCGGGATGGGCGGCGATGCGGCGGATGCCGAAGGACGCGCCATTGACATTGACATTACTTCCCATATCGGGTATAACCTGCAACTCTTCTATTTCTTCGTTATTTGGCCCCTGAACATCCGTATTGTCTGCAACCCTGTAAACGCCATCCTCATCTGTGTCTACTCCGTTTACTTTTACTCCAGTAAAGTAGCCAGTAAGACCTGATTCTTGTCCAGTATTATCCGAGGGACCGAGATTGAGATTGGCTTTATAATACACGCCCCCTTGACTATTATCATACTCTCCGGCAGCATACTGACTGACTTCAAACATCCCCCCACTCGTCACCCCGGTCGGCCAGTCCACCGGCATCCCGTTGATCTCGTCAGCGGCGCGGGTGCGAGTACCCACGGAGTAGTCCGGCGGCCCGGTGAAGATCGGGTGGGCGCGGTAGACCTCATCGGCGTAGCCGTTGCCGTCCTCGGCGGCGGGGCCGTGGCGGATCATCGTTACGCCATCAATAATGATAGAGCCAGTTGCGGACGGCTCGTCAACATTATCAACGGTGGTCGCCCAAGCTGGCGATATCTGAATTTGTGAGTTACTGCTACCTGAATTATCGTTGTTTACAGTAACAAGAACCCACCACCACCCAGGTGTCGAAATAATCTCGACGGCACCGGCGTCCTTCTTCTGTATATAATCGCCAGTTACAGGATCAAATACTATTGATGCTTCAAGAGTGCTTCCATTTCCAAAAATGGACCCCCGAACCTCAACTGTCGCATTAGTTGAGGACGCCTTTTTTATGAAGGCTATATAGGTGACACCGTTGTTGTCATCGGGGACAGTAGTGTTAAATATTGCACTTCCTGCATTATTGGAGTCGGCGTCTTCTAGCTCCGACGCTGCGCTTTGTCCGTCTATGCCTGTTTTGGACGTAGAGGGTACTGTTACATTGCTAAGATTCCATCCACTAGATGACAGATCCCGCCCCGCGTCAACGAGATTCGTATGCTCCTTCTCGAACCACCCCATGCGCTGTCCCGTCACCGGGTCGTGATGGATCGCCACCTCGCCCGCAGGCACTTCTTTCCAGTTCCCGTCTGCGCCAAGCACGGTCGCCTTCGAGGTGCGCGTGTGGTGGTCCTTTACCTTCTGCGGCACGACGCCCTCCCTGAAATCCAAATCAAACGACGGGTTGATCTTCAGCCCGTCCTGGTCGGTCAGGCCGCACTCGTCCCAGATGTCGTCATTCAAGAGTTCGACCTGCTGGACGTTGCCCCCATTTGCTGACAGGTCCACCGAGCGCCAGGGCTCGGGGAGGACCACTTCGGTTTTGGTGTTGGAGACGGGCGTGGTGTTCCCGTTGTAATTGGTGTACGCCGTGAGGTCGTACTCGCCGGGGCGAACGAGGGCGTTGGCCCACCGAGCATGGACCTCTTGCGAGGCGCTGGGTTGATCGGAATGGTCGGACAGAGGGCGCTCCGTGCCGCCGGGGCGCTTTGCTTTTACGTTGGTGGTCTTAGACATAAGGGGTTCCTAATTCTTGGTTACGCCCGAACGTAGGCGCTGAGGTTGATGCCGTTGGAATCGGTGAGGGTGATTTCGGGGGCGTCGGGGGTGGTTATAGTGTTGAGGGTGGATTCTGTGAGGGTACGAGGAACATAAAAGAGCTTCACTAGCTCATAAGAGCTTGATCCGCCTGTAAGCCGTATATTTCCCTTCTTTACAAATGCGTCACTTACAGATGCGGTACTGCTTTTGCCATTAGATGAAAGTATAACAGAGCTTTCATCAAATGAAATTCCAAAAAGCTCTCTTTGAAATGGTCTAATATTATCAAGGGGATAATCTGGCGTTCCACTTTCGCCACTGTCATAAACTCGGGGATCGTGCGACTGTCCAAAATCTAAGTATCTGGTTCCGTTTGAACTATTTTCTATAAAAGAATCATTGTCTAATGTGATGAATTGCGTCATCACAACATCAAACAAAAGCGTACCTTCGCTTGTATTCCACCAATCCCCCATAGGAATCGAGTAGTCATCCCACGCCCGTGTCACAGATGATGCGTCGGTTATTATAGGACTCCCGCCCGGTGGGCCTTCGCTGAACCCTGTATAGTGATGAATGCACCCGTTCCCGGCTCCATCGGCATCGGGCCAAATCTCCAAGTCCAACTGAGCGCCATCCACGTTAAAAGACTCGTTCCCGTCCCACCAGGCGAAAATCTCCACTAGAGTGCCCCCGTTGGGACCGTCAGCAGAAAGAATACGAGACTCCAGCTGACCTGACGGAATAACGCCGTTTGAGAGATCGTAGCTCCCCCAATCATATTTTAGAATGTCTGACGTATTTCCATCCGTCTCAACTCTGATAAGTGACGCACTCGCAGGAGACGAAGATTTTTCAAGGATAAAATGAGCATGCTCAAGCCCTCCTGAGTGTTGCTGGAAGTTCCATTCCGGCCCCTCCGCATCATCCGTTGCCTCAATCAAATGAGCCGTCTCCCCCTTAACGATTGACGTTCTATCGGCAATGTTGGAAAGCTCCCCTGCTCCATTTTTAACAGATGCATCGCAGCTTTGGCTAACTTGGTTCGTTTTCCCGTCCGCCTCCACCTGAAGCCCATTCGGATTTCCGTCCGGCCCGTAGTCCAACCGAGCAACATCCGCCCCCTCGCTCACGAACTTGCTTCCGTCAAACCGCCGCGCACTTGAGGAGCGGTTCCACGCGCTTCGGATTTTGGCGGGGATCGTGCCGTGCTTCGCGATGTCCCACTGGTAGGGCGGCGGGTCAATTCCGTTGTCGTCCCACAGCTGGTCGGAATTGAGGTCCGAGATGGTCTCCCCGTCGAGTTCGAGCCACGGCTGGGGGCGGCCGTTTCTCAGGCTCTCTTTCTCCGATTGCGTGCGCTCGCCTTCCCACACGTCAAGGTTGTAGATGCGGTAGATTGCGCCCTCGCCAGTAGTGTCTTTGTGGGGTTTGATGACGAAGGTGTCCACATCCGACGTGGTGGAGTTCCCCTGGATGTCCGAGTCGGAGGTATTGATGACCTCGTCGATGATGCCATCCGCGCTTACGCCCATCACGCCCGCAGACGGTCGCAAAAGCCCATTCCCGGCGCTTCCTTCGTTGCCGGAGGTGGTGAGGTTGATGGCCGCGTTGGTGATGTTGCCGCCCTCGCCCGGGCCGTAGCCCGCCGCTTCTTGCCCCACGCGGAAGTAGACGCTCTTTGCGCCGGAGGCGAGGGGGGCGGTTAGGCTAGAGACCTCGTCGTTAGAGCGGGTGACTGTGGAGGAGCCTGTTACGATTGGCGAGGTGGAGAAAGGGGCTTCTTCGACTTGGGTATGGTGTATTACTACTGAATCATTATTTTCATCTATATCTAAAAATACGACCAAATTACGAGAGTTACCGGAACGATCTGTGCCATCTTGGTCAGTTGGATCATAACGTACAACAATTTTTACAAGGTCCTGCCCATCAAATGAAAATCTTTGATGGTGTGTTGATAGCTCTGCACCGATACTGTCACTAAACGACTCATCTTCAGCCCACAAATAATCAACCCCTGCAACATTGCCACCTTGATTTCCGTCTCCCAGACGAAAACGAACATGATTGGCCGTCCCTCTTTCTAATATAGCGTAAGCGACTTCTATATTATTTGTGTAAGTTCCTGCTGAATCTTGTGTAGCTCTTGCTCCTGGACTATTATTCTGCGCCGTAAACTCATACGCAGTCTTGTTAGGAATAACAGAGGTTTTCGTGTCAGATTCGACAGCGTCAGTCTGAACGACATAATCATTTGACCAAGCACTACTTCGCCCACATTCATTCGTCCGCTGCGGCTCGGCCAAGATGTAGCGGTCCCCCGTCTCCGGGTCAATCGCTTCGCGGGGTTCTCCGGCTTGGGCCTTGGCATACTTTTCCCCGTCCCAGTAGTAGCCGACGGTGCTTCGGGTCCACTGATCACGAAGTGCTTGTGGTATCATTGTGTGTCGGTCCTAAAATTTGCCCTCTCAGGCGGTTAGCTCAATCGCTTTTTCTCGTTACGGCTGGGCGATATCAATATCGTATCCGGCCCACCCGCTCGTCAGATTGGCGGGGGCTTTTTGGTCTTGGGTATTGTCCCAGATGATCTCGCTCCCGCCAACGGTAAACCCTGTTTTGAGGTTGGCCACGTCGATCGTGTCTCCTTCCCCTGTGAACGACACGTAGTCGCTGCTCTGAACGGCCCGAGCAGTGAGCAAGCTCAGCACATACACGTAGCTTGCCTTCTGGGCGTCATTTGTGATGTTGCCGTCCTCATCGCGCTCGGGAAGCGTGGGGTCGCCGTTCGAATCGACCCAGACGGTTCGCTGGAGGGTGTGGGTGCCAACTGGTTGTATTTTTGTGCCGCCCTCCAGGTCGTTTGCCGGGACCTCTTTAGCTAGCCCAGCATCGAGCATGTCCTGTTTGAACGTTTGAAAGTCGGGCGTTTTCGTAAGGAGAATTTTGGCGTTCATGGTTAGTCGTTTGCGTACCTTTCGTTGTGGATCAGTCGAAAATCGGGAGGGTTGCCCCTTCCGTTTGCATCGGTTAATCCGATGGCCCTGTAAAGCTCACGGTCTACCAGCTCAGACGGCACTCTTTTGTCTTCCGAGCCCCACGGAATTGGCAAGAACCCGCTATCTACGCGAGAAGCAATTTGAACAATGGCATCTCTTGTGCTGCTCATTGAGTTTTGTATTTTAATTAACGTACGTGTATTCGATGTCGTACTGATAACTTTCGTCTCCTGCCGACGTTTTTATTCCGACGTCAACCCGCCATTCACGGCCGAGAAGCTCTCCGGCTCGTTTGTTTGAGCTGTCTGACAAAGAGGGGTGCACTTGAAGCGTCGACAATCCCGATGCGGTAAGCGCCCCGGTTGATATGACGTTTTGAACAACCCCACCGGGCGTTTTTCGCTGAATTCGAGCAGTAAGCTCCGGAGACGTGCCGCCAATGTTGTTCACATTCACAAAAACCATTACTCCCTTGTACGCTCCAGAGGTTTGTGTGTCTGTTGTGCGCGCAGAGGTCGCATCGGTAATCAGTATTCCCTTTTCGTTGACGCTCTGCTGCGCAAGGGCAGACTCATAGATCGCGTCAACAATATCTTGTTGGGTTGCCCCGCCTCGAATACCCGGGTCCGTGGCCGGCTGGATTTGGGTGCCCTGCGGGTCCTCGATGCCGACCGGAGACTGCTGCTCAGTCGGCACCGTGGCGCCAGAGACGTCGAGCGGCTCGGCGCTCGCGGCGGCCAGATCCACGTCCAAATTGTCGGACAGGGAGTCCTGGGAGAGCTCGACGCTGACGTTTTGCAGGCTTTGGCTGTTGAGGTCGACGTCGATCTCCGCCGCGCTCGCGTCGAGCGGATTCGGGGACGTGACCCGGACTTCGTCGGTGCCATTGGAAGCCAGAGCGTCGTCTAGCGCCTCGGCCGCCGCCTTGATCGCGGTTACTGTCTGCTCGGTGGCGGGGTCGATATTTGCGCCCCCACTTGTCTCAAGTTGAACGGGGCTTTGCTGCTCGGTCGGCACCGTGGCTCCGGACACGTCTAAGGCGCCGCTTGTCTGCTCGGCGATATCGACGTCGAGGCCGCTTGTGAGGCTGTCTGCGGCCAGCTCGACGGTTAGGTTCGGGCCGGACTGCCCCGCGATGTCAACGTCGATGTTACCGCTCAGAAGGTCCGACGCCAGCGCCACGCGCAGCTCGTCGTCGGCCTGCCCGCTTGTCAACGCGTCGACCAGCGCCGTAACGCGTTCGATTAGCGTGGCGGAAACGCCCGAGTCTGCCTGTTCAGAAGCAGTAGACTCATCACCAATCGCCGCCTCCACGGCGCTTACGTCCCCGGAGGTCGCCGGATCGATGTTCGTTCCCGAGGAGTCCTCGACCTGCACCGGCGTCTGCTGCTCGACCGCCAGGGTTCCGGCGGACACCTCCGAGAGGTCCACGTCCAGGTTTGCCCCAAGCGAGTCGTTGGTCAGGGAGACGCTAATTTCCCCGTCTTGGCCCGCCAGGTGCGCCCGGACCGCGTCGCCGGTGCGCCCGACCTCTCCGTAGGAGGTGCCGTCAGTCGCCTGCAAGACCGTTGCCACCCGCGAGAGCGACTGGGAATTCAGGTTGATGTCCAGCTCCGCCTGGCTTACGTCCAGGGGCTGGTCTCCGGCGGAAAGAGGGTCGATGGTATTCCCCGCCCCGTCTTCCAGTTTGACTGGGCTTTGCTGCTCGACCTGAAGCGTTCCGTTGGAGTTGGCCGCAATGTCAACGTCTAAGGCTCCGGCGAGCGAGTCGCTCGATAGGTTGACGTTGACCGACCCGCTCTGCCCGTTTAGGTTCACGTCCAGGTTGCCGGACAAGAGGTCGCTCGCCAGGGCCACCCGAATCTCGTCGTCTGCCTGCCCGGACTGCAAGGCGTCGACCAGCGCGGTCACCCGCTGGATCAGCGTGGCCGCAAGGCTGGAATCGGCCTGTTGGGCGGGGGTGGTTTCGTCTCCGATGGCCGCCTCCACGGCGCTTACGGCCGCTTCGGTCGCCGGGTTGATCGCCGCGCCCCCGGAGTCTTCAAGCTTAATGGGGCTTTGCTGCTCGGTTGGAACGGTGGCCCCGGACACATCAATCGGCTCGGCGCTTGCCTCCGCGAGGTCTACGTCCAGGTTTCCAGTAAGAGAGTCTTGCGCCAGGTCGACGCTTAGGTTCGAAAGGCTCTGGCTGTTTAGGTCCACGTCGATCTCCGCCGCGCTCGCGTCTATCGGCGAGGGGGTGGAGACCTGGAGGGTGTCGGTGCCGTTCGACGCCAGGGCGTCGTCTAGGGCTTCTGCGGCCGTCTTAATCGCAGAAACGGTTTGTTCGGTCGCCGGGTCGATGTTGGTTCCGGTGCTCGATTCGAGCTGGACCGGCGTCTGCTGCTCGGTTGGGACCGTGGCGCCGGATACGTCCAGCGGCTCGGCGCTCGCTTCCGCGAGGTCCACGTCGAGATTGGCCGTCAGGCTGTCGCTCGCGAGCTGAACGGCGACTTGGCTGTCCTGCCCGCCGATGTTGACGTCGAGATTGCCGCTCAAGATGTCTTGGGCGAGGGACACCCGCACCGCGTCGTCCGCCTGGCCGGACGTGAGCGCGTCGGTCAGGGCGGTTACCCGCTCGATCAGGGTCGCCGCGATGGTGGAGTCCGGCTCTTGGGCGGCGGTGGTCTCGTCTCCGACGGCGCTTTCGAGAGACTGCACGTCGCTTGAGGTCGCGACGTCGGAGTTGTTGTTCGTGAGGTCGACCCGGAGCTGGTCGTCTGCTTGTCCGGTGGTAAGCGCGTCCGTCAGGGCGGAGAGGCGCTCGATCACCGTCGCTGCGGTGGCAGAATCCGGGTTTTCGGAGGCCGTTGTGTCGTCTCCGATCGTGGCCTCCAGTGCTGCGATATCCCCGGTCGTGGCGACGTCGGAGTTGTTGTTCGTAAGGTCCACGCGGATCTGGTCGTCGGCCTGCCCTTCCTGAAGGGCATCGACCAAGGCGGAGAGGCGCTCGATTACGGTCGCGGCCACGGAGGAGTCCGCCTCCTCGGACGCGGCGCCCTCGCTTCCGACCGCCGAGTCGTTCACCTCCAGCTGCGTCGTGAGGGAGTCCTCAATCAGCTCGACGCGGATCTCGTCGCTGGCCTGCCCGCTCGCCAAGGCATCAACCAAAGCAGAGAGGCGCTCGATTGTCGTGGCCGCGACGGAGGAGTCCGCTTCCTGCGAAGAGGTATTTTTGTCCCGCAGCACCGAGGTCAAGGTGCCGAGGTCCCCGGTCGTGGCCAGGTTCGCGTTGTTGTTGGTGAGGTCGACGCGGATCTGGTCGTCGGCCTGGCCCTCCTGCAAGGCGTCGACCAGGGCCGTGAGCCGCTCTAGCACCGTCGCGGCAACCAAAGAGTCCGGCTGCTCCGACGCGGTGGTCTCGTCCCCGATGGCCTGCTCAATGGCAACGGCCTGATCGACAATGTCCTGAAGCGTCGCCCCTCCGCCCTCGGCGGGGTCGTCGCTGTCGTGAATGACGATGGCCTCGTTTGAGGCGTCGAGGGCATCGACCTGTTGAACTGACATTTTACATAGCGGCTATAGTAGCAGAGTTGCTGCCTGCGCTAAAGCGAAACTGCATCTGCACTCCCAAAAAGCTTCCCGCGCTCAAAAGCCCCAGAATGTCGTCGCGCCCGCCCCCCTCGCCTTTAAACTCGTTCCAGACGTAGACCTGCTGGACGGTCCCGGCGTAGCTGATTTTGTTCGGCGCGTTGCCGACGTAGATTGTGCCGGTTCGGGTCCGGTCCCCCGCGTGAGGCGCCGAGGCGAGCGTGTCGTCGACTTGAAGCACAAGTTCGCTTTCGCTGCACGCCACAAAAATGCGGGCCGAGTCCCCGGAGTGCGGCACCGAAAGCGAGGTGTTGGACTCGTAGAGGTCCGCCCGAATCGACCCGTTTTTCTCGCTGATGCCAACCCCATCGACGTGTGCAATGGCGTGCTCGTCCGGCCGCGTGTCGGGGTTGGCACGGAGGCCGATGGTCCGCTCCCGGCTTTTCGGAATCGGGTGCTCGTAGTATTCCCCGTCGCTGTTGAAGCGGAGGCTCGGGCGCCCGTTTTCAAGCACCAGCCCTCCGTTTCGGACCACGTACGGCTTGTTGTCCCCCATTGACTTCAGGGCGCGGGTGTTGCCGGAGAGGTCTTGCACCTGATTCACGAGCCCGCTGGCCGACTTGTCCAGCTTGGTGACCCACCGGTAAAGCGCCCCGGACGCGATCTCATCGGCCGAAAACAGGCGAATCGCCCCGTCGGTCGAGCGCTCCACCTCCACAATTTCTTTCATAAGCGGGCCGGCTCTTGTCTGAGTCCCAGCTGGGACTGAGGCCTGTTTGGCCCTCTTTTGCGGTTTCGAATCCGATACCAAACTAAAAGGCCCAGCCCGCCTTGTTGTGGAGCGGGCCTTCTGGGTTTAGAAGCTGTACTCTTCAACGTTTACGCTCTTTTTCGCCGTTTTGCCGTTTGCGTCCTCCAGAACGTAATACACGCTGTCGCCAAAAGAGGACTCCATGACATTGGTACCCGAGTCGCTGCCGCCACTTAAATCGGTCTCCGTGTGCAGAAGAGTCGTTTGAGAATCGGTTTTGTAAATCCGGAGCTGAAATGGCCCGGCCCCGCCGGACCACTCAATGTTGTGGTTAAGATAACTAGCATATCCGTAGTCTGTCGCCTCCGTCTTGTCAAACGAGGGGCCTATTGTGCCTCCCCCCCCGCCTCCATCGCTGCTGCTCGATAGCGTAAAGGAAAGGTCGTCGATCCAGTAGTAGCAGTCACCAGAGCCGAAACTCCCGCCCTGATAGTTTGTGATCTGAATTTTCTCGACGCCCCTCCCACCGATATCGACGCCGTTTTCTGTCCGGCTCGTTCCGGTCGACTCGTTAGTAAAGGTCACGTCGGCGGTCCCCGCGCCCCAGTCAAACGCCATTTCGACCTTGATCCAATCCTGGTACTCTCCGCCCCCGTCGTAGAGCTGGGTAATTGTCCCGTTTCCGTCGTAGACCTTCCACTGCGGGTTGTCGGTCAGGGCCGCGATTACGCTTGTCCCGCCCGAGTCGTACAGCCGGAGTCCACCTCCGTAGCTGCCCACTCTTTCGGTGTAGTAGAACGTCAAGGACTGGATTTGATTGCCGCCTCTCAATTCAGCAGGTTCGACGTAGGCGATTTCACCAGCTTGTGCGCCGCTTACCCCACCCCCATAGGAGTAAGAGCCGTTCCGTGCGTAGGTCGTCGTGCGCCCGAACCCTGACTCGACGGGCACCCACCCCTCATCACCGCTCTCAAAGTCATGCGTTACCGTTTCGCCGTCGGCTCCTCCACCGCCCCCTGAAGAAGCCCGATTTACGCTCGTAGACACCGAACGCCCGACTGTTGCTGTACTTGAGGTGGACCTCTTTATCACCTCTTTTGCCCGCTCCACGCTTGTTTCAATGGAGCGTCCAACTGATGCTGTACTTGAAATGTCTTTTTCGAAGGTCTGAAGGCGCCACGTTTTGCCGGGAAACGTCTCGACTTTCGCGACGGTCTTTTCCGCGCCCCGATCTTCTTCTTGATACGTCATCCGGTTTTCCGGCAGGCCGCTTTCCGGGCGGCCGATCCCGTCACTATCGCTTCCGGCAATATCGCCATCGTAAGACAGGTAATAGTCGTCATCTACCTTCTGCCCGTCGACCCAAAGCTCTAGGTCTCCTTTAGGAATGTTCGCGGTCCACTCGATCACGTGGGCCCCGCCTTCTACGTTGTACTCACGGCACTCCCCGGAGCCGCCCTCCTTCCCCCCGTCTCCGACCTGTAGGTACAAGTCTCCCTGGTGCAAATATAAAATAGCCCCGTCCCCGCCAGCGCCCCAATGGGCAATAATTCCACCAGCATTTGAGCCGTCACTGATGTTCACGTATGCGCGGGCAGAAGAGCGCTTCCCCAGGTCCACGCCCGAGCCGTACTCAACTGCTTCGTGGCGGTAGACGACCGGACCGGAAAACTCCTCGGTTTTGTACTGCGGAACTACCTGTCCGGTGGTCTCCCCGTCGTAGATGTCCGCCCAGTACACCTCTCCGCCGTACTCGTAGTCCGACCCGCTCCACCCCTGACCTAAGTCTCGGGCCCCGCCGCTACTGTCCCCAATCGTTCCGTCATCGCCCCCGCACAGCCGGCTGTTGCTAATTGTATCGGTGTCAACCGGCGCCCCGTTTACGTACAAAACGCACTGTCCAGTATCTACGTCCGCGCTCCAAGCAGGCCAGATTTTGCCTGGAAGCACGTAGACTGCACTTGCCGAATAATCGTAACCTGCATACTCTCCGTCGTGGCCGAGGGTTGTCTCGTCGTCGGAGGCGTCGTAGGAAACTGACGTAATTGACCCTGTGTCGTAGTTTATCGACCAGCCGATCCGGTCGCCTTTTTGGATGTCATCGGTCCAGTCTCCTTCCAAAACAGTTTCGTCTCCATTAACATCCACGCCGGAAAACCGGAGCCCAAGGCGGTGGCTCAGCGTAGCAACGTCCGTTCCGGAGGTAGACCCCCCGTCTCCAAACATCGCAACCAGCCGCTCGGTGCCAAGAATCGGATCTCCGTAGTTGTCCCGGTCCGCCACAATTGCCATCGCGAGCCCGTCTCCCGTTCCGCCTGACTCCATCAAAATGCCCGTGGCCCCCAGCTCAAGCCGGGCCCGGGCGTAAACGGTAGCGGAGGAGCTGTAATTCAAATCCGAATAATCTTCGTAGGAACGGTCCCACCGTTCGTCCCGGGAAAACCCTTCCACGAGAGGGTATATTGCCCGCTTCGATGCGACGCTCGTCGCAGAAACGCTTCGGCTAAGCGACACCCCGACTTCTCGTGGACGCTTCGCGTCCGTGCTAATAGAACGGCCAACGGTCGCAAGGCTTGAGGCAGACTTTTGAAACGTCCGTTCGACCTCGGCTTCTATAGAGCGGCCAACCATCGCGGCGCTTGAAGCTGAGATTTTCAAAAGGCGCTCAACGGTCGTCTCAACCGACCGGCCAACCCGCGCTTCCGACTGGGCCTCAACGGACCTTGCTTTTGTTACCTCGATTGATCGCCCGACCTCTGCCGTCGAGCTGGCCTGGCGCTGCCGGAAGGCAGAGCCGGACAAGTGCGTAATGGGCATAAAGAAATGAACTCGGCATTAGCCAGCAATCCCTCTGGCTAAACGGCCCGCCGCACAGGCGGGCGCTTCTAATAGGTCAAGTCGTGATACAGAGACGTGATGCGCAGCTCCGCGAGGTCCGGCACGTCAACCGAGCTGAAAGTGGCGACGTCAAACAGGTACCAGTTGTTGTCCCCGCTGTCGCGGATTTCGCATTTCACCCGGTCGATCCCCGACCACTTGCTTCCGCTTTGGTTCGTAAACCGGAGATTGTCTGAAATGCTTATGTACCCCGAGCCGGCCGTAGTGTAGTTTTGATTGTTGGCGATAATAATTCCGCCGCCGGAGAGGTCGCTTAGGTAGTCACCAGAGCCAGAGCCGAGCGTAAAGCGGTATTTTATGTTACTATTGCTTGTCCCGCCCTGATTTACAAGCGAGACAAACCCGGGGTGTCCGCTGAACGTTTGGGAGGCGCGATTGATAATGAGCGTGTCCCCCTTCCCCAGATCCTCGCCGCTGGTCGAGAACTTAAACGTAACCCATTCGAGCTCTTGAGGGATGTTTGAGATAAGAAAGGCAGGCGACCAAGTAAAATATAGCGGCTCATTCCACGTCCCGGTCGACTCGTTTGTAAACTCCAGGTCATCACTTGAAGACCCCGGCGTGATCGTGAGGCGAGGCGGGTTGTTTGCCGGCTCGGCCGTAATTGCTGTGTCAGACCCTCCACTTTTTACTGGAGTGTTAGACCCGTTTTCATAAAGGTCATATGCAGCTCCCGCGTCAAAGCCTGCGGTTCCCTCGTTCAGCAACCGGTCTAGCGCCCCGGCGGGCTTGTTGTTCTGCGATGGCATAAAAAGAAATTGTTCGTATTGGCCGCAAGGCGCGGCAATCCCAGCTGGGACTCAGCTTCTCACTTGCAATTACTGATTAGAACTGCCCTTTTTCTCTTCAGAACCTGGCTCTTCAGGCGCCTCTTCTTCGGGGACCTCCTCCGAGGCCCCTTCCTCAGAGCTTCCTCCCTCCGAGCTTTCTCCCTTAGAACCTTCTTCTTTTTCAGGCTTACCTCCCGGCTTGTCCTCCGGCATTACAACTTCGACCTCGGCGTGGGACTCGACGCGAACGTTTTTATCAGGCATTTTTTTGAGTCTTGAGTTGTTTTGGGGCTTGCGTTTATTCAATTGGGCTAAGATCAAAGGAAATTGTCACCTCCCCAATCCCGGAATCCGCAGACGCGGTCGTGGCCCGGATTACGTCTCCCTTCGAGACTTCCCTGCCGATGCTTCCATCCACGACGTAGTTTTGGCCTCCATCTAAGGATACCGTTTGGGCGTTTCCACCCACGTCCACGTTTACAGCATAAGAGCTATCCGGGGCGCTGTTGGCGTACAGAATCGCCTCCTCGACCCGAAACTTCTCGTGGAAGATGTGCTGAAGCAGAAGCTCCCCCTTCGGTGGCGTGCCGGCAAAGGTGCTCGCGACCTGGTTGTCGACCACATCCGTTGTGTCCGAGCGCTGGACCTCGATGCTTCCGGTGCGCCCTTCAAAAGAGCTCACGCCACCCCCACTTCCACCCCCACCCCCACTTACAACACCGACTGAGCCGTTCGCGCCAAGGGTTGAGGTTACCCGAGGCGACACTTTCGAAAAGACTCCGTTTTTATTGACAACTGTTCGAGGACGAAATTGACGCCACGTCACGTCGTTTAAACCTGGTGTGCTGGTTTTCAGCCCCCCTATCGAAGCACTAATCTGTTCGGCGCTGTCGATGTCCCGGTCTGTTTCGAGAGTCACGACAAACTCGACGACGTCCCCGAACTGCGGACGACTAATAACAGCGTCGTCAAACGAGAAGGATTCGGTGATAGTATATCCGCTGTAATCCGGGGTTACCGTTCCCGTCCCTACGATCTTTTTAGCGAGGGTTCCGTCGGTAATGCTTGTGTTTTCGCGGAGCTCAAACACAAGAGTAAAGTCAAGATCTTCAGCCTGGCCGGTATTGCCAATTGTAATAGATAGATTGACCTCCGACGCCATCTCAACCGGTACATCCGGGCTATGCCCGAAATCCGTTACGTCGAACCCCTCACTTCCATCGAGCCTCAGCAACTCGTATGAGGTTTGCCTATTTCCTCCAGGGTCATTCGTGCTAAACGTGCGGGAATAAGTCTGCCCCAGGCTTTCTGTTGCAACCGGGTTCATGTTGCCCGGAAAGCTCGCGTTCGGCCCGATTGCAATCGACGGTCGAGACGGTTCGTCGGGAAGCTCATTGGCGTATACCCGAATCTCTTCTTCCCCGCCATCTAGCCGGATCCCTTCGTCCGGCGGATCTCCCAGGTCAACCGTCCTGCCCTGCTGTATTTTCCCAGCCAATCTTCCGTTAAGAGCCAAGACCCCCTCGTGATACCCGAAAAACGTGTCTGTGTCCTCATCAGCCGTTCCATTACTCGGGTAATCCCCAGAGGACAACGACTTGAAAAACGACTTTGCTTCCCCGACACGACCAACCGCAAAGAGCCCGCTATCTGGGGTACTGGGCGTTCCCCAGTTCGCCACGTACTGCATCGAGGTCTCGTCGTCGGACTCGTTGAGGTAGAGGTCCCCGCTGTCCGACAGGTAGGTGCGCCAGCGGCGGGCGTGTTCGTCAATGGTTTCGCCGTCCCCGTCGCTCTCGACGTTTTCAAGCGCGGTGAGGTACCCAATCGCGTCGGCGGAGGTCGCAAGGCCGCTAAAACCGTCCCCAAGCTTCCTTGCCGCCTTTCCGCGCTCCGCCAGCCCCGGCCCGATCACGTCGCGACCGATTCGGTAGTTGACCACCCCAACTGGCTGGATTTCTTCTCCACTTGCCCTTGTGGCAATCACCTTTACCTTCGCCTTGCCGCCGGTAAACGGCGCGGTGTAGTCCTGCGGCACGAGGCGTGCGTAGTCCCCTTCCGACTCGGTTTTCACCGGCGCTTTCGCCTGCGAAAACGGCCCGTTGTCAACGACCGTTGCGGAGCTGATGGCAAGCTGCTTCGCGCCCTCGTACACCCGAAACTCCGCCGCCCCGCGGTCTAGGTCCCCCACAATGTCGCCGTTTTGGTCGACCGGGTACGCGTGGGTGTCGTTCGCCACGGACAGCACAATGCCGTCGCTTCCCTCCTGCACGACGGGAAAGGTCTCTACGTCCGTGTAGGACTCCCCGTCTGCGCCGTCGGTGACGGTCAGCCGAACAGTTTTCTGAAACGGGTCTGTGCCTACTGACGGGTGGCTTACGGTAAACGTATCCCCCCCGTTGTCGCCGGTCTGGGTTTGGGCGGCCGAATACGAGCCCCCTCCTTCTTTGGTCTCCCACTTATACGTGATTTCAGAGGGATTCCCGACCAGCCCGCCGGTCTTTGCCGTCAGGCCAATTTCCGGGACCGACCAATCCTCTTGCGCGGTCGGCTTGTTTTTGATAAAGACGTACTGCCCCGCCGAAATCCGGGCCTGCTCCGCCGCGTCTTGCCCCTCCCGCAGCGCGGTGACCTGCCGGGTGCGGCGGTAGGTCTTGTCGTGGGGGTCCCACTCGGTTGTCGCGCCGTCTGGGGGGTCCCCAACGGTTGTCGATACGACCGTACAGATGTAATTGCTGCCCTCGTAGCTTACTACGTCTCCCTCCCCGTACTGCACGTCGCTCTGCCAGGGCTTCGACTCGCTTGGGTCCTCGTACACAAACTCCACGTCTACAGACCGCGCCGGAAGCGAGCCGCCCCCCGCCGCCGTTACGTTAACCGTATAGTTTGAGCCGACGTTTGAGGCGCTGGTGACGTCGGAGAGCGTCCCGCTTCCGGTATCGAGCCGGAGGTCTACGCGGGCGGACTGCCGCTCGGAGGCGCCCTTATAAAAGGTGGCTTTCAGCCGCGTCTCCCGGTTTCCGTTTGCCGTCGGGCCCGGCGCCCAATCGCCACTCTGGTCGCGCACCCACTCTTTCGGGCCCAACACGCGGTCGATGTCCAAAAGCGGGGCGTCGTCTCCGTCCGTGCCTTCTTTCTGGTCAATAATGCGGAGGGACTCGACCGTCGCGCTTCCCTTTCGTAGCTGAAGCAAGGCGCTTCCAGACACGTCTTCGTGGCCGACTTCAACCGAGGTTCCGCCGCCGGTGTAGGTCTTCGTGGGAGTGGAGTCGGTGTCGTCGAAAAGCGCAAACGAGTAGGGATTTCCGTCAACCGAGAGCGTTTTTTCGCTTTTGCTACCCTCCCGGCGGCCCCGGAAGGTCAAGCTCTCAGGCTCGATGCGGTCCCCGTCGGGGTTGATCCGAAACACCTGGTCGTCCGGGTCCTCGATCAAGTACTCGGCAAAGTCCCGGTTGAACCGCACCGTCTCGGAGAACCGAATTGTTTTGTCGGCCGTCTCCGCGTTGTGCTCAAACGAGATTGTCCACCGGCTGGGGCTCGTTGCCGTGGTGTCGGGGGGGACGTCGTTTCCGTTTTCGTCGGTGACGGTCACGCCCCCGTTCAGGTTGTTTTGGGGCCCAATCGTCCAGTACGCGTCGATTTCTGAGCCGTTAGGCGAGGCGTGCACGTCGACGACCGTCCGCACCGTCGATCCGGTCGGCGGGGCGTAGGTGCCTTTGATGGCAATCGGGGACGGCGCGACGGTATCGTCTGTTTCGTTGGGGGTCCCGTCGGTGAAGTACGTAATCTCCGTTCCTTTTGGGGTAACGATGTATCCGGTGCTTACCCCGTCGTTTAGGTCCACAAGGCGCTCGGAGTCTAAGACCTGCCCGTCCCAGGTCTGGAGTTGAATCACGTCTTGTTCGGCGATGTCATCCGGCGTAATCTCAACAGTTGAGACCGGGGATGCCGAGCTGCTTCCTGGCACCGCCTGTTGCGGATTGGTCTGGTCTCCGCCCTCGTACCGGACGAGCTTGAGCTCTCCGTACTGCAAGTCAATCGGCTCCCCGCTCCGTTTAAACCCAAACGACAGGGCCTGATTTGAGCCGTCCTTGATGCTTGTCCCCTTCTGCGGGTCGATGCGGTAGATGCCAAAGTCGCGGGGGAGCTGAAGCTGCTCGGCGAAGGTAATTGTGTCCCCGGCGTGCGGGTCCTCTCCTTCAAACTCGACCAGAAGATCCTCGACCGGCCCGGTCACGCCGGTTTGCGCCGGGCTGTCCGCGTTCAGCGGCGAGGAGACCTCTGTGCCTTGAGCTTTCACGGCGTAGCTTACGTCCGCGTCTCCCGCGCCTGCGCTCCAGCTGATCTCCAGCTCGTTTCCACTTGTTTCCGTGCCGCCGATCAAGACCTCTTGGGCGTGCCCCCCGCCCTGCACGTCCACAAACCGGCCGGTAAACGTGACGCCACTTGGGCTTACGACATCAACCCCTGGGCCGTTGAAGTGCGTCATCTCCAGGGAGGAGGGCTGGACGTAGCCGGTCGATACCGCGTCGTTTAGGTCCGCCAGGGCGATGCTGTCAACGATCCCGGACTCATTGGCCGAATCCCCGAGATAGACGCGCCGACGCCCGCCTCCGATATCCCCTGGCTGAAGGGTTGGCTCGTAGTCGCCCGCCGCGCTTGTCAGGTCGCTGATCGGGGGATAGCTGCTCCCGTCTTTGACGCGGAGCTTGTAGTTTCCGCTTGTAATCGGGGTTTCGGTGTCCCCGACCACCTTGACCGCGCTTAGGGTTATGGAGCCGTCTCCGTTTTTAATAACGCGCCCGTCCTGCGAGCGGATAAACCGCTGGACCGTGCTGTCCCCCGGCCGGACGGCAAACACCCGCTCGCGGGCCGTTTCCGTGACGCTCGCGTTCGGGTCGTCGTAGGTAAACTCGGCGGTTGCGGCCTGCCCATCGCCTCGCAGCGTCACGGACACGTCCCCGGGACTCGTCTCGGAAAACGAGCCGCCGGAGGAAGCGCCCGTAACGCTTCCGTCCAGGGAAAAGCTCGTTCCGTCCCACGTGACCTTCGCCAGCTTTGCCGCCACGCGACTTCCTCGAAAAAACTGCGCCCCGATAAACACCGACTCGGTTTGCCAGTCCGTATCCGCGTCTCGGGTAAAGACCGCGCTTCCCTCGACCACCTCGGTTGTGCCGCGGATCAGGTCCGTTAAATCCGCGAGCCGCATCGTGTCGTAGGTGACACCCCTGCTTTTGTCCGCAAGATGAAGGGTCAGCTGCCCGTCGGTAATTTGAGGCGCGCTAATCGAGGGGCTGTACGGGTCGCTTGCCCCGATGGAGTTGGCCGAATCGGTAATCGGGTAGAGCGTCCCGCCGGACTTGGTGTAGAGCTTAATTTCAGGCTCGTGGCTGGAGGAAATGGCTTTTTGCTCGCTTGCCCGGACGTGGGTGGCGCGGACCTGAACGGTCTCTCCTGAATTGCGGATCACCCGACCCCCATCGGTCCGGATGTAGAAGTACTCCGACGCCTCTCCCTTTTCGCCTTTGACCCGGGCAACGTCCCAGTCCGACCAGTCGCCGCTACCGTCGCTTCCGGCCTCGTCGTCGTAGCGGCTTACCGCCACGAAATACGGGTCCCGGCTTGTTACATCGTTTGGGCTTTTCTTCCAGCCGTTGCTCCCAGGATCCCAGCTGGGACTGGCGCCCGGGCGGCCGGTCGGCTGGTTTTCCGGGGCGGGCGGCTTTCCGATTCCAGGGGCGGTCGGGTCGTCTGCGGTCGGCTCGCTCCCGGTGCCAGGGTGCCATACCCGAAACACCCCCGCCTTCGAGTCGAGCTTCTCCGGGGCCGACCAGGCGGCGTCTTCCGCCCCGTCTCCAGTGGTGTCAATTGTTTTGGCCGGCCCGCCTGCCGCGACCGTATACACCGCCTTGCTCATCCAAAGCTGCTTTTCGGAACCGGAACCGGTTGGGGGCGCGTCGCTCCAGCCGCTCGGCGGATTGGGGTCGAAGTACGTCCCGCCCGCCGAGTTTGAGGGGCGCCCCGGGCTGCCGCTGCTGCGCTGAAAGACGTAGCTCGTAAACGCGCCCGGCTCCCCGGTCCGGATGGCCGTCACGTCTCCGTATGCCCGCTGTACGATCCCGGACTCGTTTTCGTACTCGACGGCGACGTCGGCAGCGTAGTCCGAAAGAACCGTCCCGTTTCCGTCTGCAATGAGGCTTACCGACGCCCCGGGCTCTTTCGTCGAGGCGCTAGAAACAGAGAGCGACCAGCTCGGGGAGGCGCTCGGGCCGTTGTAGGTGACCTTGGCGGTAAGCTCCGCCACCGGGTCCGGCCTCGGGCCCTGGAAAAACGCGTACTCGATGGTTGTCGTCGTCCCAAGGGCGGGCGTCCAGGACCGGTCTTCGTTTTGGTCGTAGGTCCGCGGCCCGCTTGTGTAGTCGACTGTCGGCACGACCGACTCAGTTAGGTCCGCCAGGGTTACCCCCTGGACCTGCCGGCCCGGCGCCCCGCCATCCCAGGTCTGAAGCAAAACGTCGGTAGAGTTGTCGATGGCCCCGGCCGAAAATTCGTAGTAAAGGTCCCCGCTTCCCCCTTTCTGAGACACCCCGCTGGTGTTTTCGTCCAGCACTGTGCCCGTTCCGTCCGTAAGCCGGAATCCATCGCTTTTGGAGAGACGGTTTTCCCGCGGGCCCTTTGTCTTTCGGGCCTCCACCGGAAGAGTGCCCTGAGAGTTTTTGATCAGGTTCCCGTTTTCGAGAAGCAGGTTGTAGCTGGTCCCGTGCTCCCCGTCTCTCCGGACCGTAATGGTTTCAGATTCGGTATCGCGGGCGTCGTCGCCGGTGTCGACCCACACCCCATCGGCCGCCTCCCCGTCGGGGTTCCAAACTGCCTCACCAGACACGTCAAGACTGGACCCGTCTCGGGTCGTATCCAGCTTCCAAAACGTGCCGCTTTCCTCCACGTACCGGAGGTCGTCGTCGCGGGTCTCTTTCTTTTTGATGCTGGTCAGGTCGGAGGGGGCCTGCACGCCGCTTTCCGGCTCGTGTTTGTAGGTAAACTCCAGCCCCAGCGCCTGGCCGCTCTCGCTGAGAGACTTTTCGTAGGTAATCTCCGAGCTGGAAATGCTGGCGTCGTCTTTAATAAAGAGCGACGCATTCGGCGCATCGAACCCAATCGTAACCGAGCCGCGGGCCTGGACGGCAAGCCCCCGCCGGGCCGTCGCGGTAATTACAGTATCTGTTGTCCGGTCCCACGTCTCGCTCTCCTGGTCCCAGCTATACACCAGGTCCTGTGGGTTCCGCTCAAGCGCAACGTCGATGGCGTCGGCCCCGTCGGTCCCGTCTTTTAGGTCGACGATCTTAACCGCCTCCAGCACCGCGTCTCCGTCCCGCAACACGAGGTCATCGTCCCCGTCGATGTCGGTCTCGTTCAGCACAATCCGCCCAGAGGGCGCCTCCCCGCTTCCGTCTTTGAGGCGGCCCTCCGACCCGTCCAGGACAACAGATTGAGTGTCAACCGGCCTTAGCTCAACGGTAAACTCCGCGTCTTCGCGCCCGGCTACGCCGGTGATGCTGTCGATCTCTTTTTTGGTGAGACGGCGGTTGACCGCGCCCCGCTCGCGGACGTCGATCTTGACCGTTCCGCTTCCGTTTCGGATGACCTTCGGGGTCACTTGCTTGAAGTAGAAGCTCCCCGGGTCGTCGACAAATTCAAGCTGCTCCTCCTCGGTGGAGGACTCCCCGGTTTCCGGGTCCACCATTGTAAACCGGACGCGCATCCGCTTTGGGTCCGTCGTGGCCGCCGTGCCGGACTTGTCCGTTCCGGCGCTGGTGTCGTAAACGACCGTGCCCGCCTCGTTTATGACCTTGAAGTCTATGCTCCCCGCCTCGTTTTCGACCGGCGCCCCGCTTGCGGCCATCTCCGCGATCACAAGGTCCCCCGAATCGTTTTCCTCAAACCGGAAATACGCGTCTTGGCGGCGGGTCGACCGGCTATCGCCCGGCGGCTGAAACACGCCGGTAAACCGCAGGTCCTCCGGGTCAATCGGGAGCCCTCCCGTTACCTCGTCGACGGTGTAGTGGGTCACCTCCCGGCCGCTCGGGGCCTGAATGTAGGTGACCTGAAACGGGTCGGTCGTGTCCAAAATCCGCTCTGCGTCCAGCACGGCCGGGTCCCCGGAGGCCGGGTCGGTCTGGAGCTGCACGACGTCCTGCTGCTTGATGTCGCTGGCGGTCAGCTCCACCTTTGAAATTAGGTTCCCCGACCCGTCTTTGGGCCACACCTCAATAGGGTCGGTCGGGGCGTCGATGCCCTCGTACTGCACGAAGCGAAGCTCTCCCTCCTCCAAGTCGACCTGCCGGTTCGGGTCGTTTCCATCGAAGCGCTTGAACTTAAAGACAAGCGTTTTGTCGGTGCCCTTCTTCAAGTCCGTTCCGTTGGGCGCGTCGATCCGGTAGGTCCCGTCGTCGCGAAGAAGCTGAAGCTGCTCTAAAAAAGAGACGGTCTCGCCGGTATTCGGGTCCGTGCCGGTAAACTCGACGACCAGCTCGCGGACGGTGCCCGAAACCCCGCTTACAGACGGGTTGTCCGCGTTCACCGACCCGCTAGTTCCGTTGGACGGGTCAAATACAACCGTTCCCTGCGCCCGCACGACGTAGGTGGTGTCCTCGTCGGCGGGAATCGAATTGCTGGGCGTGCCGTGCTGGAAATCGACGATCAGGTCTCCGTCGGCGTTGTCCGACGGTTTCATCTCCAGCCCCTGGGCGTGCTCTGTTTTTTGGCTGTCGAAGAACCGTCCGGTAAACGGCACGCTGGAGGCGGACACAGAGCCGTGAGCCGGGCCGGTAAAGTGGGTTACGTCCAGGGTGGGGGCCTGCACGTACCCGGTCGAGAGCCCGTCTGTAACGTCGGCAACGGCGATGCTGTCCTCCTGTACCGCCTCGCCGGTTCCCGGCCCCAAATACAAAATCCGCTGCCCCTCGATCTGCGCGTCGTTTAAGGACGGGCTATACGGGTCTGCCCCCGGAAGCGGGGAGCCCGGCGCCCCGAGGGGCACAAACCCGTCTCCGCTATCGGTCTCGTCGGTTCGGATCTTGTACCCGTCCCCGCTCCCGAGGCGGACCTCTTCGTTTGCCTGCTGGCGGATAATTTTGAGGTCGACCGTTCCGACGCCGTCTTTGATAGCCTTTCCGTTTTCGGCTCGGATAAACCGGTCGGTGGTCGACTTCCCGCCCGTTAGGGCGACGACTTCGTCTTGAATATTAACGTCCGGGGCACCGGAATCTCGGTACTTCCATACGATTTGAACGCTGTCGTTGGTCGTGTTCGGGGCTTTTGTGATCTTCCCGGGATTGGTCTCCGAAGGGTGGGTAATGTCCGTTGTCGTAAAGGTGCTTCCGTCGTAAAAGACCTCAATCGCGTCGGAGGCCAGCTCCGTGTCCCCGATAAACACCCGCCCGATAAGCTGAACGGTCCGGTCGGATTCCGGCTGCTCGGCCCAAGACTCGTTGGCCGGCTTCGTAAAAACGGTTTGCCCAGACAAGACCTCGACCGTTGAGGAGTACTGGTCGCTCGCGTCGACGAGGGTAATCGTGTCGAGGGTATTCCCCGCGTCGGTGTCCCGCAGAAAGACGTCAAAATCACCCGCGTCGGTAATGAAGCTCGCCCCGATTTGCGTGGGGTTGTAGTCGTCGAGCCCGATATTGGAAAGGAGCTGAAAGTTTCCGTTGTCGTCCTGGTAGTGCAGCTTGTGCGGCCCGGAGGTGAGAACCTCCTTGGCCCCGCCTTCCGCCCGGACAACTTCAAGGCCAAGCTCCTTCGCTGCGTTGTCGGAGGGAATGACCGTTCCTTTCGTCGGGCGGATGTACCGCCGAATCGAGGGCTTTCCGGCCGATACCGCGACAATGGACTTCGTCCGGCTGACCGTCACCGACACCTCGCCGGTGTCGGACCACACGCCGTCGTAGGTGCCGTCTCCGTTTGGGTCCCAACCGACTTGACCGGTCTCTGGGGACGTGCTCGTCTCGTCAAGGCGCCAGTACGTGCCGGTTTCTACTACAAAATACCGGGCCCCGCCTGCCGCCTCCGCGGCGCTGATTCCTTTGAGGGACGCGGTGGTGTCAACAGAGGTTACCGGCACGTAGGTGTACTCGAACGTCACGTCGATAATCTGGCCCTCTTCCCCAAACTCCTCTCCCTCTTCAGTCGTGATCTCGACGTAGCCTTTGTTTTTGTAGTCGCCGGGCCCGGACGGCTCCTTCGTGACGCTGAAGGTGTAGTTCCCGTTTGCGTTTTCGTCCCAGGTTACGTCGACGTAGCTCCGGGCCTTCAGCGCGGTGCCCTGAAAAAACGCGCCCTTCAGCCGCGTCGTGCCGGTTTGCCAGTTCCCCTCCGGGTCGCGGTAGTAAGAGTAAAAGCCATCGATCAGCGAGACGACCCCGACAAGCGATTCGGTGAGGTCTGTAAGCGTGATGCTGTCTAGCACGTCGCTTTTCGACAGGTCCCCCTCAAGCGAGTCGATTGCGTATACGTCAATCTCCTCGTTAATGTCGGAGGCGGCGACCTGAGGCGCGTAGTTGTCCTTGCCGATGGCCGTCTTCAGCGTGACGTAATTGCCGTTTTGGTCGGTCGTGTAGAGGCGAACCGGCCCGCTTTGAACGGGAAACTCCCCGCGCCCGGACACCCGGATGAGCTCTAGCCCGAGGGTCCCAGACGAGTTTTTCAGAACCGTTCCATCGGTCGGCCGCACGCGGTACTGCACGTTGTCTTCCCCGTCCTGGCCGTCTTCGATGGCCCGGATCACCTGCCGGGCCTCCTCGACCGCGCCCCGGCCGGTCTCGTACTTCGCGATGACCTCCACCGAGCGGCCCGCCTCGTCGAACTCAAACTCGATTTTCGAGGAGCTGCCGGCGGAGACGACCGAAAACTCCGCCCCGTCCCAGCTTACCGATACGGTATCGCTGGCAAGCGGCTTCCCTCCTTCCCGAAACTCGGCGCGAAGGGTCGTAATGCCAGTATTCCAGGCTCCTCCTTTCGGCTTTCGGTACTCCACCCGGCCGCTTACGACCGTGAGCTTCCCGGAAATCGCTTCGGTTAGGTCCGTGAGCGTAACAGAGGCCTTTGCCTGGTCCTCCGGTCCAAAAAGCCGGAGCACGGTTTGGGTGCCGATGTCCGCCGCGTCGAGGTAAAACGAAAGTGCCTCTTCGCTGGCCGGGGCGCCTAAATTCGACTCCAGGGCGCCGACCGTCTCCCCGTCTCCGGTCTTGAGGGAAAAGCCCTCGCCCAGCTGAATTGGCTCTCCGTTCCGCTCCGCCCGCACGAGAAGGCGGCCCTCGGAGTTTTTCAGCCGGGTGCCCTCCGGCGTAGCAATTTCGTAGAGAAGCGCGTCTTGGCCGGCCTGCCCGCGGATAACGGACCGCTCGAACGGGAGCCAGCCCCCGCCCTCGTAGACGGACTGGGCCATGTAGACGGTATCGGCCCCGGAGCGGAGCGACCAGTCTCCGTCGCCGGTCCACTCAACGCCGCCGGGCTCCCCCTCAATGTCAGATACGCGAGGGACCTCTGGGCTCGGGTCTGCGGGGCCGTAGAGAACAAGAACGCCAGATACGCTCGCCCCCTCCGCGCTGGAATCGCTTTGGGTACCGCCGGCTTCAATTTTATCGATGCGCTGCCGCAGCCGGTTGATCTTCGAGCGGTCGCCGGTGCCACTGTTTCCGCCCTGGCCGCTGCCAAGAGGAGATGAGGGGCGCTCTGCCATAGAAGGCAACTTTTTTTGAGTCCCAGTTGGGACGGAGGCCAACTACACATTTACAAGGTAGCGCCCCGGCGGCCTTTCCGTGTTGCCGGAGCGCCGACTCAAAACGCGAAAAGCCCGGCCGCCATCGACAGGCGGGCCGGGCCCTTCGGGACTAAGAAGAAGTGCGGCTGCGGGCCGAGATGGCCACAAAGCGTTACCCGAGGTGACGGGCGCGCTGCATGCGGTACTTCGCGACGCCTTCGGTGTTGCCGATGCCGAGGCCGAAGTACTCCCAGGAGCGCCGGTTGATCTCGTTCTCGCCCTTGGTCTTCCAGACCTCCGACTCGACGTCCTTGCCCGAGAGGCGCACGATCTCGCCCATGAACTCCTCGTCGGGGAACGCCCACATGACGTCGAAGCGGTCGTAGCCCTTCGTCTGGGCAGTGCCGCCGCCGAAGTTGGAGAGGTCCACCGTAATCTGGTGGGACGCAAACTCCCGGTCGTCCAGGTTGTTGTCCGGGGCGCGGGAAATCCGGACTGTGGTGTCGTCGAAGAGCTCCGCTCGGACGTGGCGCTTCACGGCGCCGTCGACCTCCTCAACAATGCCGGGGGCTCCGTCCAGCGGCGTGAGGCTCTGGATGCCCTCCGCGAGCTGCTGGGCAGCCTCCGCGGCGCTTGCGGCGTTGACGGTAATCGCCTCGCCCTCCACCATGATGTCCTCGTCGACCGAGCCGTTGCCGGCCTCGAAGGAGACGAGCGTGACCCGCTCGTGCTCGGTGAGCAGGCGCTTCTTGATGGAGCTCATAAACTCAAGCCCCTGCACCTGCTCGCGGGTGAAGCCGTCGGTAAAGACTTCGCCCGTCAAGTTATCCCCGAGCTGGTTCAGGTCCAGCTTGCCGAAGTCCTTTCTCGTATCCTCGTTGATGAGCATACGGGTGGCCTTCAGCTGGTCCTCGGCGGGCATCCCGGTGCGGGTGCCGCTCTCCAGAAGCGTGCTCAGGTCGTTGATGTGGTCCTTCTGGATCTGGACCGCGCCCTCCTGGGCGTCGTCCGTTACGTCGGTCGTCTTCCCGGAAATGCGGACGCACTCGTTCAGGATGGTGAGGAGCTTGACGTCCCGCTGGATCCCCAGCTCGTAGACGTCCTTGTCCGCCGCGTCGGCGAGGAGGTCATAGTCGTAGGCCATGAGCTCCTCCTTGTTCTTCTGCACGATCGGCGTCTGGTGCTCCCCGAGCGGGATCTCAAAGCGGTTGCCGTACAGGTACCGCTCGTACGGGCGGTCCCTAAAGTTTGCAACCGTGGCCTGCTCGGTGCCCTGCTCCACGTCGGTCAGCACGTAGTACGAATCGGTCTCCGTGTCGACCTGGAGGTCGTTCTCAGTTACCGGCCGCACTGCGAGAATCTGGTCCGCGAAGCTGTCCTCATACAGCTTTACGCGAATGTAGGGCCGGATCGCTTCGCCTACCTTGTCGAACTCACCGTCGTCGACAAAGGAGCGAATGCGCTCGTTGTATGCCTTCTTGTCAAAGTCAAACTCAGCGTCCATAGTTGGTAATGGGGTTGTTGTGGGGGCCGAATGGGCCCCGTTCCGGCCAGCGTTGTTGGAAGCTGGAAAGACCAGGCGGCCGGATTAGCGCCAGGTGGCGCTTAAAGCGTTAGTTACACTGTGTGGGGGGCGGGGAAGACCTTAATCCGCATCGGCGTGTTGGCGCTCGCGTCCTGCGGGGCCGTCTGCACCTGCCCAATTGCGTGGGTCGTGCTTCCGTCGGTCGGGGCAAAGACGCCGCCGTCGATGCCCGAATCGTAGCCGGCGGTCACGAAGTCGCCCAGCTCGTAGCTGCCGCTTGCGTCGTAGAGCTCCGTCTCCACGATAAAGAGACCGTCCACGACCGTAATCGCGCCGGACTCCAGCGTGTCGTAGCGGGTGTTGTCGATCCGCATCGCGACGTTGGCGGCCTGGTCCACCGCGTTGCCCGCAGTGACCTTCTCAAGCGTCAGGCTCTGGCCGGCTGACGGGCGCAGGCCCACCAGCTCGCCGAGGGCTACGTCCTCGTGATCAACGCCACGGGGAAGGTGGCGCTTCTCGGGGAATGCCGTCTTGGTCATTCCCGACAGGATGCGAAAAGGCTGCTCGTCCTCTCGATAAATCGTTCCCATAGTAGAATAAAGGTTGTGCGGCGGTTGCCGCGAAGTCTAGCGCCAGTCGGCGCTGTAAGCTCTGGTTACGCGGCGCCGATGTCCGATGCGCGCTTTTGAAGGTTGCGCATGGCATTGGCGGCGTACTTGCTCGAAGTTGATGGCTCGGTGCTGGCGGCCTCCTTCGCGGGGCCGTCGTCGACGTCTTCGACCAGCGACTGGCCGCCGGCAAAGCCCGGCCCGGCCTCCTTCATCGCGGTCTTCGTCTTTTGCAGGTCCTTGTCCGACTCGACGAGCCGATCCCGTTCCTGCAAGAAGTTGCTCGGCTCGGTGGCCCCGTTGGCAATCTTCATGTCCACGATCTCCTCGGCAACCTTCTCGCGCCGAAACGCCGCCAGCTTCTCTCGCTGCTCCTCAATGGTTTCCTGCTGAGACTCCAGTCGCTCTCGCGCCGCCTTCAGCATCTGTGCGGTCTTGTTCATAGTAGTGACTTACGATCTGTTGGGCCGTGGGGCCTTAAAGCGAATCGATAAACGCGTTGGTGTCGTTGCCGGGCAGGGCCTCGCTTCGGGCCTGCGCGACCTTGTCGGTCAGCTCGCGAACGGCATCCTCGTCGGCGGTCCGGGCGGCGGCCTTCGCGACCGTCTCCTCGACGATCTCGGTCTCAAGCGCCTGGGCAACCTTGTTCAGGTCGTGGCAAGACTTGTCGTCGAGGCGGTCGGTGATCTTCTCTTTCTTGGCCCCGTCTTCGCCAGCCTCCTTGTCGTTGAGCTTCTCTTTGACCTCCTCCGGCATGTCGTCGTCGGAGCCCTCGTTGGAGCTGTCCTCCGACTCCTCATCAGAATCCTCATCGGACTCCTCCTCGCCGGACTCTTCCTCGTCGGAGTCTCCGCCGGACTCGTTGGCCTCCTCGACGCCGCCCTCCTCCTTGGCCTCTTCGGCCTGCTCCTGCATCTCCTCGGGCAGGTCTTCCATCGACTCGGCCTGCTTCTTGTTGGAGGTGGCGTCCTGCATCGGGGCGCCGTCGGTCTGCATGCCGCTGTCGGTGCGCCCGGTCTCGGTCGAGCCCTCGTTTTGGGCCGACGCGCCGGAGGGGACCCCAGAGTGCTCACCGTCGTTTTTGGCGGACTCTCCAGAGGGGACCCCGTCGTGCTCCCCGTCGTCTTTGGCGGACTCCCCGGAGGGGACCGACTCTTCGTTGGGCATGTTTTGCCCGTCGCCCTTAGCCGGGGACTCGCTGGGGGCGTTGTCCATCGGGCCGCTTCCGCCGCTGATCTCTCCCTGCTCGGCCTGCTTTTGCAGCTCGCCGAGACTGGAGATTAGATCGCCCGTCGACATCTCCGAGGGCGGGTCTTGAGGGCTTGCCTCCTTGGTGTGGTCGCCGCCGGACCCGCTTTCAAGGTCGGTCAGGTCCTCGATAATTTCTCGGCGCGTTTCGTCAAAGTCGCTCATAAAAAGGGTGTTGGTTTGTTACGCCGCGTCTGCGGCGGGCCGGTCGGCGCGTTTACTGGTTGGCGGCCTTCAGCTGCTGGGCCACCAGGTTGCGGGCGCTCTTCTCCATCTCCTCGTCCGGCTCCTGCCCGGTCAGAGACGACCAGGCCTCCATCGCGCCTTTGACCATGCGGTCGAACATCTCCTGGTCCTCCTCGTCGCTCTCCGGGGCCATCGAGGCGCTCTTCTGAAGCTCACTTCGGGCCTCTCGGACCTCGCTCAGCACCTCGTCGGTGGAGGCGCCCTTCTCGATCATCTCCTCCATGGTCGAGAGCATCTTGAGCGCGCCCTGGTCGTGGGCGAGCTTCTGCTGCTCCCCGCGGTAGGCGAGGTCATCGGCAAGGCTCGCGGTAAGGGCATACCGCTCCTCGGAGATGTCCTCCCCGTTGTCCGCGGACTTTTCAAGGTCCTTCGACTCGGCGTCGACAAAGGCGCGGGTCGCGACTTCGCGACCGTACATTTCACTGTAGGCAAGCTTCTGCATAGGTAAAAAGGGTTGTTTGAATTGGGAGGCGCGTCCCAGCTGGGACTCACCCGTTTTGGGCGAGCGTGCCGGGCACGGAGCTAGCGCTCCGATTCGGCCTCGATTCGACTAAGAAACCGATTCGTTCTTCGCGTTCGGTGCCGCACTGATCCTTCTTTCTCGTCTCCGGCCAGGTACCCGGCCCCGCCTGCGGCGGCAGCCCCGCCAGCGGCCATGCCCGGCGTGAGGTTCTCGTCTGCCTTTTCGTAGGCGCTGGAAAGCCGGTTTCGGGCCTGCTCGACCCCGCCCTCCGTTGATTCCCGGACTTTCTTCAAAAAGTCGCCCCCCATGTCTATGGCATCGTCAATTGCTTTCCCAATCTGCTTTCCGGCCGACGCGCTAAAGGCAGTTTTGACGTTTTGAAGTCGGCGCCGGGCCTTGGAGACAGCCATATCAATTTGGGGTCTCGTTTGAGAGGGGGGCGTCCCTCGAATGTCATCACTCGCTCAATTAAATGCCTACAGCTTTACATCAACCGCCCGGCGCAAGTGAGATCTGAAACGACCGCTCTCCCTCCCCCCGGTCTACCGCCCGGCTCGCGCTTATCCGGTCGTTAATCGGGCGCTTGAGGTAAGACTCGATGAGCGAAAGATCTTTTTCCTTCCGGTCGCGCTTCCGCTTCGCTTTTGCAAGGCGCTTCGCTGCGGTTTCGGCCGTTTGCCGCCCGGGGTTCCTATACTGCTTGACGATGCTTTTGCCCGGCAAAACGGCGCCAAGGGCTTTTGACCCGAGGTTGTATCCCGCCCGGCTCATTTGAGCCCGCGCCTCTGCTACTTCCTGGGCCGTATCGGCATTGAGGTCTTTCTCGACCGCGTTTCGGTGCATCTCAAACGACTCGCGGGCCGCGCCCGGAAGCGTAAACGGGCCCAGAAGCACGTCTTTACCCGCTTTCCCGGCCAGGGACGCGGCCTCGGACACCGACTCCGCGACCCCGGCTGGCGCCGCCTCCATGCCCCCGGACGTGGCGGCGTTATAAAGCGTCCCGGCCGCCCCGCCAAGCGCGTTCATCGCCCCGACCGACGCGGCGGCTTTTCCCGCCCGGATCAGGTGGTCGGGCACGACCCCCATTTCGTACTTCTGGTGGGGGTAGAGCTCCTCGTCCATCAGCCTCCGCTCCTCCCGCCCGACGTAGTTTCGGAGGTCGCGGACGCCCCAGTTGATCGGCGTCGTTTTTGGAACGTGTGCGTTTAGCTCCTCGGGCATTACGTGTGGCGAAGTGCCGATTGAATTAGCGCGGCGTTCACGTCCGGCGCGTCGTGGCGGGTCGGCTCTTCAAGCACCCAATCGACCTGCTGGCTCGCGACTTTTTGAAGCCCGGCCATCGACTCCCCGATTCGCCGCATCCGGCGGCTGGCCTGTTTCCGGAGGGCCGACTCCTTCTGCATCGCGCTCTCGGCGGGGCCGTATACCTGCGTATTTCCGCCCGTGCCCCGAATAAACTGCGTGACCGGAAGGGTCATCATCCCTGCGTCTCGGGGGCGGCGCCGGTTGCTGCGCCGGGCCCGGCGGGCGGCCAGTTGCCGGCGGGGCCGCCGGCGGCGCACGTCCCGCCGGATGGTCTGCCGCTGGCGCCGGGGCACGCGGCCTTCGGTCCATTGGCCCTCCGCCAATACGTTGGCAATTGCCTCCAGGACCGAAGCCTGCTCGACTTCCTCTCGCGCCCGCCGGTTCCGATTCATTCGTATTCGGCGCCGCTCCTCGGGACTGGCCATCGCGGCGGCGCGCCCAGGGGTAATTTCTTGCCGGTTTCGGACGTACGGGTTCGGCCCGAGGGCCCCGCTTTTCTCCAGGCGACGCGAAAGGTGAAGCGGGTGGTAGCTCCGCTTGTCCATAAGCCCCTCGTCACTGGCAATTTTCTCGTAGAGGCGGCCGTTGACGTGCGGGGGGCCGACCTCCAGTCCGCCCTCCTTCTTGTTTTCCGGCGACAAGACCGACCCGGTTTTCCGAAGCCGCCGGGCCAGCTCCGGCGCCCCTGCTTTGGTAAGGGCCACGTGCTGAAGCTCAACCGGTCGGAGGGAAATGCCCGCCGCGGCGGCCGTCGACGCGACCGATTCCATCGGGTACCCGGCCACCGACTCCAGTGTCTCCGCCGGAATCAGGGTTTCGTTTTCCCGGAGCGCCTGAACCGCTTCTTTGATGCGCTCCTCGGTTTCCTCGGGCAGCTCCTCGACGTCGGCCTGGACCCGCTTTTTGATGTAAGAGGTTTTCCCCTCTTCGTTGTCGGGCGCTTCAGATGCGGGCGCTTCAGATGCGGATTTGCGCCAGCGAAGCGGCTTCTCGCCCCCGAGTCCGGCCTCCTCCGCCGCGTCGGCCGAGAGTCGGACCTCGTTTTGGCCAGTCGAAGCGGCCTTCGCAAACGCTTCTTTGCTTCCGCCCCTGGCCGAGGCGCCGCCGTCTTCTAGGTCTCCGGTTGCGGGATTGTTGATTTCGGTGCCGTCCCCGACCGGAAGGCGGCTGGTAGCGACCGCCCGGCTTGTCGGGTCCGCCCGGTCTTCAACAAACGAGATATCGAAGAACTTCCCCTTCGGGTTGCGGGCGTGGACGATGTGGCCGTTGGGCTTGACCTCCAGCATGTTTTTCCGGAGGTGGTCGCAGTACTCCGCCCGGCTTGAGGCCTTGTTGCCACATACGCTGCAAGTATCGTAAGCGGCCCGGAAGCCCATGCTTGTTGAGACGGGCTCGTAGTTTCGGATCTTCTGCGCGATCATCGGCGCTTTGTCCGCGTTGAGGTGGGCAACCAATTCCACCCGGTCCATCTTTGGGTTGAAGAAGCTCTTTTCGACCGTCCCATAGGCCGGGGAGTCGTCCCGGTTGATGTGATGCTTGTAGGGGCGGGCAAAATGCTCGAAGGACTTGTACATCGGGACTTCCAGAGAGCCCTCCCCCTCCGGCGGGGTCCCGTAGTCCACGTTCCCGAGCAGGTCCTCCCGGTAAAACCCGTCGCCGTTTTTGTTCGGCCCGATCCGGTCGAACGAGCTCAAGGCCGTAATCAAGAGGCGCATCGTCCCGTCGCCTGGGCTCGCGGCCTGGTCAAGATACGACCGCACGTCCGGGTGGACCTCGCTTGCGGTTTTGTCCAGCGAGCCAGAGGCGGGGTGGACCAGCGCCTCTCCCGTCGCGTCCGGGCGGGAGTCGTACTGAACGAGCTTGTCTATAGCCATCGAACACTAGCGTTGCAGGTTGCCAGCCGGAAGGCCGGTAAGGCGCCGTTGCGCAAAAGCCTTTCTTCTGTTAAGGCTGTTTTCCGTTAGGGCTGAATTGCCTTCGCCGCGTCCATCATCGAGCGAGAGCGGTTCCCCGACACGCGCTGCCGCTTCTCTTGCCGCTCAAGCTCGTCTGTTCCCTTTCGCACCGCATCTCGGAGAAGCTCCTGCGGCTCTCCGGCCGTCAGGTTTTTGTCGATAATCTTCCGAGCCACGACCGGGGTCTTGGTCAGCTGCGGGGCGTGCTCGTGCAGAATCGAAAACGCCTGGCGCCGAGCGCGCTCGTTTGCCTCCTCCTTCGGGGCGTCTTTTTCAATTCCGTAGCTCTTTCTCTGCCCCTCGTCGCTGATCATATTATCGTCGATCAGCTTCGGGTCCCGGCCCGGAAGCTCCATCATGCGGTTGTACCGGATGCGCTCCCGGATCGGGTCGATGGCCTTGCTGATCCCGCTTGCCACCGGCCCGGCCGCAAGCCCGGCGCCGAGAAGTCCCTGCGCGAGAAGGCGGCGGTTGTCTGGATCCCCCAGAGCATCCTTCGCCTTTTGCATCATTCCGGTCCCGTAGACTTTCCCGGGCGCCGCCGTTTTGCTTAAGGCGTCGGCCTTCTTGTCCATCGCCTTCTTCAAGGCACCGAGGTAGATGGCTTCATCTTCGCTGATCTTGCCCTGGTCGTAGGCGCGGGCGATTTTTTCACCTGTCTCCGTTTCCGGCGGCAGGTACACCGGGCTTCCCGCCGGCGCAAAGGCGCGGGCAAAGGTCCCGTACGTCGAGGAGTTTTTCTCCGAGTCGTCCTTCGGCACGCAGTTGGGCACCTTGTTTCCGTCTTTGGTCTTCATGCCCACCTGCTTGTAGCCATCCCAGCAAGGGTCGCTGTCATCATCGGCCGTCTTGGCGCTCTCCTTCGAGTCGTCTTTCGGGACGCAGTTCGGCACCTTTTTGCCGTTTTTGGTTTTCATCCCGATCTGCTCGTAGCCGTCCCAGCAGGGATCGCTATCGCTAGAGTCGTCGGCGGTTTTCTCTCCGCAGCCGCAATCGCTGGAGGCTTCTTTTTCTTTCCCCATGTCGTCAACATTGGCGTGAAGGGCCTTTTGGTGGTCCCGAGCCTCTTCTTTCGTGTCGTGGGGCTCTTCGTTTTGGCGCTCGCCCGTTGACTCTTTCTCAACGTACCAACCGCCTTCGCCCTGGACGACTTCATACTCGGCAACCTTCCGGAACGCCCCCTCCGCGGCGGCGGCCTTCGCCATGTCCGTCAAGAGGTAGCTGTCGGGAAGATTGGCCTCTTTCTCAGGCGACACCTCTTTGCCGCACTTCGGGCACTTGCCCTCCTCGGTGATCTCCCCGCCGCAGTGTGGGCAGGTCTTCGCCGCTTCCTTCTCGGCGGCATCCTCGCCGGAGTCGCCACTCTCCTCAGAACTGTCCTCTTCGGAGCTGCTGTCCGCAGAGCCGCTCTCGCTAGAGCCACTCTCACTAGAACCGTTCTCGCTGGAGCTACCCTCCGAAGCGCCCCCACTTTCTTCAGAAGAAGAGGTCCCCTGTGCCCGCTGCATCTCTTGCTGCTTCCGCTGCTGCTTGGCCCGAAGCATCTTCATCATCAGGATCTTCTTGAGCATCTGGCGGGCCTTCTCGCTTTTGGCCCCGGCCGGGTGCTTGCGCTTTGTGGTCGGGCCTTGTCCGGCGTGCTGGGCGAGAGCCTTCTGGGGCGGCTCGGCGGTTTTCTCGACCCACCGGAAGCTGCGCGCCGAAGCCTCTTTTTCGGCCGAGGATTCCGCCTGATCCTTAGAGGAACTCTCAAAACTCATACTTTCATTCCCTTTGCCCAGGTACACTTCATCAGGGCGCACTTCTCCCTGATCGTTGTATTTATCGTCTACGCTTTTTCGCCCAGCGATTCCACCACGATAGAAACCGTACCCCGCTCCACCAAGTGCTCCTAGCCCCCCCGCTGCCGCTGCTCCTGCGGCTGCGCCAGGCGCTCCTCCAATCAGACCACCGGCGGCCCCTCCAGCAGCAGCTCCGGCAGCTGCCCCTCCAAGACCGCCGCCAGCTCCATAGAGCGTACTGTATCCGTATCTAGACCCATAATCACCAAGATTACGGCCTATGCTTTCACTTCGAGGGTCCATTGCCGTATTATATACCGGGCCAATGTGACCAGCAACGGGAGCTGCAAACGGAACAAGAGACCCTCCTATTGTCGCAGCAGCATTTATCTTTCCCTCCTCTTTGGGAGAAGCAGGAGGGCTCTCTGCCGACTTCAAAAACGCGTTTGTCGACGCTTGCTTGGTCTCTTTCTGCTTCCGGTTCGACGGGCGGTCCTCATGCATGGCTTTTGCCCGGCCGACCGGGGATCCCGAATCGGTGTACTGAAGCGGTCGCCCCTCTGGCCCAGGCGTTCGCGGGGCGGGATTGCCAGGCTCTTGGACTCCTTGCTGCATCCTGCGGCCACCACGTCGAGAGCGTGCCTCTTGGGCCAAGTACCCCCCCATCGGAGAACGAGTAATCTGAATGTCCCGCCGGTTTCCCTCCGGGTATACCGCCTGATACAGACCCTCCCCTTGCCGCCGCACGTCCACCTCCGACGGCTTCACGCTCTCAGGCGCCAACCGGCTTCCGATGTACCCCCCGCCAACGCCACCAAGCGCGCCACCAGCAAGCATAGCCAAAGGTGCAGCTCGGCCGCTTCCAATATTACTGCCTGCAAGAGCGCCTCCGGCGGCGCCGGTAAAGCCGCCAATTGCAACGCCGTTTCCGATTGCGTTTCCACGTCGTTGCCCCCGGCGGTTCCGTGCCACTTGCCGGGCGATAGCCCGCTGGGCCTGCTGCTCGCCCTCCGCTTTTTTGTCAAATGAGCTGTCGCTTCGTCCTGCTGACTTTAGAAAAGGGTTCATAGATTTGTTTTTAGTTTGCCTGCTAGAGGTACTGCCCTCTACGTTGCTAATCGGTTCGTTTTGTGCTTGCTTGTTGGACGAAAGCTCGTATGCTCCCGCCCCTACGCCAAGCGCGCCTCCGGCCATGCCGACGTTCTTGAGGCGCTCGGCCATTCCGGCTCCTCCTTCTTCGGCCGCCTCGGACGCACCTTCCTCTGCCGCTTCTGAGCCGCCAGATTGACTGCTTGTCCCAGACGAACTCGTTCCAGATGAGCCGCTTACCGACGATTCGTCAACCAAGTCCTCCAGCTGCTGGCCCTCCCCCCCGGAGCTAGCTGCTTCGTCTGCCCCGCCAGGAGGAGTTCTGCTCATGCTCGCGTCACTTGTCCTCGGTGCAGTTCTGCCAAAACCCACCCCCTCTATCGGCTCTACATCTGCATTTCTCATTCGCACCTGCGGCGGCGAGAGGTCAATGCTGCGAGCCGCGTCGCTGAACATGTCTGCGAGCGAGCCACGCGCCTCTTTGCTCAGTCCCAGCTGGGACTCGGTGTTGGCCTCTTTGTCGCTAACCATAATTGGGCCAAATCCCGGCTGAGAGCTCTCGATGCGGGTTTTCTCTCCCTCGTCTCGAACGGTAAAGTCTCGGGTCCGGCGCACTCCGTTTGTTGTCCGCCCCATGTCGGCCTCGAAGTCCGTTCCATCTTGGTTCACGCTCACCTCCTCGGCGCTAACTGCCTGCGGGCTTGCCCGGTCGGCAACGGCACTGCCGCCCAGCGCGCCGAGCGCCCCGCCAGCAAGCGTCGCCGGGAGGCGGTACCGGTTTGGCACGTGACGAGACGTAAAGCCCAGCCCGGCGCCAATGCCTGCGCCTGACAATACGCCGATTCCCTTGTTTACTTGGCGATTGGCCTTGTTTTGCGATGCAGCCGATACAGCGACCATGTCCTGCTTCGTGGTTGTGTCATCAGACAAGTCTTTTGGCCCGTCCGCGAGCCCGGCTGCGCTTTTCAAAAACGCGTTTTTCTCCCCCGAAGCCCTGCCTGAAGAGTCAGCTGAAGACCCAGTTGAAGCGTTGGCTGAAGAGCGAGTTGAACCGCTGGATTCGGCGCTTGGCTGCGCTGCCGGTCGGGCAGGCGGGGCCGCCCGCACGTTCGGGGTCGCCATTATTTGCTGGCGTTTTGCGTCGGCAAGGCCTTTTTCGTATCCTTGGCGGTACCCTTCCCGGCGCCCCTGCTCTAGGCCCTCTGCGCCGCCGTACAGGTAGCCCCCACCGCCTGCAAGAAGGCCGGTCCCGCCCGCAATTCCGATCGTCTTTGGCATAGATGGCATCGTAGAAGTGGTGTTTTTATTGGCGCCTGCTTAAAACTGACGCTTTTGCTTCTCCATGTCTTCCTCCTGCTTTCCGGCAAGCTGCCCGGCGGAGTAGCCCCCAAACCCAAGCTCAATCGTGCGCAAAAAAGGCTTCTCGGCCACGAAATTGCCGACGCCCTCCCCGACGCTTTCCGCGCCTCGTATTGTGCTTTTTGCCGTTTCCCCCAGGCCTTTCATAAAGTCTACGCCCTTGCTCCCAATGCTTGACATAATGCCGGCCTGCTTCTCGGCGAGGCCCGGGTGCACGTCGAAATCCGCCCCGCTTAGCGACTCGGCGTTTTCGGCGACCTTCGACGCAAGCCGGAGCGCCGCGGCATCCAGCGAGGCGTTGTCCGCGAGCTTTTTCAGCTCCGCGGCCTTCTTTCGAAGCGGAGCGTCTTCTGAAATTTTTGTCGGGCTACCCTCCTTTAGGTACTGCCGCTCAAGAGAATAGGGACCGTCGTCCGGATATTCGCTTCGAGGAATCATGCCGTCGGCCTCCAGGCGGTTCAAGACGTACTCGATCACGTCTTTCCCGTGGCCTTCCTCCTTCATCGACCGGAGCGCCTCTTTCGGGGAGGCGCCCTCGTAGATGCTATTTTTGATCTCCTCGTAGACCTCCTCCCGCTTTTGGCTGAGCTTGACGATGCGCCCTTTGAGCTGGTCGGCGGCCTGGTGGGCGATTTTTTCCGCGGCGCCCAGAAGGTGGCGGGCGTCCCGCTTCGGGCTCGGGGAGGGCACGTACTCCGCCCCGTAGACGCCTGCAATCTTTGAGAACAAGCCGCCGTTTACGACCTCGTCGCTCTCGGGAGCAGCGGTTTTCTCGTGGCCCTCCGCAGGCCGAGGCGCAAACCCGGCGGTCTTCTCCGCCGCCTCTTTCGACCGGAGAATCTCCTCGGGCTCGGCCATTTCAAACTCGGTATACGCGCTTTCTTTCATCAGCTCCGCGTTGACCGACCGGTTCGCGTAGTGGGCAACTCGCTCGATTTGCTGGTCGGTCAGGGACTGATCCGACGCGATTTTCCGAATCGACTCGTTTAAGGGCGTGTCGTCTTTGAGGTAAGACTCGGCGGCCTCTTTGCCGAGGGACTGAAGCGCCTCTTTGGTCACGTTGGTGTAGAAGTTGAGCAGCCCCGATACAGAAGGGGCAGGTCGCTAGTGGCGTCTGTGTTTAGGGTAGCACATACATTTTCACAGCCAACCCGCTTACGCCGGCTCCCGCTCCATGACCGGAAAGACCGAGTTCATCTTCTCCCCGAAGTCGGTGTCCGACCGGATTTGACCTGCTTGCGGCTGGGCCTCAAACACCTGCCCTCGGAAGAAGCACTGGCCCTCGTGAATCCGGATCAAATCAACGCTGTGGTCGGTCCCACCCTCCTCGTACTGCACGGCAACGAGCCCCTGCTGCCAGTCCATGCGGTTGCTCACCGCCGGAACCACCCCAGGATCGGTCCGGCAGAGGCACCCGGCCGTTACCCCGTGAATCGGCTGCTGGTGGTCCCGGAACTGCATCGTCGAGGACTTCATCTCGATCCGGTGGTTATGCCCCTGGATCGTCGTCACGTTGTGCTTCTCCATTAGATTTCGGCACACTCGCTTTGCGGCGCTCTCCCCGTGGATGCCCTTCACCGCGTCGTTGAGCCACACCTCTCCTTGCGGGTAAGGGTCGCTTACCTCGTAGCCGAGGTCGTCAAGCTCCAGCATCGTCCGAATCGACATGAGCGGCGGCTCCTCCATGCGCCCGCCGGGGCGGACGTTGTAGGCCTGGCCGTAGTGGTTGATGAGGGAATTTCGGACCCGGTCCTCGTGGTTTCCGAGCAGGTAGTGCTTCTCGGCGCCGGGATGCTGCTCCCCGAGGTTTTGAAGCCACCACTTGCCCTCCTGAAGCGCCGGGTTTGTCGTCTCCCGGAACTCCTGGCTCTGGGTGTACTTCTTCGTCCAGTTGGTCATGTCCAGCCAGTCGCCAAGAACGATAATATCGTCCGGGTCGATGTGGGCCGCGACTTGGAGCATCACGTCCAGGGCCCGCCGGTCGTGAATCGGGGAGTACCGGCCGGTACGCTGACTGCGCCGAAACCCGATTTGCGGGTCCGGGACGAAGAGGGCAGTTTTTAGCCCGTCGGGGCGCCGTTGCGGCGGGTCTGCTTCGTACTGCTGGGTCACGCTAATCTCCACCGGGCGCAGCGGCTCGAACTCCACCGGCTTGACCTGTTTCCGCTCCAGCTTGACATGAAAGCTGTGCAGCTGCTGGCTCTCTTTCCGCTCGACGTAGATCGGCTCCCCGTTGTCTTTAAACTTCAGGATCTCCCGCATTTTCATGCCCTGCTCGTAGCACTTGACGTTCGAGTCGACCCGGCGCCACTTGTTTTCATCCAGGCCCGCGTAGCCGATCAGGTCGTCAACGGAGGCTATATCCGTGTCGCTCGCCGTAATCGTCGCTTCGTTTCCGCTTACGTCCACGCCGATCTGCTCCCGGTAGGCGTCGCTTGCTTTTTCTTGGGCCACCACGCGAAGCCGGCTCTCCCCGTCCTCCCGGTGGTAGGAGACGTACCGCTGGCAGCCCGTGTAAACGTTGTCTGCCTCCTTGGAGAACACCTCCGCCCCGCGCAAAAACTTGTTCAGGCGGTAGGCCTTGTCCGAAGAGATGCCTCGGTCGCGGCACATCTCCGCCCGGCTGCCGCCGTACTGGCCGTTTTTCACCGCCCGCAGCGCGAGGGCCGACACCGCCTGCACGACGTCTTTGTCCCGCCCGAGGTCCGAACTTTCGTCGAGGGCAGGAAGGTCTATTCCTTTCCGGCCCGCCTCCGAGAAGAAGACCTCGTAGAAGGAGTTGGGGTCGACGTCCAAAGACAGAATATCGAGAACATGGTCGGCGCTAAAGCTAGATCGCATAAGGGAAGTTGTTGGTTGGCCGGTAAGGGGCGGCGCTATATCGAGACGCCGGGCGTGATGTCGTCGCTTCGGTCCTGCCCTCGGGACCGGGCGAAAAGTTTCTCGAAATCCTCTTGGCGAAAGGCTTTGACCTGCCCACTCGGGTAGCGGACGACCCAATCGCCAGGGTGAACGGTGATTTTGTGCGGGCCCATTTCAATCTCTTCTGAGCTCCCGCTAATTTGCCGCGCCTCCACCTGAACGGGCTTTTGGACGGCAGGGGACCACTGGCTCTTCTCCGGGCCATTCCAGTACTGCTCTGCGTCTTGGTCCATGGCGCTGTCAGGCTAAAGATGTTTTAGGTGCCTCAAGCACGTTTGTCGTTCGGGCGCTTACCGCGCCGACACCCCCGGCGTCTCAAAGTCGCCGGGCGCGGAGTCCGGGTCCCCCGGCGCGACCTCTCCGCCTTGCAGGGTTCCGGCAATTTGCCGGTCCCGCTGGGACCGCAGGTCGGACTTGCTGCCTGCAAACACGCCGCGGCGGCGGTCTAGGCGCTCGGCGATGGCAGCGTAGTTGAGCACGTGCACAAAATCGTCGGTGCCGGTCGACTCGTACTTGATAATTCGGCGAGCGGGGTCGACGTCTGTACTTAAATTGTAGAGATCATCAGCGAAAGGCTTGACTTCCTCATAACGAGGGAACTCAAATTCTTGATTTTCCAAGTCCACGATGAGCTGATTCAGGGTCCGGGTCTTTGGAATGATCCACTTGAGGCTCTTCTCGTCGTAGGTCGACCGGGCCTGCCCGGCCCCGCGCTTGTACTGAAACGCCGCGATCCGCTGATGGCCGAAAATCCGCATCAGGCGAAGATCTTCCTTGTACCCAATGCCGTAGTCGGCCCCGACCCGGTTTACGTTAAAGAGCCGGATCCACTCGGTGAGCTTTTTCATGACGTGATCCGGGTCGTTGGACTGCTGGCCCCGAAACCGGTGGGCAAAAATGAGTTTGAGGTTTCCCCGCACCTTCGCGAACACCGCGAAGATCGTGTAGCTGGGCACCTCCTCGTCGGAGGCCTGCATCGCCCAGTCTAGCCCCGCGTACGTCTGCCGCCCGCGAAACCGCTTGGCCACCTCCCGGATGCGCTGATCAGAGCTGGGCAGGTCGTAGTCCTCGGTGCAGCTTTTAACCATCTCCTCGGTAATCGGCACCGTCCCGGAGTCGTAGGGCAGGGCCATGACCTCGTTGTAAAACCGCCGCTCCGACCAGTCCTCCAGCCGGTCTAAAATCCCGTCGTCCCGGTCGGTGCGCCACTGGGCCCACGGCATCATCATTCGCACCACGCGGTACCCATCGTACTTTCCGTCCGGGTTGTGGGCAACCCACTGCCCATTGGGCGGCACCCGCTGGTCGGCCGTCGACCAGGAGGGGTCGTACATGTCTCGCCCGCAGTGCTCGCAAAACAAGTAGGGGCGGTCCCGGTCCAGGTGCTCCATCCCGAGCGGGCTGTTCCAGCCGCCTTTCCGCCGATCTCGGCCGTTGGGCCCGGTTTTTCCGGTCGGCTCCGAGCAGTGCGGGCACTGGATGTGCCACTGGTACTGACGAGACCGATTCCACTGGCGCTCAATCAGGTTTTGCTTCGAGAGGGGCGTCCCGGCGTACACGTAGAAGGCCTGGCGGCGCCCGTCTTGGCCGTCGAACGTGGCGGCGGTGGACTCAATAACCGGCACGTCCTCCTGCAAGAGGCTTTGAAACTCGTCGAGGTAGATGTCATTGGCCGTGATTCCTCGGATCCGCTCTGCCCCGCTTGCGCCGCCGGTCGAGCGCAGGGTAATGCGGCTCGTGCCGCGCCCGACCCGAAACTCTTTGACACCGACGTTCCACTTCGTGTCGTTTGTCGTAAAGGCCTCTTTCAGCTTCTTTCGGTACGTGAACGTCGTTTCCAGCTTCTCGTCGTTGAACGTCCGGAGCTGGGTTGTTGTCGGGGCAACCACTAAGGACTTCGATCCGGACTTCATAAGCGAGCGCCCCACGGAAAAATTCCGCAGTGTCGTCGACTTAATCGACTGCCGGGACGTATACAGGAGAAGCTTGTTGCGAGGCTTGTCGTAAACCGGCTTGTAGAACGGCATCCGGTCCAGGGCCCACCGCCGCCCGTCGTCGGTGGTGAAGATCATCTCGCAAATCTTATGAAACGGCAAGTCCCGTGTCGGAAACTGCCGGAGAGACGTGCCCACCAGATAAAAGCAAGCTATTGGGCCAGCTGCGGCCAGAGGATGTGATGAAGGGGCTTTCTGTATGCAATGTAGAAGGCCATCGCCGCTTCGTTGAGGCCTGTCGACAAAAAAAGACCCCCACCCGGCCTATTACGGCGTTGGGCGAGGGTCGACGCGGTTTTCACCGCCCATGTTGAGCATCTCTTGCAGCTCCCGGTACGAGGGCGGAAAGGAGTCCTTGTGCATCTCGTGATCCCGGGCGGCATTGGCCATCATCCGGACGAAATGGCGAGCCGGCAGGTTTTTATGCTGCTCGTAGAGGCCCCGGTGCATGACCGTCATCGTCAGAAACTCCCCCAAAGGGACCTTTGAGAGAGCTCTATCGTCCGTGGCCGCTTCCCGGATCAGCTGCACGCCGCGCCAAAACGCCTTTGTGCCATGTTTTTCGAGACCAATCGACATGGCCACGATCACTGGCTCGTCTTGGGGGGTGACCCGCTCGATATCAATTCCGTTGCGGGTCACCCGGATCTGAATCTCAAATTCGTGAATCTCCGTGTTCGTCGTTTCGCTTGCCATCGTTTGAATTGAGTTTAGTAAGCAGAAAGCGCGTGTTTTTTCGCTTCCTTCTCCAGCTTCATAAGCTCCCGGAGGCGCGGGGCGTCTAAAAACGACTTCTCGACCTGGTAGGGGCCGCATTTCAGGACTCCTGGGCCGCGGGCCCAGTTTACAAGCGCCTCCGACTGGAGCTGGAAGGCAAGCTCCTCCCCGCTGGTAACGTCGGTGAAGGCGGGAAGCCCCATTTCGGTTTGGAGGCCTTCTGGAAGCAGTCCAAACCGGTCAAGAACCTCGTAATACTCCTCGGCCACAGCCCGGCCGCCTTCCTCTCGCATAACGCGAATGCGCTCGCCGATGCGGTCGGCCACCTCCTTTGAACTTTCTCCTGCGTGGGGAATTTGCTCCCGGCGCGTCTTGGGGTGGATATGGTTTATGATTGCAATTGCCGTGTCCCAGCCAGGCCACATGCCCGGCACGTCGACGCCCGTCCTCGACACTTGTACGATTAGTTGCGGCTCGTAAATGCTCATAGGAAACGTGGGTTTATTGAGAGAAGCTACTTACTTCTTGTATTCTGGCTTCTTGTAGTCCGGGTAGCGCTCGTGACGGTACACGGTACTGCCGATCACGGCCCAGCTTTTGACCCACGTCCGAAGCTGCTCGTGCCAGTCCCGGACAAGGGTGCCGTTTCTCGTGATAAGCTCGCCCAAGCCCCGCTCTTGCAGAAGGCTCACAAGCCGCTCCTCCCGGCCGAGGTGGGCGTCCCGGAGGGCTCGACCGATCGTGCGCCTCGGCTGGGGCCACTGCTGGTCCAGGTCGTCTAAGATCTCAAACTCGTCGGCCCGCAGGTCCCGCTCGGCCGACTCGATATCGATTCCGTTGCGGGTCACGCGAATCTCGATTTTAAGCATATCACTATTGCAGCAAGTGAGTGAAAGTAGGCGCAAAACAGAAAAGCCGCCCCGAGTCGGGGGCGGCTGGCCTGCCTCTCAGTCCCAGCTGGGATTCAGCTAGGCGTTAAAAAAATGCTCAGCAAAGAGCTACTCCGTCATGTCCACGTCGGTGTCCCCCTGGTCGTGGTCCATCGTCTCGGGGTCGATGTCCTGCATGTCCGGCGTGGACTGGACGTCCGGGGAGCCCATCTCCATTTCCTCCGGCATCTCCGGGTCCGGCATGTCAAAATCGAACCCTTCTTCGAAAAGGGATGGCTCGTCTTCTGCCGTAGTTATGGTGCCGTTCTGGTCGGCATATTTGCGTTTCTGAGCGGGCTGCTGGCCGCCTGAGCGGTTTACGTAGCTGTAGCCCCCGTACCCGGCGGCCCCGGTCAAGCCCGCTCCTATGATCGCGTCACTCATCTGACTGGCCCGCGCCTGGCCGGAAAGCGGAACCCGAAACTCCGTGTCCGTGCCGCCTGTCGATTCGGCCCGAGAAAGGTCCACCGGGCTCACCTCCGACACCGCGTTGGCGTCGGTCGTGTCCGCGACGCCGGGCATTTTATTCGGCACCTCCAGCTCGTCTCCACCGGATTTGATGCCGGGCACGAGCCGCCGGCCCTCGTCGGTCGCGACCTCCCACATCTCGGGCCCGTCGCCGTTTCCGGCAAACACGACATTATCCCCGTTCATGTCCGGCCCGTTGAGCTTTTCCGGGCGGGCCCGGACCGTCGGGTTCGGAACCCCATCCACGTCTTGAAGGAAGTTCTCAAACTTGCTCGGAGAGGGTGCGTCGGTCTTATTCGCGAACTGGACAAACGCGTCCGCTACCTTTTTTTTAGAAGCCTCTTTTCGCTGGGCACTTGCCGCAGCGGATTCCTTGGAGAAAAGCCCAAAGAAGCGGTTGTCTTTTGCCTTCTGGGCCAGCTCGTCGAACGACTGGTTTGTGTCGGAAATCTCGTCGGCCACCCCTTCCATTCGGTCCATAAATTCGTCCGCCCTGGAGGTCCCCTCATCTACGTTTCGGCGCACGTTTCCGAGATCCTCCGCCGCGCTTTGCATATCGCGGAAGGCCTGGTCTGCCTCGTCCATGGTCCGCTTCGCCTGTCGGCCGAGGTCCCGGGCGCGCCCGGCAAGTTCCCGCCCGCCGCGAATGGCCGCCGGGCCTGCTGCTCCAAGCGCCCCACCAACAGCGCCGGACCGGGCGAGCCGGTACGGGTCAATCCGCTCTTGCCGGCCGGAGCGGATTTCTCCCCTTTGCTTCGCGTAGTTGAGGCCAGTTCCGGCCGCCCCGCCTGCAAGCCCGCCGCCAACCGCAGCAAGTGGCACGGCGCTTTTGCCCATGCTGGCTCTCTTTGTTTGCGGGCCGCTCCCCGGCGGCATCTCTTCAAGGGCCTGGTTTCGCACTTCATCGTTCAGGCTTTGTGTCGGCTCTGGGTCTTCGGTAAGCTCGTCACTTAAATGCCGAGCACCCTGGTATGCACCGTATCCGCCAAGGGCCGCTCCTCCAAGAATCAATGGCGATGCCGCACCGGGTTTGAGGTCCAACTTTGAAGCAAGCCCCGCAGCTCCAGCCCCACTAACTGCTCCACCAGATAGCGCCCCCAATGCACCGTTTAGGCTTTTTGCCTGCTCTTTGCGGCGGCGACGACGACGATTTTCCGTTCGTTTTTGGGCAAGTTCTTTTGCACTTGCGTCCAGCTCTGGACTAGCTGGTCGAGAGGCTTTTACCCCCCCACCAATTTGACGCTGAACATAAGTACCATCTGGGCGCATTGTTACCGCAGAATCAGCCGGCATTCCCGATACAAGTGGCCGCCGCTCACTGGACGCCTCTTTATGGACATCTACCGGCTTTTGATCGGTCTTCTCCCAGTCCCCCTCTCGGATTTTCTCTCGAACCGCGTCGGGACGCTCGGTCCACGAGGCGTCATCGGTCGAGAGCTCAACCGTATTGTCTCCGACCCCCTCGACGGTTACCATCTTGTCGTTCAGATGCGAGTAGTACTTGCGCTGCGCGATAATTGGCGGAGACGTGCTCCCAGTTTTTTCCTCGACAAACTCCTCTGCGCTTACGTTTTCGGGGCTATAATACTCGATTGTGTCCATATTCAGCCTAGCTTCGCTTCCGCCTAGAATCCCGCCAAGAGATCCTGCAAGACCCCCGCCTATCATGCCTTCCGCCGGATTCATATCTATCTTCCGGACCGCTCTCGCTCCACCAGCGCCCCCAAGAACGAGTCCTCCAGCAAGCCCTACGAGCGGAAGAGCGTCTCGAATCGGTTCTGTAATTTGCTCGTTTTTGTGCTCAGCAACGAGCCTATCGGAATCTTCGTGCGCCGTAAGCGGTACGTATCCAGTCATGTTGCCGCTCCGGATGTTTCTGCGGGGGGCCTCATCAACACCGCCCTTCATTTCCGATACGCTTGAGGCCGTCTGGTTTGGGGGCGTGTACTTGTGCGGCTCCCCAAACCCGTACTCGTATGTGGGCGTGGCGCTGGCCTGCTCGTCCATATATTCGGCCCGCTCCTTAACAAAATCCGGGCCGCGGCGACTCCACGTTGATATCATCCGTGCTTTCGTCGGGTCCTCCGCGCTTACGCTTTCGGAGTAGCTATCAAAAGCAGTTTTTTCCTTGCCCTTACTAAAAGATGCCTCTTTTGCGCCAAATACGGGCCGATACGCCGTTGACCCGTCCTCGCGCTGAACCTCTTCCGTCCCAGTGACAATTTGCTCTGAGGGGCCTTCAATCTGTCGCCCGAGTCCAGCCCCACTATATCCCCCTGCAACCGCAAGCGCGGGAATTCCAATTGCTGCCGCAACCGGCTCATATCGACGTGGAACCGCTCGCGTTAGTCCCGCTCCCGCAGCCCCGCCTGCAAGGCCCCCTCCCATTGCCCCGGGCAGCTCGGCTCCAGTAGACGCTTCAACTTCTCCCATATCCCGCGCCTCTGCTCGGGTATGGTACCCCTTTTGGGACGCCTCCTTTCCCACGCCTGGCGGCGCAACGTCTCGGAGCGTTGGGCCTGACGGCTCTGTTTTTCCAATTAGCTTTCGGACTTGTGGCCCTAAAGACGCCCCCGCACCTGCGCCCAGCGTTGCCCCCATAGCGACTTGCCCCCCTTTTGAGTCAGCAATATAGTCAAACGTATCGGTGCCATACCCCAGGCCCGCTCCAGCACCTATGCCTATTGCTTCATCTGCGAGATAGGTTTTAGCCGACCCCTCTTTTTGCCCCGTGACGCGGCGCACCTCGTCTTCTCCCATCACGTACACATCGGCCTTAACGGAGTCCATCCCAAGGCGATCTGCCGCTAAAACCCGGTGGTGCCCGTCCATGAGATGATGATCCCCCTCAATCCGGACGACTTGCACCGGGTCTTCCTCCCACTCCTCGACGTTTGAGAGCATCCAGCCGAGCTTTTCGACGTCGTAGGTCCCTTGGGCCCCGTAGTCAATCTTGCCCAGCGATAGGTCTTTTTCGGTTTGCTCCGGGCTACGGTGGTTCATAATTTTCTTCCGCCGGTGGAGCGTTACGAGCGGCGACTTGTCGAGGCGCTCAATCGGGGCGGTGCTGTCGCGGGACTTCCCGCTACCGGGGCCGCCGCTGGATTTAAGAAGTGTAGGTCGGTCCATTAGTCAAGTCTTGCTTTGTAGGGCGCTTGCCCAGTCTATCTACAAGCGGGGAATATCTAGCTCATTATCGACTTCGCGCTTGTACTGCTTGTACCGGGGCTTCGCGAGCACATAGGCGTCTTTGAGGCGCTTTTTCTCCCCAATGATGCGCCCTCGGTCCTCCGGCGTTAGCTCCTCGTTTGCCCGGTCGAAGCTCTCAACGCGCTCGTCAACGTGGGGGCCGTGGCCAACGACTACGTCCATATCATCGCCGTCAACGGTGCCGGACATAACGTACACTCCGTCTCGAAAACGGTTGTACGGGCTGCTTTCCAGGTCGGTAAACTTCTCCCGCACCTCCTCAATTTTGCTTCGGTACTCCTCGTCGCTGCCAGTTGGAATCGTGACGTCGATGTCAGAATCGTCATCGGGGACGTTAATGCCAAGTCCCATCGAGCCGTGCAGGCGCACCTTTTCGCCGAAGAGGTCTTTAAGCCGGTCTTGATCCGGCGCCTCCTCCTCTGCTCGCCGGGCCAGGTCTCGAAGCTCCTCTTTGTCTAGGTCCAGGTTCCCGTACACCTGATCTCGGAGCTTCGATACTGCCGACATGACCGTATCTGGGGCAGCAGTTTTCTCCTTTGCTGATTCGTTCAAATGTTGATACGCGCCACCAGCTAACGCCACGCCTCCTGCTCCGAGTGCCGCTCTAATACTGCCTTTATTCATCCGTTGAGCATTTCTGCCCAACCGCCCCGCCTCTTGACCCACCTCGTAAGTCTGCAAGTACATTTTACGCAATTCACGTTCTTCTGGCGTAAACCCGTTTCCAAAACGAGAATTAGCCAGGTTTTGAGCCCGGTCCCACGCTCGCCGCTCTTCTCGTACTAAAGACGAATCAGGGTTTTTGCCCATTAGATCCTGCAAAACACCAGCTTGATCAGACTTCAACTTCTTGGTTTCTTTGAACCCTTCCAGCTCCCCATCAAAATCTTTGAAGTTCTTAAAGTGTCCAAGCTCATGCAAAAAACCAGCTCGATTTGAAGGCTCACTAACCATTATTCTTAGACTTTCTGAATCAGGTGTGATTGAGCCGGTGGCCGAATCTGATATACCAAATGCATCTTGTTTCCCTTTAACGACTTCGCCCGCAAAACCTTCTTGCCTCGCTAGATCCGTTGCCGCCTCAATGTTAGGGGCATCAGGCGCCGAACGCTCTAAATGTCTTGCTCGTGATCTCACTTCTCGCTTTAGATCGTTTTTGAGATTCTTCTGTGCCTCATCATAGTAAATGTGACCACCACGCATTGCCAAAGAGCCCGCCCCGAGGGCGCCTGCCGCAGCGCCGGCAGCCTCATCAACCTCAATTGAATCGCTACCAGAAAATCCTTCGTTTTTATCGTCTACCGCCCCCTCTTTTTCGGCAAGATAGGCTCCTCCCGCCAAAGCCGGAGCCCCAACCATCCCAGCTCTCCCGGAACGGCTCAACCCCCGCCCCACTGACTCCAAACCTGATTGAACTTGCTTCAAGGGTTGCCGAAGAACGCTATCATAAGATTGGGCTGAGCCCTTTGTCCCTTCTACCATGCGGTGATAAGAGAGCTCTTGAAAAACGTCATGTGCCGCCCCTCCTGACCCCTTCATAATCTTAGATTGCTCCTCTGGCGCAAGCGATTTCAGGTCCTCCACGCTTGAGACGTCATAGCCCATTTTTTGCGCCTTCCCGAGATAGTTTTGCAAATGGGCCTCACGTCCGTTCAGATCGGAAGGGTCAGTATCCGAAGAAACACCAAGAGCTTCTTGTACTACGTGCTGAGCATCTTCAGCAACATTTCCGCCTGAAGACCCTGATTCTTGAATGGCTTTCTCTACCTTCTCAGACAGGCTGCGAATTGACTCGTCAGGAACGTCATTATATTTGAATCCTTTTTTCAGCTCTTCATCTAGGGCGCTCATATAGTCTTCTCCACTTGCAGCCCGATTTTGCGCTGCCATTCGTGCTCCAATAAGGCGCTTACCCGTGTCTTCGACTGGATCGTCAAAGCTCTCTCCGTAAAACTGCGCGTGTCCGAATATCGGCCCTTTTTCAAACGCATCGTAGTGCGCCCGTTCAGCAGTTTGCGGCAACCCAGTCTGGTCTGAGAAATTCCGCATTGCCGGATTGTTAATAGCAGACATCATATCTGCCCCCGACACCTCACGTCCAGATATAGGAACTCGAAACTCTTTCTCTCGAAGGGTTCTTGATCCCGACTCAAAGTACTGATTCATTGCCCGGGTGGGATCGTCAATATTTCTCATGCCCCCTACTTCCTCAAACGAATTAAGCCCTTTTTCTGTGACCAGTTTTGCACGGTCGGATTCAGGAAGGCGCTTTCCAGCAGCGTCCGTTGCTTTCCCCCCGGCCATGCCCACACCAGAAGCTAAACCAGTTTCTTCTTCTGAAAGCTGGTCGTCACCTAAGTCAATGCCACTAAGAGATAAGTCGTTTAATCCCAGCTGGGACTGAGGGGCCGCTTCTTTTTCTGCCTCTTCCTTTCTTTTTTCTGCTTCTTCCTCCAGAAGCTTAATCAGCTGGTCGCTCAGTTCCTGCTTCTCTTTTGCGAGACCCTGAATGTACTCCTCGACCGAACCGGTCATGGTTTTGTCCCCGCCGAACACCGACCGGACGGCGTTGGACACCGATTTTTCGGGAAGCTCGGAGACATACCGTTTCACGTCGACTTGCCGCTCCTCCTCCGGTAGGCCCTCATGGCTTTTGTACCGGTCGGCGCGGGCAACCACCTGGTTGATCTTCTGCTCGTTCCAATGGGGCTCCATCACGTGAATCTCGTTTACCGCGTCGAGGTCAAGCCCCTCCCCGCCGGCCGACGACATCACGAGGGTAGAGAGTTCTCCTTCGTTAAAGCGGCGCACGTCTTCTTCACGCTTGGACTGAGACGTGCTTCCGGTATACTCCCCGTAGTCAACGCCCTTCTCGTCGAGAACGGCCCGAAGCGGGTCAAGCCCGCTTTCCAAGAAGTTTGAGTAGACGACCTGCCGTTTCGAGGAGTCGTCTACCGCCTCCGCAATCTCTTGAACCTTGGGGGAGTCCTGCCCGGCCTCAAGATCGGAGGCGTCCTCGTCAAACGCGTTGATTGAAGTTGCCACCTGGCGCGGCCCGTTCAGAAACTTCATCATCTTGCCCCGCTCGTCCTTGTCCGGCGGCAGGTTGCTCTGCACCTTCCACCGGAGGTGCATCGGAAGGTCTTTAAACATGTACCGGTACGCGTCTTTCTGGCGCTTAGACATCGGCACGCTGACCTCCTCTTCCTCGACGTCCGGGTAGTTTTCGTTGTCGCGGTCCGGCTCGTAGTAGTCGACGTACTGGCGGAGCGGCTTTCGGAGGCTCTCCTTGCCGGTCTCTAGCTTTTTCTTGATGCCGGGCGTGCCGCCGGTTACCCGGTAGGCCAGTCCGCTTAGGCCGCCTGGATACTCCTCCTCTTCGCGGACGTACTTCGTCTCGAATCGGGACTTGGTCTCCGGCAAAAGGTTTTCTCCTGCCGAGATGTTGACCAGAGGAGAAATCTCGTGCGGGTGGTTGTATACCGGAGTTCCGGTCATAAGCAGGTTCTTTTCCGCCGGGGTCTCCCGGAGGCGCTTCTTAAACTTGCTGCCCGTCGAGCGGGCGCGGTGGGCCTCGTCAACCACCCGCATGTCGGTTTTCTCGTCTCGGGGGCCCTCCATCGTGGCCTTCGTGTGGCTTTTTGGCTGGGGCGTGCCGCCGGTAATGCCTTCATCGGTGTGCTTTTCAACCTCCTTGCGGAAGTTTTCCCGAAGGGAGGCCGGCGTTAGCACCCGCAGCATCGAGTCGGGGTCTTCTTGCCGAACGTCTTCCAGCGCGCTAATTGCGGATAGCGTTTTCCCAGACCCCATGTCATGAGCAGCTACAAGACCTTCTTGATTTTGCAAACGGTCCCGTACTCTCTTTTGGTGGGGCCGAAGCTCCGTGTTCAGATCTGAGTTTTTTTTAATTGAAGACTGTTTGTCTATGGCTGGCCTTCCATAACGCTCATTTGCTACGGCCATTTCTTTCGTCAATCCAGTTTTGGCCTCACGCTTTTCTGTAAGGCCGGAGTTAAAATCCATTGGCGCTGCCCTGGCGGTTTTTTCACCTTGTTGCATTGCTTCGTTAGCTGCATACCCACTAGCGGCAAGAAGGCCAAGCCCGGCGCCTCCTTTCCCAACCCCCTTTGCAAACCGACCCGAGTTCTTCCTTGCGTATTCCATCACCTCATCGACGCTCAAGGGGTTGTAACCATCGCTTCCTTTGATATACTTGGGGTCGATGCCATGATCAAATACCCGAGATTTTTCTAATTCACGAAACTCCGCCCGGTGCTGCATCTGTCGCCCGGGAATATCAGCAAGAGGGTCCGTTTTTTTCTTCTCCACCAGAAATTCGTCAAGATTCCCGCCAGTTTCTGGGTTCGTTACTTCATTAATTTCCTCTTTCCACGTTGGAACTGATATATCAACTCGTTCCCCCAATCCCATTCCCGGAACCTTAACGCGAAGCAGCCCAAGCGGGTCTTGCATAAGCTTCTTCGGACCACCTGCAACAGCTTGCTCCCCGTACATTTTTGCTTGTGCCTTTTCCGGGGTTGTATACGTTTTACCCTTCGACTCTTCAAATACACTGGGCCGCTGGAATTCTAACCCCCCAAGATTTGGCCCAGACCCTTGCGAGGGCCTGAGGCCCTCTTGCCGAATTGACGCTGCTGCCTCTGGAGTAGTACCGTGATAAAGGGTTTCTCGGCCCGTGATGTCAGGCTTGGCAGACTCAAAAGTCTTTTTGCTTCCATAAAGCCCTGCGGCTGAGAGCCCAGCAAGCTGCTTATCTTTATCTAAGCCAGCTTTATCACTCACAAGAAGACGCTCCGAATCTGCTGTCTTTTCCGACCCTTCAACCACGTCTTCAAGATCGTACCGGGCCGACTCGTCTGCGTCTTGGTCCTCTGGCCAGAGGTCTTTTATCGACCAGTGATTGGCCGAGTGCGGGTCGTCTTTCGTGGGGTTTCCGTCCCCGTCGGTAATGCCCTTCGCTCGGGCAAGATAGTTTTGCTTCGCGTCTTCGCTGTAGTTGTGCTTGTGGTCGGAGGAGCCGTAGTGAATGAGCTTCACGCGCTTCTCCCCGTCTACATCTTTTGAGGCGAGCACCGCCCGCTTCTTCCCGTCTCGCCAGGACTCAACCGGCTGGTCAACCGGCATCCAGCGGCCCCGATATTTTGCCTTGGTCGTCCCGTTTTCCTCTTCAGTCTCTAGGTCTTTTAGTTGCCGCGCTCCCTCTTTCAGAAATGCCTTGTCGCTAGCGGTTTTCTCGCTTTGCAGTCCCAGCTGGGATCCTATGGCTTGACCTGTTTCGTTCTGGGCCGATTCCTTTTGCATTCCAGGCTGGACTTGAGGCGAGACGCGGGCCCGGTTTGGGCTCAGGCGCTGGGACTGCGGCGCGAGCGGACCGGCGGGGTGCCCTACGTTTTGCGCCGCCCGCTCTACGCGGCGCTGCTCCCGGCGCTCCTGCGGAGACAGTTTGACGTTCGGCTGCGTAGCGCGGTAGCCGTAGTTTCCCGCCAGCCCGGCGCCGGCGGCAAGCCCCGCTCCTGCGAGCGTTTTCCCGTCTCGCTTTAGCGCCTCCCCCGCGTCGCTGATGCCACTAGAAATCGAGTCTCCCGCCTCCCGCATCGACTGGCGGAACTGAAAGCCCAGGTCGTTGTCGACCATTTTCTGCCCCGCCTCCATGCGCATGTCTCCAAAGAGGTCCTCCACGCGGCCAGTCGCCTCCTCTGCCGACATCGACTCGGTCGGCGGCGCGTCTCCCATCTCTTGTCGTTTTTTGAACTCGCTCAAGGCGTCTTCGAAGCTGGGCATGCTCACGTCATCGCCCATGCCAAAGAGCTTTTTGCCCTTATTTAGCGCCGCTCCAAATACACTCCCTTTCGCTTCTTTCAAGGCAGACGCCTCTTTACGGCCAAACTCCGACTCTTGGCCGGCGGCCATTTGCCGGCCGGAATCCGCCTCTTGTCGAGGCGTCACCTGCGGGGCGGGTGAGCTGCTCTGCGAACGCTGCATTTGATAGGCACTCTGCCCGCCGCTCAATTGGCCGGGCGCAGCTCTTGGAGCCGTCCCCGTGTACATGTCCTCGTCCTCATCGAGAAAGTTGCTAATTGCGCGCTGCCCGGCGTAGGTCGCCGCACCTGCGCCAAGGCCCATCCGGGCTGCCCGCCGGCCCACGCCGCCTTCGACAAAGGGACGTCCTATTGACTTTAGAAAATTAGGCACATCGGCGTTCTTAAGACGGTCTAGCGATTCGGTCTCAGGCGAGGGCTTGGCCGCCTCGATCCCGCCGAAAATAATGGCCGACCCGGTTGCCTCACCGATGTCCTTTTCCTGCCCCTTCGAGAGGCCCCCGGCAAAGTCCTTCCGCTCCTCGTCGGCAAACTCAAGAAGGGCATTCCCGCCTTGGCGTGGCGGCGCCTGCCCCATCGTAGGGCCTGGGTCGGCAGCGGGACGGCCAGAAGAAATGTCGTTTTGATCAGTAGGCACGGCTGTCGGTGTCGTTTTCGGTACCTTCCTCGGGAAGAGAGTCCGGGGCGCTTGCCTCGGGCAGCTCCTCGGAAGGGGTGTCGTCAGCGTCTAGGACCTCGTCGTTTTCTGCTTGCAGGTCTTCGGGGGACACCTCCGTCGACTCCAAAGCGCGGTAGTCGTCAATGTCCTGGTCGATCTCGTCCCACATATCCTCGAAAAACTCCCCCAGCTCAATTGCTTCCTCTTCGTTGGTGCCGATCTCTTGGGCCGCCTGCGTCACGATCATCGTCGTCCGCTGAAACGAAGCGATGTTCTTGTACCGCCGGGTATCTCCGATGCCGTCCTCCTGCATCAGCTCCCGGCTTAGCTGCTGAGAGAGCCGGGTGTTGATCATCGCCATGCGTTTCAGCTCCTTTCCGGCCTGAAAGCCCCGCACCGCCCCCCAGTCGACGCGGGCATCGGTCAAGCTGCGGCTTCCGGCAAGCACCGACCGAAGCGGGCCGCCGTCCCGAAAACAGGCACTCGCGTAGGTCTGCACTGCCTCCGGGTCCGCCCCCGAGAAGTTCCAGAAGAACGACGCGTAGTCCAGAACGTCCAGAAGCCCGAGCTGAATAACCTCGTCTCCAATCGACTGGTAGTCCCGCCACGCCCGCTCGACGGCGCCTTTCAGCCCGAAGCCCCGCTGGAAATAGAGAAGCAAAAACTCGTCGAGGGCCTCCCGAGAGCGGCTCCGCGGCAGCTCGACAAACGACTCGACCTGGCGGGAGAAGCTCCCGATGCCGATGGGCGTCTCAAGCTCCCCAGCTGAAAACTCCTCCCCGTCGGGCCGAAACCGGCTGGGCACCGAGCGGTCGCAGATCGCCCGGGCGTGACGAAGCGCCTCCTGGCGAAGTCGCTGACGGGTATTGGCCCGCCCCCGGCTCTGCTCGGCGGCATAGTATGGAAGGTGCCGGTAGGGCGTCCACATCAGCGGTGCGGCAGGTTGTTAAAGGGGCTTTTTACTGAATGGGCTTTTACTGAACAGACTTCAGCTCCTTGAGGCCGTCGATCACGGAATCGAGCGCGGAGAGCGCCTCCTTGGCTACGTCTTCCTCGATGATGTCAACCGCCCCGGTCCGGATCCGGTAGAGAAGCTCCGCCACTGCTCGTTTCGAGGACTGAAGTTCGTCGGTCGCGTCGGTAAATTTGTCCGCGTTGTACTGGTTGAGCATGTTGACCGCGTTGAGCGAGTCTTGAAGCTCCTCGCCCCGCTCTTGCCCAGGGGCCTGAAGCTGCTGGCGGTCCTGCCGGCGCTTTTCTTGAGGAGACTCCCGCGCCTGCTCCTGCTTGCGCCTTCGCTGGGCGGCCTCCTGCCGGGACCGCTGCGGGCGCCTCGGCATCATCGGGTGCTGGGGCGCGGGGCCGGCCTGGCGCATTGCCTGCGGAGCGCGGGCGGCAAGCCGGTTGATCGCCTGCCGGCCACGGGCCCACTTCTCGATCACGGAGGCAACCTTCTCCTGCGCCGCCGACCCGTCCGGCTCGCTGCGCCGCCCGTCTTGGGCGTGGGGCTCCAGGCCCTCGACGCGCACGGAGCGCTGGCTGTCGGCGCTTGTGGCCTGCTTGACGGCCGTCTGGGCGGACTCCGGCGTGGCGCCGAGGCTCTCTAGCAAGCCGACCATGCGGGTCGGGCTCTCGGTCTGAGAGTAGTTTCCGTTCCGAATCTCCACCGCCCGGCCGGTCTTGGACAAAAAGTACTCTGGCCCCTCTCGGCTGGCCTCCTTCTCTTCGGTATCCGGCATCAGCTCCTCCGCCTCTACAAACTGAATCTCCTCCGGCACGATGTACCGGGAATTCCCCCGCGGGCTGTCGTCCTTCCCAAGCTGGCGGACCTTCGGCATTACCTCCGAAACCTGGAGGTACGTCCGGCCTTCCAGCCGCGACCGGAGCGCGAGAAGAAAGTCGTTGGACTCGTCTTGAATCCACTCCTCCGTATACACCGGGCCGCTAAGAGCGGGCGGCCCCTCCTCCTGCGGAATCACCAAAAAGCCCCGCGCCCCGACCGGGGCGTCCCGGACCGGAACCGACCCGGAGAGCGGGTCCCCGCTTGAGCTGGCAGTATCGGCCGGCGCGGTAATCGGCTGCATGTACCCGCCCTCGTCGCCGAGGAAGACGTGACCGGCCGCCATGCCGTCTGGATACGGCGACCGGAGGCGAACAAGGCGGTAGGCGGTTCCGACCGGCCCGCCGTCCCCAAGCCGGACCCGGTCCCCCGGCTCGAAGCGGTTGATCTCCCCGCCGTCCGAGCGGTCGATCACCATCGCCTTTTTGTCCAAGTCGCGCTTGCTTCGAATTGTCGTCCCGCTTTCCATCGCCTCCCGGGCCCATTTCGCGAGGCTCGACTCCGGGTCTTCGAACATCTCGTGGCGACTTGCGGTGACGTCGACGGTCCGCTCCCCCTGCGAGAAGCCCGCCAGCTTAAAGCGATCCCCGTGAAGCGGAGACTCTTCGTGCTCGACGACCATCGTGTCCCACGTCCGGCCCGGCTGCCCGCTTGCCCGCTTTTGAATCCGGTCGAAGCTCTCGGCAAGAGCGGGAAAGTCCTCAGTCACGTGGGCCTTCATCCGCTCGCAGTCCTCCGAAAACGAGGAGGTGGAGGACACCTTCTGGATCATCCCGTCGCTTTTGATGGCCGTCCCGCCCCCGTACATCGGCTGCCCCGCATGCGGGCGGACGTCGCGCCCGACCTGAACCTCGCCCCGCTCGGGGTGCTGCATGCCAACCGACTCGTCGAGAAGGTCCATCTTCCCGTCGGGCCGGAGGTAAAGGTCGACCGGCTTGAGCTCAAAGTCGCGGACGACAATTGGGATCCGGATCGGCTGGTCCCCGACGCGGGCGGTCATAATGCCGACCGCATCGCCGGAGGTGTCGTCCACCGGCTCGACCGACCAGTCAATGTCGCCCTGAAGCCGGTCGGCTAGATACGGGTGCATGCGGAGCACCCGCTTCATGATTTCATCCGTCCATTTCGACGGGTCGTTCGACAGGCGCATGCCCGCCTGCTTTTGGAAGATGTCGGAGGAGAGGCCTTCGATATTGCGGGGCATAACACAAAACGCGCAGATTTGCCGCAGACGTGCGGCTGGGGTGGACCATGCGTTTTGCAATATAGCCCCCGAAAAGCAGAGAGATGAAAAGCCCGGGACCCCGCTTGGAAACCTGTTCCATCCAGAGCCCCTCGGGCCTTACCCGTTCTCAATTTGACTTTCAAGCTCGTTGATGCGCCGCTCTTGCTCTTTGATTTTCTCCTGCCAGCTCTTTACGCCGTCAAACGTCATGAGCACCGCGTAGGGCTCGTTGTTGCGCTGGACGATCACCCCGTCTCCTTCCTGGGCTGCATCGACCACGTCTTGAAAGCTGGTCCGGAGCTCGGTTACGCTTGCAACATCGGTAATGCCTTGGGTGCTATACATGGCAGTGAGGTGTTTTTCATAGCCGATTGGGCTCATTACATAAGATATTTTGCCGTAGAAACGCCAGATACATCTGCCCTATTTGGCCGGATTAACTGCATTTTTACGCTACCGGCAGTGCTCCCCGATCAGCTCCGGAAGGTTTAGAACCCACTCCTTGGCCGTCTGCGGGCAATCGTCCCCGAGCTGGTCCTCGAAAAACGCCTGGTACGGGCCCTCCGGCACGTTTTCCCGCCCGTATTCCCGGATCTCCTCGCGCTTGACAAGCTCCATGAGCGGCCCGGTTTTCATCGTGCGGGCCGTTTTCGGCCAGTCAAGCTGGCGGCGAATCACCGTTTGAAGCAGCTTCAAGCGCCTGCGGAGAAGGAAGTTTTGCTGCCGCCCTGGGGACCACTTTTCCAGCTCAGGCCCGGCCTTGATAAAGCGCTTGCGGGGGGACTCCTGCATGACCACGTCCAGGTCCCCGCGGGCAATCCCTCGGGTAATTGAAGACTGGTTTTGGTCTTTAAGGTCACTTACCTTCGCGATGCTAATCCACCCTTCCGGCGCCTCCTCGACCGTCGGCCGGGACCGGGACGCGCCTTTCCCCCAACTCGGGTCCCCCTCCACGTCCAGGTGCGTCCAGTTGTAAAAGAGAAACTGAAAAATCGTTTTCCCCTTCCGGAGCAAGAGGCGGTAGTCTTTTAGGTTAATGTCGAAGGGGCTCCGGTCGTATCCGTGGCTGGACTCCTTCCGGCCGGAGGGCACGTCATTTCCGCCTTTGTGAAGCGCAAGGCGCCGCTCAAGGTTGCCCTGGTGGATGCGGACGTAATCTACGCGCTGCGCCTCAATCACGCCGGACTTCCAGGAGAGCCACTGCGACGGAGAGTCGATCACCTGAAGCACGCACTTTACGTCCCCCGGCTCCCGGCGCTCGAAGAGCTTCCGGGCCTCCTCGTCGCTTAGGTCCCCGCCTCGGGTCGCAACCTCTTCCTTCGGGAAGGTATCGGGGGCTTGCTTGGTGGCGGGGACGCCTCGGTCAAATACAGATTCATCGTCTTGAAACGGGGTCACGCGGCCGACGCGAGAGACCTGCTTCGGGCTAATCGCGCCGGAGTAGTCCATCGAGTGGTCCATGTCGGGGAGGGCTTGTTTGTGGGGCCCGTTGGCGGGCCGTTTGCTGAGAATGCATTTCAAATTTACGGGCACTCCCGTAGTAAATACAAGCCATTTTTGATAATTGATTTCTAAGACTCAAGGCAAAAAATAAAAGCAGAGTAAAGTTATATAAAGAGCGTTTTAACAAAAAAAGACCCCACCCCGGCTCTCGCCTGGATGAGGCCTTCTCTTCTTCCAGTCAGTAGCACTTTTCCTGCCAGTATCGCCTTGCCCGCCGGGCCTTTAAAACGTGGCGTCGGTCTCCTCCCCCACAAACAGGCTCAGCGACGGATGCTCCTCCAAAAGCCCGGCGTGAGATTGGCCCGCAATTTGAGAGCGGGCCGACCGGAGCAGGTCGTGAACCTGATTTACGCTTTCGACCGACTCCTCCTCGTAGCCGATCTCTTCAAGCCGCTTCTTCCGCTCGCGGATTTCCTCAAGAAGAGACCGGACCTCCTCTTCGTTCTCGAAAAACGCGAGGACCGACCGCCGGCGCTCCGGGCTTATTTGCTGGAGCAGGCGGCGGGCCCGCTTCCGCATCCGCGACTCGTACCGGGCGGACATCTCCGACTCGTACCAGGCCGGGCTTTGGCTGCCCGTTTTCAGTTCGGTTGGGATGAGGCGGTCTTCAAGGTGCTCGATAATTTGATCGATTTCAGAGGGGCTGTCGCCATCCATGTTGGTAAGGGGGATTTATTTGACAGACTTGCGAATTGTCCATTCTCTTGTGGAATCGGGATTCACGGCAAGCCGATAGGGGCACTCACCGGTCCGGCACTGAATCGTGGCTTCTTTCAATCCGTTGCGCCGCTTCTGGTCGCCGTATGCGCTTGCAAACAGGCCACATGCAATTAGTATCGCCAGCGCCGAAAGCACGGGCGGCCCAGCCGACCCGCGGTCGCCAGCGGCAGAAACGCCCGCCGCAAACGAAAACAGGCAAGCCAAAACCGCCGCAAGAATTGTAGGAAGATACATGCTTAAAAGCGTCTGTTACGCGAAAGACAACGAATCCCAGCTGGGACTGGGCGGGAGGCCCCCGCCCAGCCACGCGCTAGGGGCGCTTCTTGGGCAACCGCGCTTTAGCTGCACCGCGAGTGGCCGCAGTCCGCGCAGGTCATGCAGGACTCCTCCATCCGGACGTTGTCGGACCCACATTTGTCGCAGGTCGGCCGGCCGGTTTCCGCGTGGGCCTGGAGGGCCTTTGCAAGCGACTGCCCAAAAGAGGCTATCGACCCCTCGGCCTTCTCCAGCTGCTTGACCAGAAAGTCGATCTTCGCTCCGTGGCGAAGCGCCGTCGAAACCATTCGGGTTTCGTGCCGGACGTCGTCGTTGGGGGCCTTCGAGGTGATGTCGTCGACGATCACCTTCTCGTCTCCCTCCGGCGCCAGAAGCTGGTAGTGCCCCGACCCGGCCTTCCGGATACGGCCCCTAGAGAGCTTCTCGCCGCTGGAATCGGTGATGCGGACCTCCCCCATCGTCGTAAAGGCAAACACCTCATACGGAGTCTCCTCCAGAAAGCCGACCAGCACCTTCCAGTTGTCGCCCCGGAACCGGATGCGGTGGATCGCCGCCTCCAGGGTGCCGGGCCGCTCGGGGGCCTCCGTCCGGGGAACGCCGCTTCCCTCCTCGCCTTCCCCGGAGAGAACCGCGCTCATCGTGCCGGCCCGGTAGGTGGTCACGCCCTTAATCGCCGTGGCCTGGTGGGCCTTGTCGTAGAGGTCCTTGAAGTCCTCGAAGGGATAGTCATTCGGGACGTTGACCGTTTTGCTCATGCTTGAGTCAATAAACGGGGCCAGCGCCTTCATCTGGGTCAGGTGGTCGTCCACGTCCAGATCGCGGGTCGTGACCGCCCAGTCGGCATCCGGGTCAAACTCCCCGTTCATGTTGCGCTTCGCGTAGTCCTCCACGACGCTGTCCTTGACAATGCCGCGAGTCGGGTGGATCTGCCAGTGGGTGTGACCCTCCACCGTGCACCGCGCCACGTTCTCATCGCCCTGCTCCTCGATTTCCCAGTCCTCGGCGTGGTCACCGGAGATGTCCCCGGCTTCCAGATCAAGCACGTCCGGTCGCTCGACCTCGTCGGGGAGCGCCGGCTGCTCCGATGTCCGCACGTAGCTATGCATGAACACTGGCTCGACGCCCGAGGACGGCGCGTTCGCAACAGTCGACGTATTCCCCGTCGGCTGAATCGACAGCAGGTGGCTGTTGCGAAGGCCGTAGGCGGCGATCATCTCCTTCGTTTCCGGAGAGAGCCGGTCGATAAACGGAGAGTTGTTCAGGTACTCGTCCTTGTCGAACAGCGGGAACGCGCCCTTCTCTTCTGCAAGGCGAGCGCTGGCCTGGTAGGCCAGGTTCGCAAGCCGCTCTTGAAAGGCCCGCATGACCTCAAACCCCTCGTCGGACCCGTATCGGACCTTCATCATCGCAAGGGCCGACCCGTCTCCGTAGTGGCCGAGGCCGATCCGCCGCTTGTTTTGAAGATTCCAGCGCTGCTTCTGCGTCGGGACGTAGGTCCGGTCGTTCACGTTGTCGAGGAACCGCACTGCCCGTGGCACGAGCGTCTCCAGCAGGTCGTAGTCAAACCCGCTCCGGCTCTCGTTCATGAGCTGGGTCAGGTTGAAATTCCCCAGGAGGCAGACACCCCCAACAGGCAAAATTTGCTCACCACAGTTGTGAATCACAATGCCGTTTCCGACCAGAGAATGGGTGTCCGGCTCCGTAAGGTCATAGACCGGCTCAACGCCACGATTGCGAATCTCATCGACTGTCGCGGTGAACGCCCGGCTGTAGGGCCCTTTTGTGTATGAGTCGAGAAGCTCATCGAGCTGCTCGCTCTTGTAGTCAATCAAGAAGCCGATCTCATCGCGGAAGCGAATGAGATCGTCTTTCGACACAACGAGATCATGGCAGCCCTGAACATCATACTCCTTAGAGCCGCCCTTTCCATCAGGCAATACTTTCTTGCCTTCCGTCTTACGATCGGCATACAGTGTCGAATATATGCCAAAGTTCAACAGAAGCCGCTGAACCTCTTTCAGAAGCTCTTTGCTTACGCTAGTAAGACGGACCGACAAACCGTTAGCAGCGGTTCCTTGCACGCCACCATCGGCGCTAAACAAGCCCTGAAGGTATCCACGGGCCATGTCTTCGGACCCGCGCATGACACGGTCAGGGACCTGTAGCTTGTTTTCTGCAAGCCCTGTCGATACAGCAAGGTCGTATGTCGGCTTGTTCTGCACGCGAACCTCACGCTGATCGCTTCTGGCGCTTGCATCGTCTGGAATTTCTACGACTCCAGACTCATAATCATCACGGTGCACGTGATCGGAATGTCGCGGCAACTCGTTGGTTGCCTCAGCCATTGCCTCTGCAATCTCACAGTCTTCGCCAAAGAAGGAAAGAACTCCCCAGCTCATTTCCTCATTGACGTATCCGTCGCCCACAAGCCAGCCCAGAACGCGCCCTTCTCCCAAGGAACCGTGGTCACCAAATCCACCTTTTCGGTTCTGGATATGAATCTCGTCTCCTTTAGACAGGTGTTGAGTTTCAACCCACCCGTTAGGCGTTCGGATCTTGTGGTCGGCCGTCACTGAAAGCTCATATCCTTCCTCAGTGACAAGGTCGTACGTCATTTTCTCACCCGTCTTATAAACGCCCTGTTCGGTCGTGGGGTGGATCTTCTGGTCTGAAAGACGTCCATCGACAACAACTTCCTGCGGCGAGTTGGCTTCAGCCAAGACAGCAGCCGAAACTAGACCCTGATCCGTTGAGATCAGCGTATCGCCTGTAAAGCAAGGATTGGTCGCGTCGATGTGCTCCTCGTAGCCGAGGTTGTTTTCCCGGTTCATCTTGTCGACAAACAGGACGCCGGGCTCATTCCGCTCGTAGGTCGAGCGCATGATTTTGTCCCAAATCTCTTGGGCGTCGTAGACGGCCTTCTCGCCGGTGGCCGGATCACGCCAAACGCGGACGGTCCCGCCTGCCTCCTCGTACTTCTGGAGGTCCCCCTCCCAGTGCTCCTCGTAGAAGCCCGGCTCTCCCTCGTAATCGGGGTACTTCAGGGCCCACTTCTTTCCCTCCCGCACCGCGTTCATGAACTTGTCGGTCACGAGCACCGACATGTTGAACTTGTGCAGGCGGCCGGCTTCCTGCTTCGCCTCGATAAACTCCAAGAGGTCCGGGTGCCAGCAGTGCATCGTCACCATCTGGGCACCCTTCCGGATCTTGTCCTTCACGTCGTCTCGGTCGGAGTCCATGCCGGACCCGGCGACAATCGTGGCGGCCTGCTCATTCCAGCAGTCCAGCATCCGCACCGCTCCGGGGGTCATCGCGCCCACGCCCCCAATCCGGGCGCCTCTCGGTCGCATAAACGAGGCGCAGAAACCGTACCCGCCTTCCGAGGCTAGAATCTTGGCCTGCCGGGTCAGCTCCGCCTGGATCTCGTCCATCGAGTCCTGGTCTGTGCCCCGGGCTCCACTGACAAAACAGTTGATGAGGCTGGCCTTGCCGAGCCCCGTCCCGGCGTTTGCGAGAATCCGCCCACCGGGCGTAAACGGAAACGGGCCCGTCCCCACGCCCTTGCCGCTCAGCAGCTCGTAGAACTTCTTCGTCCACTCCTCTGGACTCTCTTCCTCTTGGGCCAGGGCCCGGGCGTTTCGGTACCACGTGTCCGGGACCCGGCTGTCTTTCCCGTACTTGTAGTTTTGGCCGTAGACCTCCTCGCTGATTTCGGTTTGAAAGATGTCTTCGTTCGTCCGGCTGTCAGACAGGATCTCCGAGCCGGAAAGCTGAATTTGATTTTGCATACGTCCTCGGTGTTGATGAAACGAAAAACAGATAAGGGGCGCACTTCGCCAAAGAGAAGCGGCACCCAGGGCGGGCGCCGCGGCTGAAGTCAGTTGCAAAAAATCAGTTGTAAAAAAGGCTACGAAAATGGTTAGAGAAACTCGGCGCGCCGGCCATCGGCCCGCTTTGGGCCTGCCCGGTACACGTAGTCGGACTCCGACTGGGGGAACCCGCCGGGCTGCCCAACTCCGCCCCGAGCCAAAAACGCAGACTCCGGCTCCCGCACTCCACCGGTGGAAAACCCGATTAGAATCTCCTCTCGCCCTCGCCACTGGATCCACTGCCGGGCCGCCGACACCGATCCCGGGCGGGCGATCACGACGCTTAGGTTTCCGTGCTCACCGACCGCTCGGGGCATCGTATACGCGATGCGCCCGGTTTTCTGCATGCGGCGGCGCACGCTGGTTGCCCCCTCACGGTCTAAGTTCGACCGCTCGAACAAGACGCGGGTCAGCTCCGACTCCGCGTTGGGGCATTTGTTAACCGGTTCCAGGGATGGGAGAAAGTTCATGCTGAGAGGCTACGTTAGAGAAAGCGGCTGCGGCGCACTACCACCGCAAAAAGAGCGATACCTCGCTGATCGGGCGCACCGGCCCGCCGCCAATCCGAGACTCCGCCCCGGCCGCCACTTCTGCCGAAAGGCGAAGCCCGCCGCCAAGCCGAATTCCGCCGGAAAGCGCCGCCCGCGCCTCGCCGTACAGCCCGGACGGGCGGGCAATCGTCCCGGCCCCGACCGACCACCCGGAGGTCCACCGGCTTTTAGGCGCCGGTCTTAGCGAGGAGCGTTCCTGCCGGCCGGATTGGGCCGACACCGACTCAAGAGAGAGCCGGGCCGGCAGGTCCACGTACGTCCGGCCTACGCCGGACTGGTCAACGGTTTGCACCAGCGACACTCGCTCCCGCCGGGGCAGGAGCCGGATGCGGTACCGGAGCCTGTCGCCGGGCGGACGGACCCAAATCCGCCCCTCATGCCGGTTTCCGCCGATGTCGTGAACGTAGCGGCCATTTTCTCTTGGCGCCTTCGACCGGCCGGACAGAGTGTCCTCTCTTGTTTCTACGACGGCCTCCACGCGCCGCGAGACGTCGCCTTGAGCGGAGTCCGGGGCAGTAAGGGTATCGGTACTCGGCTCGTTTGCCGACGCCCAGAGCGACCGCATCGCACCGCTGGCCGCCTCGTACTCGTTCACGACGCGAAGGGACTCCTCAAGAGCGGCGACCTCCTGAGTTTTGCGTCCCAGCTGGGACTGAAGGGCTTGGTTTTGCGACTGAAGCGACCAGACGTACCCAAGCCCCGCCGCTACCAAAAGCCCGGCGGCGGCGTACGGCAGAAGCGGGCGGAGCGACGAAAGCGAAACGCGGCTTATAAACGGGATCATCGGCGGTTAAAATCCAGGGCTCGCGGCGCTTCGGTCGGAGAGGGCCGACTCCTGCTCCGCAAACTCTTCGGCGGCGTTGAGCTGCTCCTCCATCGCGTCGACCGCGTTTTCGAACGCCTCGTCGTCAAGCGGCACCTGGTCGGCAACCGAAAGCGAGGTGGCCGCCTCGCAGACCGCCCGGATCTCGTCTCCGGACGCGCCCTCGACATTCTCCAGGATCGTCTCGGAGCCTACCTCCGCCTCGTCCGGGAGGTAAAGCTGCGCGCAGCGAAGGGCATACTCGCCCTCCAAAAACCCGATTTCCACAGGGCGGTCGACGCGGCCGGGGCGCTCTAGGATTCGGTCTTCAATCTGGCCGGGATGGTTCGTCGACATGATAATGGCACAGCCCTTCTCGTTTGTTGGCGTGTCGACCCCGTCCAAGGCGTTTAGCACCTTCGAGTCGGCGCCGCCTTTCTGGCCTTGCTCCCCGCCCATCGGTGAGGTCTTAAACGCCTGCTCCGCGTCCTCCAGAAAGATGATGACCGGAAGGCTTGCATCCGCCGCCATGCGCTGGATTTGGAGCATCGCCGAGATGTCCCCTGCAAACACGCAGGGGCGCGTGCCCTTCATCTCCCGGGCAATTTGCTGCTGCATGGTGGTTTTGCCTGTGCCCGGCGGGCCGATCATCATCCACTTCTTCGTGCCGTCCTGGCCGAAGCGAGTGTAAAGCTCGCTGTTTTCGAAGAAGGACCGGATCTCTTTCATGATCACGTCCCGCTTCGGGTGAATGGTTGGGACCTCGCTCAGCTCGTCGTCAATCTCCTCAAGCTGAAGCCCATCGCGGGTTATCTCCGCCCGGTAGGCCCCGGCTTCCAGGTCCGTCGATTCGTGCTTGTAGCGGGCGCCCAGGCGCGTCCAGGCCCGCAGGTCTGCCGGCGTCCCGACCACCACGTTGAGGGAGACAAGCCCCTCCTGCACGCGGATCGGGGCCCGGACGACGGCAATTCTGTGACCCGTGCCACTGGGGGCCTCCAGCTCGAACGCAAACGTTCCGTAGCGGCTGATGGGCCCGAGCACGTCTACGTTCTCCTCCTCGTCGTTCCACTCGTACTCGAAGCCGGACTCGATTAGCTCCCCGATCTGGCTTTCCACCCGCTCGATGGGCCCAAGCTCCCACTCGGTTTCCTCGTTCATCTCCTCTCTCATTTCCTGGTGCCGCCGCCACGAGTCGGTTTGAAACGAAACGACGGGATCCGCCAGCTCGCTTTCGCTGGGGTCACCTTCTCTGTGGGCAGACCGGGCGGCCTGCTTTGCCTTGTCGATCGTTAGCTGTTCCATACTGGTAGGGGTTGGTTTGCAGAAGATTAAGTAGTCCAGTCCCGGCCGGCGCCCGCCCCAGGCGGACATCCGAGACAAATTTCGGTTTTTGATCTGGTGCACGACACGCCTCCAAAAGAGCTATTCCGAAAACGACAGATGAAGCGTCCCGTCCGGCCCGGTCTCGTACTTGCTGGGGTCGAAGGCGCGGACAAACTCCTCGGCGGGAAAAAACGTCTGCCCGCCGGTCCGCTCCGGCTGGAACACCCCGAGGCAATTCTCGGGAATCTCCTCCCCCTCTGCCGTCTGCGAGCGAGGCGGCCACGCCTCGGAGCTGATCCGGAGCTCAGCCACCGGGCGCCCCCGGTACGCAATGTATCCGGGGATGTCCTCGCCCCCGCACAGGAAAACGGCCTGAAGGGCCTCGTGTGAGGAGGCTTGCGTGAGGGCCTGCATCGCCCGCTGGATGTCGAGGTTGTCTCGTGAGACTGTCATAAGGGAGGGTTCATAAAGAAAGTTAGCGCAAGTGGGCACCTGCGAAAAACCTACGAAAGAAGATTCCGGACCGGGCCGCTTGCATCTACGATTTGCCGGGCCTGGGCGTAGGCGTCGGCCACCGGGTCGTGCGTCCCGTCGTGCTCCGGGCGGCCAAGCCCAAGGGTCCGGTGGTCCCGCTGGTTGGAGTAGCTCCACGGAAGCCCTCGCCCGACCGCCTCAAACGCAGGCCGGAGCACGAGCCCGAAGTCAAAGTCCGTGCCCCGCGCCCACACCTTCGGGCTCGGCCCACACTGCCGGTCCAGGTGCATCCGCAGCAGGGAAAGCCCCTTCTTGAGCGGAACCGCGCTTTTTTGCAGCTGGAGCCAGCCGTCGGACTTCCGCATCCAAAACGTAATCGTTCCGGCCTCGACGGAAAGCCCGTCGTAGGCCATCGCGCTGTCGAGATCAACGTGCACGCGGAGCATCGGGCCGGTTTCTCGCCGATCAACCGAAAACGGAACGGCCCCAATCGCAATTGGAACGGCGCCGGGGCAGCGCCCCATCGTTTCGGTATCGATCATAAGGTGGGGATATTCGTGCTCTTTCCGCGCCTGGACGTCGCCAGGACGGGTCGCCGGCGCTTTAGAAAGCGCTTGTTCGGTTAGCATGGGCAATATGGGAAAAATGCAAGTGCAGTGAGGTTACTTAGAGCCCCAGAAAATTTCTCTCAGCGTCTCGAACTGAGATACGACATTGGGGTCTGTGATTTTTGTCTCGCCAATCATGACGTACGGCTCGCCGCTTGGCGTCTCTCCAAAAGCAACGTGGTGCCGGAGAAGCGTCGACGCCGCCTTCCGGACCTCTTTCTCGTTAGCGTCGGCCGAGCAGTTGCGGCACACAATGCCGCCTTCTTTCACCCGGTCGATACTGCCAAACGGCACGGACCGGCCGCACGAGGAACAAGTGAGATTGAGCTCAGACACGTCAGTAGTGCTTAATAGGAAAGAAAAAGTGATGCCTACAGCGTTCAGTTCAGATGCACCTGCCCTTGCGTGTGGCAGAGCATCCCGCCCGTCCGGTCGAGCACGAGGATAAACCGGTAGACCGGCGGGTTTTCTTCCTGGCCGAACGGGACCGCCCCGTACACCGGCTCCTGTCCGACAGGAACGTCGTGTTCGATAGAACGAGACTTTGCGCGAGTTAGGTCGTACATCGGTTTATGTTGACGTCTTGCTTGTCAGGCGGCCGTTTCCCCGGCTTGTGCTTGTCGTCTGCACCGGCCAGTGGACCGCCGGCACCGTTACCGTCGCCACAATAATCTCCTCTTCGGAGTGGTCCGGGTAGGCCCGGGCGACGCGAAGCGGGTCGTTGTGGTCCTTTGGGCGAAAGCTCTCGATCACGTGGTACGTCACGTGCTTCCGGACTGCCTTCTCTGCGGCCTTGACCGTCGCGGCTTCGATTGCGTCCTGCCGCATCTGCGGCGTCTCGAAGTGGCTGGTCTTCTCGTCTGGGATTTTCTCTTCTTGATCTCCGGTCGGGTAGGGCACCTCGTCCCCGCCTTGTGAAAAGCCGCATACGCTCTCCAGCAGCAGCTCTTTTAGGCGAGGAACCGACACGTCCTTGTGGTCGAGCCCCACCTCACTCGCCGCCGACACGAGCTGGGGCCGGTTGGCGCTTAAAATCACCTCGGCCTTCTTCCCGACGTCCTCGTCGGAGAGGGCCTTTAGGTGCTCGTTTTTCGACAGGGACACGTTCACCCCGTCGGTTTGGCGGGCCCGGTCTTTCAGGTCCGCGCTTGATTCGTGAACCAGGTCAAGTATGCTTGGCATGCTTCAGTAAAGTGCGGTGAGAAAGTGCGGTAAGAAAAGTAATTACAAGCGGCTCGGCGCATGTGTATGGTGGGGTCTTCGCCCCTATTTTTGCGCCTTTCAGTCGTAGTCGGTGTCGTGGAAGCCGTCGGTTTTGTAGACAACCTCCGCGTCTCCGATAATCGGCTCGACAGGCTGGCCGGTATCGGGGCACTCCTTTAAGGGCGCCTCACTAATGGAGTGGCGCACCTCGATTACCTCGCCGTCCTCGCGCCGGTACTTGTACTTAGGCATCGTGCTAACCAGAAGGTTTATGAAGGGAAACTGCGAACCTGCTACTCGGAGCCAAACAGCCGCTCGCTAATTAGTACCGGGAGCCAAAGCAGGGCGGCCCACGCCGCCGCCGCTGCGCCCGACCGTTTGCCGGGATGAAAATGGCCCCCTGCCGCAACCACGCTTCCGGCCAGCAGGTAGGCCACCACAAGCCCCAAAATTGAAAGCTCAAGGAAGGTCATTGGCCTAACATTTGATTTGCAGAATGGGCTTACACGTCTGCGGCCTTGTAGCCAAGCTCCTCCAGACGGTCGGTGAAGTGGCCCCGCAGATCGTCGATCTCCTCAAGCATCCATCGGAGGTAGTCCGGCTCGTTTTTCAGGACCCACTCCAGCGACCGGTTCTGGTCGCCAAACTTCCCGAAGTCCAGGCGCATCGCCCCATCCTCATCCCGGTAGAGCCGCCGCTTTTCATCGAGATAGCCGTCGGACATCTCCTCGGCGATCCCCTCTACCGTGCCGGGGAGCCCAAACTCCTCGACCTGCCGGCTTAGCACTTCCGTCGTGCCGATCACGTCGGCAAGCGCCTCGTGAGCGCCCTCCAGCTCCACGCCGGTATACCGCTCGTAGACCGCCTCCAAGGAAAGGCTCCGGCAGTACTTCTCCATCTCGTAGATGTCAAGCACCTCACGGTCCTCCGGCGGCGGAAGCTCCGCTCCAATCCGGCCGAGCTCCGCCTCCAGAAGCGGAAGGTCGTAGGACTTGAGGTTGTACCCCGCCAGGTCGGCCCCCTCGAAATAGGAGAGCATGTAGTCGGCTACGTCCTCCAGGGGCGGGGCAAAAGTCAGCTCCTGGGTGGTAATGCCGGTCAGCGCCTCGACCTCACTTGGCACCGAGCGCTTCGGGTCGATCTTCTGGTCGAACGTGTCGGCCTGGCCGCCCGGCTCAATCCGGGCGATGCCGACCTGGATGATCCGGTCGGTGTCGACGTCCGTCCCGGTCGCCTCCAGGTCGAAAACGCACAGCGGGCGGCTCAGTCTCAGGTCAAGACTGTCGGCGATCGTCTCAGTCTGCTTGGTTGTCGTGCTCATAAGGTCAAAAATAGGTGTTGTGGTTAAGAAAGCTCAGAAAGGGTTTCCACGTAGGGCAGCTCTCCCCGCGCCCCACGGTTCCACGGCCGGGCCAGAACTACGCCGTCTGCGTCCGGCAGCTCCCCGGCGGCCCGGGCGTTTTTTGGCCGGTCGTCTACAAAGAGGCTCGCCCCGCACGCCCGGAGCGCCTCCTTCTTGGAGTTTCCGGGCCCGACGGTGTGGACCGGCGCCGGGGGAAATCCATGCTTTTGAAGCCAGTGTTTCGACACCGGAGAGCCGATCGGCCGGGAAGTCACGTAGGCGTTGACCGGCCCCTCTACATAGGCGTCTTCGTAGGGCTCAAGGCCAAGCCACCAGGACGGGTCGTTCTCGATGGAGGTCCACACCATTTCAAACGCCGTGTCGTCAATCGGGGACCAGCTGTCCCAGTGGGTCCAGTGCGGCAGGAGCTTCTCGCCGGGCACCCCCATCCGTCGGGCGGTGTCCAGCACCCCAGCCACGAAGTTTGCCAGCACGCCGTCGATGTCCAGGGTCGGTGGGCCGTCGGTGTCCATACCTAGTTGTTTGGGCTATCAGGATGTATGGGGAATAAGGGTTTCGGGAAGGGTGGGCTAAGCGGCCATCGGAAGATCCGCCTCCAGCTTCGGGTTCGGGTCGTATCCGGTCACCTCAATCTCGCTTGCCTCATGCTCAAAAATCGAAACCGCCTCGGGAACCTCAATTTCAGGGGAGTGCTGCGGAAGAGGGCGCTCGCAGAGGTCTCGGGCCGCCTCCATATGGTTGTGGTACACGTGGCAGTCCCCGCCCTGAAACACCAGGTCCCCGACCGCCATCCCGGCCTCCTCGGCCAGAAGATGCGCCAAAAGCCCGTAGCCAGCGATGTTGAACGGGAGCCCGAGAACGCTGTCCGTCGACCGCTGGGACCACACCAGATGCAGGCGGCGCTTTGGCACGTCCACCGCGTTTAGAAGCTCGACGGGGTCCTCCTGACGGATTTTCTTTCCGTTCTGGCGGGCCATCCGTACCCGCTCGTCTTCGGAAAGCGGTTCGGTCAAGACTTGAAACCCGGTGTGGCACGGCGGCGGCTCGGCCTTCTCGCTCTCCGGCGCGCCGGGCATGTGGTAGGCAGGCTTCCAGGCCTCGACTTTCAGGCGGCGAGAGTCTGGGTTCTCCTCCAGCTGCTGGAGCAGGTTATCGATCTGGTCGACCCCGCCTGCGTCCCGCCACCGGGCGCCGTAGATCTCTCCCATCTCGCCCCACATGCCCGCGAAGTTGCCCTCTGCCGGGCGGTCGCAGGCTTTAATAAGCCGCTCGAACTCCTCCTTCGAACCCGCGGCCCCGCCGCCGGGCGCCTCGCTGGTTGCCTTCCGGTAGTTTTTGTAGGCGTTGCCGGTCCAAATCCCAACGCTGTCTTGAAGCAGGTGCCAGATGTTGGTCCGCCCCCGCAGGAACCACATCATCTCTCGGAACGCCCCGAACGCCCAGATCGGGCGCAAACCGATCAGGGGAAAACCCTCCTCCAAGTCAAAGCGCAATTGCCGCCCGACCAGCTTTCGGGTGCCAACGCCGGTTCGGTCGCTTGCGTCGAACCCACCGTCGACGATTTTCCGGAGGTACGCCCGGTATTTCCGGTCGGCCGCCGCGCTGTCAGGGCCGGGCGAGCGGTAGGTGGTGTCTCGAAGGGTGCTTGTTGAAGAGGCGGTCAGCGGGTGAGGTTCTCCCGCCTCGCCGTTTAGGTCTTCGTAGTAAGCGGTGTCGTCGTTAGGCATGTCGGCAAATCGCTAAGCAATGTAAAGAACAGAAGCAATGGCGGCGGCGACCGGGACGTGCCAAAGCAGGCCGTGCCGGACGCCGTGCTCATATCGAGCGCGGTTCCACGGGAAGCTAAACTGGCCCCAAAGGGCAAGCCCCAAAACGCCGGCGGGCACCAGCGCCTTAAGGCCCGCGGTGTAGGCCAGCGCGGCCAAGATCACGGCCGACCAGTACCCGATGTGGTGGAAGCTGGACGTGTGGTCTAAGTTTTCGTAGTAGAACCACCAAAACGCAATCGCGGCCAGCGGGGCTTGCGCCGGGCCGCCCAGCGCCCGGTTGACCACAACTGCGGCCACCGAAGACATAAGCATCATCATCCCCAGCTCGTCGAACCGGCGGGCCCGGACCGACTCGAAGCGGTGCCACATCCAAGAGCCGACGCAGGTCATCGCGCCGGCGGGCACCACGGCCCACGTTTCCCAAAACCCCATTGGAACCAGGGCTAAAAACGCGAACGAGAGGTTTGTCCACTCGTCTACGGCGGGGAACCGGTACTCTACGTCTGCAAGCTGTGCCATCGGTATTGGTTGGTTTGTTGAACGCTCTTGCGGGAGTGCGTCTTGGCGGCAGCTGAGTCCCAGCTGGGACTGAGGCGCTACACGCCGGTGGACCCGAAGCCGCCCTCCCCTCGATCCGTGTCGGACGGGACCTCCTCGACCTCCTCGAATTGGGGGCGGATTACCGGACGGATTGCGGCTTGGGCGATGCGGTCCCCCGTTTCAACCGCAAACGGATCGCCGGATCGGTTTTCAAGAAGGACCTTCACCTCGCCTCGGTAGCCGGGGTCGACGGTTCCGGGACTGTTGGCGACGCTAATGCCACTTCGGGCCAGCCCACTTCGGGGGCGGATTTGCATCTCTAAGTTGGGGGGAAGGGCGATTTTCAGCCCAGTGGGGACAAGGGTGTTTTTCCCAGACGGAATGATAATCCCCTGCGCGCTCGGGTCGACGCCCTCAGCGTTTATGAAGGCCCGCAGGTCCAGCGCCGCGTCTAAGGCGTTTTCCTGCCGGGGCATGTCTACGTCCTCGTGCATGCGCTCGACGTGGACGGTCGGGCGCTCGGCCCCCCGAGGGGCGCCTTCAAATTCGATGTCAACGTCTGTAGGAGCGTCTTCACTGCCGCTATGTGGGGCGGCGGGAGAAGCGCTTGCGTTTGGCGTGCTCATCGGTATCGATTCGGGTGGGTGGTGCGGAAGAAGAGTGGACATAGTTGCTACCGGCCTGGCGGATTTGACTCCGGGCGGGACGGAAACAGGTCTTTGGTGTTGGGGTCGCGGTTGTACTGGAAGGCTAGCTCCTCGTCGCCGGCCATCTCGCAGAGGTTCTCGTAGTCGCTTCGGCCGATGTGTTCGGCTTCCTCGTAGCCGCTGGCCTCCAGAAGGCGCTGGGCGCCAGAGCGGCTGTAACCGGTCTCCAGCGCAATCGCCCAAAACCGGGCGGCTTGCTGATCGGAAATCGTCGTGTCAAGATCACTCATAACAGGTAGAAGCTGTTGATGACTAAGAGTCTTGATTCGTGGAGTGAGACTCGATAACGTCGGTTGGATCAAGCTCTTGTTCAGCCGCTTCCAACCGCTGGACCGCCGACGCCGAAGCCCTCGCCTCATCCGCCCGGCCTCGGTAATACTCCCGAAGGGCGGCGGTGCTGGCCGCGTCCGCCCGCTCGTCGTAGCGGCGCGCTGCGGCTTCAAACTGGCGGCGAACGGCCCCGATGCTGTTGATCATAGGGGCGCTGTTTGCTCTGAAAAAGCCAAATGTAGAAAGAACAGTTCGTAGGCCCGGCAGGACTCGAACCTGCGACTTTCCGGTTAAAAGCCGGAAGCTCTGCCAACTGAGCTACGGACCTAACAGCCTGCGCCAAGCGGGGCGCTACCGGAGAAGCTCTCGCTGGTTAAAAACGCTCATAAAGTCGAGCACCCGCCCGTCTTGGCCGGTGATAACGGTGTAGTCGCTTCCGGTCAAGGGGTAGACGTGCACTAGGCTATCGGCCTCAGGGAGCACGTTGTCCGTCCGGACCCCATCGGGGACCGATTTGGGGAAGCAGTGCACCAGAAGGTCGTATTCCTGCGACTTGCGGAGAAGACGGGCCTGCTGCCTCTCTTGTCCAGGGGCGTAGTGCTGGACCCACACCGACAGGGTATCGCCGGTAATCGGCTCCAGCCTGCGATTGACCTCGACAAGATCGACGCTGTTGCCGTACCCGGGGCGAAGCTGCCCGCGCACGAGCACCTGCGTCACCGTTCGGTCTGGATCCGCGTTCTTAAAAAAGCGGACGTTCCGTTTTTCCGAATCGTCTCCAGAAACGGCAATTCCGCAGGCCAAGACGACAGCACAAAAAAGAGCAGTAAGGTAGCGCATCGGCATTGGGTGGCAAAAAAGAATGCCCAGCCATCCGGTTTGGCTGGGCAATCCGGCGAACTACTCGCTTGCGGTTTGAACCTCTTCGGCAAGGTAGACCTGCACGTCGGCCGCCCGCTCGGGGCCGATGTACTGAATCTCCGTCAGGTCCTCTCGGCCAAGCAGGTCGTTTAGATGTTGCACCCCGCCAGCCTCAAGCCAGCCTCGATGCGGGATGTCCTCGGGCAGGTCCACTTGCAGCTCCGGCGCCTCGTCGGCAAAGGAGGCCGTTCCGAAAGAAGCTGTCTCATCTTCGCCTGTTTGCACACCGGCGGCGGGCTCGTCCCGGCTTCCGGGCGCAACGGAGCTGTTTTCTTCCTCAGGCGGAGCGAGCGTCGTCTCCGAGGAGCCGCTTTGATACTCGTTTGGCCAGATGTAGAGGGAAAGAAACGCAAGGGTGGCAATTGCGAGAACGAGAACCGAAAGGAAAAACGCAATCATAACGGCGCTTTGGTTTTGCGTGGCTTGTTCAAATGCAATTTAGCATCAGGCCGGATTTTTCTTGTGGTCCTTACCGGCCCGCCGCTCCTCCTGTCGGATTTGCGGGAAAAACTGCTCGATGATGCCGGGTGCAAGGTGGCGCTTTCTGCACCCGTCACACAGGAGAAAAACCTTGTCTGGATTAACGCGGGCCTCAGCATGGTTTGCAGTTTCGGTGTGCGTTACGCAGAACGACCTGCCGCACTCGTCGCACATCCAGTGGCCCCTTCGCATACAGCCGTCTTGTGAGCATTGGCCAACCATGGCTTGGGCGTTTCATTGAGCGATTTGTGGAAAGTGCTGCTCGATAATGCCGGGCGCCCGGCGTTTTCTTTTCTTTATGCACATGTCGCACAGGCCAATCGTGTTGTCCAATAAGTCGACAATGTCGATTTCATCGCCGTATTGAATATGCAAATCGCAGAAGACCTGGTGGCAGCGGTCGCATCGCCAGGCAGGCTTTGCCCAGCACCCTTCACGTCTGCAACGAGAATGTGTCATGGCTTCGTGTTTTTATGTGACGTCTGGAAAATGCTGCTCGATGATGCCAAGAGCGGACTGCTCTTTCTCCTTGCACGTCCAGCACAAGAGCATGACCCGCTGAGGGTTTGCCCCCGACGCCGTGTGTTTAAGGCAGACAAGTCCTCCGCACTTATCACAACACGCAACGCCGTTCTTTTGGCATCCTTCTCGTTTACATGGAGTCGGAGAATAAGACATTATGTGGTGGCGCCGTTGAGCTTTTCTTCGAGACGCTTGGCCGCCTGCTCCAGCGAGCGGGCACGCTCTCGCTTCTCCTTGGCAAAGCCGGGCATCTGCTCCTCTTCGTATGCGCTCGCTTTAGCGCGGAGCTTACGCGCCAGAGAGAGCCGCTGGTCAATCGCCTGCCGGATGCCGCGAGCAAGGTCTCGGTTTATTCGCTTTACGTCCTGGCCCTTTCCGCGGGCGCTTTTAATGTCAAACCTTCCGCCCTTCCTCGAAGCCGTCGAAAACGTGGTTTGGTGCATCGGTGTAGAGTAATCGGTGTGCCGTTTACCGTGAGAAAAAAGAAACGGCCCGGGGCAGTCCCGGGCCGCCTTGTAGCTCGCGCTCTTCCTCGCTTGCCTTATTCGAGCTTCTCTTGAAGCCGGCTCGCCTTCTCCAGCGCTCTCTTCGACGCTCGTCGCTTTTGCGCGGCTACGTCGGTATAGCCCTCCTCTTCGGCCACCGACGCCTCTACGCGAAGCTCATCGGCCTCACGCTCTTTTTCTTTGATTCGCTTTTGCAACGAACGGTTGATCTCAACGCCCCGGATCCCCATCGCGCCCTGGGACCGCCGAACTTCCGGGCCTCTTGGCCGCCAGGATCCACCGAGCATGCTTGTCTTTCTCGTTTTCGAGCGAAGAAGTCTCATGTCAAAAGCTGTAGGTCTAAGGTAAGAACACAAAAAACGCGGCCCCGTCTTCGGGCCGCGCCTCTTTGTTCAAAATGAGCAGTTACGCCGGCTGAAGCTCCCGCTCCTCTTCCTCCTCTTCGGTGTCTGGGGTTCCCGTGCCGGGGTCTTCGTCTGGGTCTTCGGCGCCGGAGTCTTCTGTGCTGGGCTCTTCGACCCAGAGCTTCTTGTCGGGGACCTCTTCCTCAAGCCACTCCGCAATGGCCTCCCGGCTCATTCCGACCTGGTCGTTAAGGTGAATGATCGAGTCAGAAAGCGAAGAGGGGCAAGGCGCGCCTCCGACGCCGGATATGTCCCTGTCGTCAATCCCGAGGACACATTCGCTTGCGTTTTGCTGGCTTGCCTCTTTCCCCTGCAACGCAACGGCGGCGGCCCCGATTGCGCAGGCCGAATTTCCCATTCTCTTGAAGTAATGACCGGTGCCAGGGTCGGTGACTTCCGCACCTTCTCGGATAAGGTTAGGCAGGTATGCCATAGTAGAAGAAAGGTTGGTCAAAATGTTAGCTTGAGTATTCGTCGTAGATGGAGGCGACCTTGCTTTTCAGGTCTTCGTACTTAAACGCGCCGGTCTGCTTCTCGGGCGCCGTAAACGAAAACTCCACCGACACCTTCTGCTCGCCGAGGCCCTCCTCGACGGTGATGGTGCCGATTTCCTCGCCGAAGTCGTCTTCAATAGAGATCGTGTCCATAACTGGTCAGTAGGTTTTGAGTAGCCATTTACGAAAATCGGTTTTCGTACCGCCCGGTTAGCTCCGCCAGAACGGCGACCTTCGTCCGCATCTCCATGCGGGCGTGCCGGGCCTCTTGCTTTGAGGCGTCGCTAGCCTTCCGGTACAAGTCGATGAGCGCCTTTTGCTTCGGCTTCAGCTCCCGGACGACCGCCCACGCCGCTTCCTTGGGGCTTGCCGTCGTGTTTTGGACCCGAGAGCGCATCGCCTCTACAAGGTCGTCGTAATTGACCCCTGGGACGGGGTCGGTCTTTACCGTTGCCATATCGGTGTGGGGCTCCTGTGAGAAAACTTGTGACCAGTCCCAGCTGGGACTAAGCTAAATGCCGCTTGACGTCAGGTTCTCCGTCTCCTGAGCCTGCTCCTGCACAGTCGTGGGCGTGAGGTTAAACACCGCGCCGCCAAATTTGACGCGAATGCGGCTCGCCTCCGCCACGGCCGCTAGGTCCGAGGCGTTTATCGCGATGCCGTGCACCTCCCGCACGCCGGGGCCGTCCGCTTCGGTGCGGATTTCGTAGAGGTCCCACTCGTAGCGCTCCCCGTCGATTAGGGCGTAGGCGGTGTCGGTATTGAGGAAGTTCCAGCTCTCGGACTTCGTGCCAAACGCCAGGATGTAAACGTCATTGGCCGTCAGCACCGCAACGCGGGCCCAGTCCAGGTAGTGCTGCGGGTGCTCCTCGACCGGCAGCCGGTCGTACTCGCATTGGATGCTGGTCTCGCCGGTAAACTCGTCGGTCTCCGCCTCACAGAGGTCTTGGCCCGAGGCCGGGGCGGTGAGAAAGAGCGCGAAAAGCGCGGCTGTGATCGTTCGAAGCATGTCTGCCAGTTAAGAACGGTTGGTCAAAATGGTTTTGAAAGCGGTCGTCCGTTACTCAAGAACGGCGATGCGGCGGCCGCCGATTTCGTAGGTCGGCACTTTTCCTTCCTGCTCGTACCGTTTTGTCTCCGGGTCGTAACTGCCCTCTTCGTAGAAGACCTCGCCCTCCGGCTCTTGCGACTCGATGGCGTCGGAAAGCGCCTCTTCCGCCTTTGCGCCGAGCACGTAGTCGATCTGAGCCGCGAAGTCCTCGGCCGTCTCCTCGAAGTTTCCGATTCGCTCGTTGTACCGCTGGGCAGCCCGGCGGCTAAAGTCAACGTCTTTCAAGATTTCCTTTGTGCGGTCCAGTCCCATAGTGCTTTGAAGGTGTCTTTAATGAGAGGAGGGGGCTCTCGCCCCTGCGAATAGTTTACGCAAGTGGGGCCTATTGCTTGACGCCCACCGGGTTGTTCTCGTAGATGCCCTTCGCCGCAATCGTCGCGTCTCGGGGCGTGTCGTGCAGCTCCGTTTCCACCTCCCGCTTATCGTTTCCTGGATGAAGCACCCCGTAGAATTTAGTCGGGTCGTTTCGGCTAATAAAGACTTTGTAGTCGACCTGACTCCCAATCCGGCCGAACGTCCCGATCCGAACTCCGCCCCGGCCCATCGTATCGTCTTCTGCGGCCCGCACCTCCGGCAGCACCTCATCGGTTACGTTCGTCCAGCCCTCCGACCGATCTGCCTCGCCGTAGAGGCCGCTTTCTGCGTAGTCCCCGACCGTCCGGATGCGGTCTCCGCTCCACCGGCCGAAGTTCGGCCACGTAATCTTACACATCCGGCCGTACTCGTCCCAATCTACCTCGCCGTCATCGTCTTTGAAGGCGCTGTAATTGGCCGTCGGGGTGCCCCCACCGTCGTACGGCGCGTCGGCAGTGAGGTACGCCAGCGCCCCAGCAGCGGGATTGTTCATGATCTCCCACATCTTGTGCATCAAGGGCTCGACGAACTCTTGCTTGTCTTCGCTAATCAGCTTATAGTACTGTCCCATAAAGGGTAAAAGGTTGTACTTGGAAAAATAAAGGGTGGGAAAGCGCCTGCTCTACGCGGCAAACTCGCTGATCTCGTAGAGGTGCTCCCTCGGCTTCAACCTGTAGGTTGGGCGGACCGACGCAATGCGGGCCGCTTGCCGCTCGCACTCGCGCTTTAGGTTTCCGGACTTGATGCCCGGAAGCTCGCTTTCGATGTGGTCCTTGCTATTCCCGTACATCATCCGGGCCAGGGCTCGGGCAACGGCGTCTCTTGGGCCCTCCGCCCCAATCGAAAACTGAAACGGGGTGAAGTTCTGTGTATCGGTATAGACGCCGATCACGGTCCACTCCGGCCGCTGCTCCTGCCCCACCTCCTCGACGGACACGATGTGCTCGACGCGGCCATGGGTATCTTCACCGAACCGCACGGGCGTGCCGTCGGCGTAGTTGGCCTTATCAGCGGCCGCTTCCCTGCTGTCGGCCTCGACGCAAAACGTGACATGTTTTGGGCCGTCAATTGCGGCACTGACTAGGTAATAGCTCATTATTTAGCGGAATCTATTCGTAGAAGAATAAAGAGTGGGCAGTTTGGCGGGATGCCCAGCCCGATTCGGTTACGTCAGCGGCGTTCCGTCTTCGCCGAATACCGTCGCCTTTTCCGCGTCGGTGATCCGGTTGGCCTCATAATCCGGATTGGCCTGAATCTCATTTTTGATCGATTTAAGCTCCTCCTCGGAGCAGTCCTCTAGCGAGTCGGCCTCGACGCCGGCCTCCTCGGCCACCTCCTCGAACGAGACCGTCCCGAAGTGCCGCTTCCATACTGCGAAACCAATGTCGCTCATAAGGTCTAAATTGCTGCTTGGGAAAGAATAAAGAGTGGGCAGTATTTTGGGATGCCCAGCCCTGTGGTTTGTGTGAAGTGTAAAGCTGAAGCAGTTTTTGGCTACGCTGCCGCCTTGTCCGTTCCGGCCATCGCGCTTGAGAGGCGGACCCGAACGTCCGGCAGGTTTGCGGGCAAAATTCCAAGATCAACGAGCTGCTCACCGGCATCTGCTTCCTCGGAGAGCGCCACGCGGACAAGCGCTGGCGTCGGCTCGACGCGCTCCCACTGCGCGTTGTCCGGCAGGTCGACGTGCCGCTTGACAAGCTCTTGAGGCACGTCGGCGTAGCTGATGTGAATAGAGCTGGCCACGTCGCCTGCAACCGTCTCCACAAGGGCTGCCTCTACCTCTTCGTCGGGGAGGCGCTCACAGAGAGAGCGAGCAAACGAGCAGAAAGCCCAGTACGCCTTATCGGTCACGCCCTCGCCTCGGTCGTGAATCTGATTTATGGCTCGGTCTAAAACGTTTGTTGGAAGCTCGTCATTGTCCATAAGTTGGATGGTATCCGTTTTAAAAAAGGCGAGAGCCGGGCTACGCCCCCCGGCTATATCTATGGTGGGAAGTCAGCCGGGATTTTTGCGCTTCAGCCCCAGCTGGGATTCTATTAGTTCGAGCGGACGTACCCGCCGAAAAGACGGGACCGCCCGAAGTAGAAAAAGTGAAGCGCCCAGGAGCGAACGTCTGCCGGGCGTCCCCGGACCATTCCGGCCTCGAAATTGACCTCTTGGACCCGGTAGTTTCGGCCGTCCGGCAGGTAGATTTTATCCCCGGCCGAAAACGAGTGCTTCTCGATCCTGTCCTCCCCCACGAGAATCCCGGCGCGAAAGCCTTCCATAAATACGGCAATCATTGGTCTCGTTGATCTGGGTCGGTCGTGACAATGCCATCGGTCATGCGGTCTTCAAAGAGGGCCTCCAGGTCAATGCGCGCCCGGATGTAGACCTTTTGGCGCGGCACGTCCTCCTTGTCGTACCAAAAGTCCTGAAGAATGGACTCTTGAACGGTCGCTTCCCCATCTTCGCTGCGCATGTACTGGGCGTTAACCCGCCCTTCCGGGTCGACGAGGGCCGGAATCTTGATTTCAATGACCCCGTCTTCCGCCGGCCCGCGCCCGACCAGCCCCGAGCGGCGCAGGGCCTTCTTTAGGTCCGCCTCCCCGTCCTCGCTCTCCTCCAGCTCGGCCCCGCAGTACGGGCAGTAGTTTTTCTGCGGCTGGTGCAAGGAGCTGTGGGCGCAGTCGGGATCGGGGCACCGCATCTGTGTGGTGTCGATGTGCCAACCGATCCGGCGGAGCTCCTCCGCGAGCGTTTCGGCCGCGCCCTTTACCGCGCCGCGCCCCGGCGGAACTGGCGTGCCAGGCGTGTCGGGTGGGCTTGTGGGCTTTTCTGGTTTCGTGCCTCCATCTTGACTACTCATTGGTTTGGTATAGTTATTTCAGGTCTTGTGAGCTTGCCTTCTACCGGGCCGCTTGGCCTATTTGTCGTGGTTGAGGGTGTCGATCTCTTCTTGAAGACGGGTGGCCTGAGACCGAATGTGGTCAAGAACGGTAGGCAGTCCGCGAGTCTTCTCGCGAAGCACCCGCTCGGCCAGGCCCTGAGCGGCAGCGCTGGCGTCGGGATCTGTCAGAATGCGACGAACCGCAATTAGGGCCTGGAAGGTGCCCTCCAAGCGGTCACAAACGTCGTGAATGCGCTGGTGGGCGCCGACCTCGTCGACGGGGTCGGTATCGATGTCTCTGTCGCCAGGAAGGCTCATAAGTACAGAATGGTTGGGAAAGAAGAAACGGTGGGCAAATGTCTAGGGAGCGTCCCCCGCATAGGTCGTGCACACCTCTTCGTATAGCTCCGCTTCACCCGCCCCACAGTCCTCGCAGTATTCGAGGCCCTTCTCGTTGGTCGTGATCGACGGATGGGTCAGGCGCGTGAGGTCTTTGATCAGCTGTTCGGCGTAGGTCTTTCCCGTGGCGTCTTCTTGGTTGCCTACGTCAACAATGCGCTTTGCCCGGGTGAAGGCATGGGTCAGGGTGGCGTCGTCCATATCGCCAGTGCAGTAATGATAGAGATTGCGAATCCCAGCTGGGACTGGGGTAGCGTCATTTCGAATTCGTTCGACAGGTCTTAGAAATAAAAAAGATCTGCCCCAGTGTAAAACTGAGGCAGACCCGTTCTGCGCCCTACTCAATCCACGACCTTATACCTCATTTCGGTATTTCGCCACCTTCTGTGCTGCCTCGTTGAAAGCGGCCTCCCGCGCTTTGGACTCGCACCATTGGGTATGGTCATAGCCTCCGTCCTCTTCGGCCTTGGCTTCAGCATCTGCCGCCTTATTCGTAAAAATGTCGTACAGGTGGTCAAGTGCTTCGCTTGCGTCCATGACGATCACCTCGTCGTGTTATGCAAAAGAACGGAAAGGCAGTGATGCCGGGATGCCCAGCCCGCTCTTGTGAGAGCTAATCGCCGGTTTTCACCCGCGTCACTATATCATCCGCAATTGCGTCAAGAAGAACGTCGCGGAAGCTCTTTTTCTTCTGGCTGACAATTTCGCCACGGTCAGGAGGCCCGCCCTTCAAGACGGTAATGTCAATGCCTTCATCGTCTAAAACCACTTTTATTTCAGCGTGGTCGATGCTGTCCCAACCATCAACTTCGAGGTAGTAGTTGACGTAGACCTCCAAGTCTGATTCGTCTATACTGTCCCCCTCATTGGATACTCCTGTAGTGTATCTTATTTCTTTTACCTCTGCCTGCAAGCCTCGGCCTTCAAGCATAACCCTGTGTGGATCCGGTGCGAAAGAATAAAAAATGGGCAGTTTAACGAGCTGCCCAGCTCCGCTCCGACACACAATTAGAAGTGAGTCAGGTCAATTCCGTCTGGAATCTTCTCCTCATCGTACTTGCTCGATTCAAGTGCGCGAGCCAGAGCCAAGACGCGTTCGCCAACACGGTTGGTATCTCGGCAAATGGTGGTCACGCTTACGCCAAGCTGGTCGGCAATCCACGTTTTAAGCCCCTTGTAAAGCTCGCAGGGCGGCTCTTCCCGATTCCCGACTGCACCGGGGAAGAAGTATTCCAGAACGGCCTGTTCTCGCCTTTCTACATGATCGTGCAATATCGAAATCGCCAGTTGCTGAGACAACTGGTCAGGCTCAAGTTTGGCTTCTTGACTCCCCGTGAGAAGGTCGTTGACAGTGTATTTCATGGTCAGGGTTGAAGTTTGAGCAGTGAAGAATAAAGGGTGGGCAGTTTTCGGGATGCCCAGCCCAGGGCGCTACCAGATGTTCGCCAGGCGCTTTTTCAGCTCCCGCGCCCGCTCGGTGGTAACTACCTCCATCCGATGGTCGGGCGTTCCCGCAATCTCGTGCATCTCCCGCAGCTCCTCCAGGTCCCCTGGCGGAAGCGCGGCCGATACCGAAATTACGTCTCCGTTCTGGTCTCTCGTGACTAAGCACTTCATACGTAGAAAGAGTTTGGCTGCAAATAAAGAGTGCGTTTAGGCAAGCCCGACGATTTGGATGTCATCGCGCCGGACTCGGACTTCAACTTTCGAGGCTCCGTCCGCGAGTTCGCCATAAGCCCTGTTGAGGATATCTCGCTGCTGGGCGTGAAGCCGGCGAACGACCTCTTTAAGCACGCGGTGGCCACGGTCTGGATCAACCTGTTCGTCGGTGATTACGCCGTAGTAGCGCGCCTTCTGCGGGCTGTACCAGTCGATCACAATCTGGAGCGATTGCTCAAACGCCTCCGGCCCGAGCTGCTCCCAAGACCAGTCGGTCGACAGGCGCCACGTCAAGAGGTCAGACATCTTGTTTACAATCCGCCCGAGTCGGTCCTCGCGGACTGTAGGGTCGGTTTTCAAGACAGCATCCATTTCGTTTCATTCTCATTGTGGGCCTTCTGGTGAGGTGGGGCTTCTTACCCTTCGCTCTTCGCCTCAATCGCGGCTTTGACCAGACCTTCTGCGCTCCGGTAAGCCGACTCCTCTTCTACGCACGCATGCTTCTGCTCTGCGTAGAACACGCGCCGCATGTTTTCCAGCACGTTTTTTCCGCGGTGCACCCGGTGGGCAGCAATGCGCCGGACAATCCAGTACTGCCGAAGATCATCTTCTCTCATCACCTCCACGAGATCCTCCTCCTTCGCGGTTAGCTCCCCGAAGGGAAGCTCTAAGGAGCGGCTAATGGCCCCAACGACTTCCCGGAGGCGCTGGCGGCCGACCGTCTCGCCGTCGAAGCCGCTTTCTTCGCCCCACGGGGGCACGCCTGAAATGCGAACCAGATATCGGCCGGACCGCTCGCCGGGCAAGTCGCTCGTTCTGCTTGAGCTTTGTTTCGCCCGAAGCTGCCGGCCGTCCCAGAACTTCACGTCGATCCGGATTGCTTGGCCCAACTCACGCGCCTCGGCATCGACAACGTGCTCGCGCCTGAGCATTTTCTCGACCGCCTCTTCTTCGGTATAGATTGCAGGCATGACGTTTTAGGTTGGTGAGAAAGAAGAAAAAGCCAGCCCCAGCTCAATCCCAGCTGGAACCGGCCGCGGAGGCAACTCGATATTTGAGAGCCGCTTAGGCCACAGGTTCGGCGAAGTGCCCCTCAGGAAAGTACCCTTTCACACCCACGTTAAGCCGGCTCTGATCGGCAACGGAGTGCAGATGGTAGTCAATCTCGTGGAGGAGCGAGTTGCCGACGAGCTTTTGGCTTAGGGCGTTCAGGATCTCGTTCAAGTCCTCATTCTCAAACAGGGACATCTGGACCTGCACCACACCTTCGATATGGCCCCACTCCTTTAGCATGGCCTGCTGCTCCTCTTCGGAAAGGGGCTCGCCTAAAACCACCTCCGATGTTTTCTCCTGCTCATAGGGTACAGAATCTGGGTATTGCGTGGTGTCTTGATACCCAAGCTCGCCTGCCAACACGCGGGCCATCTCGTCAGGGGAAGGGTTGTCCTCGTTGTATCCAGCTAGCGTGTCCCAAAGCTCAGGGATGTCGTTAAAGACCCGGAAGGCGTCGTCATAAACGCGCACCTGCATCACCAGGTCATCGGCAAACGACTTGTCGTACCACCTGAGGGCAAATTCGCACTGAAAGGTCTCACCCTCGTAGACTTGAACCATAATTTCGTGCTCGAAGTCTCTGTCCACCTCTCGGAAATTGTTTTCTTTCAGCCAGCTTTTCGTGCCGTACCAGAACTTTCCGTTTGTGCTATTGCTGCTCATAAATGGAATAGGGTCTTATTAGCAAGCAAGAAAAAGCCAGCCCCAACTGAGTCCCAGCTGGGATTGGCCTAGAGCTACCTTTCCACCAGCCGACAAACCGAGCGGTCCTGGCACAGCTGGCTGTCTTCCCAAATGCTTTTGGCTTCGCTGATAACCTCTTTGTCGAAGCCAAGCTCGCGGGCTCTCTCGACTAGGTCGTCAAATGAGACGCTCTCCTCATTGGTGGAAGAGGTATTTTCCGCGAAGGCGTGGTGAACCATTTCTTCATTCATAGCAAGTCAGGGTTTGCGGAATGGGAAATGAAAAAAGCCAGCCCCAACTCAATCCCAGCTGGGACTGGCCGCTGATTGCTTTCTAAGACGCTCTACGCCAAGACAGCCTCGACGGTATTATAGTCTCCCTCAAAAGACTGCTTGGCCTCCGCCCTGAGGTCTTCATCCTCGACCTCGTGGATGTCGAACAAGGTTTCGACAACCGACATCAGCGCATCAAACATATCTTCGTGTTCAGGAATAGCCCTTACGCTAAGCATCAGCGCCTTCTCAATACGCCAAAACTCAATCGTATCGTACGGCAGTGTCGTCGCCGCCTCTGGAAGCGGCTGCATGATGCTGTAATTCGTCAGCGGGAGGAGGTCAACCCCAAAGAAGAAATCCCCAACTAGCTCGTCGACCTCTCCGTCTATCATTTGCACCGCTTTAATTGCGGGCCAAGGCCCATAACAAGACGCATTTTTCCAGAGGCCATCTTGGGCCGTCGAGTGTGAGGGCCAGTTCTGAATGCTTTTGTGTACGCTTGCACCAGGGGTTTCCGCAGCGATAAGATTCCCCACTGCGCAGGCTTCGCACTTATAGGGTTCAAGCGTGCCCTCCAAATACGCGGTGGCAAGCACATCTATCGATCGCCAAAATCGGTCAGGTCGGTTCATGTCAAGCTAAGTTGTTAGCGAAAAATGAGATGGACGCACGTCCCCTCGTCCACTTTTATGGTGCAGATACAGCCGCTACTTTTGCGCCTCCTCACGGAGCCGCTCGATCGCTTTCTCCGGCACGTTGTATCCAGCCTCCCGAATCTCGGCGAGCCGCTCTGCGGCGCTCTCTGCCGTTTCTTCTTCAAACCACTCTCCGTCCAGCGGGCCGCCGATGGGCACCATCTCCGCGCCTTTGACCAAGTCCATGACCTCCCGCCAGTATTTGGCATACCGCTCCCCAAAGTCCTCCTCGCTTTCGTCCGGCTCCGGCGGTAGCCCGGACCGGTCGACGTCGTGCTCCTTGCGGGCCACGTCGATTTGGTAATGGCCGGCGGCGTGCTTGTAGACGTATACGTGAGAGCGAAACGCATTTGTCGAAAACCGGGCGTAGGACATAAAGCGTTAGTGGTTGGCTTATGGAAATAAAGCGCCGTTAGTCTTGGGCCTCTCTTTTTCTGAGTCCGCACCTGGCGCACTTCTCGTACCCGTGTTCTCGGGTTTCATCTTCGTGCCGGATGTCAAATACCGGAATGCTCTCCTGCTTCCAGCGGTGCTCACAGTCTGCTTGCACCGACCGCTCGGACAGCTGGTCAATGAAAAACTGGGCCGCATGCTTAATCTGCCTCGCCTGATCAATTATGTCCTGGTCGCTTCGGCTAAGGGCCGTCGATCCGGCAAGGTCTTTGAGCAGACCTGCAACTTGCTCTCTCGTCATGTCCGCCGGCATCCCGTCCGTCGGCGGCACTTTCATCAGCTTCAATACATCAACCGCCTCGTCTGAGAGGTTTTTCTTTGCCTGCTTGTTGATCATAGTTTTGAAGTCGTTTTTGAAATAAAAAACAGCCCCAACTGGATCGCAGCTGGGGCTGGCTATGTGCTAGCTTTTAGTCATCGTCGGGGGTGCGGGATGTCGTGACCGCTTGTGCGATCCCGGTAGATCTCCATGCGCGACTCCCCGCCGATTAACCGATCTATGAGCCGCACGTCCCGGCTTGCGTCTCGGGCGCAACGAGGCTGTCGCGGACACAGTTTTCGAAGAGCGGCCTTTCGGATACCCTTCATTTGACTGTTTCTCGACGCGTGTATGAGGTCGGTCTTATTCATTTTTAAAGTTGTATTTTATGAGAAAGAAAAATAGCCCCAGCTAAATCCCAGCTGGGACTGAATTGTAGGTTGCTTAATTATCTCCCTCCGCGATTTCCTCCGCACGCGCCTGCATGCGGTCGATTTTTCGCTCTCTCTTCCAGAGCTTGTACCGCTCCCGTACATTCCGCTTCAACTGCTGCGCTTTCAGATACCCATACCTCGAAACGGCTACCGGAAGCGCAATAAATAGCCCGACTCCCAGTAGCGAGGTTGCGAAAGCGGGGCGCCTCTCAAACAGCCCCCGAAAGTTCTCGGGCATATCCGACTCGTTTCTGGGCTTTTCCATTTCCCTTAGCCCCCACTCGACGGCAGCACAGGTCCAATACGCCCAGCCGCCAACGTACAAGACAGCGAAGGTCAGAAAGTAGAGCATAGTAAAACCCGGAGTACAATGCCTCCGGGTCAGGGCGTTTGTCGTAAGTAAAGTGAGCAGACGCACATTCCCTCGTCTATTTCTATGGTGGGGATTTGGCGCCGAATTTTGCGGGGGCCTACTTGCCTTTTCAGTCCGGAAGCGGCGGGGGCGTCTCCCGGAAGCCAAGCAGCCACCCGGCCCCGACCGTGCCCCAAACGGCGAGGTATGCCAGGCCAAACAGCGGCCAGCCGAGGATAAACGCCGAGGGGTCCGGTTCCCCGAAAATCCGAGCGAGGCGCATCGCAAAGAGGCCAATCAGCGGGTACAGGGCCGCCGCGTAGGCCCACCACGGCAGCACGTAGACGTGCTCTGCGTACCAGGACAGCATGTCAGGGGCGCGTGCTTTTTGGAAGGCAAACCTGAGAGGGAAACCTGAGGGAAGGCCTAATGGCCGTCGGCGGCGATCTCCTGGGCGCTGGGCTCGCCCTGAAGCCGGCGGATCACCGGATACTCCATCTGCCGGTAGAGGTGTTTCCGGAGCGCCTTGATCTGCGGCCCCGCCTCCTCGATGTACGTCGACCGGAGCATCTCCAGCTGGTTCACCGTCCGGTTGGCCCCGGCGCCCTTGGCGTAGAGAATCGCCGTCTCGAAGTCCAGCCCCGAATCGACAGGTGTCCCGACCGACTCCCCGCTGATGAGGTCGACCGGCTCGTGGGGCCCGGCGTCCTCCACGATGTCCTGCGCGACGGCGGAGGCCATCTCCTCCTCTACCTCCGGCTCTAGGCGAAGCACCGCTGAGCGCTTTTGGGGCCGCACCTCCACAACGTCAATCAGGCCGCTCTCTTCGTCCATCTTCTCCAGGCGGTCCTCAACGGTCCCGCCTGCGCCCCGCGCTTCCATCATCGCCTCCAGCTCCGGGAAGCCAATTTCCATCACGCTGGGCCGCCCGGCCTTCGCCGCCCAAAACTCGTCGGGCATCGGGCCCTTCCCGCTCATAAAGAGCACAAAGTCCCGCAGGGCCGGGCCGCTTGCGGCCTGGACGACCGTGTCCGGGTCCGCGTCGGTCGCCTGCACCTCCTCGATTACGGACTTGGCCTCCTCCTTCCAATCCTCCCCGCCGTTGGCCGAATAGGTCATCCCTAGAATCGACACAAGGGCGGCGAGGCCCTCTGGGCCTTCTTCCTCCTGCTCCCAGCCGAACGGAAAGTCCTCGGTGGACTCCGCCCGGCGGGTAATGGCATCGCTTAGGGTCTCAAGCGCTTGGTCTTCGATCTTTTCTTCTACAGGCGTGCTCATAAGAGACATGTGCTATTTACGAAAACAAATGAGGGTTCGGTCGGCTTCTACGCCGAAGCAAACTGCTTCACGTCCAGCGCCTCCTCCTCTTCGGCCTGCCGGAGATGGTACTGCATCTGTTGGGTAAGCCAACTTTCCGGGCTGCCGCCGAACGCCTTCGAGAGGCGGATTGCCATGTTTGGGGAGATCCCCGCCCGGCCATTCAGGAGCGCCGAAAGGTGCTTCCGGCTTACGCCAAGCCCTTCGGCCGCCTCGGTGATCGTAAGATCCAGCGGCTCGATGCAGTCTTTGCGGACGGTTTCACCTGGGTGTGGAGGAGTCATGCTCATAAGAGACATGGGCTATTTGCGAGAACGAATGGGGGAGTTTTCGGCAAACTTCTGGAGGGCCTTCGGGGCGAAGGCGGCGAGCAAAAACCCGAACACGATGTAAACGCCGGGGCCGCTGGCCGCCCCTTCGCCGGTGACGACAAGCCCGCCGAACACAATGGCCGCCACGAGAGCGATCATGCTCATCACCCGCATCGCGGAGGTCCGGCCGGGGCGCTCCTCCAGCATGCCGGTCTGGGGGCTACTCTTCGTTTTTGGTGTCTTCGTCTTGGATTGGCTCATCGGGCTCGTCGGATCGGGTCCAAAGGTTAAAGTTGCGCTCGCGGGCCACCGGCTTGAAGTCCGAGAAACTCGGGTAGACCTTGTTGTCCCCGAGCTTGAGCTTGGCCTTCTCCGGGCCCATGATCGTCAGGCTCGGCATCCCGCCGTGCTCGTCCCCGACGTACACCGCCCAGCCGGGGTCGCCTTTCAACTTGATGCGAGCGGAGCGGCCCTCCGCGCTTACCACCGCGCAAATCGGGCCGGACGCGCCTTTCAGCATCACCGCCTGCTCGCTCAAGGACGGCGGGGCCCCGCTCAGCTCCCCGATCGCGGCGACCAGCTCGGCCCGGGACACCTCCAGGTCCGCAAAGATGTCGTAGGCGGATTCGCCGCTTTCGGCTCGGGACCGGATTTCGTTGATTAGCTGCTGCATGGGATCGGTTTTTTAGTGGGCAGCCGAGCGGTTTGCCTCCCGGACGACCAGCTCCTCCCCTCGCATGTCGAGGCTTACGTCCAGGTACGGCGCCTGGGCCCGCACCGTCGGCACCGGGCTTTGGGCGTTTACGTTCAGGCGCCAGCGGGGCTCGCTTCCGAGGCGGACCGCAACCCCGCCGCTGCTTAGGTCCAGCTCCATCGGCACGCCGGAAATCAAAACCGCGTCGGCGCCTTTCTCGCTGGCTCCGGCAATGGCCTCGACAAGGCGGACGCCGGATACGCCGAGCTTCTCCGCAATTTCTCGGGCCGGAGTTCCCTCTGCCAGAAGCGACTGGATCAGGGCCACGAGGCCGTCGTCGGACATGCTTCCCTTCGGGACAATCGGGCTGTTTTGTGCCATTGAGTGTCGTAATTTTGTCTTAAAGACTGGGCAAATCGGCCCCGGCGCGAACGTTTTTGCTCATCTCTTTGGCCTTCGCTTCCGCCTTTTCCAAGGCGCCGATGAGGTCGCCGTGGCCTTCTCCGCCAAGCCCGGTGGCGCACTGAAGCACCCGCTTGGCCGTCTCGATTGTCATGCCCCAATCGGACAGGTACGGCCGCAGCCCCGCAATCTCCTCCGGGTCGGCTGGGTCGGGCAGGTCCCGCCCCTCCCGGCGAAGAGACACCCGGAGGTTGCCGGTGGCCTGGGCCGGCGTGCTGCCGGTGCCCACCATCGGGACGCCTGCCGCCTCGCGCACCGCCCAAAACTGCTCCGACGCGCTGCGGGAGGCGTAGATGCCGTCGGGAACGCGCTCGGTTTTTGCGACGGGCCAGGCGTGCCATTCCCCGCCGCTGAAATCCCCCTCAAACCGGTCGGGGATCAGCAAAAGCGGGTAGACGCTTCGGTCGGGCCGGACTACGGAAACGGTATTCATATCGCTTTGAGGTTAAGGGGTCGGGTCAATCTCGTCGGGAATGTGCTCGTCGATCTCGACGGCCTTTTCGTCGAGGCCGGCCACGAGGCCGTCCCACTCCGGCTCGGTGTCGGGCACGGCGATTTCGGTTTCAAACCGGCCCTCATATCCGTCTTGGATTTCAAGCGGCACGCTCCCTTCGCTTTGAAGCGGGCCGGAAAGCACGTCGCGGAGCCGGGAGAGCGTGGGCCCCGAATGGGTGACGTCCGGGTGGCCGTCTCCGTTTATGTCCACGAACTTGCGGCCGACAAGTATGCACCCGAGGATTTGGGTGTACAGGTTGCCCCGGTGGATCAAAATGTAGGAGCGGCCCTCCACGTCTCGGACGTGAAAGTGGTCGTAGCCGAAGCTTCCGGACTCGACCGCCTCCCTGTACTCGACCGGATAGGTCCCGGCCGGGATGCAGCTGACGCGGTTTTTGTTTTCCCGCCAGGGGAGCTCTAAGGTTTTGCACTTGAGGACCTGCTCGTCTCCGTTTCGGACCTCAAGGGTGCCTCGGGTCTGAACGTCGGACTTGTAAAGGCGGCGAAGAAGTAGTTTCATATCAGGTAGGAAGCGCAAGCGTGAAGCTCAAACGCGAATTTCAGTCGTGAAGCAGCGCAGCCTGCCTTAGCTCCTCTTCTCGGCGGCCGCTTGGCATGTGGCGAAAGTGCGACGCAATCTCCTCCCTACTCATCTTTGCGGGAGCGTCCAGGGCAAAAGGCGCGCCGGGAAGAACGTTACTCTCGTGCCGGGCGCGCGTGATCAGCCCGTTGATCTCGCTTAGTTCCTGCTTTGAAACCGGGCGGGTCCGGACGCGGCCCTGGGCGTGGCGAAGGATGTCTTCCGGGCCGCTGAGCCGCTTTTCCGGCCACGGAATTGCGGTCATCGCGCCGACCTCAAACTCCGGCGCCGGCTCGTTCGTCCACCGCGCTAGAAATACATGCTTAACCATAACTTATTGGGGGAATTTGAAGAACGTGATGCTCGTTCAGTCCCAGCTGGGACTCAAGGCGCCTCCTCGATAGGTGGAAGCGCCTCTGATGCAGGCTCCGGGGGCATCGACCGGCTTACCCGGCTCGGAGGCCCGGCCTGCTTTTCGCTGAGGTCAACGTCGACGGCCCCGATTTCTCCGCCCCGCACCGACAACACGACGTTTCCTTGGGCGACGTCTTTCTGGAACCGCCCGGCAACCTTTTCGGCACGTTCTCCGAGGTAGGTCTTCCGGGCGACCACCTCGTACTCGACCTCTTCCTGGTTCCAAGCGGACTCGTAGCTCCGAAACCGCTTGTTTCGAAGTTTTCCGGAGGGGCCGAAGAGGATGTGGTCGTGGTCGGTGCTCCAGGCTAGGCGCACGGCCTTCGACGCCGAGTCGGTCAGCTTCGTGGCCAGGTGCGGCACGTCCGGCCGGTTAAGCGGAAGCAGGAGTCGCGGCCGCTTTTCCATGACCGCAAAGCTCGACAGAGCGGGGTAGTCTTCAGTCGGATGGTAATGGACATGCGAAAGGTGATACAGGTCACTCGGCATTGTCTACGTGGCTTCGCTGTTGAAAAGACGATTCGGGCGCCCGCCCTGCGCGATCACGATACAGTCCCGCGAGCGGGGCGAAAGATTATCTGGCAGGTCGTAGCCCCGGAGACGCTTCTTCCGCTTTCCCGGCGGAATAATCTCGGCCCCGCCCACTAGCGAGAGCACCTCTGGGGTCAGGCACAAAAGCCCACTGGAGACGCCGGCGGCCCCGGCGATGCGGTCGACCATATCCGTGCGAACACGGGCATTGGCCCGCATGGGCGTGTTCTCGATCTTCGTAATCGAGCGGCGGCTTATCTCCGCACGCTCTGCGAGGTCGGGCTGGGACCACCCGTGGCCCTCCCGCAAAAACCGGACGCTTCGGGACAGACACGCCGTAAGGTGGGGCTGCATCGGTGGAGGGCGCGGCAAAAAGAAATGGAGCGAGGCCAGGCTCTCCGCCCGGCCTACTGGATTAGTCGAAGAACTCGTACGGGAACGGCACGCCGCACTCGTCCCGCCAGTTTTTCTTCTGCTGGTAGGAGAACCGTTTCCGGTCGTCGTTTTTGGGGTGGTTGTCCCGGTAGTCGATCCAGTTTTCCCACCGGTGAAACGCGACCCGCCCGTGGATGGGCACGACCAGCGACCAGTACTTCACCCCCGCCCCGAAGAAGTAAATCGGGTCGCCCACGCCGGAATCGAAATACGGGGCGCCCCGGCGGATGAGCTTATCAGTTTCGATCAGGCGCCGGCACGCCGGGCAGATCTGGCGCTCGGTTTCGCCGGTTTCTGGGTCGTAGCGGCTAAGCACGACGTCGGACCGAGGGGATTCGACCGTTACCACTTCGCCCCCGCCGTCTTGCTGGTTCGGCGGGGTTGCCGTCCACTCCATCTTCCGGTGGTCGGGGCCGACGGCACTTCGGACATCGTCAGACATGTGTTTGAGCTGCGTTGATCAACGGCTGATGACCTTTACTTTGCCCGGATGAATGCGGGCGTACTTTTGGACTTCAGCCTTTATGGTATTGCCTACGTCTTCACAGCTCGTTTCCGTCTGGTTTTGAAGGTACACCGACAGGTGCTGCCGGTCTAAGATCCGGACGGTCTTGTCTCCGAGGTCGTAAATGCAGTTGCCTTTTTCGATCATTGCTTACCGTACGGGCTTTACAATTGGGGGCCCGGGCGTCGGCCCCGAGGGCGTGGAGATCAGGTGCTGGACCGTTACGGTCACTTGGCTGGCCGCGTTGTGGATCAGGTCCGCAAGCGCCTCGATGGTCTGGTCGAAGGAGTCGTGATCCCCCTTGACGACCGGTTTCGCCGACTTCATCGGCACCAGCGCGCCGGTCGAGTCGGTCTTCTGCACGCTTCCGGGCGGGGGCGTAGACAGCTGAAACTTCAGCGGGAAAAACGACGCCCAGTTTGACTGCACCTGCGCGTCGATGGCCGGGACGTTGATCCCGCTTTCCGACTGGGCCATCGGCTCGACCAGAGAGCGGGCCTGCGCCTTCGTAAACGGGGTCATAAGCGGGTCCCCAAACGGGTCCTGCATGCCGTTTAGATACGTCTGTATAGCCGCCGCGTACCGGTCGAGGGTCTTCTCTTGCATCGACTCCGTCTTGCGTTCAGCGATTTTCCGGGCCTCCTCCTGAAAGCGCTCTGCGGAGAGGCTCTGGCCGATATCGGCCCGGAGCTTTTTGATCTCCGCCTCGACCTCGCGGTAGGCCTGCCGGTTCTTTTCGGCAGCGGCCGTGAAGCCTTCGGTGAGAACGCTTCGCTGAAGGGGCATCAATCGGTGTAGTTTTTTTGGCTCAGGATCGGCTGAGAGGGTCGGGCGAATGGAGTCATCGGCGGCCCGGTCGGGCCCTGCGGGTGCGTGTGAGTGTGCTTGTTGGCCCACTTTTTAAAGGCGTCCAGGAAGTCTTGAAGGGCACTGCCAAGGGCCAGGGGCTCCGATTCCGAGCTGGCAGTATCCCCAACGTAAATGTTGGACCCAGTCACCGTGATGCTGGTGCTTCCGTTGTCGATCGTGGCCTCGTCGTCCTCGATGGTCACGGTTGTCGTGCCGTTTGTGACCGTAAGCGCCCCGCCCGCTTCCATCGTTACGTCCCAGGTCGGGTTACTCGCCTCAAGGGTCCCGTCCTCCAGCACGCGGCGCTCGTAGGTCCCGCTCCCCTCCAGGACCTGCTCCGCAAGCACGCCGCCAAACTTCCCGCGCCGGGTCAAGGCAGAGGCCTCCTCGGCAACGACCTCGTGCCGCCACGCCTCGCCGGGAGCGGTCACGCCCGCCCCGACGCGCCGGGTCACCTCCACCTCTCCCTGCGACACCCGGTAGCGGTCGAACGTCTGCCCTTGCGTGCCAACCTGCCGCTCAAGCGCAGCTCCGGTTTGGAGATCCGACACCCGGGTTTCAAGCACCGAGTCGCGGCTCGCGGCCACCGCTTCTCGAAACCGGGCCTTCGGCGTTCCCTGGTCGCCTCGGTGCTCGGCCTTTCGGTACAGCAGGCTTCCGGTCTCCGGGTTGAGGGCGCTGGCCTGCTCGCTGCCCCGAGTCCGGCCCCACGTCTGGACCACGTCGGGCCCCTGGTCGCCTTCCCGGTGCATGAACGCGGAGTTAAGCAGAAGCTCCCGGAACCCGGCCTCCGCCTCTGCGTCGTGGATCGTCCGGTCGTGGGCGATGGGCGTGTGGAGAACCTCCTTCGACTTGGCCCACTCCTTGATTAGTTTCTCGCTGGGGAGGTAGGTCCGGCGGGTCCAGTCGTCGGCCTTCAGGTCCACGAGGCCCGACTGGCTAAAGAGCACCTTCGACCCGCCGTTGGCCCGGTAAATCATGTCGCCCGGCGCGCCCCAATCGGGCGTGTCTCCCTGCGCTGCGCTGTAGGTCGAGAGCAGAAACGAGTGGTTCGGCCGGGGGGCGCCGCCGGACTCTAAAATCGCGACGAGGCACCGAGCGCCCACTCGGGGCGTGAGCCGCAGCCCCGACCCACCGATTCCGCCCATAGGCGTGGAAATGCGGGCGGTAATTTCCCGGCCGGTTTCGGTGATGACCGTCGCGTTTCCGGCCTCCCGGTCGACCCGGTCGATGGAGCCGAGCTCGACGGAGAGCGACCGGTTCGGGCTGCCGCTTCCAATTCCGGAGGTATTGGGGCGTCTCATGTAAAAACCAAAAGGCTAATTAGAGCCAAAAACACGACCGAAGCGATGAGCACGATAATCGCTCCAAAGGCCACTTCCCTGGCCTGCTCGTGCCCGGAAAACAGAGGGCTTCCGAGGGCTTCGGTGATAATGCGCCCGCCCTCAAACAGAAAGTACGCCGATAAAAACAAGCACAGAAATACGAAAAGCGTCATTGCTCTTCCTTGTTAATAAACTCGCCCTGTCTGATCGCGCCGCTTTTGAGCTGCTTGATGCGCCGGGCGAGCCGGTCTCTCATGCCGAGATTGTGCGGGAAGTCCCCGTCCGGCTCGATCGCGTCGTTGTCCCGGACGAAAGCGCGGAGCGCCTCGCTGCCCTGACAGATCGTTTCTCCCGCAATCTTGTACCAGGACCCGGCCTGCTCAACCGCGCCGGCCTCCTCGGCGTGCTCCGCCAGCTCGAAGGCGCGGTCCAGCCCCTCCCCGTAGCGGATCAGGAGCTTGTCCTTCTTGAAGGGGGCGGCGGTTTTGTTTTTGACGCACCGGGCGTTGATGTAATTTGCGACCGTCTCCCCGCCGTCTTTCACGTGGGAGGACGGGGCAAGCCGGAGGCGAATGGAGCTGTAAAACTTCAGCGCCCGGCCGCCGGGGGTCGTTTCGTCGGGGCCAAACATTTGCCCGATGGTCGACCGGAGCTGGTTGACAAAAATAACGGTCGCCCCCGCCTCTTTAACCGTCGAGGAGAGCTTCCGCAGGGTTTGGCTCATAAGCCGGGCCAGGAGGCCAACGTGATCGTCGCCGATGTCTCCGTCTAGCTCGGCCTGCGGGACGAGGGAGGCAACCGAGTCTAAAATAACCAAGCCCACCCCCTCCTCGACCATCGACTCGACGAGCTGAAGCGCCTGTTCGCCGCTGTCCGGCTGCTGAAAGATAAGAGATTGCTGGTCCGCCCCAATGCCGTCGAACGCATACACTGGGTCTAAGGACTGCTCCGCGTCGACGTAGCCGCAGACCTCTCCCTCTTTTTGGGCCTCCTTTACCGCGTGGATCGCGCAGGTGGTTTTCCCAGACGAGGCCACGCCAAAGAGCTCGATGAGGCGCCCCTCCGGCCACCCGCCGCCCAAGATGTTGTCGAGCTTATAAGACCCGGTGTGAATGCGGGGAATGTCTTCCGGGTCGTCCCCGAACCGCTGAACGTCGAATCCATCCTTGTTCAGGCGATCGTGAATGTCTTCCGTCCGCTTCCGAATTTCTTCTAGGTTAGCCATAATGGCAGAAAAAACTTATTGAACAGGCAATCTTACCAAGTGAACAGTCTTCTACTCCTCGCCGAGACGATCAAAAAGGCTGCTGACCATCTCGGAAAGGCCTTCGCGCCGCTCGCCAATCGGCCCGGTGTCCATCCGGCCAAAAAGGTTTTCGGCACCGTTTAGGTTTTTGTCCTCCCCGCTGAAGGGCTCGTCTGCAAACGCGCTTTTGTCTGGTTCATCTGGAGTCATTGGGTTTGAGTTCATAACGTTAGGTATAACATCAGGTGATTGAGGTAGCGAGGTCGCCCTCGCGTCTAGGATAGAAAGCAGGGCCAAAGACAGAAGGCCCGCAGCTACGACAGCAATCCAGCGCTTGTCTCTCCACATCGATTGGGCATCTGGATTTTTTGAGTCCCAGCTGGGACTGAGCGGCAGAAGTTAGCCCTCCTCCTCCACCGGCGCGGTCTGGTAGGTGTCGCACTGCGTGGCGGCAGAGCGCATCCCCTTGTTCGGGTTGAAGCTGATGTGGACTTCTCCGGCCTCGCAGTTGTGCTGCCGGTTAAACACGCACGAGGTGGCGCCGCACTGGATTTGAACTTCCTGGTTGCCGGCGCTCTGCGTCGTTACGACCGTTTGGCCGCCTTTCCCGGCCACGTCATCCGGCTCCGGGACCGACTCTTCGCTGGCCATCTCGCCGGCCGGATCGCCCTCTTCATTCATCGGCTCGTCTCCGGACTGCTCATCTTGGGGCTCGTCGGCGGTTTTTTCAGAGCCGGTCTTTTCGGCGCTGTCTTGACCGTCGAGGTGCTCTTCTGCGGACTCCAGCCCGCTAGGGCCAATTCCAAGGCTTAAGTTGTTTGCCATTTTGAACAAGTCGTTTTAGCAGGCGGTAGTACGCCTTGGCATACCGCTTTTCGTCGCCGGAGGGATCAGCCCCGCCCCAGCTCTCCGAGTATGCCGTGCTGTCGAGATATCGATACAGGATAACAAGAACCATTTGCTCGTAGGGCGGCAGGTCCCACTCGCGCAAAAACGCCTTTTTGCCGAGCTTGTCAATCGACCGGTCCCCGTGAACGTGCCGGTTTAGCGACACCGGGATCGTCCACCAGTCCGGGCCCTTTTTGGCCACACCTCGTTTGACGACGTGATGCACGGTCGTCCGGGACTGTTGCGAGCCACCCGAAAACATCGAAACGACCCCCGGATACTGCCCCACGTACGCGAGGTAGTGGCGGGACCGGAGGGCCTCTTCAGAAGCTAGGTCCATGTGCATTGGTTAAAGTAGGAGGTTGATCGGTTCTACGTGTCGAGGAACGGGATGCTCTCGATCCGAGAGCGGAGCTGCTTTGCCTCCCGCTCCGCATCGTCGGCCCGGCGGATCTCTCGCCTCAAATCCTGCTCCGCCGTCTCGCATTGCCGCAGCGCCTCAAGCACAACTTCCGACAAGCGATCAAACGCCTCCGCCTTGCGGATGAACTTCGCAACCATCCGGGCTTGCTTTCGGCTGTCGATGTCCGGGATTGAAGCCTTGGACTTAGCTGACTCGGCCGCCTTCAGCGCCTCGTCTTGACCGGGCCCCAAGCCCGCGATCACCTCCTCAATCTTAGACTCGATCTCTTGAAATATCCCGGACGACGACTCGACCAGTATGTCAATTGCCATCCTCCGCGTCGACCGGTCTTCTTCATGTGCTCGGATTAAGGCGTCCTGAAGGTCCCTCGCCAGTGAGGCGACGCTTTCGCTGCTGTACTCTTTAGGATTTACATGTTCGGGCTTTACGCTCATGGTTTTTCTAACTTGGTTTGTGAGGTCTCAGAAAGTGAATCTCAAAACAGAGAGCTAAAACACGTGCACTTTTCCGGTCTCTCGGAGGCTACTTAGAGACTGAAGGTCCGGCTGGATGCCGCGGCCAAGCGAGACGGTTTCCTGGTAGTTTGTCTGCCCATCGCTAGCATTTCGCTTCGGGCCTTTGACCCACGCCTCCATCTCCCCCTCCGGAAGCTCAGAGAGCCGCTCTAAGGCGCTTCGGGCCGCCTCTGGGGAATCGGTCTCCACGCACGCGACTTGGCCGAAGCGGGCCGGAATTTGCCGCGCAGGCACCGCGTTTTCGACGGTGTAGCTTCCGGCGTACTCCCCTCGCACGTCGGTTTCCAGCACAAGCATCACGGCGGTGTCCGGCCGCAGGTGGTCCCCGATCTCCTCGTAAGTGCTGTCCCACATCGCGGCGGAGTCGGGAATCTCGTAGCCGGCGGTCTGGTAGGTCACCCACCACATCCGGTTTCCGTTGCTGGTGGTCTGCTCCTTTACCTTCATGACCGTCGCCAGCTCCAGGCGGTAGCGGGTGCCTTTGTAGGTATGCTCGTGGCCGCTTAGGTGCTGGGCGAGCCACTGGAAGTCGTCGGTCGGCGGGCCGCCTGTGTAGGTAGAGGCGACCTCCCGCTCTTGCTGAAAGCGGCTCTGGCGGGGAAACTCCGCGACGTCGTGGACCTGCGGGGCATCCGGCATCGACTTGCGGCTGCCCTGCTTGTAGTTCCGGCGCTTCCGGGCGTAGGTCAAGACCTTGTCGTGGGCTTCCATCATCGCGGCCCTCGACAAGTCGAAGTCGTCGAAGGCGCCGGCCTTGATCAGGGCCTTGACCGCCCGGGCGTTAGGCGTGCAGCGGCACAGGCACTCCATAAACGACTCGAAGGGGCCGCCCGTCTCCCGCTCCTCCAAAAACACCTGCGCCTCCTTGCCCACGTACTTAATCGTGGAGAGGCCAAAGCGGACCTCCCCCTCATCCGTGGCGGCGAACTCCGCTTTTGACTTGTTGACCGAGGGGCGCTTTACGTCAACGCCCTCCCGGCGCAGCTCCCGGATCTGGTCGGCGCGGTCGCCGTCGTCGCTTTTCGATTGGACGATCGCGGCCTGAAAGGCCTCCCGGCAGTAGCACTTGAGGTAGGCCTGCTTGTAGGCCAGCGCCGCGTAGGACGAGCTATGTGCGCGGTTGAACGCGTAGTCTGCAAACTCCTCGATCTTCTGGAAAATCGTCTCTCCGAGGGAGCGGCCGTAGCCCTGCTCGATGCAGCCCTCGACAAACTTCTGTTTCTGCTCCATGAGGAGCTTCTCCTTCTTTTTGCCGATCGCCCGTCGCATGATGTCCGCCTGCCCGAGGGAGAAGCCGGCCACCTCCTGGCAGACCTTCATGACCTGCTCCTGAAAGACCATGATCCCGTAGGTGTCGCCGAGGATATCTGATACATCATCCTTGATCGCGTCGTGGATCGAGGGGTCGATGTAGATTGTCTCCTCTTCCCCGTGCATCCGGGCGATAAACTCGGGGATCTGCTGCATCGGGCCGGGCCTGTACAGGGCGTTCATCGCCGCGATGTGGACGAATTCGGTCGGCTCCATCTGCTCTAAAAACTGGCGCATCCCGTCGCTTTCGAACTGGAAGACGCCCTTCGTGTCGCCGGTGGCAAAAATCTCCTCGTAGACCTTCGGGTCGTCCCTGGATTCTAGGTCTTCCTCGCTGATGTCGTAGCCGAGGTCCCTGGCCATTTCCAGGGCCCGGTCGATTTCACTCAGCGCCGAGAGGCCCAATACGTCAATCTTCAGGAGCCCCAGGTCCTCCAGCTGGTCCCCGTCAAACTGGGTCACGATGTGCTTTTCCCCGCTGCTTGTGAGGGCCTGGGTCGGGACGTGCTCGCTCGTCTCATCCGGCGTTACGATCACCGCCGCCGGGTGGCGCCCCGGGTGGCGGGCCAAGCCCTGGATGTCATCGGCCCACTTGCAGACTTTCTCAAAGCGCCCGTCGTCCTGGCGCTTGCGGCGGAGCTTGGGGCTCACTTCCAATAGGTCCTCGACGGTGCCGACGTCATGCTCTTTTTTGATCTCTTTGATCTCGTCGGCGACCTCGTCTTGCTCGGTCGGCTTGAGGCCGAAGACCCGGCTTACGTTCCGCACCGCCGCCTTGAGCTGAAACCGGTTGAACGTAATGGCCTCCGAGACGCGGTCCTCTCCGTACTTCGCCCGGATGTGCCGGATTACCTCCTCCCGGCGCTTGTCGTCGAAGTCGATGTCGATGTCCGGCATCGTCGTCCGGGCGTGGTTGAGAAAGCGGTCGAACAGCAGCCCGTGGGCCATCGGGTCCAGGTCGGTAATCCCGAGGCAATAGGTCACCATCGACCCGGCGGCCGAGCCGCGCCCGGGCCCGACGCGGATGCCCTGCGCTTTCGCCCACTGGACCACGTCGCTTACGATCAGGAAGTAGTCGTTGAAGCCCATCTCGTCGATCACGCCCAGCTCGTAGCGCATCCGGTCCTTGTGGGCTTGCGTGGCGCCCGGGTAGCGACGGCGGAAGCCCTTGGCGCACTCTTCGGTGAGGCGCTCTTTGGGCGTTTCCGCGGGGCCGAGGTCCGGAAACTCCGGGAAAAAATATTCCCCCTCCTCCATCGGGAGGCGGGCGCCGCAGCTTTCAGCAATCCGCATTGTGTTCTCCGCCGCCTGGGGAAACTCCTCGAAGAGGCTGATCATCTCCTCTGGCCCTTTGACGTGCATGTTTTCGTGGGCGAAGCGGCCCCCGTCCTCGTCGGTAAGCAAGACGTTGTCCCCCCCGCCCTCCGAGCGGGAGAGGCAGGTGCGGACCTTCTGGATCTCGTAGTCCTCCGGCCGGGCGTAGTGGCAGTCGTTGGCCGTAATGACCGGAATGTCGTACCTTTTCGCCAGGTACTGAACGAGGTCGTTCATCGTCTCCTCGTCCTCGATGCCGTGGCGGTGGGCCTCCAGGTAGAAGTCGTCCCCGAAGATATCGAGGTACTGCTCCGTAACCGAATGGGCCTTCTCGATCCGCTCCCGCTTGGAGAGGTGGCTAAACTGATCGTCCCCGAGGGCGAGCTTCGGCAAAATTCCCTGCACGCAGCTGGAGGTGGCGATGATGCCCTCGCTGTGGCGCCGGAGACGCTTAAAATCAATGGTCGGGTTGTAATAGAACCCTTCATCTCCGGCCCAGCTCGCGAGCTTCATCAGGTTGTTTAGGCCCGCCTGCGTCTTGGCAAGCAAGACTTGGTGGAACCGCGTTTTCCGAACTTTATTTTCGCGGTCTGAGCAGGCAGCTCCCTTCTCCCGGAGCGACTGCACGTGGTCGAAGTCCTCGACGAAGTACGCCTCAATGCCCAAAATCGGCTTGATCCCCGCCGCGTCGCACGCCTCCTGAAACGAGGGCCAGGCGTAGCACACGCCGTGGTCGGTCACCGCCGCGGCGCTCATCCCAAGCTCGCCTGCCCGCCCGGCAAGCTCTTTCGGGGACTGGACCCCGTCGAAGGTCGAGAGGGACGTGTGGTTGTGTAGGTGGGTAAAGCTGGCCATAAAGCGTTTCTGTGATGCGTGAAAAAGTAATCGGTAAGTTAGAGCGGGAACGCTGACTTCGGGAGCACAGAGCGGATCTCGATGCCGTCTCTCGTGACCTGCACGAGCACTTCGAGGGTGCCACGCTCATAGGCCTCTTCCATCTGGCGTTCGTACTCGAAAATAAACCCGTCGGCTGCTGCTTGAAAGGACTCCCCTAGCGTCCGAATAAGGCGGCACATGAGCCGCTGGCTCTCCTCCGGCGCCGACTCGTTCCACTTTTCATGACCGGACCAAACCACCTCTCGGCTTATTGGCTCCGGCACCTCCCCCCAAAGATCCCGGCAAACCCTCCACACGGTCCGTTCGGTTACGTGCTCTATAGCTCGCCACGGAGTGCCTGTCTCGTGAGTGTAATACTCTTGAGCGGTCTGCGACCATATTCGCTCGCGCATCATGCGCTCCCCATGACGCAGAATGTCGTGTGCCCAGTCGGGAACCTTCTCGTATTCTTTGCGCTCGGCCTCCGGCATCGTCTGAGGTAGAATTGGGGAAACAGAACTCGGCTTAATGCCCATAAAGCAAAACGTTTATTTTTGAGTGGTCACGCTTGAAAGTCGGCTCTGAAAGTCACTCCTGAAAGACCGGCTTCTGGTGCGCGAGCGGCTCGTAGACGCTTTCGATCTCGATCGCCTCTCGCGTTACGCGCACCATCACCTCCAGTCTCGTCTCTTCGCGGCGCCGCTCTTCGATTGCTTCTTTGGCCGCCTTTTCGGCGCTCTTTCCGGCGTGCAGGATGATTCGGCTCATGAGCTTGTTGCCACTGCCGACTCCCTCCTCGGAGATCGGCCACGGGACCCGGCCGAGGAGGTCCCGCGCTACCGACCGCACGCTCTTTTGGTCAATCTCATTTTTCGCAAGCACAGAGGCAACGATCTGCTCGGTCTCCGGCTCTCGGGCGATAATCTGGTCGGTTCGCCGCATGACCGAAAAGTAGAGCTTCTCGACAATTTGCCAGGCCCAGTCTGGGTCCTGGTCGCGAAGTGGTCCAGTTGGCTGCATGGCACGGCTGTTTACAAGGTCAAGTTAATGATCAGGGATAGGTGGGTTAAAGCGAGATCCGGTGCGGCGTTACCCCCTCGATGGAAATTCCGTTTCGGGTCACCCGGACGTATACCTGCGTGGTCCCGCCGGGCCGCTGGAAGTCCATTTTCGCCTCGTGGACCGCTACGTCCACCACGTCTGGGCCGCTGTCGATGAGGCGAGCTAAAACCTCGGAGCTTGGGTCCATAAGCTCCGGCGGCACCGGGCGGTCCAGCCGCCGGGCTACCCCTCGTATGACCGACGCGGTAATGCTTTCGGGCCCCAGGTCCGGAATGTGCAGGTCAATGGCCGGAAGCGTCGGCTCCTGGAGGCCGTGGCCGGAAATTTCTCGCTGGGCGTGCTCGTAAACCGAGCGGTAGAGCTCCGATATGATCTCATGGGCCCACTCAGGGTCGTCGTCTCGGATTCGGGTGTCAACGAAGGCTGGATAGTTCATATCTGCGTTGTTGCGTCTGAATGTTGGCTGTAGGCGAGGTGCTACTCAGAGCGGTTTACCAGCCGCTGCTCGTAGTACTTGTTTCCCTGTGGCGTGCGGGGCGGGAGCACGCGCCGAATCTCCAGGCCGCGCCGCGTCACTTGAACCTCAACCCGAAATCGCCCCTCAAAGCGGTGGGGCCAGATCTGCTGCCCCAGATAACAAAGCCAGTCAAACGCGTCTTCCGGGGCGTATTTCCGGGGGCGAATCAGCTCCCGCTCGATCACAGACCGCCACTCCGGGTCGTCAAAAATAAGAGAGGCCGCCTCGTTGACGGCCTCTGTTCGCGGTTTCGACGGGGCCGCCGCCCGGATCGCAAGCATCGACCGGCGCAGCGGCTCCCACAAAAGTTTCGTCAGCGGGTGGTCCCGCACGATTTGGTGGCTCGGAACGTGCTTCATGAGACGGGGCGTTTTGCGGCAGGAAGCTATCGAAACTGTCGGCGCAGGCCGCTAGGAGGGCAGCCGTCCGGTATCGGGGCCGTTGAGCCCGCGCTCCGACTCAATCGAAATGCCGTTCCGCGTTACCCGCACCGTGACCCGCCGCTCCGACGTCCAAATCTCGCGGAGGCACTCCTCCAAGCGAGAATCGAGCCACCGAGCGAGGGCCGCGTTTAGGTCGTCCGGGTCGACCGCCCAGCCGGACGTTTCGTGAAGGGCCTTCGCGAGGCTCTGGCGGAGGCTCGGCGCCGCCGGAGCAACCTCGTCTGCAAGTTGACTGGTGGACAGCGCTTTTCGGACCGACTCCGGCGGCATGCCCCGGCGGACCGCCGGGTGTGATGCAAGGTACCTTTTGTACGTGTTGAAGGCGCGGCCCAAGAGCGCCTCTCCGTCTTGAAGGCTCACGTCTTTGTAGCCTGGAAGAGTCTCGTTAGAGCGGGTCATACGTGGAAGGGTTGTCAATTCGATTTTTTTGAAGGAGGTCTGTGATTTCAATTCGGTCCCGAAAGACCCGGATCTCAACCGTGTCCACCCGGCTCCGAATAGTGGACTGGGCCTCGCTTATGATGTCGTCCCGTTTTTCGTAAAGCCGGGTTCGGAAAAGCGCCTCCGCGTCTTCCCACGCCTCAAGCATGGCTTGGCGCTGCTCTTCGCGGGTAGCGCGGGGCATAGCTTCGGCCGGGTCCTTGATCGCGCTGGACGCACGGCCTAGTGCTTCGCCAAGCCACTCCTCCTCAAGCGCGTTGAGCGCCCTCCGAAACGCTTTGTCCGGCTTTCGCCCAATCGCCTGAGGGCTCCAGTCCAGAAAATAGTCGACGATTGCGTCCCGCCCGCCGGCGACCACTCGGTCGAGCTCCGGGTTCCGAATCAGCGGATTGTCATACGCGTGCATCAGACTCAAGCTTTTGGTCTAGGTGATTGCGAGAAGCGATGTTCGAGGCGCTTTGGTAGAGGTTCACGACCTCAATTCCATCGCGGCGAACGCGGATCTCAATGTGCTTCGCCTGGCTAATAAACAACTCCTTTGCCCGCCGGAGAATCGTTTCTTCTCGGTTTCCAATCTCGTCGGTCGCAAACCGAATTACGTCCATCATCGCCTGCTGGCGGTCCGCCGGGCGGGCTCGCGCCTCCTCGTCCCACATCTCCGGCACGACGCCGTATTCCCGGGCAAGATCGTCGATTTGCTGGTTGTAGTAGTTTTTCAGAATCTCTTGGAAGGAGCCCCGCCCAAGCGTTGACCACGAGCATTCGACGACCAGTCTCTGCACGACGTCCGAGCACGCGCACTCGACCATCTCGTAGTAGGCGTCCTGGTCGATCAGCGGGTCGTTCTCAACCGACGTTCGCAGGCTCTCGCACCGAAACTCGTCAAAATCCGGCATCAGCGTTCTTGTGGAGCTATACATAGGAAGAGAATTTAGTTTGAGAGTATAGTTCGGCAGTTGAGCCGCTCAGTAGTTGCAGCGGACATTCAAAATCTCGATGCCCGTTCGAGTGACTCGAATGGTCACCTCATTCGCGCTTCGCAGAAGCCTGTCTTGGGCTTTCTCAATCACAGCCCGGCGGCTCTCGCTCACGCGAGCAACGATCTCCTTCCGGGCCATAAAGAAGAGCTCGTTGAACCGATGGTCTGCTCGGCAAGTCTCTGTATCGGGCATCTCATCTGTGAGGCGTTCGTCCAGCCAGTGGTTTGGGCCGTAAAGCACATGTTCTGCCACGTCGTGGAAGGCATCAGTACCGATTTCGTCCAACCCGTAGCGAAACGCCAAGCGGTTGACGACCATGTCTATCGCCTTCCCCTCAAGGCGATTGGCGATGTTTTCGGCCGCTACGTAAATTGGCTCATCGAAGCTAGTAGTGCGCATGTTGATTGAATTTGGTTGTTCGAGGTTCGGGGCGAGGTTGGGAGGGCTCTAGGCCAAACCCTTCGATCTCGATTCCGTGACGGCGGACGCGAACGTACACGTCGAGGCCGCCTTCAAGAATGTCTTCAAGCATGAACCCAAGCTCGCTGCGGAGATAGTCTTCCAGCTCCTCGCGGACCATCTCTTCTTTGCTCAGGCTGGGCATCTCCTCGTTGATTGGGCTGGACATTTCTTTTTCGGTCGGGTCGGGCCAGAGCGGCCCTTGAAACTCCCTGTACCTGTCGTGAAGGTAGATCATGTCCGCATCCGACAAGACCGAAATTTCGTTGTGAACAATTTCGCGGATCCGCTGCCACATCTCTCGGGGCGTGGACACCTCCCCCTCCGCAAGCGCCCATTTAAAACGGAGGGTCGATCGCCTCGTGATTTCGTCGAGGGGGTCGTCGCTCTGATAAATCATCTGATAAATCGTGGGGTTGCGTTTCGTATTGTGCGTCGAGTGCAGACTGAACCGCCTCTTCTTCCCCGTAAAACGCCTCGGCCAAGGGCTTCGGCAAGACGCCCTGGACCTCAATGCCGTCCCGCCGCACGGTGACCATCACCGTAAGAGGGCCCTCCAGGCGGCTTTCCCAAAACTCGTGCAGGCCTCTGTACGCCCAACAAAAGAGGTTCATGTAGGCGCACTCCAAGGGGCCTTCCGGCTTCCGGCCCGCAACCCATGCTTGATCTGGGTGAGGCTCGATCAGGCGGCCGTCGGCACTGATGTATTCTTTGAGCACGTCTCCATTCGGGACCGTTGCGTGTACCGTGTTGTTGATCATCCGGTCGACGGCCTGCCCGAGCTCTAGGTCCTCCCGCTCCAGAAGCACCCGCGCTATGTCCGTTCCGGTCACTTTTGAAAGCCGGTAGCAGAAGTCCTGCCGGACTTTCTGGTACAGAGAGCAAAACGGCTCGAATAGGTCGGCTTGCTCCGGATTGATATCTAAGATGTGTCGCCTGCGGTTTTTGTCACTGTTCATGGGTTGAAGGTCTTTGTGAGAGATAATGAGCGATGGGCCGGGGGCGCGCCCCGAGGCACAAGATCGAGTCGCGGCGGACCTGGACGGCAATCACAAGTGGCTCCTCCCGCACCTGGCCCGCCCACTGCCGCAGGTCCCACACGACCGCTGCAAGGAAGTGCGTTTTCGAGGCCGCCGCCCCCGAGGACCTTGGCCACTGGACTCGGCCCCACACCTGCTCGACCACCTGGGTGGGCGGCCGGCCCACCTCGTCTACAAAGCGGGCGGCGTCGTACGGAGAGTACGGGCACATAGAAAAAGCGAGGTCCAGGAACGCCTGAACCTCGCTTTCCGGGTCGAGCCCGTTTTTTGCCCACCGCCGGGCCATCCGGCGGCGCGCTTCGCTGAGGAGAGGGTGAACTTTGTGGGTATCAGGCCACCTAGTTCCGGATTGCTCCGCCCCGGGCCTTTTGCCGGCGCCGGAGGGCGGATTGGAACTGGTCGCGGTCGATCTCTTCGTATGCATCGGAATGGCGACTTATTCGAAAGTACGACGGGGCGCCGTGGGAGCGCTTCTCCATGAGCGCGCAGCTGGGGGCGCCGTACATCGCCTGGCCCATCACGCCGGGCGAGAGGTCGTGAAGCACGACCAGAAGCGAGGTCTGCGGGTGCTCGGCGCGTTGCCACTTATACCCGCACACCTGGCAAAAGCGCGTCTCAATCGGGGCGTTGACAAAAAGGTTGGAGAAGGGGTCCGGCACGGCGTTCAGCTTCGGGGCCGTCTCGAAGCTGGACACCCCTTCAGATTTGCAGCAAGGGCATCGCATAACTTGAGTTTATTTAAGCAAAAGGGGCGAAAAGAAGGTCGGCAGAAGGCAATGGCCTCCTTCTGTGTTTATGGTGGGGACTTTTCGCCAACATTTGCGCTTCAGTCCCAGCTGGGACTGGCGCCTATGCGTTGGGCCGCTTTTAAAACTCCCACCGGTCCGGGTCAAGTCCCTTGTCGAAGCCCTTGCCGTACATGTAGGCGCTTACCGGGCTCGTCCCCCGGATCTCCGCCTCGTGCCCTTCCTGGGCAGACGTGGTCAGCTCCCGCTTCAGGTTTTGGAAGTTCATCTTCGAGAGCCAATTTTCCCCGTGGAAGGGCACCTTCCCAACTGGCGTAAGCTGCCCCTCCGCAACGACCGGATCCTCATCGTCCCCGGCCTGCTGGTTAAACGCCTCGATTTTGCCGGACTGCACGTTCTCGCCGGGCACAAAATCCGAATCCCCCGGGTCCCGAACGCGGGCGAAGTCCGTCATCGCGGCCAGCGTCGTCTCCGCGCCCCGGCGGTTGATGCCGCCGATCTCGTTAAAGATGGTGTGCAGCTCTCGCGTCAGGTAGTCGCGGGTTTCCTCCAGCCCCTTTGTTTTCTGCATCTCATCGGGGTCGAAGTGGCCCGCTTCGGTGATCTTCTCTCCCGCCTCCAGCTCCGCGCCCGGCTCGATTTTATCTCGGATGCGGCGCTCCGGCGGAATTCGGGTAGAGCGCGTCTCGCCCTTGTCTTTGGAGGTGTAGGTGACGTCGGTGCCGACCTTCCCGCCCTGCGCGAACACGTCTTCCGTTTCCTCAATCTCGAAGGATTCGCCGGGCTCCCCCTCCGCGATGTGGGCCTTGAAGTTCGGAGACTTTAGCTGCACGATCTCTTGAAAGCGGTCGAACGAAGGGGCGGTTTTGTCCGCCGAACCAGTTTCGTGCATCGCCTTGAGCGTGAGCTTCGTGGAGGCCTCAATGATGCCCTGCCCCTCCCGGACGCCGACGTTTTCCCCGAGATCCGGCATGTTTCCGTTTTCCGTTCGACCATAACAAGCCGCGCAGACCCCCTCCTCCGACTCGCAAGTCAGCGGGGAGCGCACCTTCACGGTCTCCTGCCCGGCCCGCTCCATCGCCGCGAGCTTCGAGCCGTCAATCTCCTCGCCGCTTTCGGCCAGGAACCGCCCGTTGAGGTCGTCGGTGTTGAGGCTCCCGCCCTCTTTGAGCGGAATCTCCTTCCCCGCCGTCGTGCCGCAGTCCCGCTCGGTCACGACCAGGTCTTGGCTTCCGGCGATAATCTGTTTCCCGAGGTAGCCCGGCTTTGAGGTCTCGACCGACCGGTCTCGAAGCCCCATAAGGGCCCCGTGTTGCTGGAGGTAGTACTCTCCGCCCTTGAGCCCCCGGTTCAAAGAGTTTTTGACCGGCCGGGGCACCCGGTTTTTGTGCACGTCCTTCACCATGCCGAACGTGCCGAGCAGCTGCCGGATCTGGTTCGGGCTCGACCGGGAGCCGACCTGCATCATGCGGACCAGCGGGTTGTCCCCGTCTCGCTCTTTGATCTCTTTCTCCATTCGCTTCATCGTGCCCATGATGGTCTTGTCCTCCTCGCCCCCTTCGCCTTTCTCGACGGTCACGTCCGTCCCCATATTCAGGTCGATTTCCGCCTGCTGGTAGTCTGCTTCATCCGGCTCTTCTTTGCCCTTCTCCTCGGCGATAATCTGGGCGCGGTCGCCGATGTACTGTTCGGACTGTTCGTAGTGCTTCTCCGCGAGGCTGTCCTCCGGCTTTACGTCGTCGAACCCGACCGTAAAGCCCTTCTTCGTCGCGTGCTGGGAGCCGAGCATCGAGAGCTTGTGGGAGATGTCCGCGTACTTTTCGGGAAAGCGGCGCACGAGCCCCTCCAGAAAGACGTCCTCCATGCCCTCGTCATCGAGGTCCAGGCCCCGCATGCTAATGTCCTTGTCCGGGTGGTCGCTTTGCAGCTCCTCCATGTATTTGTTCAGGCCCATCTGCCCCTCAGTGCCCTTCCGGATCGCGTCGTCGATCAGGGCCCATCCCGGCGTCCACTGCTCCGCGTCTCCGTCCTCGCCTTGAATCTTAAACGGCTGGTGGGGCTTCACGTCGCCGGTGTTGTACTTGCGGATCAGGTCGTTCTTGTCGGTTATGTCCGGCTCGTTTTTCGGCTCCGGGTCCCCGTCGGCTACAGGGCTGCTTCCGGCCACCTGCGACAGGTCGTGCAGCCCCAAGAGCTGGCTGTGGTCCGGGTGCACAAGCAGCTTTTTTGAGCCGGGAGCGCGGAGATTCCGGCTTGGCTTCATGCTGTGGGCCTCGTTTACTGCCGCGTCGGTCACCGGCACGTGGGCTGACATTGTATTGTGCACGATAATCCCCGGCCCCACGCAGAACACGTGATCGCCTTCTACGGTCATGTCTGCTACCACCGGCTCTTGCTCGACCTGCTCAACTGAGCGGACCGTATAGGCTTCCTGAGTGGGTGGCAGACCGAGCTTTTCTGCCACCTCACGACCAGACCCGAATACCGAATCGTGCACGTTGTCAAGCACGTCTTCACCCGCCTCAAGGTCTTGGGGCGCAACCTCCTCTCCGCCGACCATCATCGAGTGGTCGCTCGTCACGCGAACGGCATAGCCGCCCCTAGTTTCAACCTCATAGGTTGGTTTGTCCGTCTGGTGGACCGTCAGCTCATTAACCGACACCCACTCCCCGTTGCTATTGAGCGTTTGAACACTTGACACGAACGGCAACCTGAGGTTTTCCGACGGAACCTCTCCAAATATCTGGGTGATTAACTCTTTAATTTGGCCTTCCCAAAGCCCATTGGCCATACGAAGCACGACAGGCGTGTTGAGCGACACGGAATCCCCGTCAAAATCTCCGCCCTGAAACGGGGCGACGACCTGGTTGGGGACCCGGATTGCCTTCTCGGTGTCGTTGGACTCCGGATCCTCCGAAATCAGCTTCGGCTCGTGGGCCGTGACGTTGTGCTGCCACCACGACGGGTCCCGGTTTAGAAGCACCGGGCGGTCCTCCATTGCCTTCCGCAGCTCTTTGCGGGCCTTGTCGGTGCGGTCCTCGTACTCTTCCTTCGCGTCGACCGCGCTTCCAAGCTCTTTCGAGAGCTCGTTCCGGACAAACGGCTCGTAAATCGTCCACGCCATCTCCTCCGGCAGGCCGACCTCGTCGACCCCGAGGGCGTCGGTGCCCTCAATCTGTTTGAGCCCGGAGGGAATGATCGTCGACCGGCCAGAGAGGTCCTGTTTCTTTTTCATGACTTTCCGCTGGGCGTAGCCGCCCTTTGGGCCCTGCGATTCGTCGTCCTCGTCGGTAAAGTTTTGGTCCCCGGCCACGGCGCCGCCGCCGGCAATCTGGTCCATGATCGACTTGGCCTTGATGTTGCCCCGCGGGCTGGAGCCGTCCCCAAAGAGGGCCCCGAGGTCCTGCATCAGCCCTTTTCGGTCCTGCTTGATCTCTTCCTCCCCGAGGTAGTTTTCAACCGACTGATTTAGCTGCTCCTTCCCGTGAAGCACCTCCCCGTAGAGCTTGTTCGTGGGCTGGCGGTGAATCTTCCCGTCCCCGCTGAGAAGCGGGCGGCGGTACTTGCCCGGCATCACCGGCACCTTGCTCAACATAAAGGCGTCCTCCGGCGCCACGTCGTTTTCCTGGAGGTTGCCCAAAAACTTGAGCTTCGACTTGTACATATCCGCCCGCTCGGCCTTGAAGTCCCCCTGCATGTAGTCTTCGGCCTTTGACCGGACCTCCTCCATCGTTTTGTCCACGTCAATCGTGGAGAGAAGCTCCTTGAGGTCCTCCCCGCCGCTGTAGGTTTTGTCCCCGATCTCCACGGAGGCGTCTCCGATGTAGAGGTTCTTTACGTCCTTCTGCGTCATGTTCGACGTGGTGCGGGTCTTCCCGTTTGCCTTGTTGATGCGGGGAGTCACGTCGTGGGACACCCGGAGCCCGTCTTCCAGGGCGTACTGAAGGCCCTTCTTGAATAGCGGGTTCGGGACCGGCTCCGGAAGCTCGATGTGGTTCCAGTTCTCCGCCCCCTCCCCGACGAGGTTCGGGTCGAAAAGCCCCTTCGTGACCGCTTTTTGCCGCCCGTACCCGCGGTCATGCTGCTTCGGGGTCTGGTAGCCGCCGGGGTTTTCGATCTCCCCCGCGCTTTTTCTCTGGATGTCCTTATCTGTCATCGGCGTGAGCTTAATCGCGTCCTTCTGGTCCTCCTCGACACTTACCCCGAGGCTTTCGATCATCGATTTAAACTTGTCAAACGAGAAGGGCGTGTCCGCCACCCGGGGCTTCCGGCCTCCCTTGACGAAGTCGTACCAGTAGTCCTGATTTTCCGTCCCCTTGATCTGGGCCATCTCCGAGAGGTTTGCCCGGGCGTTGTGGCCGATCATGCTGTGGACGGTCAGGTTGTCCATGCTCGCCCCGCCGACGGGCTGTTCGTCCATGTCGTACCCCTCGTTGACCCCGCGGGCGTCGAACTTCTTGTTCAGCATGTGCTTCAGCTTCGCGACGTACTGCTTCCCGATGTTGACGTCGGGAATCGTCTCTCCGGTCTCCGGGTGCTCGAAGTCCTCCTGCACGTCGATGCCCAGCTCCTCAAGCTCCTGGTTTATGTCCTCCCAGTCGGTCCGGTTGTCGAAGTTTTTGACCTTGTAGGTTTCTCCCTTCTTGTCCGCGACTTTCCCGGCCGCGTTTTCGAAAATCTGCCCCACATTCGCCCGCGAGGGGACCCCGTGCGGATCGACGAGGAGGTCCGGCACCTTCCCGTCTCGCTTTCGCTTCGGCATTTTGTCCTCCGGAAGCACCTTGGAGGTAATGCCCTTGCCCCCGGCGCGCACGGTAATCTTGTCTCCCTCTTTAAATTTCTCTTCCGTCTTCACGTACACCCGGACGCCGGCGGTATTGCCCTCCCCGTCTTTGTCCGTTTCCACGCGGGTGACGACGCCCTTGTCCGGCTTATTCCAGTAGACCGACCGGTCCCGGGCGTCGATCCCAAACTCCTTAAACGTCTGCTTGAGCTGGCGCGTCAGGTCCGGGTCGTTGCGCAGGTTTGCCTTTCCAATTGCGGTCACGAGGGCGTCTCCCTCCTCGACGGTCGCGCCCTCTTGAATAATGCCATCGGCCCCGAGGGTGTCGCGGTTCAGGTCCCCGAGCTTCCCTCGGTCGCGCATGTGGGTGGAGTAGATGTCCAGGCCCTGCTCGTCGTTTGGCTCCGCCTCGTAGACTTTCTCGTAGACGTGCTCGGAGGTGAGCTTCTCGGCCCCCTTTTCCGACATGACCATACTGTCCTCGTAGTTGAAGCCGGACATCGGCATGTAGGCGACGTCGAGGTTTTTCCCGACCGCGAGCTTCCCCTCCTCGTCGGTGTAATTGTTGGTCGTCATGAGATCCCCTTCCTCCACCTGGTCTCCGGGGTCGACCTTGACAGAGTGGTCGATAAAGCCGCCTTGATTGAGCGGAAGGTCGTTAAAAAGCGGGTACTGCTTCTCCTCCCCCTCGTCGGTCTCGACGACAATGGCCTCCTCTTGCACTTCTTTCACCGTACCTGGCTCCTCGGCGGTCACGTTGTAGCGGTGGCCGAGTCGCTTTGAGAAGGTCTCTCCGGTTTCATCTACCGGGTCGACCAGAGGCGACTCCGCGTCTTTCAGGGAAACCCCCTGGGCCATCTGCCTCGCCCCCATAATCGCCCGCGGGCCGGAGTTGTGGTGCACAAACGGGACGATGTTGGTCCCGTCGGCCAGCATGTCGGTCATGTCCGGCAGGACGTACCGAACTTCCTCTTCGGGAACTTGCTTGACCTCGTTTCCGACGCCGGCGTAGACTTCCTCTTGCTTCGGCTCGTAGGTTTCTCCGCCCTCGGTTTCCTCCCGCTGGAAGTCGTCTGCAAACCCGATATTTCCCTCCGCGATCTCCTGGGCGGAGACGATCCGCTTCTCTCCCTGCTTCCGGTCGTAGACCTCACGCTGGACCTCCCCGTCCTCCCCGATGCGGGCGCCTTTTGCCAAAGGCATCGAGCGGCCCGGACTGCCGGTTGGGGTGTTGACCACGTCAATGAGGCCAAGCCGGGAGGGGTGCAGCTCGATGTTCTCTGGCTGGATCGCGTGCTCGGACTGGATGCCGCCGGGGCCCTTGATGGTAATTTCCTTGCCCCGGTTGTCGATGTCGAGGATGTTGTTGGTTTCGGTGGTGGTCGAGAGAGCTGAGTTTTTGTAGGTCGACTGCACCTTGTTTCGGATCTTCCCCTTTACCGAGGAGAGAACCGAGGAGAGATCCGGCGTCTCCCCGCTTTGAAGCGCGTCGTCGATCCGGTTTTCCGCCTCGCTCATCTTCCCCTTTAGTTTCGAGTCCCGCTTTAGGTTCTCGCGGAGCTGGGTCGGAATCCCGTGGATGCGCCGGAACTCCTCGGAGAAGCGGTGGGTGGGGTTCTCCCGGCCGTTGAGCGTCTGGACGAGCTTCCGGGCGGACTGCTTGATCGTCTCGGCCGAATACTTCTCGGTTTCAACGTCTATGGTCTTGCGGTTTACGTCCGACTCAAACGCCTTCCCGTCCGTAAGGAAGTCCCGCAGCATCTCGGCCATCTCCTCAAAGGATGCCCCTTCCGGCAGCTCCTCCTGGAGCTTGTTCGGCGTGATGCCAGTGAAGATTTTCTTCGTCACGTTCTCCAGGTCCAGCGGTGCCGCGTCCCCGGCCGCCTGGCCGACGCTTAGGTCCTGGTGGTTGTATTTGTAGAAATCCCCCATGATGTCTTGGATCTCCGACTCCGGGACCTCAAACACCTTTAGCAAGGCGTAGACGCCCCGCTCGACCGTTTTTCGGCTCTGGCCGATCACCTGAACGTCAAGGGTCGGGGTGTCGTCGTTGTCCGCGTCGACTACGAAGTTAAACGACCCGCCCTGCTGGGAGTTGAACTCGACCATCGCGTCTCCCTCCTTTCGGGTCGGGTAAATGCCCGGCTCCCGCCGCACCTGAAACTTGTTCTGGTAGTGCATCCCGTTGATCATCCGGGTGCCCAAGTTGTCGACAACGGGGTAGTACGGGCCAATTTTCGTGTCGTGCTCCTGGAGAACCTCCCCGTCCTTTTTGAGCTGAAACGTCCCCTTCATCGGGACCTCGTAGGACTTGCCCTTCGCCCGGGCGTCGTTGATGTAGCCGGGGTTGTCTTCGAGGTCGTCTTTACTTTTGTCGATGTGCACGTCTTTGAGGTCGATCTGCACGTCTCCCTGGTCGGACTCCAGGGGCATCATGTCGCGCAGGGCCTTCTGGACCTCCGTCTCGATCTCCTGGTCCTCATTCCGCGTTAGAAGCGAGCTCATGTTCGGAAATGTCGAAGTAATTAGCAGGCGGTCGGTGGGCGACGCGCCGACTGTCGTCAATCTGTATCGATAGCTCGGGGGTCTTCTCTTTCTTTTGCACGTAGGAGAGGGCGCTGGGGCGAATCCGGTTGACCCGCGTGTACCAGTAGTCGTAGGTGTTGCGGTGGGAGTCCCGGCCCGACGCGATGGACACAAGCGGCACGCCGCCCTCCGCCATCAGGTCCACGATCGGGTCGCTTTCCCCCTCCATCGCCGTGGTCACGAGGCGGGCCGCTGCGTTGAGGCGGTAGGAAGAGCGCCGCTTCAGCATGTACTCTTTGATTTTCTGGCCGCCCGGGTTGTCGTCCAGGTACCGGTACACCCGCATTGTCAGGCGGTCCGCCTCCTTGTCGGACTTGGTGTACCGCTTGATCACGTCGCGAAGCGCGGAGCGCTCCTCCAAAGACTCCTCGACAACACTGGCCGGATCGGGAAGCTCGCTACTCATTGCTCTCGCTTTGCTGCTGCTGGATTTGCTGCCTCGCCTCCTCGTACTCGGCGGTGCTGTCGGCCCCAGGCTCCTGCGGGACCTGCGGGTTTAGCTCCCCCCGAAACTCAATTGTCGGGTTGTTGACGGCCGTTTGGCCTCCGTCTCCGTCCGGCACGTACACCCGGACGTCGCTCCAGTCCGCGATGTCTCCGTACAACAGCTGCATCGCTTCAAGAAGCTCCGTCTTTGTCGGTCGGTGCGTCGTCGTCGGCTTGCTCATTGCAAGTTTGGCACTGGCTCGAAGAAATAAACTGCTCGATTTCGCTTTGCCCCCGCTTTTCTGGGGCGATCACAACGTCGGTTTGCTCGTGTCCGGCGTCGCACACCCGGATTCGCCTCACGAAGTGCGGAGCCCGGTAATCGCTGGTAAAAAGCGACCGGACGTGGCTTTTTTCTGTGCTGGTTGCCCAGCGGACGTACACCCCGTTCCGCCGGAGCCGGGCGTACCGCTTGAGTTTCGGCCCCAGGCCCGACGGCCGGCTCAGGCCGAGCCCGTCGTACTCCACGAGCATCAGCGCCTGGTCTTCAACGCTTTGCGGGCCGAGCTGGACCCCAAAATCAGACTCGGCCCCGGCGACCACCGGGTGGCCGACGACCCCGCGAAGATACTCCTCGCGAACCAGCGCAAAAAGCACGCGGGCCACTTCTTGCTCGGACTTCGAGTCAAAGGCCCCCAAGACGCCTGATTTTGGGGCGCCGAACATCAGAACACCTCTACTGGTGAGGCCGCCGGGCTGGGGGAATCCTCCGGGCCGCTGGCCTGCGGGTCAAGACGGGTCATCCACTGGGAAAGCGACTGTGCAAGGTCTCGTTCGCTCAGGTCCGAAAGCTCGTCGCCGACCATCCACGTGTCAAAGCCACGCGCCATCGCCTCGACGAGCCCGGTGCTCATTTCTTCGTTCTGGTCTACACCAAAATATAACAGCCCCCCGTATATCTGGTGATGCAGAAGCGACCGCGGGATTGCCTCCGCGACGATGCCCATGCGCCGGGTCCGGTCAATGCCAGGGAGGCAGAACGCAACTGTGGGCTGGCCGCTGATAAGATCCCCTTGCAGGTCCGTCGCCGTGGAGGCGTACTCCACTACGTTGGCAAAAAGGCGGCGGTCGTGCTCCGGCTCGTCCGGGGAGAAGGGAAAGCACATCGGCTGGCAGACCTGCTCGACGACCCCGTAAATTGCCTGCCACCGCTCCGGCGGCCCGAGCACCCCGAGCAAAATAACGCGAACCGGCGGGTCCTCCTCTACGCCCTCTTTTTCGCTGTTTTGATCAGGGCTTTCATTTTGACTGGGCTTCCCATTTTGCCCATCCCTTTTGCTATTCATCGTTTACGACTTGATCGGCCAATTCGTTGGGGCGGCGTTTCAGCTTTTCGTAAATGCGGGTTCCCGAACCGATGTGCGAGGACCGGTACCGAATAACCGCCCGCACCTCCGGCTCCGACAGCACGTCCTGCCGCAAAAGCCGGGCGCACTGCTCGACAAACTTGCGGGAACAGCCCCGGACGCCTCCTTCGGTAAGGCCCGCTTCTTGAGCCAGCTCGTAAGTGAGGCGGATCCGGTAAAGCGTGCGGTCGCTTTTTTTGAGCACGCGCCCGGAGACCTCAACGGCCTGGCGGGCCTCGGCAGGGGAAAGGTCTTGCTCCGACATCGCCTTTCCGGCGCGCCACCACCAGTCAACTTTGTCGTGGAACGCCTCGGCAATTTCGTCGCCAACGCGCTTTGATTTAAGTACCTCGCCTGGGCTCATCGCGCTTTCGGTCACGACCGGGAAAACAGGTTTGGCTGGATGCGGGCGATGTAGAGATCGAAGTTTTCAAAAGAGGGAGAGCGGTACGTGTACCGCGGGCTCCAACTTACGTGCCGGCCGACCGACTCGATAATGCCAGAAAGCCGGCTTGTGGCCCGGCCCGGATGAACGGCCATGTCCCGCATCCGGATCATAAACTCGTTGCCCGACCGGTACCCCGCCGCCCAAAGCGGCGCCTGCTCGCTCAAGGACAGGTCCGTTTTCGTGTGGTGGAGGATCAGCTCCTCTTCCGGCTCGATCTGGGCGCCGACCTCGTTTTTATCTGGCGGGCCTCCCTCAATCCAGCTCGCGCAGACGTAAACCTCCTGCCCAACTGGGTACTTCAACACCTCTTCGACAAACGACCGGATGGCCGCTTCAAACTCGTCGGATGCCGGGTTCACCATCGGAAGGGAAGATTGGGCGCATCTGCTACATGTCCAACCTACTCCGAAAGCCACTCAATAATGTTTTCTCGCTCCATCGTCGTCGGGCGGCCCCCCTTCAGCTTCCGGTCCTCGACAGGAAGCGGCTCCCCGCGGCGCTCCTCAATCTCGTTTATTACGCGGCGAAGCCCTTCCTTCGCCAGGTCGTAGAGGCGAAGGCCCGGCGTCCGAAACACCGCCGCCCGTGCCTTTTGGGCGATCTCCTCCCCGACATCGACGGTAATCTTTCCGGAGTAGGAGCCCTGCCCCGAGCTTTCGTCCTGCCCGCTTTCCGCCGAACCGCTTTCCGGCGATTTGCTTTTTGGCGGCGCGCCTTCTGGGGGCGGGTCCTCGCTTGAGGCCCCGTCGGGCGCGGCCGGGCCCTTTTCCAGGTTCTCTTTGTCAACGCGGCTTAGCTTTTCTTCTGGAGTGCTCATAACAGGGGGTTTCTTTTATCAAGTAAAAGTGTCAGGTAAGAGCCGGCCGAGTGAGACTAGGCCGTAGCAAGCGTTTTGGCCCCGACTTCACGGGCCACGCGGCGGTACTCCGCCGACGCCCGCGCATCGGGGCGGCAAATTACGGTGGGGACCTGCCGGCGGTAGGAGTCTTGAACCGCAACGTTTTGAGCGATTGTCGACTCGAACACGTAGTCCTCGAACTTCTCCCGCATCGCGCTGCTGACGTCGGCGGCATGGTTGGTTCGGTGGTCGACCCGGCAGAGGAGGATCCCAAGGAGAGAAAGCCCGGAGTTGTGGTACTTCTTGATGTCCTCGAATACCCCGAGCAAGTCGGCGGTCCCGTCGATTGCCATGTCCGAGGCCTCGACCGGAATAATCAGGTCTTCCGCCGCAACGAGCGCGTTCATCGTAACCCGCCCGAAGTTGGCCGGGCAGTCTAAAATCACGTAGTCCCAGCGGGTCCGCTCTCCGCGAAGGGCCTCCCGGAGCTTTTCGTTCTGCCCGATTTGCTCTTTTTCAAGCAGGGCGTCGGCGCTGGCCATGCTGCCGGTCGAGGGGACCAGGTCGACGTTCTTTGCAATCGTGTCCTTAAAGAGAGAGGAGGGAGGCGACCCTTCAACCAGGACCTCAAGCGTCCCTCGCTGGGCGCCGCCCTCCCCGTGCCAGATGGTCGCGGAGCGCTGTGGGTCCAGGTCGACAATCAAGACGGAATGACCCATCTCCCCAAGCGCGGCGGCTAGGTTGACGGCCGTCGTCGTCTTTCCGGTTCCGCCCTTCCGGTTTGCAATAGCGATTACGTGGCCGGCTCCGCTGTTGGGGGCGCCCATAGGTCTGATCTGCTTTTTTGAACGCAGCTGAGTCCCAGCTGGGACTGGGAGAAAGAGTGGGCAATAACATAGGCGGGGACGCCTGGACTTTCAAATTCTGGCTTGTACTGTCGTGGTACCCTCTGTACTGTCGTGGTAGCCTATTTTGCTGGTTTCGGCCGTTTTTGGGCCTTTGGCCCCCTTCATCGGCGCTAGGGGCCAAAAACGTGAACAAAACGTTGGAAAACGGCTCTGTACTGTCGTGTAAGCCAGCTTGTACTGTCGTGTAAGGGTACTTGTACTGTCGTGTAAGTTTGGTTGTACTGTCGTGTAAGTTTTGGCGGGCCTCTGAGTTATCCACAACTCTAATTCGTTGGCGCTCATTGTTTTACGCGGCTCGGGGGTCGCGCGTGCGCGCAGGGTATGGTAAAGGGGTAATGGTAAAAGGTAAAGCGCGTGCGCAAGCGCGCATGCACATGCGTGTGCAGGCACGCAGGCACACACATGCGCGTGAGGCAACCGCATTTCCCAACGGTTGCTTTTCACCAACCTACCCCCATATTTGTACCTTCCCTTACGAACGCGCCTCTCCTTATGCACCGAAGACAATGCCAAACGGCTCGCCTCGGACGTTTTCAACGTCGCTACCAAAACCACCCCCCAGCGGAACCAAGCCCATCGACCCAAACGGCGCCCTTTCCACCACCGGGCACGACGAGGCCAACCTCACCGGCCTTCCCGTCACGCGGAACCACCGCCAAGACGACCGGAGCGAAATCGAGCGGACCTGGACCGCCCTTGGCCGCGGTGGAGAAGAGCGGGAGTTCTACCGGCTTATCAAAAGCAAAAGCGGCGGCGCTCTTCCCGGCCCGACCGCCGACCGGGTGCTAAACGCCCTCTCCTGCCTGACCGCCCGGCAGGGGCGGGTAATGCAGACCAGCTACTCGGAGCTCGCCTCCCTCGCCGGGCTGACCCGAAGCGGGCGCAGCTACGACTTGATCTACCGGGCCCTAGACCGTCTCCAGGACGTGATGATCGAGACCAACTCAATTTGGCTCCACGACCGGGAGCAGTACGTCCGGGAAGCGAAGCTCTACCTCATCGGCGCGCAGGCGGAGGTCCCCGAGCCGGGAGGGGAGGTCGAGATCCGAGTTGCCTGGACCGAGGAGTTCTACGGGATGATCCAGTCCTGGGCAAAGCCGATCGACATCCAAAGCGTAAACGACTTGTCCACGCCCATCGCCCGGCGGCTCTACCGCCTCAGCGAGCTTGCCTTCTTCCACGAGGGGCGGTTCTTGGAAGACCTGCACATCCTGGCCCACGTCCAGCTCGGGCTCTCGGAGCACCGGACGGCGCCGAGCCGGATTAAGCAATCGCTGAAAGGGTCGGTCAAGAGCCTGCACGAAAACGGGCTGGCTCGCGTGGAGTACGTATCGGACGACCGGCTTCAGTCCGGCAACGGAATTTACGTCTCCCCCGGGCCGAAGATGTACGACTTGAACATGGGGATCGACGACCCCCGCTACTGGGCCGCGCAAATCGCGATCCGGGGCGTGCAGAACAAGCGAGACAACCCGGTTCGCCGCTGCCGGTCGCTTGTGGAGCGAAACCCAATGCCTTTCGTCAAGAAATGCGTCAAGGGCTACGACATCCGGCGCCGGGGGGAGCGGGACCTGACGGCGGCAGAAGGGCCGGGGTGGCTACACAGCGCCTTAAAGCGAGACTTTGAGTTCGACCCGTACGACCCGGGAGACAACGAGCCCCACGTGGAAAGCCCCTCCCGCGCAAGGCCCGCCAACACGGCAAAAGAGGGCCCGCTTCCGGCCAACGACTACGACCCGAAGCCCGCGCTTCAGCCCCGGCCGGACGCCGCGAGCTTCTGCGTCCGGGTGCACGACCACATCCACATGCAGGGCGACGTAGACCGAACCGCTCTCAAGAAGCGGGCGGAGGAGATGATGAATTCGGAGAACGGCCACCACCAGTGGCTCCCAAGCGGGGCGGAGGGCCAGGCCCGCGAAGCCGTCGAGCGGCGGTTTCTTGTCGCGGCCTATCTGAAGAAGCATGGGCTAGAGGCGCTTCCGGATGAGGTCCGCCGGTCGGCCCCAGATGACCTGTCCCAGCTGGGACTCAGCTCCTCAAGCGAGTAGCGCCCAGATAAGTGCAGCCACGGGAGCAGCGCCGACAAAAAAAGAGGGGGGCGCCCCCCTCTTTTGAGTTCTCAGCCCGGCAGGACCCAGACGTGGACCATCGTGATGCCGCTCCGGTGGCCCCAAGTCTCAGTTCGCTGGGTGTGCCGGTCGTACTTTCGGTTTATGTCCGGGTGCTCAATTCTTTGGATCCGCACCTGGCCGTCGCTGAAGTACTTGGCGGCTCGTTTGATGGAGGCAGTTAGGCTTTGGAGGCTCGTGTCCAGCTGCCAGTGCCTGCCGGACTTGTGTCCTTTAAGCGAGATGGCAATCTGGGCGGAGTCCCCGCGCCCATCATCAAAAACGGCCCCCCGGATGTCACCGGGCGGCCGGGCCTCGTGTTGGATTTTTCGGGCGAAGGATCGGGCAATCTCTTTTGCTTTATCAGTCATGTCGGACGTGGATTGGTCCAATCTTATCGTGAACGTAGGTGGCAATTCGCTCGCGGTCCCAATGCTGATTGTCGTTTAAAATGGCCATTCGGTCTTGAAGGTGAGTGCCCCCAAGCTGGCGGGTTCGCAGCTCGATGTTGAGCGGGTGGGCGTTGTCTCCAATCTCCCGGGCAGCAGACAAAACCGTGCCTTTCACCTCGAAAAACTGGGGCCGAATGTGGCGGCGCCCCGTGAGGTCCGCGTACCCGGCGTGCGCCGCCCCGATCACGCAGGCCGCAGGTGGGCTGTCCGGCGGAGAGGGGGCAAATCCGGTCTTGTAGCATTGGATCGGATGAATCTCGCACCCGCGCTCGATGCAGCGTTTTAGCGTAGGCATATTTAGCGTAGGCATAAAGCCTGTTTTGGTGAGCTTGTCTGCGGGAAGGTCACTCGGGAAGAAGGTGCTGGCGAAAGCCCCCGCCGTTGGGCAGGTACTTGTTTTCGCCGCCAATTTGTGACCGGGGGACGCCCTCAAAAGCGCGGTGGGCGTTTCGGGCGAGATCGACCCCGACCTGCCCGCCCCACTTTTGAAGAACCATCTCTTGAAGGGTCTCTTTCGACACGCTTTTCGTAATCGAATTCGCGATGCTTGAGGCGTCGGAGTGCAGGACGCGGAAGTGAACGCGGCCGCCGCTCTCGCGGAACACCCCTGACACCACGACCCCCTCATTGGCGTCCATGCGGAGGTAGTAGTCGTACCGGGACACGTCGATTGGAAAAGGCATAAAGCGCATCTAATCTGGTGGGCCCGCTAAGGGGCCGGCTCATCGTGCCTTTCCAACATGGCGGCTACGCGCTACGGTCGCCGGCTCCCTGCCAGCTGGTCGGATGGACAGTTTGAATAGAACGGCTAATCCGGCAGTCCCCCCTGCTCCTTCTGGCCGGCTTTGTACCTGCTGCTGTGCAGGACGGCGACCGAGCCGGTGTGGTTTGCGTTCGGCGGCACGGCCCCGCCGCCTCCGTGCTGCTTAATAATTGCCTCGATGTGCTTGCAGTGATTCCCGGTGGTTTTGTACTGAAAGGACTTGCACGTGCAGCCGTACTCCGGCACCTGGGCGGAGGGGTGCCACTTGCTTCCGACGTCCCAGGTAACGACGTACTCTTTATTTTCGTCGCTTTCGCTGGGATAGACCAGCTCCCACGTCGGCATCCGCTCTACGAAATCATGGTCTTCCTGATACGAAGAGCGCAGGGCCGCGGCCACCGCTGCTTCTTCTCCACGTTGCATAAGCGCCAGGAGGTCGCGGAGCTGGTTTTCTGCCTTTTGCAGCTGCTCTTCGTTTCCGAACATCTTGACCATGCCGGAATCGACCTGCTCCAGCGCCCGGATTGCCCGCTGCACCGTCTGGACGGGGGATTCCTCGGACTCGCCGACAAGCGCGTTCATTTCTTCTTCCAGGTCAAAAACATCGTCCATGTCAACTTCGCTCATAAATTGAGTGATTTGGTCAAAAGTGCCAGTTGTGCTTTGCATGGGAGGGAGCTCCTTAGAGAGAATACCGGCCGGTCAGCTTCCAAGAGAGGTGGTTGAAGTTTCCCTCGTCGTCGTGGCGGTTGAAGGACTCGAAGACAAACAGATTCGGCGGCTTGTCTCGGCTGCTCCGGCGCAGCATTTTTGCCCGGAGCGGCGGGGTGAGCAAGGCAAAGAGGGCAATCGCGTCTTCCTGCTCTAAAAGCCCCTCGATTCGCCCCTCCAGCGCGGCAAACACCTTGTCTACGTCCCGCTGGGTCTTGGCCGGCGGCCGGGCCACGTCGGAGATATCCCGCATGTCGTCGAGGCTCGCCTCCTCGCCAGGGACAATGCGAAGGGCGTCGTCGAGCTGCTTCATCGACAGGTTGATGTGGGCGTACACGGCCGGAGTCACGTCGACGTCGGCCGGAAGGGCCGGGCGCTCGGCCGGGGTCTCGTTTTTGGGGGGATTCGCGGGAAAAGGGAGCGTAAGTAGGTCTTGCATCGGGCTAACCATAGGTTCGAGTCTGGTTGAAAATTCGAGTTTAGAGAATAAAAAAAGCCCCGCGCTTGCGGGGCCGCACTAGCGAAGAAGTAGACAAGCCCCCCGGATTTGAACCGAGGACCTCTCCCCAGTAGGGAGCGCTCTGGCCGCCTGAGCTAGGGCTTGTGCACGGGCTAATCGTGTCCACGGGGCGCCCGACGACCCGCCTCACTCGACATTGGACATTGCCTGAAATTTATTCCCTCCAGGAGGGGGACAGCTCTGTAAGACAGTTTATTGCGGAGCCGGCGGGACTCGAACCCGCGTCCGCATAGCTGACCGTTCGGCCTTTGTTACAACCATTATCACCACTTGTCTTTGCCCTTTCGCCGCAGGTGACAGCGGCCAGAACAGGCGCACCCTCGCTTCCCCTTTCGTTTCACGTCGGGGCTCAGGTGGGCGAGAGGCCACAGGGTCTGCCGATTTGTAACACCACGGCACCCGCAGTCTCAGCGGTTATCTATCGGCGTCAAGGCCGTGATGGAGGGCGGGAGGCGCAAGGCCTCCCGCAAGCCTACGCGCAAAGCGCAGACTCGTCCGCGAAGACCTCGTCGGTCTCCGCGAGCCGGTCCATCGCCTCGTCGGCGATGGCGCCGGTCTTGTCCTCAAAGTTGGTAAGGTTGCCAACTATAAGTTCCTCGATTTCTTTTGCGGCCACTTCGAGGGAACGGCCGGGTTGTAGCGTCCGGGTCGCAGGCTACGCGTCGAAGCCAAGTCGGCCCCATTGTCCCAGCACGCCCGACCTGATCGTGCCTGCCGGAGGGCAGGGCAGAGGAGGTTGCAGTTCGTGCTGGCGCCTGCGGACGGCATGTCAATGATCTATTCAAACATAGCCGCCCGCCAAAAGGAAATTGTTTACCCGTCGTCCTCGCGCATCTCAAGGCGCTTTTCTTCGAGGCGGGCGAGTTTCCGAAGATTTGCGTTTAGCTCGCGCAGCTCCTTTGTCAGCCGGCCTACGTCCCGGCTGTCGAGGTTGCCTGCGCCGCCGCCCATGCTTTTCTTAACCTGCCGGATAACATGCTCCGGAATGCCGTCAAGTGTAGACATAAAAGTTGGTGTCGGATTTGTGCATGAAGGTCCCGTTCATAGTTATGGTGCTGCTCTCGTCCTCATTCTTGCATGCGGGCGCGAAAGAAGGGCGGGTCATTTCGCTTTTGAAACCTTGCATACGCGTACCCAATGTGGCTGAGCGGGAGGCTCGGTCGGCGCTCACGCTCATAGATAGCCACCCCAATTTCACGGCCGCTGAGGCCCCTTTGCTTGGGGCAGTTGGACTGAATCTCAATTTTTCGAGGCGGAGCAAACTTGCTCCACCGGAAATGCTCGCTTGCGTGAGGGCCGTAGGTAACAACAAGAATCATAGACCTTGGGTCAATGGGCAAAAATAAAGCCCGCCCCTCTTGCTTCGGGGCGGGCCGGCCTGGACGCTTCGCGAGTCCCAGCTGGGACTGAACTATCTACCACGTCAGCTCCCGGAGGCGCACGACCGCAATGTTTGCCTCCTCCCGGCGAACGCGGTCAAGCTCCCACGTCGTCGCCTTGTCACGGGGCACCTGTGTCGGCTCGGTCACGCCCGTTGCCGAAAAGTTGAAGGCGTACTTGCTGATTCGAGACAGCTTTGGCCCTTGCAGGGCGCCGGCCTTCAGGTAGATGTACCCTTCGGGGCCGTCTGCAAACTGCACCCGATAGGACTGCTTCTTGTTAATGTCGATGGCCTGTCCTAATTCGGCGGCAAGATAGCCGCGCAGCTGCCCTTCACTGTTGGGCCTGAACTTAACCCTTTCGCCGATCGTCCTGTCGATACCGCGTTGAGATCGGCTTCCCCAGTTCAGGTCTTCTGTCTTAACGAGATCAGACTCAGAAATACGCATGGTTGAAAATCTGTTATTGCAAGTAAAAGTGAAAACCCCGCCCCTGCGGTGGGGCGGGGTGAGGTCAGTTACCACTCAGAATGAGCATTCCAAGACTCTGTGACCTCAAGGGGCCCAGATCCGAAAGAGGTCTTTGCGGTTTCCTGTCGGATCCATTCGACTAATTGACTTTTTAGGGCCTCTTCCGCTTCTGTGTGAAGTTCCTGACCAGCCTCTAGGGTGAGCTCGTATTCGATGATGTATGCTTCGTCTTCTTCCCTGATGTCAGCCCACTCTGTTACTGTCGCGTCGTGGGCTGCCTTGTGCCCGTGGGGAGACGAGGGTACGGGCCGTGAGCTGTTTCCAATTTCCTGTAGGAACCTCGAAAGAAAGTCTTGGGGGCCTCGGACCGGCTCTCCTTCGAGATCAATTTCTACTGAGTATTCGACAAGAAAAGTCATAATCTTACACTGCTTTTGTAGGTATAGAGTTATCGCCTGCCAGGTGGCAGGGAGGAGGGGAAGCTGCCCCAACCGACGCCCGCCCGGGACTTGAACCCGGCGGTCCGCTAACGCTTCTAGCGGCTGAGAGCCGCTTAGAAGCGCCGCCTCGCTGCGCGGGGGTTGCCCCATGGCAGGTCAAAAGCGCTCACGTTCGTTCCAAGTGCTCCGTTCAGCGATTGGTACGCTGCGGTGCGCGGACGATTTGCCCAGCATTTATGTTTGACCGGGCAATAAAAAACCACCCCGCGCTTTACGGGGTGGTATAGAACGTTACTGCTCGGGGGTCATATCGTCGACCATCGCCTTCCCGAGCCTGTCGATCTCTCGCGACAGGTCGGGAAAGAAAACGTATCGAATCAGAAACGCTATGCTATAATTAACAACGAGAAGAGAGACGGCAATGCAGGAGGACCAGAAGACAAGGCCTGCACCTTCCGCGATGCCCCAGATTGCCAGGGCAAATACGATAACCTCAATTACTGTGCGCAACCGATAGGCTATGTCCATCTTTTTGATCGTGTTCATAGAATTGACCAGAATACAATGCCTCTGGGCAGGGCGATTGTGCGAAAGAGTGAGAACGACGAGCCATGTCCCTCGTCTATTTATATGGTGCCCACATGCCCGCAATTTTTGCACAAATCTCGACTCAAAAAGCCAAAAAAAGACCCCCGCTTTTCGGGGGCCCACAGAATGTCATGAAAGCTCTTCGGCCAAGTCGGCCAGGACTCGCATGTCGTCTTCAGTTACCTCTCTGCTGACCCGCACTCGCGGAGCGATCCCCCGCGCTTTTTCCATTCGTTGGTCGGCCGAGAGAGATGTAAAGGTCGACTCTTCGTATTTCTTTTCGAGCCGATCAAACTCGTCGAGAAAGTGTTCGGCCCTTCCCTTCTGGGCCTCCTTTTCTTCCTCGATGTTATCGTTAAGCCTTTTCACCTCGTCGAGGAGTTGCTCCAGGATACTGCCCTGGGAGTTATTGCTCGAAGCCGTATCAGCGGCCTCAGCGGCTTGGGCCATCTGGCCCAGTGCGTTCAAGATTTCTTTCTTATCAGAGTTAGCCATGTCACTGTTTTCTTATCTATATGATTGAGTGAGAAAGGCAGCATTTGGCGTGACCCGCCACGCGCCGCGAGGAGGCAGCTGCTATGCGTGGCATATGTCACCGCCCTTTCTGTTGACAGGGAAGGCGGAGTAAAACCCCGGCGTGTGGTTACGCCAAGTCGGCCCGCTGGAGCCGGTCCAGCGCCTGGACGGTGTTTTTGCCGATGAACGGGACCTGAAGCAGATCCCACTTATCGGCGCCCAGAACGTCTCCGTAAGTCTGGAGATTTCGGGACATGAGCGACCGCGCCTGCTTTTTGGTGAGGCAGGGCAGGTCCCACACTGGCGTTCCGTCCAGATCCACAGGAACATCGGACGCCAGCACGTCCAGCGCGTCTGTCGGGAACCGCCCGTCTTGGTCGCGGGCCCACTTCTTAAAGCGGGTTGCGACCTTCTTGCGGGTCCGGGCTGGAATCCCGGCGTCCCGCAGGCGCTGGTGCAGCTGCCGGGTGGTATCCCAGAGCTGCTTGTTGACCGGCCGATTGTCCGGGCACGTGCAGTCGTCGCCCCGTACGTGTCCAGCGGCTTTCGAAAGTGCCATCGCTGGCTTCATACGTTGGAGTCCCGGATTCGCGCCTCCGTGGCGGGCATAATTCAAAGAGTGAGAGCGGCTGGTCAGCTAACGTTCGCCAGCCACGCTCTAGGCTTAACTGCTCAAGGCGAGTGCTACTCGCTTTAGCCTGGCCTAGACCAGGTTGACGGCCTACCGGCTGAAGCCCTTGGCTCCAATCGGATTGCCGTCGTCGTTCCGGATAAGTTCTCCGGGTGATACCACATCGCTGCGGTCGACTTCGCTGCACACGAAGCCCGACACGACGTAAAGCGTGTCGTCCTCTTTCGGCTCCGGAAGACCCACGACCTCATCAGTCGTGGTCTCGTAAATTGGCACGCCTGCCACCTCGTCTACTTTCTTCCGGGTAGTCTCCACGCGGGCCGTTTGTCCGCTCGGCTCAATTTCGAGGGTTTCTCGGCCTTGTTCGTCGAAAATGTTGAGGGTGTGCGGAGTTAGGTTGATAATGTCCATAACGCGGTAAGCAGTTTCGAGTGAGAGAACGAGACGAGCCATTCCCCTCGTCTATTGATATGGTGCGCATACGCACTACATATTTGCATAGAATCGGCCTTTAGCGGCGCTGAACGGGGATTTTAGATAAAAAAAGACCCCCACATATTTGCGGGGGTCTCGGAGAGTTACCACTGCAAATCAGTGATATTGAAGCCCTCCTCCTTGAGGGCTTGCCCCAAAGTAGAATCTTGGTCGAGCGTGCCGTCAGGGTGTATTACCCAGGCGGTCACGCTTTTAGGATTTGATGCCCCTTCGTGCACCTCCCACCCGAACTGGAGCCCATTTCGGGTACTGTACTGAATTCCATGCGCTTGCACGTTGATCGAAGCCTCCCCCCAACCGACGCCGTTAGCCGTTGTGCGGTCTCGGGCGACGTTCGCTGCCAGGCTGCCGGCCACCCGCTTCTCCACGGCGTGAGACGGCCGTTCCAGAAGATGTTCTAAGGCAGGGCCATTATTTTCAATGGCCTGCTTGATGGAGAAAGAGGCGGATGCCAGTGAGGCAACGGCTTTCTTCACTGAGTTAAATGTCCGTTCTGCGGTATCCATGGATATTTGCCGGTCTATCGGTTCCGGCGCCGTAGGTTAGGTTGTTATGTTAAACGCAAAGACCCCCGCCTCAAATCGAGACGGGGGCCGTTTTCGGCCTACAGGTTCGACGCAATCTTGTCCCTTTCCGCCTCTGCGGCGGAAAGAGCGCGTTCGGTCAGGGTGGACTTGCCTCCTGGGTAGGCGTAAATCGCCGCCCGGGCGGCATCTTCGATCTGTGTCCGAGCAACTTCTTTGCCCCGCCTAACGGCATAATTTCCGGTAGGGGCGCTTACCTCGCGCTGCACCCACCGCAGCGCGTCCCGTACAACTTCGTGACGCAACGGTCCATGATCTCTCTCAGGAACGTCATATTTCCGTCGGATGTTACGGCGCGATTTTGCCGCGTCTTGAAGATATTCCGGAGCAAAGATCCCACCGCTTGAGTCGAGGCCGATAGAGTTCGTCGACGCCCTGGCAAATGCAGTGGCAAAGAGGTTCTTTCGCACCTCCCCCTCGGTCTCGTTACTCGACGGATCGAGTCGAATAAACCAGCCGTTCTTCTTTAGCTGATTTAATCCCCACTTCATCGTGACCGGAGACATGGCCTCATGAGGAGTGCCAATACTCAGCACGCCACTTTTGGGGCTGTAACTTACCCCCGTATATCCTTTGCCTCCAATCGAGCACCTTGAGCCGTTCCGCTCCTCTACCCTCTTCATGCCATACGTTCCGTTGTCTTTCTCATGCACCCGGAAGATAAGATCATCTGTTCCGAGGACCCAAGACTGTCGCCTTCTTGGGTCATTCGGGTAGCAAGACCGAATAGTCGTTGTTCGTACTAGAAAATTTGTGCCAGCCATAGCAAACGTGCCCTCTCGGGCGGTGAATGAGTGCAGTGGAGCCACGTCTGCGGTCGGTTGGCTCCGGTCATCTGCCAGGTGGCCAGTTCGGCCGTGTCGTTCGGCAGCGCCCACTCACCAGCTTGCTGCCCAGCGTGAGCAGTGGGACCCTTGTGACAGTCCCGGCAGCAGCACAGGGCTGCTGGGCGGTTTAAGCGCGGCAGTGATGCCGGGATGCCAGCCCGGGTGTAAGTTACCACCGCGTCTCCGCGGTGGGGTCCTTGCGGTTCGCTACTGATCTCAACACCTGCCGGATTCGCGTCCAAGAAGCTCCGGCCACCCGCATGTTGTTGATCATCACCTTGATGTTCATGCAAATATCGGAGGGGGTGCCTCCGTATGTGTCTTGCTGAAGGATGGTCATGGCCGCCAGGGCTTCCCCCAACAAATACTCTTTGGAATAGTCCATCTGGAACTCGGCGAAGGTTTTCTTGAACCGTTCGATTTCCTCTTTTTCGGCAGCCATTGTTCTGTGGATCTTAGGATGGGCCGAGCAGCCCCACGAGTGAGATTTTCGCTCGATAGTCACCACCCTGCGACTCGAACGCAGCGCTTCGGTTGTAAACGCCGAAGTCGCCGAGCGGCCCGTGAATTCACAGGCCGGTGGTGAGCCTTTGCCCAGCTGGAAGAATCCCAGCTGGGACAGAGATTAGAGATAGTCTCCGATTATGGAGAGCGCCTCCGCCCCGCATCCGGCGGAGACCAAGCCCGCGGCGAAGAACGCCGCGGCCTCAATATGTGCCTGGGTTCGGGCACGGCTCTTAATCTTTTCCTGCCCTGCTCCAGGGTGGAGAACGTCGGGATCCCACCCGACCTCTCGCTCGGGGTCCTCTAAGGACGCGGCGTACAGGTCCTTCGCCTTCACCGCCCGCCCAGCGGCAAAGACACCAGTTAAGATTGAGACCCCGGACAGAACGACTATGTCAATCGCGTTCTCTGCATGGTTCATGGTGACATGCGGAATACAATGCCTCCGCGTGAAGGCGTTTTTGGAGTGAGAGTGAGAACGACGAGCCATTCCCCTCGTCTATAAATATGGTGCCGATGTAAGGGCTATATTTGCACAAAAACGGCCTTCAGCAGCGCTAAACGCCAATTTCGACAAAAAAAAGACCCACCCCGGAAGGGTGGGCCTGGGGGCGCCTGAAGCGCCTCTCGGCGGCTTCAAGCCCCAACCTCCGCTTGCGCGGACTCTACATGTGATCTCCGGTGCAGCCGGCCGGCTGGCTACATCTCCTGCTTGAGCTTGTGGTATTCCCGCTCAAGCTCTTCCTCGAAAAACGTCTCTTCCGGCCCGGAGAGCTTGGCGTAATCCAGCTCCCGCTTCAGGTGCTTCCAGTCTTCCCCGAGGGGCCGGATGTCGGTTTTGCTTTTCATCTTCGCGTATTCGCCGCCGTTTTCAGCGCGAATCTTCTCGCGCCGGAAATGGCGCCGGGCCGCTTCGGAGGCTGCGATTTGAATGGTGCTTTTCTGGCGGATACTCATAGGAGGAAAAGGTCTTGTTTGGTAGGGTTACACGGAGTGGCGTTCGGAAGAGGGCTCCTCCTCACGAAGAGACTTTCGAATTGAGTCGGACACCTGCCGGCCGATTTTCCGCAGCATGATCGTTTTCGCAAGCGGGTCGACATGCGTGTCGTGCCAAATCTTACGCACGTACTTGTCAGGCCGGATGTGGAAGTTTACCAGGTAGCCAACGAAGCTGATCCAAAACCGGCTCCACCCAACCCGGCCCTCTTCGGCCTCCGACCGGATAAAGGCGTACATCTCTTCGTCGGCCCAGTTTTCGGCAGGAGGGAGCCAGTCAGTATTTTGGTTAATGTAGCGGAGATCCTCCATCAGCTCCGGTATTGTCGCCAACACCGAGCCGGTAACGAAGACGGAGTAGCCTCCAATCGCAAAGAGCAAAATGTCAAGCATAGAGAGTTTAGGGCAATGGCAAAGAGCCTGAAAGGGGTTTGGTTAAGATGAGAGCTCAGCCTCACGCGCCTCCTTCGCGACGCGCCTGAGCTGCTCTTTTCTATCTACGATTTCGTAGCCGTTTTCAGTCACCTGCATTTTCAAATGCGACTCGCAGGTGGTTTCGTTAAGTGAAACCTCAATCGGCACCTCGACGGTCATGCCTATGCTGAAGTCCGCACCGAGCTCGTCGAGGTTTTCGTTTATTTCGAATATGGTTTCAGGGGTCATGTCGTAGCAGAGCTAATCAGAGGTACGTTTCAATATCTCTTTGAGGCACTCTTTGTATACGTTCCGCTCCTCAGCGACCGAGCGGATTGGGTGGTTGAGCTTGGCCTTTTGGTGGCCACGCTCCAAAGCCTCTTTGCACCGCTCTCGGATCTGCGGGACTCGATAGTTTTCAGCCGGGCCGTGCTTTAGCGCCTCGCCCCAACTGATCTCTCCGCTCATGGCCCGTTCGTATTCGTTTTGGTGAAGCGGCCGCCAGGCCTGGAAGGGCCACCACCTTTTGATCAGATCAAGCATCTTGGCGCGATTGGACTATGAAAAAGTGGCATCGGTATTCGAAGCCAGGCCGGAAAGCTACGTCGTAACCTCGTCAGGGTCGACGCGGTCGACGATGCGGTCGTTCTTCTGCGGGTCGATGACCTCAATAAAGAGCTCCTCGCCGTCGTGGAGCTCGGCGCCCTCAGCCTCGCGGGCGGCTTCGATGTCGGTGTCGTGGCCAGTGCTGATCGTGCGGACGTTTCCGCCGTTCGGGTGGTCCGACGAAACGAACGCGGTCAGGCGAAACGTGTATTTGCTGCTCATATCGGCTTTGGTTTACGATCATTTTATGAAAAGAGCGGACTTTAAAGCGGCTCTAAAAACGGGACATAAAGCCCTTTATCTCGCGTTTTCAGGTCAAATTGTCGGCTCGACCACGCCGGACGGGCCGAAGTAGCATCCCAGGTCGTGATCGAAGGAGAGCACCTCCTTTGGCGTCTCGGCCTGGAGGTGGTAGATGGAGTACTTCTCCAAGGCGTCCTGAAACCGCTCGTCTTCCGTCACGCCTTTGTCAATCAGGTCGCCAAAGTTAAACGTCCAGTCCGGCGGGTGCTGGTAGCTCTCCTGCTGGTCGTACCAGTCGGCCAGGGCCCGTTCAATTGAATCGATGATTGCGTTGGCCGTGCGCTCGTCGCCCTCTTTGAGGCCGAACCGCAGGATAACAGGCGGCTCGTTTCGGCCGTATCGTGGAACAGAGTAAGTGCGTTCGATCATAAACCTAATTTTGAGTTTGTGGATTGGTTGTTATTAAGATTCCTGCTTCAGGTCGCTTACCATAGTCGGCACCTTCTGCACCGCGTCTTTGTGAGAACAAACGTTGCTTCGGTACTTCGCCGGATACCCAAATTCAGGGTCGCCGTTTTTGCGAACTCGCTTTACCGGACAAACAATAATCCCGTGCCGGTCGGCTTCGCCCATGTATCCGCCCAGCCCATGGGTGCCGGCAAGGTCACCTCCCTTCAAATACTCGGTGCCAAAGAACGTGACGGCTTGGCCCCCGCCCTGCCACTCCCATCCGTTCGGGAGCGGAGGCGGGTCGCGCCAGCTCACGCCTAGTAGGTCGAAGATGTCTTTCATGCTGGTTTAGAGTAGGTATTGCTAAAAGAGATTTCTAAACTTGCCGATCAGGTGGCCTAGGCCGTCCGGCACGTTTGATAGCACGGCGAGGACCACTGGCTCGTACGCCCGCTCCGGGCGCAGGAGGGCGTCGGCAAGGGCGCCCTTGAAGGCTTTCCGTTTGTAGGAGGTGCGGGACAGGCGGTGCTCCACGCCAACCTCCCAGCCGGGACGGTACGGAATCGAGGCCGCCTCTTTCGGGACGGCCGCAGCTCCGGAGGGCGTGCCGGTCGAGCGGCGGGACAGGGCCCGCAGGCACTTCTCGCTCGTTTTCACCGGGAAGCGGCTCTGCCGCGCCACGAAGCAAAACCGGAGCGCGTCGTGGAAAAACTGGTCCCGCTTTCGCGGCTGCATTCCGCTTTTGCCCAAGAGCCACAGGAAACCAGCGCCCCGGTCGGAAAAGGCCGGTTTCTTCGTCGCGACAAGTGCCCGCTGGACTTCGGTCAGCGGCCGCACCGATCCAGGGGCCGGAAGTCTCGCTTCGCTCAGCGAGGCTCTCCTTTTGTATCTGCGCCCGTACGCGCGCACGGGGCTTCCGTCAACGAGCTGGCGCGCCCGGCGCCGCTTCTGCCGGACCTCGTCTGGGTCTACGACTTGCATAAGACAGTTATCGGTTGTGAAACGTCAAGCGGGGACTTCGTCGGGAAACACCGCCGGGTACGGCCGGCCCCACGACTCGCGGACCTGGATCTCCAGGTCGTTGAGGCGGCGAAAGAGGCGAGCGATGCGCTTTTCGCAGCGGCCGATTTGCCAGCGGGCCTCCTCCTCCGACTCTCCGGGTGCAAACTCGCCGGTCTTGAGCCGCAGCTTCCAGGCCATCTTTTTTGCCCGCAGGTCCGCGATGCTCGGGTCTGGGGCCGGGGACGAGGCCTCCGCGTATTCGTCCAAGAGGTCTTCAGGGCGCTCGACCGGGTAGATGGTCGTAAACTCGCCGGTCGGGCGGGCCGCTCCCTCACACAGTACTCCGTGAAGGGGCGCCTCGGGAAGAGGCGTTCGGTACTCCGCCTCCACCCAGTCCCGCAGCGCCCGAACGCCGTTCCAGTCCGGCGCAAAAACCGACGTCTCGCCGGGGTGGTAGTGGGTGTGGTGCTCGTCTTCGATTGGGGCTAAGGGCCGGATGTGCTTCATTGGCGCTTGGTGTTGTTGTTTGAGTACTGAGATGAGTACGGCGAGTGCTCGCTTTCGAGATAGAGGCGGACGAGGCGCTTTTGGCTTTCG